TTGCTATCTTGACAGGTGCTACTGTTATTGCCGACGAAGTTGGATTAACACTTGAAAAAGCAACAGTTGAACATCTTGGCATGGCAGCTCGAGTAGAGATTGATAAAGAAAACACTATCATCATCAACGGCGCAGGCGAGTCAGCAGCTATTGAAGCTCGTGTTAAGGCAATTCGCTCACAGTGTGATCAAGCTACCAATGATTACGACCGTGAAAAACTACAAGAACGCTTGGCTAAACTAGCAGGCGGTGTTGCAGTTATCAAAGTTGGTGCCGCTACAGAAGTAGAAATGAAAGAGAAGAAAGATCGCATCGACGATGCTCTCCATGCAACTCGCGCTGCTGTAGAAGAAGGCATTGTTGCAGGCGGTGGTGTTGCACTAATTCGTGTTCGCCAAGCTCTCCAAGCTGCACCTAACCGTCCAGCCAACGACGACCAATTTGCAGGGTGGAATATTTTGCTACGTGCATTGGATGCACCAGCTCGCTGCATTGCCAGCAATGCCGGCGACTCTGCTGATGTTGTAATTAATCAAATTGCAGCTAACACTGGCAACTATGGTTATAACGCAGGCAACCACACTTACGGTGACATGGTTGACGCAGGTGTTATTGACCCAACCAAAGTAACAAAAACAGCATTAGTTAATGCTGCATCGATTGCAGGCTTGATCCTTACTACGGATTGCTCTATTGCAGAGATTCCGTCGAAAGGTGACACTGCACCAGGCATGCCACACATGGGAATGGGCATGTAAATGACCCTTTGAGGTCATAAATATGTATGTGGGTGCCAATGGTTGGGCCCACATACTAGTCATATCTTGCTATAAGGAGAATAACATGACACAAAACAAAACCCTCACTCTTCGCAGTTTCGATATTCCACAACTTCACAAGTTTGGTATCGGCTTTGACAACATGCTTGACGAACTCATGCGTGTGACTTCACAGCAACAAACTAATTATCCCCCACACAACGTTCGCAAAATTGATGAAGATCATTTTGTGATTGACTTGGCAGTGGCTGGATTTGCAGAAGGTGAAATCGATATCCGTTTGGAGAAGAATGTCCTTGCTATCCAAGGCGGCACTACTCGCGATTCTGAAGGCGAATACCTAGTCCACGGTATTAGCATGCGTGATTTCGAACGCACATTCACACTAGCTGAATATGTAGAAGTTACTAATGCAGAAATGACCAATGGTATCTTGTCAATCAAACTGGAACGCATTGTTCCTGAAGAGAAGAAGCCAAAATCTATTGCAATCACTTATCAAAAGTGATATAATAGTGTAAATACAGTGGGAGTCAATCTCCCACTGCTTTGTAATTGTATTTTTTAAGGACTGGATATGTCGCAAGCTGACGCCGCAACAAAAATTAAAATCAACGAGTCGATCAAGGAACCTTCGATGTTCAAGGTCATTTACTTAAACGACAACCAAACTACTATGGAATTTGTAATTGAAAGTTTGATTGAATTTTTTGATTACAGTACTGAGACAGCACTCAAGATTACCGAAGACATTCACACAGGCGGGCAAGCTACTGTAGCAGTATTGCCATTTGAAATTGCAGAACAAAAAGGTCACGAAGTTTTGCATAGCGCAAGGAAACAAAATTATCCTTTGCAAATCGAAATCAGACCTGACACTATTTAAAAATTTATTGTAATTCGTTTGGGGTAATATGCTGCCTGACTCCAGGGTGTATTACCCCTTCCTTTGCAGTTGTTTACATAACGGATGCCGTCAATAGTACGATCAATTGATCTATGATAATGTCCAAAACACCAAGCCTTGATTTTATTTTCAGAATCTTCGTCTAATGCAATCTGCAAGTGAGGATTTCCAGTAGTGTTCATTCTGTAGTGATTTTCTAACTCTAGATCATGTGACACTAACCGGTAATCTGGTACAGTATGTGTGACCATGACAATAGCTTTGACATCTCGATGCATTTGTAGTTTACGAACACTGTTTTTTAAGTACGCTGCATCAGTAATTGCTAAGTTCGAAACAACAGGAGCAACAGTTGAATTTACCCCGTAGCGTTCGGTAAACCACTCGGTGCTCTTTATGTAATCAACACTAGGGTCAAGGTCGAAACTATACCACCCATTTGCAGCCAAGAATGCAACACCATTGATTACTACCACATTGTCTTGCATAAACACTACATTTTTAAACTTATCAACATAGTGACTTAGGTCTTTGTAACTTTGCCCTAGGTTCTCTAAATTATTTCTGTGCTCATCATTGCCGTCGATGTAAAACACACCCTGGTAACAGCTACCCAAATGTTTTAGGGTCTCTGTTAACCGTTTTCTATCTGTACTTACATCACCTGCAACAACACAGTAAGGACTGGTGGCCTGATTGGTCCAGTCAAATTTGTCCCAGGTTTCGACATGTAAGTCAGAAATTAAATCAAAAGTAAATTCCATGATACATATTTAAAAGGATTAAGAGATGAACATAATTTTTGGAAGAGACCAGGCATTAGCACTTGGTGAAAGATATACTGTGTTAGAGCTAGACACAATTAGAGTAAAGCCTACAAACACTGAAATTACTGCATTCTGCGTAATTGAATCCATGCCTATCCTAGACATGCCAAAACTCGAGAGCATGAAAAATTTGCACAGCAATTTACTGGCTGAATATAAAAAGCGCGATTGGAACTATTGCATTCAGGCATTGGAGCATCTGACTGGATTTTGGGGTCATGAAGTAGATACATTTTATGATATCCTTCGCACAAGAATTCAAGAGTACGTTGACAACGAACCCAGCGACGACTGGGACGGTGTAGTTGAACGATAATTAATACCCGTACCCACGTTGACTAAGCCAGTTGTCTAAAAATCGTTTGCCTTGAGAAGTACCTCGTTCGTTTTTAAATTCTGTGTGTATTTTTCTCCAGTATGTTCCGGCACAATATTGATCCGCTGCTGCGCGGGCTGCGGCTAAGTTAGCTTTGAGTTCGTCGGAAATTGTAGATTCCCACTCTTTTGAGAAAAACAACTTTTTGTTATAGTCAGCTATTGAATGTAGGTCTTCCCAAAGTTTTTGTTTTTCGGCAAAGGGCATGCTAGCAATACGTTTGAGTTCTGTAACAATTGCAACTAGTCTAGCTAGCGGGTCTTGAATAGTATCATACGATTCGTCAATTAACCCATCAAATGTTTTAAATCCGTAGTCTCTGAGATACTGAAGACTGTTTGGAGTAGCAGCTAATATAAATGGTTTCCCGCAGGCGATAGGCCTTAGAGATTTTTCAGTTAAGTGCAACCGACTATCGTCAAACAATGTTTCTAGCACAACTTCTAACCCGGCATCGTGGTAATCAGTGCTTACATAATCAGCACTACATGAACTTGACGAATCGTTTATTTGAATTAATCTTTCCATCCGTTCATTGGTCACAGCAAAACTTTGATTTGTAAATGTGTGCTGAGTGTAATGCATGTCGTTGTCGTGCGGGTTAAATTTTATATTGCTGTTAGGTATTAAACTATTTTTTAATAATAATTCTGTAAATTTTAATCTATACTCTCTTGTGCCTTGCCAAGCACGATTGTAAATCAAAAAGTCATTTGCAAATTTAAATGCAGGGTTTGCAATAGAGTTATCGTGCTCGGCAAATCTAAACCAGTCCCTTGCAATCAGAGCATGTGACCAGTAATAAACCCCTATAAATCCATTAGCTTCAAATTTTGCAAGTTCTACACTGTTTTTTTCTGAATGACACAACAGCAATCGATCGTACACTGACAATGACGAAGCGTAAACTCGATATATGTGCATCTTTTGCTTTATGTCTCTGATAAACAATGCTGCATCTTCTGCTACATTATGGAACGGTTCCTGTATCATAATGATTTTTAAAAGTTCGTCACTGGTGTGCGAATCATGTGTTAACGGTTCTTGGTCGTGACAGATTATTGGCAACGAAGTTATAAATTTGTCCCATTGGGCAACACGGTCAATTGGATACAACGGTTGCAGATCGCTGATTTTTTTTGAGCCATGTGGCACCCAGCGATAAATTAATATATTATCACCGCTTAAATTTTCTATGTGGTGATACAGACGATCTAAAGGAATACTCATAATATGTCAAAAATTGGTTTTATTGGAATTGGAAAACTTGGCCTCGATTGCGCTGAAGTTATGGCAGAAAAGCACGAAGTTTGGGGCTACGATATTTACCCACGCACAAGCGACTCGGTAAAAGTTTGTGAGATTGAAGAGCTTGTGAACGAAAGCGAATGGATTTTTATCGCTGTGCCAACTCCGCATGCAGAAGGATATGACGGATCAGTCCCTAGCTCGCACATGGAACCACGAGATTTTGGCCGAGATGCTGTGCTCGATGCTATTAACAACATTAACAAATATGCCAAAGACTCTAAAAAAGTTGTACTAATCTCTACAGTATTACCAGGCACAACTCGCAAACACTTTTACCCGTTGCTGGACAAGAAACATCAATTCTTGTACAACCCTTATTTGATTGCTATGGGATCAGTTAAGTGGGACATGGTTAATCCTGAGATGATTATGATTGGTACCGAGGACGGAAATCCTAATGCATTAGCAGGTGAGCTTCGTGCATTGTATGATACTGTTATGCAGAACAATCCTCGCTACGAAATTGGCACCTGGGACGAATGCGAAGCAATTAAAATCTTTTACAACACATTCATCAGTGCTAAAGTTGGCTTAGTGAACATGATTCAAGACTTTGCTTTGCGTATTGGTAATATCGATGTTGATGTTGTTACAAATGCCTTGGCACGAAGCACTATGCGTATCATGGGACCCAAGTACATGACTGCTGGCATGGGCGATGCAGGTGCTTGCCACCCACGAGACAATATTGCTCTACGTTGGCTAGCACAGGAATACAACATTGGTTACGACTTGTTCGACACAGTTATGCATGCTCGTGAAATCCAAGCAAAGAACCTTGCAATGTTCTTGCTGGACTTGAGTGTGATGCACGATAACATGCCGATTGTGATCCATGGCAAAGCATACAAGCCAGATGTTGAGTACTGTATCGGTAGTTACTCAACATTGGTAGGTCATTATATTGAGCAAGAAGGCAAGTCAGTTGTTTATATTGATCCACTAGCTGATAACAAGGATAAAGTAGTTGACAGCATTGAACAAGCAAGCATCATCTTGTGGGCACATGACCGCCAAATTACTTACGAATACACAGGCGACCAAGACAAGACACAGCCGTATTGTGCTATCCCAGATGGGTCAATGATTGTTGACCCATGGCGCAAACTCAAATCAACAGACAAGATCGAAGTTGTCCACTATGGCAATACACGTGCCGCTTAAATATCGTATAGAACGGTTTTGGGATGATGAGTTTAAAACATTAGATTACATCCAGGAACCGTTCAATGATCCAAGCAGTGTTGAACTCTGGATCTCGCAAGGTTACCAAAATAAAATTACTGGTGACCTGTGCGATATGCGCCATCGATTACCTGCCTGGGCAAAGACGTTTATTAACATATACGAACAGCAAGGCTGGCAAGATGTCGGGCTTGCGTTTTATCGTATGCCAACTGGCACAGTGATGCCAGTTCATAGAGACCTATACAAGCGGTATATTGAGCTGTTTAATTTACAAGGCAAAGAAACAACTATTAGACGTTCGTTAGTGTTGTTGGAAGATTGGAAATCCGGACACTATCTCGAAGTGGCAGGAAAACCATACACATGTTGGCGTGCAGGAGATACCGTTGAATGGGTATATGATGAGCCACATATGGCTGCAAACATTGGGATAGAAGATAGATATACTCTTCAGATTACAGGGCATATATGATATCAAGTTATAACGAGTGGGATCCACTTAAAAAGGTTGTTGTAGGAACAGCCGAGCATGCAAATTGGCCAGTACATGACAAAATATTTAGAGCAGAAGAACAAAACACGTTATGGAAAGAAACTCCGTTACCGAGCGGTCCGGTACCTCAGTGGATTATTGACGAAACTGAACAGGACCTACAAAAGTTATGTAGTACATTGGTCAGTCTTGGGGTAGATGTAGTTCGTCCAGATCCTTTAAACTTTCAGGTGCATGATGGCCTGTACAATTATTGCCCTCGTGACCGATTGCTTGTACATGGAGATACTATTGTAAATCCTGCCATGATGTATCCTTGTCGTGACATGGAATTGCAATGTTACCACGATATTGTTGATGCAGCAACCCAGTATCATTTTATGCCACGTAACGAAGGCTTTGTGTTAGATGCTGCTAATGTGTGTCGACTAGGCAAAGACAAAATGCTATTCTTGGAGTCGTCGTCGGGTAATCGGGCTGCATACGATTGGTTGTGTAATATATTGCCTGATGTTAAAATTGAGCTGTGCAACTTCTATGCAGGTGTGCATATTGACAGCACAATTGTTCCTTTGAGAGAAGGGTTGGTATTATTAAATGGAAGCCGAGTTACAGAAGAAAATTGTCCAAGAGTTTTCCAGGATTGGGAGAAGATTTATGTGGATGACGTTGAACCTCAAGATTTTTACCAGTACCCGTATGCTAGTAAATGGATCGCCCTTAATATGCTCGTTGTGGACCCCCAAACTGTTATATGTGACGCTCAACAAACAGGGCTTCACGCTAGTTTGGAGAAACGGGGATTCACGGTTATTCCTCTAACACTACGTCACAGTCGTACACTGGGCGGCGGATTTCATTGTGTTACGTTAGATTTATGGAGAGAACATGCTTGATTCCAATGCATTACAACAATTAGTTGAACAACAAGTTAAAAAAGAAGTTGCTGATAAAATCCAGCAAACAATGTCTGAAGAATGGCTCAAGACTGTAGAAGCAGATGCTATTAAGTTTATTCAAGATCGAGTTGTTGCAAAGTTTGCTAACAGCGAAGCAATGCCAGAGCTCATTGATGCAGTTAAGTCCTCAGTAAAGGACTTGTTTCACAGTGGCAAGATTCCTGGATTGGCCCAATATATTGATTACGGATTTATTACTCGTAGCATTAATGACAGTACACAGGATTTGATTAAGCAAGCTATTTCAGAACTAACATTAGATCCTGTGTGGCTTGAAAAAATTGAAACAGTGGTCAATCAACATGCCACTCAACGTGTGTTGGCAAGTTTGTCAAGCACTGATATTCGTCCTATCATCAAACAAAGCATAGAAGAGACTGTAAAAAATCTAAACACCTCAGTCTTTAAAGGAATACAGTCTAACTCAGAATCAGTTGAGCTAACAGTGCTTGATGCTCATGTTGTAGTTGAAAACAATTTCACAGCAAAAGATATTTCGGCTGTAAACTCATTGACTGTCAAGGACCTGGTAGTCAAAGGGTCTATCAATACAGACAACTACGCCTGGCAAGAGCTAGCAAACAATGTTGGTACAAAAACATTTGAAAAACTTGATGCTAAGTGGAAAGAATCATTAGTAAAGCAAGTTAAAGAAGCTATTACAGATCAAGGAATTGATTTTGATAAAGTTAAAATCAGCGGAGAGCTGCTGGTTGATTCGGGTAAATTAGCACGTACTATCACGGAAAGTAATTTACAGTCAGTTGGTGTGCTATCAAAATTAACAGTAACAGGCGAAACTAACTTAGCTGAAACAATGAGTGTTACAAAAAGACGTGTTGGTATCAATACTGCTGATCCGGACATGGCACTGAGTATATGGGATGAAGAAGTTACTATTTCTGCTGGTAAATTTAAAAACCAAACTGGATTCATTGGCACAACTAGAAAACAAGCATTGTCGATCGGCGTTAACAAAACCCCTGCTATTGAAATTAGTGATGTTGGCCTTACATCAATCAAGCAATTGCAAGTGGGAATTCATAAAGTCAGTCACGGAACCGAAGTTCCGAACTATTCTGGAACCAAAGGTGATATTGTTTTTAATGCTAACCCTACTGTTGAGAACCCGGTGTTTGCGTGGCAATGCTTGGGCGGGTTTAAATGGAAATTAATCAAGGCAGTTGAATGAAAATATCCTGGGTACTAGCCGATGCTGCAACTATACATCCAACTATAGATATAGAACGACTCAAAAGCGTTGGTCCATTTTGGGGTGGCTGGCGCACCTGGCGCAGTTACGCAACTGACAATGTCATATGTCACTCCGAGCCAGAGGCACAGGATTTAGTTAATAGAAGTTTCCATACAAGATGCAATTTGTATGTGCCTAATTCTGCATATCAGTCAATTGGTAGGCCACCGGGTGTTAAGTTATATCAAGGTGACTTTCACGAAATAGTAGACCATCCAGATGATATTGTGAGTATGCACTTGTCAACTTCTAATAGCGATATTGTATTGTTAGTTGGGTTTGATTTGCAGCCCAAGGATCTTGGCACAGATAAATTGGCTATCCATAAGTGGCACAATTATAAGCAATATGTATTACATCTTGTAAAAGATAACCCTACAATCCAATGGGTTATTTTGGACCACCCAGATCAAATTGAAAAAATGTTCAAAGATTTACCAAATTTGTTGTTTGACAAGTTAGATAACGTGTTGACACAATTTTCGTAATGTTGTATAATTACATCATGAATACACCTCGAATTGGCTTTTGCTGCAAATGGCTCGATCATCCCTCTGAAACTGCGGGTCGCAAGCCCACAGTTGAGAGCCGTGAACTAAACGGGCGTTCTACTACAATGCGCTGGCTTCGCGAACACAAGAGCGAAGCAGAACAGCGTCAGTGGGACATTATGAATCACAATGCTCGTGCGGCTCTGCTTATGGTGGAACGTGTGGGTGCCATGCCCGAAGGCCGCCGCATGGTGCGCCTGGGCTCAGAAATGCTACAAGGATACACACATGAAGATTGGATTCCGTTTTGGCAACAGCAAGATGTTCAAGATCACTGTGCCCGAATCTTTGCTCCGATTGGTGCTCGTGCTCGAGAACTTGGTGTTCGATTGTCGTTTCACCCTGGGCAATTCTGTGTACTGGCTAGTGAGTCCGACGACATCGTGGAACGTTCGATACTCGAATTTGAGTATCACGCGGACATGGCTCGCTGGATGGGTTACGGTTCAAGTTGGCATGATCATGGATTTAAAATAAACGTGCATTTGAGTGGCAAAGGTGGTGCCACTAAATTCCTGAAGACACTAGGTCGTCTCACTCCAGAGGCCAGGAACTTAATTTCCATCGAAAACGACGAGATGACAAATGGACTTGATAGTACTTTACTTGTGGCTGAGCATGTTGCTCTTGTTCTGGACGTTCACCACCATTGGATTAATTCCGGCGAGTACATCGATCCCAAGGACGCTCGCACGATGCGGGTTATTGAGTCTTGGCGCGACCAGCGTCCTACTCTTCACTACTCTGTTAGCCGCGAAGATGTTTTGGTTGGTCATGATACAGGAGTTCGACCAGACCTTGATCAACTTCTTGCTGGAGGTTTTAAAAAGCAAAAGCTCCGCGCACACTCTGATATGATGTGGAATACAGCTTGTAATGACTGGGTGTTAGGCTTTGCTGACAACTTTGATATTCAGTGCGAGGCCAAGAGCAAGAATCTAGCAAGTGAACAACTGTATGAACAATTTACTGCTTAATATTGTTGCATGGATACGGGAGGACTGGCGCAGTAATCCTCTACGTTGTGGATTAGAAATCTTGGCATGGTTCTTGAGTATCGGATGCTCATTTACTATGATGCTAACTGTTCCTAATCCGCCTTTCTTGATCCTATACCCATTGTTCATTACACAATGCGTTATCTTTGCATGGGCGGCATGGACACGAAAGAGTCTAGGTATGTTAGCCAACTACTTCTTGTTAGTCAGCATAGATAGTGTAGCACTAGCCAGAATGATATTTCAATAAAAAAGCCCCTTTCGGGGCTTTTTATTTTGCTTTAGGTGCCTTGGGTTTTGCAGGTGCCTTGGGCTTTGCTTTGACAGGTGCTACTTTGGCAACGCCACCTTCTTCACGTTTAACAAACGTGCGTTTCTTAGCAGGTGCCTTGGTAACAGCCTTGGCAGTTACTACCTCGGCAACAACAGGTTGTGCATTTACTGCGGCAACTTTAGTAACTGGCGTTTCTACCTTGTAAGGTGCTTCGGGCGCAGGAATAGGTTCCTTGCCTTTGAATAAGTTTTTAAAAAATCGTATCATGTGATATCCTCCGATTTTATTTAGTAGGTGGTTAATGGTACCTTATAAATAGTTTGTCTTAAGGAATTAACAGTGAAAAAAGTAGCAGTAGTAGGCGCAGGCATTACGGGACTATGTTCAGCGTATTATCTGGCAAAGTCCGGTCACAAAGTTAGAGTATACGAAGCTGAACGTTATGCTGGCATGAAAACAAGTTTTGCCAACGGTGGACAAATATCAGTTAGTAATTCAGAAACATGGACAACATGGAGCAATGTCAAGAAAGGCTTCAAATGGATGTTCAAGAAAGACGCTCCGTTAAAGTTTCGTTGGAGACTAGACTGGGCAATGTGGCGTTGGGTGTTTAAATTTTTGTTAGCAACAGTCAACGATGTTTGTTATCGCAACTCTAGTTCGACTGTTCAGATGGGTATTCAAAGCAGACAGCTATACGATGAGATTTGTAGCGATGAGAATATCGATTTTGATCGTAACGATTGCGGCATCTTGCATTTTTACAAGAATCCCGACTATTGGAAAAATGCACAAGATATTAAAGAACTTTATAATGCCAACGGATGCAGTTGGGATTTGCTACAAAGCAGTCAACATGTAAAGTCAATGGATCCTGCACTAGGTGATATTGAGAATATTATCGGTGGCACATGGACCAAGGAAGATTGGACAGGAGACATTCACAAGTTCTGTTATAGCCTTGCAGAAATCTTAGAGACCAAGTACGGAGTTGAATTTCACTACAACTGGAAAATTGGACATGTGGAAGAACTTTCCTTTTACGATGCTATTGTGATTGCAAACGGAGTTGGCAGTCGAGCATTGGCCAAGACAGCGGGAGACACAATTGATGTATACCCAGTCAAGGGTTACTCTATCACAATCAACAATGTCGATCCTAAGTATTTGCCTCGAGTGAGTTTATTAGATGACGAAGCAAAAATTGTTACAGCAACATTAGGCAATCGTTTCCGTGTTGCAGGCACAGCAGAGCTGGCAGGTGAAAACTACGACATCACTAGAGATCGAATCGACCCGTTGTTGAAATGGGTGCATACTAATTTCCCAAACATTAACACACATGATTACACTCAGTATGCATGTTTGCGTCCAATGACACCAGACATGATGCCAATTATTCGCCAAAGTGTATCTACCCCAAATGTGTTTTACAACACAGGACACGGACATTTGGGATGGACACTAGGCCCGGCTACAGGTAAAAAGGTTGCAGATTTAGTGAGTCGTCACTAAACATACAAAAACCCATTGATCTTCAATATATAGATCATATATAATATACTATGAGACGCTGGATAGGCCGGGTCTTGTAGCAAACTTGCTTATTTAAGGAGAACATTATGTTTACAGCAGACGCAACCATCGACGCAGTTCAAACTGCAAAAAAGACTTTCATCAACACATTCGTAACAAACGAAGCAGTCAAAGCACCATTGATCAAGTTCATTGATGCACAAGCCGACTACACAAAGAAGGCAGCTAAGGTTGGCATGGACACTTTCACTTCACTCACAAGCGAAGCAGTAAAGACAGCTCAAGAAGCTACCAAGTATGACTTCAACAAAGCATACGCTGACATGGCAGAAAAGTTCAGCTTCAAAAAGTAATACTCAAGTAGTACATTTTGAGCCCCGCAAGGGGCTTTTCTTTTGGTTGACCAAAATTGCCCGATTTGCTATAATATACACATAGACAGCAAAAAGGACCGAGTATGTTTTATGTGATTGCCCTGGATCAAAGCGACGAGAAATTTGCAATTGGCCGTAACGAATACGACCGCAGTGGTAAGATTTCTTTCGTGCGTCAGCCCCAAACATACCGTAGCCGTGCCCAAGCTGACAAAGTTGCACAACAACTCAACGGCAAGGTAGAGATGGTATGAACGAACCGATTAAACAACTAGCCGAACAAGCCACTACCGAAGAGCACGATGGTTTTCGGTATCTTGACAAGCGAAAGTTCTCTGAGTTGATTATGCAAGATATGCACCGTAAGGTAATTGCAAGTATTCTAATTACAGATGTGGTAATGGAAGAAAAAGGGCAAGTACCAACATCGGAAGATTACATCCGTGCTATTAACAAAGATTTCGGAGTTGAAGAATGAACCTACGAATTAAAAAACTGTATGAGCAGGCTCATATAGAACGCCGACAAGAATATTTTAGTTCTGTGGTTGATCCTACTATCAAGTCAGTATCAGTGACCCGTCACTTTGACCTTGACTTGTTCGCTGAGTTGATTGTGCGAGAATGTGCCAGTCTTGTTGTCGATGATGACAATGCGTATGATATGTTGAAACAGTTTGGAGTTGAAAAATGAACTGGGAAGCAACTGAAATCTTGCTACAATTAGTCAAGGATCAGTTTATCGTAGAACACAATAAATCCAAAGAAAATCAAAGCGAAGCAAGATTGAGAGAACTGCGACAGGCCGCTGTTGGCTTGCATGAACAACGAATTTTCTTGAATGTAAAACGATTGAAAGAATCAAAATGAACGAACCAAAATTCACACACGGGGCAATGAGTCCCAATGATCCAAGTCCAGTTCCTATGAAGTTTTACACCAAAGAGGATGCAGAAGCACATGCCGTTAACATGAACGCAATCATTGGATTGTGGGAAGAAAATGTTCATGGTATCTGGAACAAGGATCATTGGAAAGTTAAACCTGAACCTTGGGTTGTAAAGGAATTGAAATGAACATCCAAACCGTAGCAGAAAATCTGCGTAACACAATCGCCGGCAAGGAAGCATACTTGGCTCGTGAAAACGAGAATCGTAAATCAGAAGATGCCCATGTGCGTATGATGGCCTATGCTGTTGTCAAGATGTTGGAAGTCAACATCGACGAACTCAAGCGTATCTTGCAGGATGTGGAATCGGTTGACCAATAATTTCCATTTTGCTATAATATACACATTAACAAACTTTCAGGCTAAGGAGGCCATATGAAACGTGTTCTTTTAGTTACCGCGATTGCACTGACATTGAGTGCATGTAGCTCTGTTAAATTAAACAAAGCAGAAAACCCCGGGTCCATGACACCTATCCATTCGCAGAAACTGTCTAGCAACTTTACCCGAAAAGGTATCAAGCTAGAATATGATTGTGCATTTGGCACTGGTGCATTTGGCATGACAGATGCTATGTGTAGCAAGACTGATATCAAAGCAATCGAAGTTACTGCTTATGCACCAAGCTACGGCAACTCTGAAAACAACCGTGAACAGGCGTTCCGTGTCGCAGAAATGCGAGCCAAGGCCAAACTGCGTCACTTCATCCAAGAAGACGTGTCTAGCTCGCAGGTTAAAACTGTGATTGCTAAGAACATTGAAAAGGCAAATGATCGTATTAAACAACGTATCAATGCCAACGAAGAAGTTAGCATGACTGACGACGAGGCCACTAAAGAAACAAACTGGGCCATTCGCGAAAACACCAATGACACTGTGCAAACCTTGACAGAAACTGTGCGTATCAATGCCGCAGGCATCTTGCGTGGAGTTCGTGCAGTTGACGAGAAGATTGTGGATCGCCAAACTGTGCAGGTTACAATTCGTTGGGACAAAGATTCAGAACGTGCTAGCGAGTTCTTCCGCAATAAGTGGCGTGTTCAGCAATGAAACAGCTAGTAGCTACTCTGCTAGTGGCATTGAGTTTTAATGCCCTAGCAGTACCACCGGTGTCAGTATTGATTACACCTAGTCCGCTAGGTGTGGTTATTGCAGTTAAGTCTTATTTGAAAGACCAAAAGAAGGTATACTACATTCGTGTAGAATCCCAAGCACCGGATTTTGAAAAAGCAAAGAAACAAGCATTCCGTTTAGCAAGTGAGCAAGTTGCAGGAACTGTGGTCCTAAGCGAAAGCGAACTGCGTAACAGCAAACTAACCCGTGATGAAATCGTTACTTACAGTTCTGGGCTAATTGACGAATACAAAATCGTTGAACGCTACAACGGTGCAGGGTTTGTAAAGTTGACCATGGATGTTTGGATTACAGAAAGTGTAATGGCACAACGGTTATTGGCCAAAAGTGCTACTGAAAAAGGGATCGACGGCGGTGCATTAAGCACTCGTGCAGAAAGCATCCTGGACGAGCGAAGCCGAGGAGATGACATTTTTCGTGCTGTACTGCGTGATTTCCCTCGTCGCGCATTTCGTGTAAAAATGGAGACCCCTGATGTATACATGGATGCATACCGAAACACCCAGGTGTCCATCCCAATAACAATTAGCTGGGACGAACGGTTTGTAAATGCATTTAATGATGCCGCAGAAAAAACTGGCAACAAAATGTGTAGGTTTGGTTGTGCAGACTTGCGTTACTTTATTCAAGATCGTGAGTTTTATGACATCCAAAAGCTGGTTGATATTGATCAGTACTTTAGATCATCGTCCCCTACTGTAATGGTCGAAGTGCAAAACATTTACGGACAGCCAGTCAAGCGTGTTTGTTATTTGCACAATGTTGAATTTTATTCTTATTACGGGAATAGTCTTCGATTGCAGAATGGGGCACATCGATTCCGTGCAAGTGTGAATCTAGGGCAAGATGTTGCGGCGATGGCAAAAACTGACAACATTTTAGTGGAAGTTGTAACAAATTCGCAATGTCGTTCTCTGTGATACATGATAAGTAATTGGGTAACCGGTTACTTATTATGCCACAAGAAAAAGACCTACCAGAATCAAGATCACATTCGGAACAACTGCAAGACAACGGGATGTATGTCTTCATGGGCGAAGTTGACGAAGAGTCAATACAGCCTATTATAGAGTGGATTCTGGCAGAGAATCATGTGGTTAAAAAGAAGAAAAAAGAATTACTGTTAATGATTTGCAGCTCAGGCGGGGAGCTCGAATCTGCATTTGCACTAATCGATGTAATACGAAGCAGCTTGATTCCTGTTAAAACTGTGGGACTAGGGCAAATTGCATCAGCAGGATTGATGATATTCTTAGCAGGCAAGCCCCGCATATTAACACCAAATACCAGTATACTAAGCCACCAGTACTCCTGGGGAAGCGAAGGCAAGCACCACGAACTATGGGCAGTTACAAAAGAGTTTAATTTAGTTCACGAACGCATGCTAGCACATTACAAGTTGGCAACTGGACTAGACGAAAAAACTATAAAAGAAAAACTGCTTCCTCCACAAGATGTTTACCTTAGTGCAGAAGAAGCAGTTCAATTGAGAATCTGCAATTACATTTCAGACCTAACTCAGCGTTGACGTGCTCTACCTAAACTTTGTTTAGACCCTAATTTCTCAGGTGCTGCTCCAGCTGCTTTTACAGAACTTCTACGTTGTGTAGCAGCGTCTAACTCGTCTGGATTAGATGTATCTACCCCGGGCTCTTCTAAACTATCCATTCCGTCGATGTCGTTTACATCAGTTGGCTTGGCACCATTCTTCAAGATCTTAAATGTAAAGTTACCTTTGCCTTGTGTGCTCATGTAAGCCTTGGTAGCATCTAGCAGCACACCTGTAACTGTCTGCGATGGGTATACTGCTTCTAGTTTAGTAATAGTAATTGTATCAGCAGTGTCGGTAGTGTTTGTATACATTTGTACCAGTGCCGCGTTGTTTAGGATAGAAGAAGCTGCTTCGCCAAAGCGTGTGTTCTTGTTAACATAATCGGCAACTTTGTAAGCAATGGCAGCAATCATGTGTTCAGCCGGGATAATGCGTCCCATGTCCTTGGCTTTGCGGTCATTGTACAACGCCTGTAGCTTCTTGCTCAAGATACCAGTAACATCATCGTTGGGACCCAGATTTTTTAACTGCATAACTCTTGCTCCGTCGCCTTGGTCGATAATTCCGTACTTTTCGGCAATAGCAATAGGAGCACCGAAGTGTCCCAGTTTTTCAATGTTGGTCAACATTTCTATTTCTTCGGCAAATGTGGCCTTGAGCTTTTTACCTGCAGGTACTTTTTCAAGTTCTTGTACAGATTTAATCAAGTTAGTAACTGATGCGTTAGCGCCATCTTTACCTTTGCTCGACAGCTTGATCTGTTTACCTTCGGGGTTAACCAACAAGGAATCGTACAGGCCACCAATGGTATTGTTGTTGAAACTAATTGTACAATCTGAGTAATCAGCACCTGGACCAAAGAAGATTTGAGCCGCTTCTGCGGCATTACCGGATACTTTTTTACCTAGCACTAGTGCAATAGGCTGTAGTACCTCAGCAAAGTAATCGCGGAAGGCAGTAGCGTTCATGTTACCACGGGCAACTTCCACTGGAATATCTCCGTTAATAAATGTTGCCAGTGCTTGAGCTTCTGCGCTGTCTGGTCCAAATGCCTTGCGGGCTTGATCTAAAATTGTTTGTGGAGTGTTGTTTTGATATTGCTCTAACCACTCACTGGGCTTGAGTCCAGAGTTTTCCTTTTGCCCTGCCTTGCTTTGGAACTTGAATCCACCGGGAATCTCATTGTGCGCAAAATTGTTCAGGGCCTTGTTTGGACTAATTGCTTTGACCCATTTGCCTAGATAATATTCTTTTCCATCTTCGCCAGTGAACGTGGCAATCATGAATCCACCAGTTGATGAGTTAGGTTGATTGATCCAGTGTATGTTTCTACCAGACTGCTCAACTGAGGTTTTGGCCTGTGCTAGTTCGTCTGGGGTTTCGTATCGGCCTGAGTCTGGATAAAATTCCATGTTCTGGTACGACACAATGTCATCCACATGATTTTTGAATTTTTCGCCAGGTTTACGGTTAGTTAATCCCACACCTTCAGTAAGGGTTATTTTGTCAAGAATGTTAAGTAAGTCGCGCATCATAATATATACTTATCTACATGATTACAATACCTATACAAGTTTCTGGCGACATTTGGAACAACAGAGACACTGCAAAACAACTGTTAGATCAAACGCAACCGGGGCAGAGTATAATGCTAGATCTCTGTTCCGAAGGCCCTAGTTTAAAAAAACTAGGAGTAACTGATTTGATCAGTAACTACGACTTAGATGTATGGGTTACACGCTGGTCTAACGGCATTGAATCTGTGCCGTACAAACGAAATTATTGCAATAGTCACAGTCATTTTTTTCCAATGAGTTGGCACTATTGGGTAGATGAAATTGAAAATACATCTCCAACAGATTCCCGTTTTGGGTTGTTCCAAGGCCGCGGATGTCCAAGTAGAAACCGTATTTTATACGATACATTCCACAAGTGGCCCGGGAAATTTCTAGTAAGCAAAATGTCTAGTCTGCATGGAGATAACTGGGGCATGAAATTATCGCCACACGCATCACATTGTGAAAATGTAAACGACTGGTTTGACGATGCAGAACAAGCTGTAGCCTGGCTTGGTACTGCGCCAGTGTGCAGTATTGATAATCATGTGATACAAGATCAATATCGTGTGCCCGAAATCAGTTCAGGAGATATGGCAAGAAGTTTGTTCCAGTATTATCCCATGTTTAATATCGAACTTGTTTGTGAAACGTATACATTAGGTGATACTTTTTTCCCTACAGAAAAAACAATACGTCCAATTGTGGGCAACAAGCCCTTTATAGTTTACGGCCCTGTAAATTACTTAAATAATTTAAAGAAGGATAACTTTCAAACATTTAGCGATCTTTGGGACGAAAGTTATGATCAACTTGAGGGTGTTGCTCGTTGGTCAGCGATATCAAAGTTAATTGATACGTTAGCAAACCTGCCTGATGCTCAGTGGCAAGAAATTATCAACCAGGCTGCTAATATCACTCGACATAATAGAAGTATAGTAAGAAAGAAAATTCGTGATTTTAAAGGAGTATGACATAGGCTGGGGCACAAATTGGCCCATGAAGCAACTTGAGCGACAAATCATCAAGACTAAGTTATCAAAGTATTACGCTGACGATAGCAGAGCAGTGATAATCAACAGTGTCTGGTACACAGGTGATTATCATCAACAGGTGATGGCAGAATTACGCAAGATACAACCCAGTCATATTTTTGTTGTTGCAATGTTAGATCCTCCGATTGTTCAACTCGATTGGTTTGACGAATTAAATTGTGAAGTGCATGGCATTGGGTATTATTCAGGCCAGGGGTATGTTGATTATTTTCCATTGTTTATGGAGCATTTTTATCAGCCGGTTGATCAGTCTCTTTTACTAACTCATGACATGATAGATACGGCATACATGTGCTTGAATAGAAAGCCGCATCAACATCGAATGAGATTATATCAAGGGTTAGAAGCAGCAGGGCTACTAGATTGTGGATTTGTAAGCATGGGCGGTACGCCACCACTGAGACTACTTAATGAAGATAGTCCGGGGCAAGATCTTGCACCCAATGGCGGAACTGAACAATACGGAATTGGCAATGACATCGTGAGTTTGGGAAACATCAGCAATTGGAAACGACATTTTGTTAACATTATCACTGAAACTATCTGGGACATTGAGCCTAGTAATTTCCTAAGTGAAAAAACATTTAAGCCTATACTAGGGCTAAGACCTTTTTTACTTTATGCACCCAATGGGGGCGTGGAATGTTTGCACAGTCGGGGATTCGAAACATACGTTGATGATTTTGAAGATATCACTGATGCAGATCTAACAGCACCATATAATATTCCTGTATTTTTAACAGAATTGTGTAAACAACCAACTGATTATTTGCAAATGAAATTTTTGCAACTTCAAGAAAAACTACTGTACAATCAAAACAGATTTAAAATTTATGTCAGAGAACAATATCAAAAATAACTTTTGCTCAAGCCCTTGGATTCACATGAGAATAACAAATTCTGGTGATTTTGAGTATTGTCGCTGGGCCCAATCCCCGCGCACTCACAATATTAGAGATATTGATCCAGTTGATTATTTTCAAACAATAATGCAACCCCTGAGAAATGAGTTACTGCAAGGCGCAAGCCCTGCAGGATGCCACACTTGTCGCAGCATGGAAAAGCATGATAAAATCAGCGGCAGGCAAAAACAGTTACTCAAAGTTGGAGTTAGACTAGATGAGTTTGAAAAAACGTTAGCAAGCAGCCCATGGGTGTCTACATTTGGCGACAGTAAGTGTAGCCAGTACCCACAAGATTGGCAAATAGATTTGGGAAATTTTTGTAACAGTGCCTGCGTCTTTTGCAGACCAGAGTCAAGTTCACGCCTTGCTGCTGAATGGAAAAAAATTGGGTTCATCACTGAGATGCCACCTGCTAACTGGAGCGATGATCCTTTATTAGTTCAGAAATTTATCAACACATTAAAGCAAAGTCCACATATACAGTATTTGCACTTTATTGGCGGCGAAACATTAATTACCCCGGCGTTTAGAATTATCCTACAAGCACTAGTTGACGCAGGGCTAAACACAAATGCAACCATTGGGTTCACTACTAATCTGTCAGTATGGGACAATGATATTGTTGATTTACTTAAACAATTCAAGGGTGTTAATCTTGGATTCAGTGTTGAAAGTTTTAGCATTATCAACGACTATGTTCGTTGGCCAGTATGCTTGCCAACAGTGTTTGAAAATCTAGAACGATGGAAAACAGTAGCCAATGAACTCAAATGGTTAATGCAATTTAGAACAACGCCTACTTGTTTGACTGTTCATACACTGCTTCCTATATACGATTATGCACTAGCACATAGCATTATCGTTGAAAGCTGTAATTTTTTATATAGACCGGAAGTTCTAAAACCTTCAGTATTGCCAATGAGTTATAGACAACAGATTATAGATAAAATGCAAGCCTGGATCGATGCTCATATGATCACAAGCGATCAAATAGTGAACATTAGAAATCCCAACACTGTGCAAGCACAATTGGTGCAAGACTTACAAAGTTACGTAAATTATCTAAGTACTGAACCAGATGAAAGTTGGCGCTTGCCAGACTTGGTCAAATACTTGAAGCAGCTTGAATCCAACAGAGGAAACTCTGTCTTAACCTACCTACCCGAATATGAAGAACTTTTCAGAACTGCTGGCTACTGAGCCAACGTTAACTGTTGTTATAAATGGAATAGAACATGAAGCTGGCCTTCACGATATATTATCATTTTCTGCCAACGATGCGGTTGTAATAGATAGAATAGAAATACTGCCCAAATACTCGTATATGGCTGTAGATGGAAAATTAATTATATCTGAGCCTTTTTACCGCTGGTATCATCGAGCAAGCGGGCAGGGTTGGTTGTTAGAACCTCAGTAAGTCATGAAGCCACGACGTTTGGCCACTTGGTAGCGATACTCGCCCCACTCGACAAAAAAATCCCAAACTGCTGTTAAAAACTTTTTCATAGTGTGCATCCTTTTTGATGTTGATCGTAGACTCTGAGCCAATGTTCAACTTCGGCAGTTGATGTTGGGCGTTTGCTAGCTACGAAACTGTCTAGCTGGTCTTGATAAGACGGTGCTGCAAACAGACTTTTGATCCATTGTAGTAATTTCATGATATTTTTCCTTCGTAGTATTTACCATGATACTCAGTAGAAACCATAAGAAGGAACCCTATTAATTATAAAAATTTGATTTTTTATTGTTTACAGTTCCTGATAGAATACGTAAATTAGTTTCTACATGTAGCCCACATACCAAAGGATGCTTGACAGGTATAATATGATCAACTTCGTGTGGTATTCCAGTTTCTAGTGTTAGTTTTCTAGCCTCAGTGTATAGTTGATCAATTTGATTTTTGTCAGCCCAAGAAGGAGTAGCATATCTACGCACCGCGGCTCTGTCCCACAACTTTCTAACATCTCCCTTTTCTAACAAGGGCCGAGGATTTGATTTTGTAGGCATTACACTATAAAATCTTTCTTTGACTACTTTTCTTGGCATAATTGGCCCAACAAACAGTCTTTTAAATTTTGCGTATTCTCTGGAGTTCATACAAATATTTACACATATTATTGGAGGAAATATCTCAGTATAAACACTAGTATTACAAAAGTATTACATTTTGCTTGGTTGACCAGAATTTTCCGTTTTGCTATAATATACACATGACAGCAAAACAAACAAACTTCTGCATCGTGGCTTGTGTACTAACAGTTTTTGGAATTGTGGGTACTAGCATTGTCAATGATGTGTTTGGCACTTACGAAGTTGTAAGCGAGCCCTATACAGTATCCTACTCCTACTGCGGTGCTTGGGCTGGGTCAGGCGGAACCCATCACTGCTCAGATTGGCGTGTGGGAACAGAACGCAGAGTTAATACTAAAGTATACGGGTTGTTCTTCGAAAAAGACAGCTACAAAGTGGTAAATTGAGTTGACCAAAAATTACCGATTTGCTATAATATACGCATAGACAGTAAAAAGGAGCCCCAAATGGACATCAAAGACATCAACTCTGCAATCATGTTTGGTAATCTCACCAACGACGAAATCAACAGTGTAGTCGAAGCAGTAAAATATGCTCGCGCACAAATGACCAAACAAAAGACTCGTTCATTCCGTGTTGGCGATGCTGTGAAATTTACCAGCAATCGCAATGGTATCACGTACACTGGCACAGTAAACAAGGTTAAAATCAAGTATGTTCTTGTCAAGACTGGTAGTTCGGTGTTCAACGTTCCTGCTAACATGTTAGAGGCAGTGTAATGAACAAAGACAACGAACTGTATCGCATTGTTTGGACTCAAACTTACGAAGCATGGCCTGTTGAACAGGAACCAGAAATTGTAGATTTGACTTTAGCCCGCGAAGTGTTAGCAAAGGTAATGGCAAAATGAAAAAACTTTCTAAAGAACAGGCTATTGTGATTACCGGCTTTACTGGTAAGTTGGCATGTAAATTTAGTGACTTTCACGGCGATGTTGAGAAGCGTCTGGGTCGACCTGTATTCACGCATGAGTTTGGCAACAAAGAGTTTGCTAAAGAGATAGAGGAACTTTACCGCAGTGATTTCCTTGAAATAGTCGGAGTTGAAGAATGAAATGGTTTGCTGAAACAACTGACTACAAGGACTCTGTTCCCAACGGTATCTACTTGCTGGATGATGCCAAGGTCAAGATGTATGCTTTCAAACCCCGGGGCACAGGCGACATCAAAGTGTTCCGGAATCCCATCAAGATTGAAACTCGTGGCCGCAAGTTTATTGTGAATCCTGTGCAGTTTAAAACAAAACTCAAAGAGGATGAGCCCCTAGGTCGTATGTGGGTTGTGAAAGGTAGCAAAGGCGATGAATACAAAGTCACAGAGAATAGTGGAAATTTCAACTGCACTTGTTCCGGCTTCCGGTTCCGTGGGGGCTGTAAGCACGTCGAAAGTATACGTTTGGCAGTATAACGGTTCTGCGCCATTTAACGAAATAGTTCAATGGTGCCGTGACGCCTTTGGTTATGTATACTGGTTTTGGCGGAACGAAACTGTTTATTTTGAAAATGAAAAAGACTACACATTGTTTTTGTTGAGGTGGTCATGACTTACGATGTTTCAATCAAGCTCCCACGGGACAAAGTGTTACCCGATGTATTTGACTGGCTCGAAGTAGACAACGATTTTCAATGGCAAAGAGATTGGACTTATGGCATGGCTGCTGGAAAAGCAGATTTTATTTTCAAGTTTAACGAGCAAGCGAGTGCTGTGCTATTTGCATTGAGGTGGTCGTAATGTGGTATCCTGTAACTGTTGCATGTCGCAATATCATTGAAGTGTCAGAGCGCCAGGAATGGGCACAAGAGCATGGCATGAACTTGCTTAATCGCACATGGGAAGTTATTGATAAACGACAGTATGTTACATTTAACTTTCAACATGAAAAAGATGCTACAATGTTTGCATTGAAGTGGTTATGACAGCAAAATACAGTCGCAGCCGAGATCTCCAGCATCGTGTGGAAGTACCACATTCAGGTGGTTGGGTATGGGGCAAGGACGAGAGGTTTGTGTGGTGCAAACAAAACTGTCAAGAAGACTACAGGGGTGCTATGTTTCGCCGGGACCAAACTGTGTGGCATTTTAGATCCAAACAGGATGCTGTGTTATTTGTACTGAGGTGGTCATGACTAAAATCTATGCAGACATCTATCCCTACTTCAAGAAGGTCGCTAATCACTATTGGGATAACCCATACAAGTCCAATGTTAGTATCTGGGATTGGCTTGACCGCGAGTATGGTATTAGCCACACCTTTGGCAGCGCAGCCAGCCAGCAAATAGTGGTGGCATTTCCCGATGAAAAAACACGCAATTGGTTTATACTGAGGTGGTCATGAAAAATAAAACAATAGTTGATCTCGAAGCTTGGGACGCCCTGACGCCAACGGTATTAAGTAATACTACTGGCGGTATTCATCCTAGTGAAATGATGATTTTCTCCGGTGGTCGACAAACTGGTAAGAGTCTGATTTCTTTATACTACTATTCAGCATTGAAACAGCGAAGCGTTTCTGTAATGGGTTCTAACTTATGTAAGGAAATTTTCTTGCCAATGCATCCTGTTACAAAACCCAAATACCAATTTAGCCGTGCTAAGTGGCACACTGTTGACATTGGCAATGGCATCTGGCGTCTAGGCCGTGAGTATAACGAAATCATCGAATGGTGTACCGAGCAGTTCGGAAAGCACCCCGACAAACCAGATGCGTGGAGTCGTTGGTGGGTTGGTGTCGGAGAAATTCACTTCCGCGATGAAAAAGATTTTGTGTTTTATAAGTTGAAGTGGTCATGATTCACACGCCAGATTCGCACAATACAAAAGACTGGACGAATGTTCTGTTAAAACGGCCGTTGAATAACGACCAGTGGGAATGGTTGCGGACACACGACAGCAAAGGTATGTATCATATTCATCGCTCAAGCACGGCTGTTAAGTTTGAGCGTAAACAAGACGCAGAGTGGTTTATGTTGAGGTGGAAATAATGCCTGATAAATTTCGTGTTACTATTTTAAAAAGCTATTGGAAAGATGACAGCCCTAAGTGGTTTGATAACTTCTTGGAACATTGCCAAGGGATTGCTCGTACAAATGGCTGGTCTACTGCAACTGTTATGAACTATCAACTTAGGCCGCTTGGGGGCAAACTTGTTATCACAAAAACACAAGGTTGGTATTTGCGGTGGGATAAAGAATCCAGTCATACCGCGTTTGTATTAAAGTGGGCATCATGAATTCAGCACAAAGACGCAAAGCAAAACGTGAGCATCCTCACATTATCACACTTCGCACTGCCGAACAAAAACGCTACTTCGAGCATGACCAAAAGGTTGAACTAGCAGCTCGTTGGTGTAGGAAAAATTGCAAAGGCAGTTGGAAAAACGAGAATGGGTGGTCTCACGCTGAGTTTAAATTTAGTGAGCAAAAAGATGCAGTGTACTTTGCACTGAAGTGGTCATGACACTGATTGTTGATTACGGCACGTATGAAGAAAAGTTCAAGCATTGTGTGCCAACACACCCTACCGAAAGAGAACAGCACTTTGCTTTTTGCAACGAAAACTTCCTGCGTAAAAATTGGCACTACTATCACTTTAGTGATGAAATCTACTTCAAGCGCAAGAAAGATCTAATGTGGTTTAAGTTGAGGTTTGCATAATGGGAGATTTTCAAAAATGGGTTTACAGAAAGCGTCCGATTGAAGGTGATCCGCTATACGGCGACAAGTTATATCACTACGAGCTCGGGGGAGAAGTCGGTTTCTACCCACACGATCGTAATGACGGGATCCTTTGGTATCGCTTAAATTGCAGTTACTGGTTCGGAGACTGGATCGAAGCTAATGGCACTAAAGATGAACAATGGGAAGCCTCCGGTGAGCGACATCGTGCTATCTATCATGTGCGCGAGGACTTGATGACGTTTATAAAGTTGAAATGGCTATGAACGTATTCCGCAAAAAACACAGGGTACTTGCAGAGGAATACAGTGCAAGAATCGTTGATGCAATGCTTAGTCGCGGCAAGGGCGTGTACAGCAAGAGCTTTTGGCAGTTTGTTAAAGCAGAGTACAACGGTGACCAAGAGTTTAGTTGGCGCAAAGACAAGAACTACATTGTGTTCAAAGAAGAAAAGGACTACATGATGTTTTTGTTAAAGATGTAACATGAAGCAATACGGAATAGCAATTGAGAACTGGCCAGCAGTTCGTAAGAGTGAGGTACGACATTGGCTAGGGCTCAACTTTGGTCCAGAAGGTCGTCGTTGGGGTACACAGTATGACTACGGGCTAGACAATATCTACATGGACGAAGATATTTACATCGTATATAAGTTGAAATGGTCATGATTGAATGGATCAAAGACCGGTGGCTAACCTGGCGTACCGGTAAGGACAAGGCTACACGAGAGTGGGAAGCGTGGTACGAAGAGAATGTAGTCTATCGTGCTAGCACAATCCCTAACATGTTCCAAAACTTTAAACATGTTATCATAGTCAGCCCAAACAAGTTCTTTGATATATGCGAACCATTTGCTTATGTGCCATGCGAAGATGCTAGGCAATATTTTTGGCCACAGCGTCCAGTTACTAACACTTGCGTTTGGCAATTTGAACGAGTCATGTGGAACCAATGGACTGGGGAATGGGACATTAACGGAATGGGTGATAGAGATAAAGTATTTGTGGCAACAAACGATGAAAGGGACGCTATGATGATTGCGTTAAAATATACGTCATGAGAGTAAACATCGAACCCTATTTTAAAAAAATTGCCGACTGGTATTGGGAAAAGTTTGATCAACCCGCCAACGGTACCCACATGAGTATCTGGGATGTGCTAGCCCGTGACTACGGTGCTCGCAAAGTTCGTGCTGGCTCGTTTGGCGGCAAGTATGGCTTGAGCAAGGAAATGATGGTTGAGTTCCCGGATGAAAAATCCTACACAATGTTCTTGCTGAGATGGAAATGAATAGTCATCAACGTAGAAAAGATCGACGAAAGTGGAAATACATTATTAATGTACCCACACGAGACTGGCACCACTACATGGAGATGTTTGAATGGTGTCAAAAGAACTTTGGCCCTTGTGTAGACGACGGATGGCACGATCCGCGATGGATCGGTAATCCAGAGTGGAAATTCGACTGCTCTAAAAAAGCCGCAGTGTTTGCAATGAGGTGGCAGTAATGGCACTCAAAGAGTTTGCTCGTGACGATCGTGGATATGTGTTCATGAGTGATGCTCGTGATATTGCAACACCGTACTCAAAGCGTCAAGAAGTGTATGAGTGGGCAGGTGAGAATAGCATCACAATTGAATACCAAGGCACACTTGGTGGTTTTGACGTGTGGCGAGTGCTCAACGACCAAGACCGTGCCTGGTTTAACTTACGGTGGGCTTAAAGTTTAGTCCATCCGTAGTCCACAGTCTGACTATTACCACTGTTGTTGTCAATGCTGAACTCAAACACATTGGTAGTTGTGCCAACAGCCGGTGATGCATTACTAATAGCACCTGCTGTTCCAATGATCTGTGATGGAATTGAAGTAATCACCAACGCATTACCAGAATAATTCCAAGCAAATTGTTGTCCAATTACTGGCACGTTATTGTTGGTAATAGTTACAGTAGCGTTCCATACTGCAATACCGTTTGGAATGTTTCCATTGACCCAGATTGTGTAAGTACCGTTTGGCGGAACTGTAATATTTGCAGTGTTTGTCCCTGCGGCTAATGTCCAGGAACCTGTTACTTGTGTAGCAACATTGGTCAATGCTGCGCCGTTGCCGACAAAGTTAGTGGATGTAATATTACCCGGGGCGTCTAAATTACCGGTGTAATCAAAGTTCCATGCATTAGCGCCGGAATTGATAGTTACATTGCCTGCATGGCTATCTGAACTACCACCACTTGTGATATTAACATTACCACCAGGACCGCCGCCGCCGCCGCCAAACGAGCCGTATCCGCCTGTGATGTTTACATTGCCACCTGGGTTTGAATTCCAAGTAACTGCGTCACTGGCGCCAGCAGTAATGCTTACGCTCTTACCACCTAGACCGCCTGTGGCATTGGCTGTGGAAACAATGGTGTTTCCTGGAACTGTTAGATTACCAGTGTTATCAAATGTCCAGGTGTATGCAGCGTTACTGGTCGAAATAGTGGCGTTGCTTTGGGTTACTCTGACATTACTACCTAGCGTACTACCAGCAAAACTGATAGTTTTTATCTCTGCAGATCCACTGTCGCCATCGTCGATTGCATAAAGACTGATATCTCCGCCTTGAGTGCTAGAAGCAATATCACCGGGTAAACTAAGTACACCACTATCATCAAAGGTAAAGGTCTTTGACACACCAGGAAAATCAATTCGAAAATCGCCACGGCGTAGTCTTGTTTCGCCCAATGTTGCGCCAGTGTCAGTGATTCGATTGTATAATGCCCAATCGTCATTGTCATCATCTTGAACTGTGACAATCAAATCATTGTTTGGCGATTGAACAATGCCCGAACTTGATCCCACCATGTTTAATGCACCACCAGCGGCCATTGTGACATTGCCAGCAGTATCGTAGGTCAATGTCTTGAAGTTTGTTCCGTCATAGGTATTGAGATAGATGTTGCCACTTGGAGCATTGACAAATCCCCAGTTGCCACCATAGAGGTTAACATGGCCTGGAAGACCACTTGGCAAAGTGTTCGCAAAGTCAAAACTGCCTTGGCCGCCGTAGATGTCAACGTTGCCGCCGCGCTCTGATAGAGAAGTGTTGCCTGCTTGATCGCCACCTTGACCACCTTGTATCACCACCAGGCCGCCGCGGCCTGCCCCTAGTAAATTAGCAACGTTGGCGGTGCTACCTGTACCACCAAGCAGTGTCACATCGCCGCCGTCGCCTGATCCACCTGCTAATATCTCGCCGCCCAGGCCACCTTGAATGGCAATGTCGCCGCCGTCGCCTGCATTGACACCATTGTCTGGGCCACCTTGGCCACCATCAATATTGATATCACCACCGCGTTGTCCCGGAGCACTTGTTTTGTCCCCGCCTTGCACAAAAATATCATCTGCGGCTCTTATTCTAATGTCAGCAGTGGAACCACCTAGTGCATCAATGGTTATTCCACTGCTGGTTATATCAATATAATTTTTTGAAGTATTTCCGCGATCTGCGGCTATTTTAACAGAATTACCTGCTGGCACAATAACAGCACTATTAGCGCCTGTGCCAAAGAATATGTTACCATCTGGCGTGGTTAAATCGCCACTAGTGTTAAATACCCAAGCGTTGTTATCATCAATGCCAGGGTTATAAGTGCTGATTTGAACACGATCAACTTCACCGTCTTCACCAAACACAGCCATGCCAGCAACCAGGTTGGCAGCACTGCCATATGCTCTCAATCTTACTGAACCATTAGCCTGACTGTTTAGGCCTAGAATACTACCATTGACTGTTGCTGAAATGCTTGCATTGTTTGCACCAGCGTTACCAGGAAGTGTTAGATTACCAGCAGTGTCAAACGTCCAGCCGGTGTTTCCAGAGTCAGTGTATACGGATACATTGGCATTAGCATAGAGTTCAGCATCGCCAGTGTTGTTTAACAACAAGCCAGTGACATCGCTGGCACCAGCACTGAGTCTCATGCCAGTGTTGGCCACAGATCTAATCTGACCCTCGCTGGGCAAAGTCAACATGCCAGTGTCATCAAATAACCATGACTGTGTGTTAGCTGTGATTGTGATGTTGCCAGCTCCTGCTCCTACAATATCATTTGTATAGACATTGCCCGACACATTGAGATTGATAGGAACTGTGAGATCGCCTAACTGACTGAAAGTAAAATAGTATGTGGCAGCATTGGCATTGGAGGTGGTGATGATAAAATCGTTGTCTTGGCCACCATAGATTTGACCATTAGGGTTGGCAGGAAAAACCAAGGTTCCGGTGTTGTTAAATGTCCAAGTATAGTTGGTGCTACCTGTTGAAAAATCTCCTGTACCAAATTCTATATTGCCGGCATCGTTATGCAAGCGTGTGTTGGCTGTATTTGCAGTGCCATTTGTGGGAAGTTGTAAATATGCCCAACCTGCGGTAGGTCCACTAGGAGTAATATTGATTAGAGTTTCTGAAGCACCTTCTGCAATTTGAATAACAGTGCCGTTGATGTCAAGGTTACCAATGTTTGCCTGTCCTTCACTGTTGGTTGTTACAACATCTGCACCATTGACTGTGAGCACATTGTCGGCAGTCAAACTGATCGGCACAGAGTTCATGTAAATTGTAGCATTGGACAAATACAAGTCATTCCATTGCTGGGTTGCACTACCTAAACTCTGTGTGTTGTTGCCTGTGGGGATAACGTTTCCGGCCACAGTTAAGTTGCCTGTGGTATCAAACTTCCAGCTATAACTTACGTTGCCTGCTCTTGTGCCCAGTGTTAAGTTGCCATCTTGTACATACAAGTAACCGTTGTTTGGATTGAGACCGGTTAAGACGTTTGTTTGTGTACCGTCCCAGGTAGAACTGGTTATACCCATATCCAGGAAGTGAGTAGAGTCGTTGCCGTTGTCTGCTGTTAAAATGTAATCGCCGGATGCAGTGGCAGCATTACTCCAGTTCTGCAAGTTGATTTGAGCGTAGGTTGTTACGTTGCCTGTAAACTGGGCCATGATATCTGAGCCCAGGTTAGTAAACGTTGGCGATCCAACGTACATTGCAGCGTCTCCGGTATTCTCATCCCCGGCAAAGGTGCCAGTGTTAATGTATGCATCATTTGCTGTTACTGTCTGTGCAGTGAACACATTGCCAGCTGTGATATTATTAGCACTGAGATTGCCAGTGTAAGTTGGCAAATATGCTGCCACGTTTGCATTGCTATAATTGCCGCCAAAAGAAACAGGAACGCCATTTGCATAACGATAGTTGTCTACGTAAATGGTACTGTCAATTACATCCAACACAATCGAACTAGCACCGTCGAACACTGATCCTTCTAGGTCGCCAACAAATACATTAGATGTGTAACTGATATTCCCTGCTGATAAGTTACCTGTAACAACTAAATTCCCGCCAATAACTGCATTGTGCGATAAATCTAAATACTGTCCGTAAACTGTGTTCCAACGACGACTTGCCCCACCTAGCGCAAATACATTAGCTGTGTTAGGCACAATATCAACGTTGGATGCAACTTTGCCAATGCCATTAGGTGCCAACACCAAGTTAGCGTTGGTGTTAACTGTTAAAATTCTATTGTCAGAAAATTGAACGTTTGAGTTAGGTAATCCTGTATTCCAAACGTTAGAAAAGTTGTTGTTTACGTAATTAAACGCGGTGCGTAACGGATCGCCTGTGCCGTCATTTGCTGCTGCACCGATATCAATGTTAATTTGGTTTGCCATGTGAGAACTCTACCTTTTTTGTTATTTATGGCTAAACTGCATCCAAAAGCCGTTGCATTTTGTGTTATACTCGCATACAATAGTCATATGCTGTACGCAAACAGCTAACTTACATGAAAGGTAATATTATGCGTTTTAATCCTAAATCCAAAACTTTTAAAGTCTTTACAGCCTTGCACAATGGCGAAACTTTAACCCCATCTGAAGCCAAAAAGCGTTTCGGCGTTGGTAACTTGAGTGCTGAAGTCAGTCGCGTTCGCGCTGCTGGTTTCTGCGTTTACTCCAACAGCCGCGTTGCAGGCAACGGTGTCAAGGTCACCGAGTACCAAATTGGCAAGCCATCACGCAAGTTGATCGCCGCAGGCTATCGCGCTTTGGCAATGGGCTTGGTCTAAGTTACTTAGGTCAACCCAAAGTATTAACCCGCCCAAGTGGCGGGTTTCTCTTGACCAGCAAATAAAAACCCTGTATAATACAGGTGTAAAGGAGTTAGCATGTTCTCAAAATTTCTAAAGTTTTTGGAAGCCCGTGGGCGTAAACGCATTGTTTATGACCGTGTAGACAATGAACCATATCTGGAACGGTACTACTTGTTTCTTAAAGATCGAGAGAACTTTCCGTTTAACGTGTTCCTGCACAAGTTTTTGAAATCAGATGTTGATGACTTACACGATCATCCCTGGCCCTTTGCTACACTTATTTTAAAAGGTGGCTACTATGAATGGACTCCGCAGTTTGGGAGCGATGGAAAGAAAATTGGCGAGATTGCTCGGTGGTGCGGTCCGGGCAGCTTCCGGATGGCTGGGGCGAAAAGCCTCCACCGTATTGAGCTCGACCCCGAAGTAACATGCTGGACCTTGTTCATGCCAGGCGCTAAACAACGTGACTGGGGATTCCTTGTTAAAAACAAGTGGGTGCAGTGGGAAGATTATTTAAAAAATCGAAAGGCAAAAGTATGAAGTTTATTTGGCGTTATTTGTTTAAAAAGATGCGTGACATCGGTAATGAGCCTGAACTATATGATCGAAGCATGTCAAGTGCCAAAGTCAGTATGTCACCCGAAAGTGACTGGGGCGATGGACTCAATATCCAAGTTCACTCGGCACACGGCGGGCGTATTGTAACGTTTCGTAAATACGATCGTAAAAGTGACCGCAGTAACAATCAAGTTTACCTTATCCCAGATGATCGGGATTTTGAGCGCGAGTTGGGCAAGTTGATCACTTTAGAAGCAATGCGAGGTTAATATGTTTGGATGGGGCGAATTGTTTTTGGCATTTGTAGTTGGAATGGTCGTTGCTGTTTGGGTCATGGCGATCTTTGTTCGCCGGTGGGCAGAGCGTCTTCGAGTGTTGCTAGAAGAAGCATTAGCAGATGAGTCTGGAAAAACCACAACTTCGGTGTCCAAAGAACAAGCACTTGCTTCGGACAAGATTATCCCACTAACCGTAGAGGTTGAAAACAATTTGTATTACTGCTATAATAGCAATACAAACCAATTTGTTTGTCAAGGATCAGATGTAAAAGAACTTACTGATCAGTTTCAACAACGTTTCCCGGGACTCAACGCATTTTTTAATTCCGGCGACGAGGCTGCATTAGCAGTACTGCGACAACAACTGAAAGACAATCGTGAAAATAGCAATAGCATCGGATCTGCATCTTGAGTTTGGCGACTTAGAAATCAACAACACCGATCAAGCAGACGTTTTAATTTTATCAGGCGACATTCTTGTTGCTAGAGATATAACACAGCGTGACCCTTACGGCGTAATGGGCACAGAGTATCGTAGTAATCGTTACCATGATTTTATGCAACGCTGCTCTGCCCTGTTCCCACATGTTATCTACGTGATGGGCAACCACGAACACTACAACGGCGACTTTGCCAAGACAGAAACACACTTGAAGGATGTGCTTGGCTACTTGAAGAATGTGTACGTGTTGGAAAAGGAAGTCAAAGTTATCGATGATGTTACGTTTATCGGTGGCACATTGTGGACTGACATGAACAACGGTGACACGTTAACTTTATATCATATGAAAGCTATGATGAACGATTTCCGTGTTGTCGAAAACTCTAACCGTGTTGTAAACTACAAGGCTTACGAACAAATCAACGGTGTCGACAATCGTGAAAAGCCAATCTTTAAAACTCGTACAGCTAAGTTTCAGCCCGAGGATGCGTTTGAAGAGCATGTAAAGATGAAGGGCTATATTCAGCAAATTGTTGAAGGCAAGTTTGATCAAAAGTTTGTTGTGTGCGGCCATCACTCACCCAGCAAGCAGTCAACACATCCAATGTATGCCGATGACACTATCATGAACGGCGGATATAGTTCAGACCTAGACGAGTTTATTGTGGATCACCCGCAAATTAAATTGTGGACACACGGCCATACTCATCATGTGTTTGATTATATGGTTGGGGAAACTCGAGTTGTTTGCAACCCACGTGGCTACACTGGACATGAACAACGTGCTATTGACTTTGAACTGCTAACGGTGGAAGTATGACAAAAGTCAAAACATGGAGTGTAATGATCGAAGAGGAAGGCGAAGATTTAATTCTTCCCTTTCCCCAGGAAATGCTAGACGAAGTGGGCTGGAAACCTGGCGATAATTTAGAATGGTATGACAGAGGAGACGGTACATGGGAAATACGGAAGAAGCTCTCGCAATCGGACAACGAGGATTTTTAATTCGCGGGCTTGACAACGAGATTTGGTTTCGTGTATATCACGAAGGGTCCAAGGATCATTCGTTTACAGATTACGAAATTACCAACCACGATTGCGAAGTAGTAATTATCGATCCACATGCTGCTTTTATCCGCAGTGAAGCTGGCGATTTCCTTGACTATACAACAGAAAGCATGCAACCTGTAAAATGAAAGTATATCTATCACCTTATCGCGACCACTGGATCTCGCCATACACTATCCTTCAGCGTGTGTGTTTTTGGCGAGTGATTCCGCGTGACGACGATAATGAAAGTTTTGAAGATGATCCCTGGATTGAAAAGTGGGCCCTTCGTTTAGCGCCTGTTTGTGAAAAGTTGCGTGACTTCTTGGATTGGATTCATCCTCCCCTCAGATATGTCAAGGTCGACTACCACGACACATGGAGCATGGATCATACCCTGGCACATATTATTGTGCCTATGCTAAAGCAGCTCAAGGCTACCAAACATGGCAGTCCCATGACAGACCTTGAAGATACTCCTGAACATCTGCACCCCAAGGTGGCACCTGGTCCTCACAACAATTACGATGACGAAACTGTGCATGATCGCTGGAACTGGATCATGGACGAAATGATCTGGGCATTTGAACAAAAACTCAAAGACGACGATGATGCTCAGTTTTACGATCATTCCGGAGTTCAATCTGGTGCCAGTCTCAATCAACAAATTAACCAGATGAAAGTTGATCGTGCAGGTCTAGATGCCCACACTGCACGTAAGGCAAACGGATATCGATTGTTCGGAAAATATTATTCCGGCCTCTGGGATTGATGTTTGCACCTGTCCATATGCCAACGTTTCATATTCTTATAATCGCCTTCTTTACCACAATGTGGACAAACAAGTTTCGCAGTATCTTGAGGACGGCTACGCATAGCAAGGATATGCTCCGCAGACTTAGGTTTTCCAAGTTGAGCTAAACGCATTTTTTCTAAGGATTCTGCTGAATGTTTTCTAGTGAATGTTGGTGCATGGCCTTTAAGGGCAATCGATCTCGCAGCTTTGTGTTCTTCTGTTTGAGGACCATACGGAAGGAATCTTCCGTTTATGTTCTTGTTTAACCATTTATTATTGTATAATACATTAATTCGACGTAGAGTTTTTTGCTCATAAATTCTGCACTGATCGACGTCACTAAATGTTTTTCTAATTTGAATAATATCAGGATCACCGTAGAGATTGCGATATTTTTTAACATGTGTTGAAGAGGTAAAGTATGTTTTCCACAGATCAGAGGGGTGGCAATTTTTTGCCCATCTCGCTCCGTAATAAAATTTATTTTCTTTACTCCAACCGATCAAGTATGTGTATGGTATCATACTTTTATTTATGATTTTAACGTATAAAGGACTATGGGATTAACATGACAACTGTGAATATTATAGAATCTAACGACGAGTTTGACTTTGGAGCTTGGTTAGCAAACCGACCCAAGCCTGAATCAGTGCCGCTGAAACTGCCCGACGATCCAGTGGCACTGGCAATGGCCAGTTATCGTATTTGGTTGCACACAGGAATTCGCTGGACCGACTTGGAGAACACAACTGCACAAGATGAAGATAGAGTTCGTGCCAATGAGTTGAGAAAATACTACGCTGGTCAAATGACCTTTGCTGCACTTAAAGGCACAGGAATTAAAACAACATTTAGACAAAAGCTCTATGCTATTGCCACAGGCTGTCACGAGTATACCAAAGACGATATTGGTTTGTTGCATCGACTACCGTATTTGTACGAAGAAGATCTTGCACTTGATCAAATGGTATCAGAATTCAAAAGCGTGGAAGTATCAGTAAACAAAGAACTCCGGGGTGTGTTCTCTTTGCATAAAAGAATGTTGCGAAGTCGTCGCAACGGCGAGTATTACTATTACTGGTTAAAGCAAGAAGGATCCCCATATCTTTACAAGCTGGTAGCCAAGTCCGACGACGTATTACGATCACTAGTAGAAAGTGTATTAACAACACCTAGAGAATTCACAGCCACTGCTTACTACAAAGGCATGCAAGGTCGTCGAGGATTCAATTACATACAACTGGGAAATTTAAGATTAGTATGACCAAGAAATTGTATTTTGCCTACGGGGCAAATATGAGTCAAGCTAGCATGGCACGCCGTTGCCCTGGTGCCACTAATCCACGCCCGTTTGTTTTGCAAGGCTGGAAACTAAAGTTCTACTCTCATGCAACAGTGGAGCCTAGCCCTGGCGAATCTGTTTGGGGAATCCTGTGGGATATTACTCCTGAATGCGAGCGCTCACTGGATTCGTTTGAAGGTTTTCCATCTTACTACACCAAGCGCCAAATGCGCCAAAGCAAGCAAAAGTTTTTCTTTTACGAAATGGCATCCTTTCGCGAAGGCAACCCTAGCAAGTGTTATGTGGATGACATTCGTTCTGTGTATAGATATTTCAATCAACCGTTTGATCATTTGGTACAAGATTTTGACACTGAACTCTCTTACTATTACTAAACTATCCGCTGCTGAAGCTATTGCATTAAAGATAGATCTGGATCGGACAGGTCTAGTAGTAGATCAGGATTATACATGGAGATTTCAGCCCGTTAAATACAGCGATAGTTTTAGCTCGACCCCGGAATCTGATAGCCAAGTTATATTTGAGTTTGCAGATCCAGCTATGGCTAGTTTTTACAGGTTAAAATGGGCATAATAAAATATTTCTTCATAACACTAATTTTAGTAGCAGGCACAGCAGTAGCAAAACCTCGAGTTCAAAAAGCAGAACCCAGTGTAATTGTTTACAATTCGGCAAAAGATCGTATTGAATACTCGCATAACAAAGATGCAGTTCGCCCAATTGCATCAGTGACTAAAATTATGACCGCAATGGTTGCGTTGGACTACGATAAAAATCTACAACGCAGGTTAAAGTTAGATGGTCGTGTGGGCAGTCATTTGCCCAAACAAACTTATAATCGCTGGCAACTGCTACAAGCCATGCTGGTTAGATCGGACAATGCTGCGGCTGAAACACTAGCAAACGATTACCCAGGCGGGAGATCTGCGTTTATTGCAGCAATGAATCAACAAGCCCGTGAATGGGGCATGAAGAACACTCGATTCGAAGATCCTACTGGCCTCAGTGCTAACAATATAAGTACAGCAACAGAAGTTGTTAGCATGATGGAAACTGCTTCAGGATATTGGATTATTCAAGAAGTAACCACACGCAAGCAAGTGGCTGTTGAAGCTCAATTTAAAAAACGTGTTAGAACTGTAAATTTAAAAAATACAAATTCTCCGTTGCTGTTTGAGTTTGATAACATTGTTGTGAGCAAAACTGGATTCACGTCTCGAGCAGGTTTTTGTTTGGGATTAGTAGTTGAACAAAAGCAACAACAATACATTATTGTGGTATTAGGGTCCCAAACAAAACAAGACCGTATACGCACAGTTGAGAAGGTTATGTATAATCATGTTATAGATAACCAGCTACCAGAAATGGAACTAACCCCTAACTTATGAATGTTTTAGACAACCTAGTTGTAAGAGCAAAAGATAGTTTTAAACATGCAGTCGAAATCCATCAACCATTTGGCGGCCTGGACTCAGTGATCGCCTGGTGCAAGGAATCAGAAATGCAAGGCGAATGGCGTTGGCAATTGATACAAGTTAGTTCGGATCACGCAGATGGTCGCTACCTATTTTACTTCGACAACGAGCGTGATTACTGTGCTTTTCTGCTAAAATGGGGCGGTTGACCATTAATTAATCATTTGCTATAATATGGCTATGTTCTAAGGAGTGTAGCAATGAACCCGTATGATCAAGATCAACTAAACTTTATCATGAGTCTTTCGGACCAGGAGTTTGACGCCTGGGCCATGAGCCTTCCCAGCGACGACATCAAGTATGCAATTGAGCTCATTCAAGCCGCACGACTGCTAAACATAATCCAGGAACAAGAATTGTTGGATGCACTTGAAGATTCAGACCTTACTGAAGCCAATTTAGTATTGAAAAAGTTCATGTTATGACAAAAGACAACATGTGGTGCATTGTGTTGGGATTCTTTATCTGTTCTATACTACACACCATGCCGTTTGCCGATGCTGAAAAGTATCGGCAGGCAATTAAACATTGTGAAAAATCATTACCGCGAGATCAACATTGTGTAGCAGTTGGAGTTCCAAAATGATTGAAGACTGGGACGACGAAGAAGCAGAAGATCGCCGCAATGGCATGTTCGCTATCATGTGGGACTGCAACGGACTTGAAGCCGTGGCACGATGTCCCGACCCTGCTGACACCACCTTTGCACTGCTAAAAGGGGTTGAGCCACCAGCAATGCCTAACATCAACATGTGGGAACTGCGAGCACGTTTCAATCCTCAACGCAACTACGAAATCTACATCATTACTGCCACACCGGGTATCAGCGAAGATCACATACGTGATATGTTCGAAGCAGACCCGCAAAATGCCGCAGACACAATTCGACGTATTGGCCACATGTATGTGAGCCACAGAGAAACTACTGAACGTGTAATACGATAGTACTACACATTTAGAGGTTGACAGCATAGGGTATTTGCTATATAATACTCATAAGCAAGCCAAGTATGGTACTAGGCAGCTTACAACCCGATGCATTGTGCATCATTTAAAAGGAAATTATCATGGCAAAACGCCTTACTCGTAAACTCATTGATGTGGCTCGCGAAGTTGAAGCCCAGCTCAAAGCACACTATGGTGTGACACAAAAAGAACTCGATACATGGCGAGCAGCAGCCAAAGCCAGCAAGTTTGCCTTCCCTAATACTGCAATGGTTCCTATTGATGAACTGAGTATTGACTACGAAGTTCAACGTGATGTATTGCACAAGCATATTATCAACATCATGAAAAAGTGGGATCCACGTATCTGCTCACCTGTAAGCGCATGCCGCCTGAACGGTAAAAAGCAAACGGATACATATGATGGTCAACATCGTACTATTGCCTCGGCTATCCTGGGCTTTGCGGAAGTTCCTTGTGCTGTGGTGGAAACTAACGACCCTAACTTTGCAAGTTATGCATTCGAAATGCTCAACGACACCGGCGTCAAACGCTTAGGCCCTGGCGATTTGCATCGTAATGCTCTGGTGCGCTATAAAAACGGTAGCCGTGACATTAAAAACGTTCGTGCTCGCACAATGCAAGATCAATTTGATGCTTGCGGCATTGACTTACAAGACAAAGGCTCTCGTGCTAGTGACAACCTGCGTGGCGACAATGACTACTTTATGAGTCACTTTAAGTATGCACAAAAAGGCATCGAAGTAGACGAAAGCGGCACAGTGCTGTTCAACATTCTCAGCGCAATCAAAGACACTTTCCCACTGCAAGAAGAAATTGATCAGGGTTGTTTTATTGGCTTGTATGAGTTGCACCGCATCTCTAGCACAAACCCCAACGAAAAACTGCCTGCAGGTTGGATGAAGACTTTGCTGGAAAGCATCAAGCCCACATTCAAGTCAAGTGCCTTGATCCACGCCAAAGCCAAAGTACAGTGGGAACACGTGAACCCAGGTGCAACTTGGTCAGCGCCCAGCGCAATGGCAAACTTCTTGCGTGAGTTGCATTTACGCAACGGTGGCTCATTGAACTTGCCCTACCACGGCGAAGGTGCTAAAATGGGTGTCGAGGCTGGCAATATTGCAGACGGTCTTTTCCCTGAGGCGTAACATGAAGGCAACTATTTCAAAGAACTGGGCACCAAAATGTGTCATGGATGGATGCAATAATCTTGTATCTTACCATAAAAAGTATTCTAAGTTAAACCACGGAGGACCCGGCTTTAAATGGATGCAGGCTTGCCCTGACCATCGAGGAGCTCGTAAAGCAGAGTTTGATGCTTGGAAATTAAAGCGTGGTTGCGAGAATCGAGACACGCATCATGGATTTGCTTGCACTACTACAATTACTCATCCTTCTCAAATTGACGTGAATCACATTGATGGCAATAAGATGAATACTGATCCTAGTAACATTGAATGTTTGTGCCGAGTATGCCATGCTCGTGTAACAGTAGACAGTGGGCATCAACACAATCGTTATTCAAATGTTGTTGACCTGGACCCAAATCTTTTTGAGGTTATCTAATGTTAAAAGAATCTCTCCAACAATTTACTGCTCCTGTGTACGGCAAGACTCAACGCAGTACTGCTACATACAAAACTGTGTCTCAACACTGTACCAATCATCTAACTCGCTTGGTTGATGAATACAAGGCTGTGCGCAATGATCAGCAACTGTTGCGAGAGCTTCGCAACGACATTGACGAAAAACTTCGTCGATATCACGAGTACTGCATCAAGCAACGTGACAGCATGGGCGCTCACTATCATGAGCAAGGTGCAGACGCAGAAACAGATTTTGAGCATCTAATTCCTGCCGCACGTATCCGTGACCTTTTGTTGGCCGGTGTTATCTCTGTAGAGCAAGCACTGAACGCTCCTACGGTGAAATTGAGCCGTGCAAAACATGCACAACTCAAGGAAGCAGGTTGGGCAAGTCATACACCAGACATGTGGTTGCCATTCCGTCGATACAGTCAAGTGTTTGAGGCCAAGTTTGAAACACATGACGGTACCGCCATTGACCCAGAAACATGGACACTAGAACAACATTTTGAATATTTTAAACATCTTGTAATCAACTAAGGAGTAGCATGAGCGTATTGCATTTCAAAGCCCGTCCCTGGACAGTATTTGATCCTGCCAACAAAGAACATCGACGTTGGTATTCGCAATTTACAAAACATGGCACTTGGGGACGATGCCCATATCGTTTCATTGTGCCGGACTCCCACGGTGACTTGATTACTATGTGCCAGCAAAGCCTAGTCAAGTACTACGTGGAACACGAGTTTAAAAAGTAATACTCAAGTGTTACATTAACCCTGCAGAAATGCGGGGTATTTTTTTGGTTGACCAAAATTGCCCGATTTGCTATAATATACACATGAAGAAATTAGATACAAACGAAATTTTACAGTGGGCCGGTGCTGTGTTTATCATAGCAGGGCACAGTCTCAACGCTGTGGGACCTGCAGCCTATCCTTACAATATTCTTGCATTTTTTGTAGGCACAATATTGTTCCTGACATGGACTGTTCGTGTTGCAAATAAACCACAAATGGCAGTGAATCTTGTGGCCTTGGGACTTGGACTCACAGGATTAGTTAAAGCATTTGGTTGACCAAAATTGCCCGATTTGCTATAATATACACATAAAGAAACAAAAGGAGTTTGAAATGGCGTTTGAAAAAGTAGTGCTCGACAAGGTTGCAACTGTTCTTAAAACTGGCACACAAGCATATTTCTTCCAAGGTACATTGTTTGTCCAGGCGGAAGAAAAACAAGCTCGCCGAGTGTTCTCTATGCTCTGCAAAGAATACGACTTCAAAGTTAGCCCAAGCAAAGTGGGCGACGAATTTGCTTACGACTTTACTGCTTAAGGAGAAAAACATGGGAACTCGTTCACGTATTGGCGTTATGCACGGTAGCAACTGCAAAAGTGTTTATTGTCACTGGGATGGTTATTTGGACTTTAACGGTCGTCTCTTGTTAGAGCACTACGACAGCACCAAAGCCAACTTCCTTGTGGCACTAGGTGACTTGAGTAGCCTGCGTCCTGATGTGCTTGTTGCAGAAGGTGTTGAGCACTCATTTGAAAAGCCAGCAGAAGACATCTGTGTTTTTTACGGTCGCGATCGTGGCGAGACTGGCACTGAGTGGAAAACAACTTCTACTTTTGAAGAGTTCATCAATCTATGTGATGACTGCGGTGCCGAGTATTACTACATCATGAAAGACGGTGAGTGGTATGTGGGCACTACATACGGTTCCGATGACAAGCTGGGTGGCAAGTTGGTGCTGTTGGCAGAAGCACTTGCCGACGAAGTGATTGAGCAAAATGAAATGTCGGTGGCTGCAGAATGACCAAAGACTATTTGCTCCGCCCGCTAGAAATTGACGACCATGTGGTGTTTATGGAACAACACTATCGCCGACTCCGCCTGGCAAAGATCTACGCATTCACTGAGTCGGGCAAAGCTCGTATTCGCTGGGGAGAGCACAAATGGCAAACCCTGCTTCAAGAAGGTTCGCAACTTGTAAAAGTTGAAGGCCCGGATTTAACTGCTTTTTTACTGCAACAAAAATGAACGAACAAATTCTATCCCTTGCTAATAAGGCTAATAAAGATATAGGCTACACATTTAAGATGGAAGAAGCCAAACAACTTCACGAATTAATGGAAAAGTTCGCCGAGTTGATTGTGAAAGAATGTTTCCGAGTCGCCGTGCAAAAAGAAGATGGTGATACTTCAGATTACAATTCAGGTCGCTCTTGGGCTGGTATTGATATTTTAAAACATTTCGGAGTTGAAGAATGAGTGAACGAGCAAGAGAATATTTCAAAACATATCCATGTCCTAACGAACCCAAGTACTTTACCCTGTTTGGTTACTTGTTTTCAGTAAACTGGGCCAACGATTGTTGGACGCATATTACAGATCGTGAAAATGAAAAGACTGACTACTTGCACTTTGGTAAAGTGCGTAACATGAAGGGTCAGACCATGTATGAAATCGTAATCTGGCGCTTTTTACTGTTGTGGGGCAAATAATGCTCCCTCATACTGATTGGGAACGTCTTGAGCTTCTTAAAGAAATCGAGTGCGGCGATAAAGTTGTGATACCAGTAAGTTATGAACATGCTGTGTTTATGCTCAAAGTGGCACAACATTACATCGCAGAACAGCACAATGCAACGTGGACAGCATTGAAAAAGGACTACACAGAATGACATTTACCAAACAGGATTTGAAACTTGCACTCAAAGAAATTGGGCACGGTATTGTATTTTTTGCAATCATGGCAGTCAAAGTAGCAACCGCAACGGTAGTAGGTCTTGCTGTGTTAGGCACAGTAGTGTACCTTATGGCTCACTTTTTCTTGCAGAGCCTGGCAGTGATGCTTATCGTTGCATCTGGCACATGGCTCTGGGTGGAACTAACGATTGCTCGTACCACTCGTGAATATGAAGAACAACAAGAATCTTGGCGTGCAGAAAAAGCCAAATCCTCTCACCCTGAATACAAGGAAACATTATGATTACTCTCAGCACCGGTCAGCCCTCTACCCTGGGCAGTTACTTGAAACTGTGCAACATCTTCTTTGGTGAAGAAAGTGTACAGGCAAAGTTTATCAACGAAAAGATTGCATCTAATCCCAACGGGCCCGACGAAGAAGTGGTTGTTGAAGAATCGCAAATGATGTATCTCCTGGTTAACTTGCCACCAGAGGGGATCAATATTATGAAAGATTTGTTGTCGTGAGCGGATATGCACTAATTCTCAAAATCCAAGCCTTGGAAAAGCAACTGCATGACTTGGGCATGCGTTGGGGCTACGACAAGCATGGCAGCTGGGGCGACGGCAAATTCGGCGATACTGTAGCTGTGTTCCCCCAGGACGAAGAACTGCCTGCCTACGCACGAGATGCTATGTTGTTCAACGGTTCTATTACAGAGCTCCAGCAATGGCTGGCTGGTGTAAAGTGGGCACGTGACTACGACTTCTTGATCAAAGTGTCCGACAAGAACAAGCGTGAAAAGTGCGAAGTTAAAGTTCGTGCATACCAAGCCAAAGTTAAAAAGGAAATTGAGCAAGCAGAAATGATGCGTGTGCTAAAGTCCTCAGACGCAGAAAACAAAGCAGCCAAAAAGAGTAAATAACTGATGCGTATTAACGAAGTCCAACAACCATCTGATCGAGCATTGTTTGAAAGCATTGATGCTGAAAACAACACCGGCTACCTAACTGAAGATTTAGTTAAGGTAGTTCGCACCCATCAAGCCAATGAATGGAGCGAGCCCATGACAGGCGAACAATTACTGGAGAGTCTAAAGTGAGTGTTCGGTTCATGATGAGCCCGTTGTTTAAAAAAACTTATGCTGAAAAGACTCAGGCAGTTCCGGGACTGGCTGCAAAGTTTGCAGATTTTGTTGGTACTAAAACTAACAATCCAATCCAGCAGTTTGGCAAAAGTGATACTCAAATGGTATCAGCTGGCCCATTAGGTAGAGCTGTGCCCGGTATCAAGCATGCTCACCTAACACAAGACCTTTCGGTGTTTTACACACTCAGCGGTAGAGATCCAACTGTGTTTAATTTGTATGGTATTTTTAGTCACAAGGACTCGGGCACAGGCAACAACGCCAACATCAAAACCCAAAAGAGTCTAGGGCAACAACTGCAAAATCAGCAGTTTACAGATTAAACCCAAAGTGTTACAAAACCCTGCTAGTTGGCAGGGTATTTTTTTGGTTGACCAGAATTGCCCAATTTGCTATAATATACACATACAGAAACAAAAGGAGTTCGAATGCGTAAAGTCACTGCAATTTTGTCCACAAACGGATGCGGCTACTGGTCAGAAGTTGCCAAGGACGTTAAGGTCACTGGCATTAACCTAGCGTATGTTAATGACGAGCAAGACTTTGGCGAACTCCGTGTTTACTTTGACACCAAGTCTTGGGACGTAAACAAAGACGGATTGATTTATACAGATCGTCAATTTGAAAAAGACTTGAAAGAATTGTTGACTGCCATGGGCCTTGACGATAGCGATGTTGGCTACTCTGAGCAAGGCATGCAAGGCGACACTTATGTGAGCCTGGATGTTGGCGAAAATTTCATTGCTAGCTACTCCAGCAACATGTCCTCTGTGCTGGTCTAAGGAATCGTTATGCCTGGTTTTGTTGACGTATCAAATATGACAAGCGAAGAAGTTCGACGCATGGGCCATGCCGATGACTATGATGAGGAGCCACAACGTTATGGTTTCCGTAAAACCTCACATCCTGTACATCAAGTTGGCTACTCTGTAAGCGATGTGTGGGCCGCAGCCTGTGCCGCGCACCGTGTAAACGGCGAATATCGAAAAGAAACTAAACCTATTGCAGATCCTGAAAATCCTGGGCGGGTGTTAAGTGTGCAACTTCGAAATCGAGATGTTATGTTGGAGTTTTTACAAAATCCTGACCGGCTCACAGTAGGCGATGTTGAAACCGGCGAAGAGCTTCGGCGCTGGCTAAACAATGACTTGACGTTCCGTGCCCTTAAAAGCCAACTCACTGAATTTGACTCAGCGGCACAGAAATGTCTTGCTGTAAAGGACAAATTCTACTCAGTGGGACATCGTTACGAACTTGCTGTAATCGCTGCCTTGCCCAACTCCTTCTTTAGAGCAAAAACTCGCGAGACTGTTCAAGACCGGCTTGCAGAGACCACAGGTAAATACATCAGCAACATAGGCGACAAAATTAAACTGGATATCGAAGTTATCCAAACCGTGTTTAGTAAAAACTGGAACGTAAATTTTGTAACTGCAATCACCCCTGACAACCATGCTGTATTTTTCAGTTATCGCCCAGAGCTATCAAATGGGTCGAAACATACAGTTATAGGAACTGTTAAATCTCACAAAGATGGCAAAACCCAACTCAATCGCGTAAGCATTATTTAATGAACAAAGTTTTATATTTAGGAAACAACGATGAAGATACCGATCGTCGTGTAAGTGTGTTGGCCGCAACGCATAACACAATTAATCACGGTCTTATTAGTCAGGCAGACTTTGTGCCTGCCCATGATGGATTTTATCATACTACTGTTTTAGACATACCGTTTGGCGCTATAGTCAAGTTGGCTGATTACTTTGATCAAATTGTTCTATTAGATCAGCCGATTAGTCAATGGACTAATTGGAAGCCATTGTTGAGTACTATAAAGATCATGGAAGAGATTGACCAACGCGGCTATGATGTAGTATACAAAGACAATGCCAATGTGCTAGCTGCTCACTCAATTGACAAACTAACAACCGAGAATAAAAGTTTTTGCATTTACCCATGGATAAATTTCACTGAGGAAAATGGCACCACACGCCTTTGTCCCAGAGCCAGGGCAAATGTAACAACCCCTGATAAAATTGTTGACTGGAAGACCAATCCTGATTATCAGGCTATTAGACAAAAAATGTTAGCAGGAGAACGCATACCTGAGCACTGCGGGTTTTGCTACGAAGAATACGAAGATAAAGGTATTGAGAGCTATCGGCAATTTGAAACTCGGGATTGGATTAATAAATTAAACATCCAATCGTTTGAGGATCTCGACAAGATTACTCATCCTTATCTATATGAATTGCGACTGAGCAACAAGTGCAATCTAATGTGCAGAGGTTGCCGTCCAGCATACAGTCATCGGATTGAAGCTGAATTTAAACAGCACAACATCACTTTTAGTAAGTGGGTAAATGATACCGAGCAGTACCAATATTCCAATATTGATAGGATCGACATCAATACATTGTCACCATTGTCACGGATATACTTGACCGGTGGCGATCCAACTGTTATCCCGGAAGTTCTCACTTTCATGGAAAGATGTATAGCAGCAAACAAAACAGATTTTGAACTCACGTTTGGCACAAACGGACAAAAAATTAGTCAACGCTTTTTAAATCTGTGCAATCACTTTTCTGTAGTAAATTTCAGCATAAGTTTAGACGGATACGGGCGTGTGAACGATTATTGGCGTTGGGGCAGTAACTTTGATACTATTATTAAAAATATAAAATTATTAAAAAGCCATGGGCATCGTATATCTATCAACTGTGTTCCAGGAATTTACAATGTTACGAACTTACATTTGCTTTATGAATTTTTAGATCGAGAATTGCCAGACACTTCGGTGTACGTACAGATAAATTATGTCGAACATCAAAGCCCGTTTATCCATCCCAATGTTGAGATGGCGTTAGACAGTTTGTCTAGGTGTATGAAAACCAATATGTACATGAGCGATGGCAAATCTAACAAGAGCGCAATTGATTCTATGTACGAGTATTACAAAACAAATCCTACCTTTGATGTAGAGAAGTTGCGTAAGTTTTTTGAATTCAATGATAAATTGGACGCAGCCAGAAACAGTCAACTTGGTGACTACATTCCTGAATTAGAAGCTGTGCGACACCTGATCAACAAGTAAGTGTTAAGTACTAACTTTTTTCTATACAAAAACGGTTGACGAAAAACCCTAAATCTGGTATAATTAACTTATCAAAACTGCAAAAGGAAATCGAATGCGTAATCTAGTTATTGGGTTTGTTTTAGGTGTAGTAGTCACTACCGTGGGCTTCTCAGGAATTGCTCGCATTATGGACAAAGGTGTCCAAACGATCCAAACGCAAAGCAAAGAACTCGCCCAGTAAAACGGGCAAACCAAATCAAAATTATTGCAGAAAATGGTTGACCTAAATATCATCTTTTGCTATAATATTGATATGTTGAGCAGTAATGCAAAACATTTTTTAACTCTCTAAATCAACTTTTAAGGCAACACAAAATGACAGCAGAAAAAACTTTTACCGTGGCTGGTACCGCTAAAAACTCCGATGGCACCGTTAAGGCACGTTTTGCAAACGACCTGGTAGCTCGTATTAAGATCCTCAACAAAGCAGGTTGCACTGATATTAACTTGGTTGAGTTGCCACATGCAATGACCAAGCTGGAATGTCTCCAGTATCTAACAGAGCAAGGTATCACCGAAGGTGATGCAGGTTTTGCTGTTGCCAACAAGTTGGCAGAAAAAGCCAAGCTCGCTAAGAAGGGCGAAGTCAAGGTCAAGGCATCCAAGCCTGCCAAGAAAGAAGTTACTGCCGAGCAAGTGCTCGAGGCCGCAAAAGCCTAATCAGCTTGTGCTTCTTCTACAAAGCGGCTTCGGCCGCTTTTCTTTTGGCCTTTTTAATTGAGTGTGCTAAGTAAAATAAAAACAATGAGTACATACCATTCGAAGTCAGGCGAAGCCCTGTATATTATAATTCTTCGAGACTCACAAGCCAACGCACTACTAAAAAATTGGGCAACCAAGAACAAGCAGGACGTTCATTTGGCCAACAACAAGATGAGTCTTTATAGTCAGAACAGCCTAAATCTTTTTCAAGTAACTTGGAATGGAAGCTGGAGTAACGTCACGATCTGGGACACCTGGAGCAGACGTCATATCTATCTGGACTAAAGAAATTTGACAAGTGTGCGGAAAGTGTTATAATTACTTTTGTCTATCAAGGAGAATATTATGACATCACCAACACCTACACAACACGAACAAATTGTTACCGCTTACGAAACATACATTGCCGAAAACGAAAAGTTTACAGCAAAAGGTGTAAAGGCATCGGCAGCTCGCGCTCGCAAAGCTCTTCAAGAAATGAGCAAGGGCATTAAAGAACGCCGCAAAGAAATCACTGCTGAAAAAGAGGCATTGGCTGCAAAGTAAATGACTTATACTGTATCACCAACAGTATCGCTCTCAAGTCTTGACGCTAATCTAACAATAGGTTCTGCGTCAAGCACATCATACACAATGGCATCGCCTTGGGTTACCTCTGGAGTCGACTATAGAATTAGCTCGCCACTCAATGTAAATCCATCAGGTAAAATAAGTTTGCAGGGCGAGGGTGCCGACATTGAGATCAACGGCGAGAGCCTTGTAACAATGTTAAAGCGCATCGAAGAGCGCATCAATCTCTTAACGGTAAATCACAAACTTGAATCTGAGTGGGAAGAACTCCGGGAGTTGGGCAACCAATATCGTGAGTTGGAACAACGAATCAAGGATAAACTTGAAACTTGGAACAAACTTCAAGCTCAAGACAAAGATAACCGTTAACGGCTAACATAACGACAAAAAGCATTCGTTTGAACCAGTAACTCACTGGTTCGTAGTCCAATTGAGTAAGTAAAACTACCATGAAAGCACAAGTAAACTACATTAATAATCAAATTACAACGTGGAGTTCGCGAGCATTAAAAGCTGCCGGACTTTGGTTAGTGGCACTAGCAGTTATTGCTGTTAGTAACCACAAACTCAACGATCTTCGTTCTGACATCGAAAGCATGCCCGCGGGTTATGTCAGTACAACAGAGAAAATCAAGCAACTTGATTGCTTGACACGAAACATTTATTGGGAAGCTGCATCGGAATCATTCGAAGGCAAAGTAGCTGTAGCCCAGGTAACAATGAACCGAGTTGAATCCGGCCGCTTTGCTGATTCAGTGTGCGGAGTTGTTTATCAAAAGAATGTTATATATGAAAAACTGATCTGTCAGTTTAGCTGGGTATGCGAAACTACACATAAAGTTCGTCCAGTGCATACACCACTATGGCGAGAGTCTGAGGAAGTGGCTAAAAAAGTTTTGCTAGAAAACTTCCGACTGCCGGGACTTAAAGAAGCATTATTTTACCATGCGGATTATGTCAGTCCAGGTTGGAAAAAGCCCAAGATTGATAAAATTGGTCGTCACATTTTTTACGGAGCATAACAATGCCTTTTAAATTTCCAATGACAATTATTGCTATCCGTGAATTCCTTACAGACAGCCTTGCTAAACTTTCAGCAGACACACTGGGATGGCTATCAGCAATTGTGTTGCATTGTGCAACACTGCCTAGCTTCCTAGCACTGATGTCGGGTCTAAGCGACAAGACTCCTGGCCTAGACATGATCCTGTTTCTCTGGGGTGGGTTGATTTTGTTGTTTATGCGAGCAGTTGTACTCAAAGACATGCTTAACATTATTACAATCGGTATTGGGTTTATTCTACAAGCTAGTTGCATGGCATTGATATTGTTTAAGTAATGGACCAAGTAAAAATCAAGGCAGAACTTGATCAATGGATGATCGAGTTTGTAGAAGTCGAACATCCTGATCTGGCCAACTGGGCACCTTGTCCGTATGCTCGAGCTGCAAGACTGTCTGACATGATCAGTACAATATTTTGCGAAGTGTTTGAATTCTCAGATGTAATTCGTGAAAGTATTAGCATGCTAGAACATAAAGATGTTGTAGTAGTGTGTTTTGATCACCGCACAATTGATCCAGTATCCTTGCAGGAATGGGTTAGTAACATGAATCAAACACTAATACCCATAAACTATGTTATACTCGAAGACCATCCCGATGCGCCAGAGTATGTTAACCGAGTAAACATGAATTTTGGTTTGTGCGGGCTTTTAGTAATTCAGAAATTAAGCAAGTTAAATAATGCCGCAGACAAATTAAAATCGCAAGGCTACTATGATACATGGGATCAAAAGTCTCTAGACGATGTAGTTACTTGGCGTTATGAAAAATGAAATTTTGTAGAATTAAACTAGCTCATACAAACTATAATGAGTACCCTGAAACAGCTAGATGGACCTGGGCATCTAGTGTAGAACCGTTTGAGCAGATTTATAGGCAGTATTGTGCTCACAAACAATTTATGAGTGTGATGCCACTTTTCTTGAGTCAGTTTCAAGACAAAGCAAACGATATTCACATTTACTATCACAACGATCAAATTGTTGCATGGAGTTTATGTCGTCGCTGGGATGAATACAACGTAGAGAGCATGCAATTTGCATGGGACTATCAGACCCCTAGTCTGGAACTAGGTCGCCGTAGCTTGGAACATGAGTGTGCATATTACAAATCATCAGGATACAAGTATTTGTACCTGGGCGAAAGTGCCAACTACAAAGCACAATTTGACGGCTACGAACTACTGGGACCTTGCTAATGGACATTTATACAATTTGGGCAAATAAACAAGGCGACATTTCTGACCTCGAGTGGGTAAATGGCATGAAGGGATTCTTTGATCATTTGGTATCCGAAGGTCGTATGGAAAGCTATCGTATCACAAGATGCAAAATGGGATTCCGTTCGATTGCTGACATGCCTGAATGGATGATACTCATGGAATTCAAGGACATGGCGCAAATGGACTCTGCGTTCAAACGTGTTGCACCACTAGAAGGCGAGCTCGAAACAAAACACAAGTCGTTCAACCAGTTTGTAGCAGGGGATATCCAGCATGCACTGTTCCGTGACTGGCCCGATCAACTGTAATACTTGAGTACTACTTTTTACTGGTTGACCAATTATTGCCCTTTTGCTATAATATGTACATAGAGTAAAAAAAAGGGCACCATGAAAATTAACGAAGTAAACGCAACTATTGGTAACAGTCTAGTCCATCGCGCCGAGCTTGTTGCTCGTGCCGCACACAAAGATCAAAAGTATGGCGAGCAGCCATACTCAGTTCACTTGGAAGATGTGGTGCGCCGTGTGAAGCAAATCACCGACGACCCTGAAATTATTGCCGCTGCCTGGTTGCACGACACAGTAGAAGACAGCCCGGAAGTCACAATTGACGACATCCGCAAAATGTTCGGCACTAATGTAGCAGACATGGTTTGGGCTGTAACAGCACACGGCAGCGACCGTGCTGAAAAAATGTCCAATGTAATTGAAAAAATTGCTCGTACTCCGGGTGCAGACTTTGTGAAGTCAGCAGACCGTCTTTCGAATGCAAGTGCTTCTAAAGCAGAAAAGAAAATGGGTTTATACAACATGTACCGAGACGAACATTCCGCACTCAGCCCTGTGCTGGGCAACAACGCCCTAGCACAAGAACTAGTGAAACTGTTCAACGACTAATCGGAGGTAGCATGAAGCTATCAACATACAGTGAACACCGTTTACGGAAGTCAATGGCCCATTGGCGTGTGGCCAAAGACTTTGCAGATCCTATGTATAACTACCTAGTGTTTGGGATTGAGCCCGGTAGCTTCTTTAAAGGATGGTATGCTGGTGATGCTATGGCAATCATTCATAGTCATCCTGCTAACGCAGTTCAATCTCTCAAAGATCTATCCAAATGGATGCTTAACTGCATGCCCGTATCAGCCAAGGGCAGTTATGAAAAGGTTAATGCTTGGATGAAAATGAGAGACGACGACCGCCGAAAATTTTTAGTAGAGCGGGATCTTGTCTTTTCCGAAGAGCAAGAAACTTGGATGATCCTTAAAGGCGAGCCGCTAGAGGCATTGTCTTACTATTGACCAATAAATCCTAATCTGCTATAATACACTCATGTTCAAGCAAAATCGATCGTATGTTTCTATATACCGCGGACAAGATAACTTTATGTTTTGTCCCGACGGTATCAGTGTTGTTCCACGAGCTCATGTTGAGATCTTGGAACAATGCCCTGCCGAGATACGTGACAAGGTTAACTTTGCTATTGCCAAGGGTTGGGTCCAGCCTGTTGCTAACTTACGTAACGAAGAATACACCTGGGAGTTAATGAAGAAATGACTGATACTAAAAAACCGTTAGAAATAGAATTTGCACCTGGTGCGTTTGATCATTTTGATGGAACGCAAGAAGAGCTTGATCAGATGATGGCAGAAATCATGGACATGTTTAGTAACATGAGCCCTGAAGAACTTGAAGCCGCGAGCAAGCCAGTTGACTGGGACAATCTCTCTGAAGAGGAAATCGAGATCCTCAAACAAACACTCAACAACGAACCTCGCACACTACAATGAGCATGCACTTACATCACCCTAGCTTGAGCTACAACGGCAAGCGCAAGGGCAAAGTTAAATTCCGTAATGCAGAAGAAGCAAAGAAAGCACGTGAGCTTGATGCTGCCTGGAAAGAACTGCAAAAGAAGTGGGAAGTGGATGCTGACGAAAAGCGCCGTAGCCGTGCTATGAAAGCCGAACCGTTGCAATACAAACTGACCACACCGGTTGGTCGTAGCAACACGCATCATATCCCAAGTGTGAATACAGGTGGTAACGCTACAATGGCAGCACCAAAAGTATACACTGGTACCAAAGTAAAAGGCATTGCAACCATGCACAAGTCAAACGCTGTGCCTGTGTTCAGTGACGAAGAAGCAATCGAAATTTCAAAGATGCGCCGTGGCTGATGTGAACTATAACTCAATGACAGATTTTGAGCTACTGCACTATCTGGATCTCCACTCAGAAGATCCGGTAATACGTAGACTAGTTAACTTTTTATCAAACACTCGCGGTGGTCTAATCACTGATCTCGAAGCAGCAGGCATGGACCCACATACCTGGCAGTTCGAAACTGACTGGCAGAGTATGTATCCAGGGGACTACATTCAAAAGCTTCGTGGTGATCTTGAGGAAGTTCAATCAACCCTTAGCTGGTTGCAAGACGATCACCACGAGCTCGAAGACAAATACAACGAACTTAAAACTCGAAGTATCATGGACTTTGTGCAAGAAGTGTGGCAGGAAAAGAAAAGTGCCACTGCCAAAGTGCAACAAGCTCAAGAAGAAATTAATCAAGTCAAAAAGCAAAATGACAAACTCAAAGAGCAGATTGACATGTGGGCAGCAATGAATCGTATTAGTTAAAAGGAAAAATATCATGACATGGGAACAACAAGAAGTATTTCGTATTCTTAAAAACAAACCTGGTACTAGCTATCAGGAAGCTGATGATGTGAACAAAGTTATTATCCGGGACTGGGTAAAGAGTTTGTTGCACGTTACTGAAGTAAATGTAGAATTTACAAAAGCAGATGGCACTGTGCGCGAAATGCGTTGCACACTAAATCCCGACAAACTGCCGCCACCTCCTGTGCCAACTGGTCCAGTGGACGGGATTGTAAAGGAAAGCAAACAGCGTAAAGCACCGGATCCCGAAAGTATCCGTGTATTCGATTTAGACAAAAACGAGTGGCGCAGTTTCCGCTTTGATCGACTGCAAAAAGTCGGAGCTTCTATCTCTTTTGAGACTAAGTAATTGCTTATGGCAAAAGAAGATATTATTAACATGGAGGGCAAGATCCTTGAGGTGCTACCCGCTACTATGTTTCGTGTAAAATTAGATAACGTAGAAACATTGGTGTTAGCCCACTTATCGGGCCGCATGAGAAAACACAACATTAAAGTCCTTTTGGGCGATCGAGTTGAGCTAGAATTTTCACCTTACGACCTTACTAAAGGGCGTATTACACGTAGACGCTAAATATTAGATGCGTGAACAAATTGACTTAATCGAAGCAAGTACCCGTCCAGCAAAACTGGAAACCACTCCCCTGCCCTACGGTGTCAAAGACCTTGACCCTGTAATGAGCGCAGAAACAATTGACTATCACTATGAGCATCTAGCCAAGGGCTATGCAAAACGTTATAACGCAGGAGAAGGTAATGCGAATTTTAATCGTGCTGGCAGTTTTTTACACAATAAGTTCTTCCCTCAGCTTAGGGCTCCTAAGGGCGCAAACAAACCCCGTGGTGCAATACTCACGCTAATCGAAGAGCACTTTAAAACCTACGAAGATTTCAAGATTGCGTTCAAAGAAGAAGCAATGAAAATCCAAGGTTCCGGGTGGGTCTACTTGAGCACTAGTGGTGCTATCAAAACAATCCCAAATCACCAAGTTCGCACAGATATTGCAGTGCTAGTAGACTGGTGGGAGCATGCCTGGGCGCTAGACTACCAAAGCGATAAAGAAAAGTACCTAGATAATATCTGGAAAATTATCAACTGGGACGTTTGCAACGAACGTCTGTAACTTGTCCTTTTGAATTTCTGGTAAATACTTGCCAGAGGATTCAATAATGACATTACAAGTAATCAATGTAGGAACTACCCCAAATGACGGGCAAGGCGATGCAATACGCACAGCCTACATTAAATGTAACGACAATTTCGCCGAACTTTACAGCCGAGTTCAAGAAGCACCACCTGCTAGCCCTGCCGGAACCAACGGCGACGCAGCAGGAATGATTGCGTTTGATGATCAGTATTTGTACGTATGTTTGTCGAACTACGATACATCAACTGAAATTTGGAGACGTGTGGCGTTTGACACCACACCTTGGTAAATCATGTCGCAACCGGTCTGGATCACGCCCGCAGGCACTTTAGGTAGCATCCCGGAAGGGGTGTTTTATCAGCTGGCCATGTTGGCCGACACACCTGTTGTAGCTAATGTAACTTGCACAGCCACAAGCGGTACTACAAACAGAATCACGTGTGATAGTACAGCAAATATTTACCCTGGGCTAAACGTAATGTTTGGCGGAACCACCGGGTTAGTGTACGGTGGCATAAGTGCCCTAACAAGATACTTTGTGCTGGATGTGTACAACAGCACACAATTTTCCATTACAACATCAGAATTTACAACTACCCCAATTACGCTAACAACTGCATCGGGCACAATGCCTGCAGAATTTAAACAGCACATTCTTTTTAATCTACAAGCTGGTCAGCTTCCTTCTGGAATTCAAGTAGCTGATAACGGGTTAATTATCGGCACACCAAAAGCTGTTGCAAGTATTCAGGGCGTCCCTACACAAGTTGCAGTAGACGTAACTAGCAAGTTTACTGTTAGAGCTTATACAAAAAAATATGTCGGCAGCAATTACGTTGTAGATCAAATCCGTGATAGAACATTTACATTAACTGTTACAGGACCTAATCCTCCTGAGTTTACCACACCTAGTGGGCAAATTGCACAATACTACGACGGCAGTTTAGTTGCAGGTTTACAAATTGAATATACTGATGTGGACCCCAATGCCGAAGTAGTTGTTAAACTAGTAGGTGGAACTTTACCCAAAGGTCTTGGTATATCGAGCACGGGGTTAATTTCAGGGTTCATTACACCACTTGCATCAAACGATGCAGAAGCTGGGTTTGGCCGCGATGGGCAAGGTTACGACGAATATAGTTTCGACTTTAGCACCATGAGTTACAATTCCAATTACGAATTTACATTGGAAATCTCTGACGGGGTATATAGTGATTTACGAACCTTTAGTATCTACGTTTACAGCAAGGATAGCTTGAGTGCAGATACTACAGATATCACTGCTGACAACACTTTTGTCACAGCAGACGTAACACCAATTCGCCCACCAATTATTACCAACCCCGAAGGAACAATTGGCACAGTTAGAAATGACAACTGGTTCGCTTATCAATTCATCGGGCTCGACCTTGACGGCGACCAAGTTGATTTTGAATTGATATACGATGCAGGCGACAGTTCGGGCATCCCTGGGCTCACACTAGATCAAAACTCTGGATGGTTATACGGATATATTCCAAACTTGGGATTAACCGAACGTGAATATACATTTAGTGTTAGAATTAGCAAAGACATTGATCCGCTGATTAGCAACGAATATAGCTACAGCCTGTCAATCATTGGTGCAGTTGATACAGAAATTACCTGGCTAGTTGACGCAGATTTGGGCACTATTGTTAATGGCGCAACCAGCACACTATATGTCGCTGCTTATAACACAGCCGGTATTCCGTTGCAATATGAATTGCTAAACGGAAGTACATCAAGTTTGCCACAAGGATTAGCGTTATTGCCTTCGGGCGATATTGCAGGTCGTGTGAGCTTTGATACATTTGCACTGGACTTAGGCACAACAACATTCGACGTTACCATGAACGACTTGTCAATCACAGGACAAGACACTGAAACAACATTTGACATGACCCATGTGTTCACAGTTCGAGCATTTAGTTCAAATGGATTGGTAAATGTATCTAAAGAATTTAGTGTCACAGTAAAACGCTTGTATAACGAGCCTTACGATAATCTTTACATTGAGGCAATGCCACCAGAAAATGATCGTGCGTTAATACAAGATTTATTACAGAATGCAGACATATTCCAGCCTGACTTATTGTATCGCCCCACCGATCCAAATTTTGGAAGAGCTACAAAAGTTGTTTATGATCATGCGTTTGGATTAACAGCAGCCACATACGACGAATATGTTAGCAGCCTGTATGAAAATCATTACTGGAAAAATCTAACACTAGGCGAAGTTAGTGTTGCCCAAGCTCGCAACACAGCAGGCGTAGTGATTTACGAAGTAATTTACAGCCGTGTGATTGACAATTTATTAAACAACGAAGGCGAAAGCGTTAGCAAGCAAGTTACGTTGCCATACCCGATTAACGAAGATGATTCTACAGAAGTATCTGTAGTTTACCCAAACAGCCTGATCAACATGAGAGATCAAGTTATTGATACAGTTGGCGAAGTCGACGATGTATTACCATTGTGGATGACATCAAAACAAGCCGACGGAAAAGTGCTCGGGTTCACTCCTTCTTGGGTATTAGCTTATGCCAAGCCAGGCAAAGGCGATCAGATAGCTTATTATATCAAAACCAAGTTTGGTGAGCGTTTGAACCTAATTGATTTTGAAGTTGATAGATATGAGTTAGACCGCTTGCTCAGCAAGAATTGGGATCCGATTGCTGACAGCAGTACTGGTGCCTGGGAACCGACCCCTGCAGAAACCACATTCGATTACAATGCACACTATCAATTACCTGTGCCAAATGATTCAAGTTTTGTATTTGTCGGCGGAACAGGATATGCAGTTGGTGATGTCATTCGCATCAACGGATCGCAAGTGGGCGGCACTAATACGCTAAACGATATAACATTAACTGTGGCAGTAGTTGACACAAACGGAACTATTGAGCAAGTATTTTGCCAAGGAACTGCACCGATGTTTAGTGTAGGCAATGTCTATTACAACATAGCCGGCACAAACGTTACTGGTACAGGTTCTGGGGCTACCTGGGATATAGAAGTAGTCGGCGAAGATGAAACAACGTTCGACGGCCAAAGCGTGAGATTCATTGCGCCGGTAGATATGTATACCAATACACAGATATACGATAAATATCTTGTATTTCCCAAACAAACAATTTTAGGATAAACTATGACAAGTAATATTAACCCGAATAACATCGACGGAACCTACCCAGTAGCAGGGCAGGACAATAACTCACAAGGGTTCCGTGATAATTTCACAAACACAAAAACCAATTTCCAGTATGCATCTGACGAAATTACAGATTTGCAATCAAACGCAATTCTCAAGGCAGCACTTGCCGGAACTACTTTAGACAACAACATGCTCGGTAGTTTGGTATACAATGGTGTTATAGCAGACTTTGGACTTTCTAGAGTTGCACTTGGCACTGTTAGCGGTAGCCAAACTATTAACTATGCACTAGGGCATTTTCATACACTAACAACTGGTGCATCGGTTAGCTTGGGATTTAGTAATTTCCCAGCTGCTGGCACAGTGGGTATTGTGTATGTTCAAGTCGGAGTAGCTAGCACAAGTTACACACTGACATTACCTTCGGCCGTTAGCGTAAATGCTCAAGGTATTCAAGGTCTTAATACGTCAACTAACGTAATTACTTTTGCTGCTACTGGAACATATCTGTTCCAATTCATCACTAGCGATGGTGGCACAACTATTACAGTGGTAGAATCAAACAAAGAACTTGCACCATTTAACAACAGTTCAGCAACTATTGCAGCGTCAGGTGCATCTAACTTGGCACTGACTACCGAATACTTTACCACAGCTGGCACAGGTGAAACTAACACTCTAGCCGCTGGCGTAAACGGTCAAGTAAAAGTGCTAGCGTATTATGCCGAAGGCAACTCAAGCGACACACGAATTGTTACAGTAACAAACGCTGGCTGGAAATCTTCGGGCACAGGTACAGTGACATTTACTGAGTTTGGTCAAACTGCAACCCTAATGTATATTAACTCAAAGTGGTTTGTTACTGGTGTTGGCCCAGGTGTAAGCGATACATTCCCAACACTTGCCTAACCAAAAGCATTGACAACATCTCGTGTATGTTATAAACTATATACATGGAACATCCTCTAATCCCCAATCTCGACGAACTTAAAATTGACGAGTTGGGGGCTAAAATCTCTGAACTAAACAACAAACTTCGAATTGCCCAGAGCATGGGCAATGGCCATCTCTGCAATCAAATTAGAATGGCTATCGAAAGTTATCAAGCAAAACATTCCCAACGACTACAAGAAATTTACCAAGCTGCTAACAAAGATCTTGGCAAAAATCTTAACGATAAGATTAACATACAATGAACGTTAGACTACGATACAATATTACTTTTCCAGCCGCCGTATGGTTTGACGATGAGTTAATGATGACCAACTATACGTTAGCTCTTAACTTTCTAACACAGACTCTGGACCCGCAAGATCAAAACATTGCGCTCGATCGTGTTAAGTATTTCTTGATTAACGAACTTCATAGCACTGTGTTTATTAATCAAGCAGATGTAGAGCGAGCAGAAGCATTTGCCGACGTTGGGTTGAATGTTACAACATTGCCCGAAGAGCCAGTTGATCAAGTTGTTTGTATCATGCTATACCACAAGCTCAATGCCATCATGGAAGGTAGAATGAAAATTACTGAACTAGTAATGAGTAGCGAAGCCGGCGATGGGATTGAATACTTCCACAACGAGACTGAACACACTGAGTTATTTCCCGAAACAGGCTGGTGGCATGATGCTACCCTTTCTCATAGCAACATTGAGTTTGATGACGACGAGGGTGCCGAAAATGTTGTATCTATTGGCGCCAACACAGATTGGGAAGATCAGGAATTAGGCTGGACACATGCAGAAGTTACAACTGACTTAGGCCAAGTTGTATTTGCTAATTTTGGACATACTGAGAATGAGACAAAACACTAATGGTGAGATGATCTTTGCCGAGGAAGACCTATGTAATCTTCTAATGCAAGGCAGAGACATTACCGCACTAAAAGATGTAATTGTAGATCAAACTGTAGATCTAGAAGTTGCAGTGTCGATCATTGAAGACGTTCCGTTGTTTATTCGTTACAATGAATTGGCAGAGTCGGGCTCAACTGAAGACTTTGACCACCGTTGCCAAAACAATTGGAAAATGCCACAACAATACCAAGACCTAGATATTGCAGAACACATTCTAGGTCTTTGCAAAACCGATGCAGAACTACAACGGGTAGGCGAAGAACTACTATTGTATCAAGAACGAGACTTATTTAATTTACTACGTTATCTGCACTATTTGGTTAACGTACTAAAAGAAAATAATGTTATCTGGGGTGTAGGTCGTGGCTCTAGTGTAGCCAGTTATGTGTTATACTTGCTAGGAGTACACCGCATTGACAGTATGTTCTATGATTTAGACCCACACGAGTTCTTGCGTTAAATACCACACAGGAGAAAATTATGACTAGAAAACAATACCGAACAGCAATGGGCAAAGTTGTTGATATGGGAGCCTTGATGCTTCAAAACGAAGGCGTGCGAGCAGTTGGCAATATGCATGTTAATGCCAAAGGTGACAAATTAAACAGCGCCAACAAAGTTATTGACAAAAAGACTCAACAGATCAAACGACAAAATAAAAAGCACACTAATGTGTCTAGCAAACCACAGGTTACAAAATCAACTAAATCTCAAGAAGTTGAAATGCCAGTAGATCCAATGGATACATTTACTGATTTGCCTGACGATAATGATTTTGTCAAAGAAGAAGCACCGGCATTACAAGGTGGCCTTGCTGCTGCCATCGCCAAAGCCAAAACAGTTCAACAAACTAAACTAACCCCACCTAAACAAGCTGCTAAATCCGCAGGAGTGAAAAAGATTTAATATGACCCAAAAACTTGCATTTGCACCACATCGATTTGAAAAGAAACAATTCAAGCCACTGAACGATCATGTGATTGTCAAGGATATGAACTTTACTGGGCGTCAACTAAGCTCGGGGATTATCATGCTCAACGACAACGGTAAAGCAGGCGGTATTCGCCCACGCTGGGCACAAGTTTATGCAGTGGGCCCTGACCAAAGTGAAATCAAAACAGGTCAGTGGATCTGTGTTGCACACGGTCGATGGACTCGTGGTGTAGAAATAGAAGACGAATCCGGTGAACACACTATTCGCCGTATTGATCACAAGGACATTTTGCTAGTTTCTGATGAAGAGCCGGGCGTGGATGACACCATGTCCAACGCAGTTTCGGGCTAACAAATGGGTTTCCAAAAGCGATGGGACGTTGGAGACATTCAACGTCAACTCTCTGCCTGTTCGGCAAACATGAACAACTATTACAATGACGGATTTACCCAATGGCATTGCAAACAAGACTTGCTTATAGTAAAATATCAGTTAGACGAACTCCTAAGAGGTTCACCAACGTTTGAAGGTGAACAAGAGTTTATAGATCAACTTGATAAACAACTTGTTTGGAAAAGACTAAATGAAAAAACTAATTAGTACCACTGGCGGCATGAACACATTTCTGGAAATCAAACCAGTTGAGGCTGTAGCTGGCTTAACTCATTTGCGAATCACTACTACATATGATGGATCTAAACATCCCGAAGATGAGCGTGTGCATTTTGACTTGTGCCTAGAGCCAAGTGATCTTGCCAACATCAAAGCAGCACTAAGTGAATTCAGCCTATGATTTTTAATCACATTAAAAAACTCAAGTCAGAAGGTAAACGAATTGGCATCACTTTCTCAACCTTTGACATGCTCCACGCGGGCCACATTGCTATGCTCTCGGAAGCCAAGAATCACTGTGACTACCTCATCTGTGGGCTCCAGACAGACCCAACTATCGATCGTCCTGACACTAAAAATCGCCCTATACAATCTATTGTTGAGCGACAAATACAGCTTTCCGCATGCCGTTATGTTGATGAAGTTGTTGTGTATCAAACAGAACAAGATCTTGTTGACCTTCTGCTAATCCTGCCCTTGGATGTTCGTGTGCTTGGAATAGAATACGCAGATAAAGATTTCTCTGGAATGTGGGAATGTAAGCAGCGCGGCATTGAAATTATTTTCAATGGCAGGGATCACTCATTCTCCAGCTCAAGCCTTCGCAAGCGTGTGGTTGCTGCCGAAGTAGAAAAGGAACTGTTACGTGGAACCAATCAAGGCACCTAAAACACTAAAAGTGTATCAACTGGTCAAGCAAACTGGGTTGACATTTAGCTACGGCGGAGTAGGTGCAACGCTCGGCGTTGGATTTTACTCCACCTTGCACGAAGCCGAACACAACCGTACACTAGAGTTGTTGAAAGATACCACATCAGGAAACTCCAAGCCCAAATGGCATGTGTTTGAATTAGAATTCCCTAACCCTGCATACGAAGAATAAAATGACTCATGCAGAATACTTAGAGCAGATTCGAGCCGTTGCCAGAGACGTAACAAAAGATCCCGAAACAGCTAGAAGATTTTTAAAAGGGCTAGGACTACTTAAAAAGCGTAGATCACTTCAGGGCGAAGAACGTGAGCAAGTGTTAACCATGCTACGTTTATTAGGGCCCGGAGAGCAATCAAACAATCAGCACGTATGGACAGAGAGTTGGCGTGTAGGCAACATAGAATACAATCTTCACAATTGCGAAGGTTTCGAAGAGCTAGAAGAAGTAATAGATGACGAAGATGAGTAAAGAAGAATTTAGTAATAGTTTGGAAAGAATGAATAGAAAGAGTCGTATGACACCAAGAACAAAAGACAACGGTGAAGATTTTGGCAAGTGCGGTTGCGGACGCAGCCCAACAGGCAAGTGTATTGGTTGGCACGGATTAACAGAAGATGAATATCAAAAGCGTTTGGAAGAATTTAATCGGACAGAGCAATCTGGCAACACAGCAGGTTAACAATTACACCTGTTGGTGTTATAATTGTTTAAACAAGATTACAGATGAACACGGGTGGAAAAAAACTTACACCACGTTTATTGTGTGTCCAGATTGCGGCAACAAGCGTTGCCCCAAATCAACTAATCATAACTTAGCATGCACCGGAAGTAATGACCCCGGACAACCAGGAAGCAGATACCAATGAAAGAATTATGGGTAGAAAAGTACCGTCCTAACACAGTAGACGGTTATGTGTTTGTAGACGAAGCACAGAGAGATCAAGTACAAAGCTGGATCAAGGACGGATCAATTCCGCATTTGTTGTTGTCAGGATCGCCAGGCACAGGCAAGACAACTCTTGCCAAGATGCTGATCAATGAATTGGGCGTAGACGAATATGATATCATGTTTGCTAACGGATCCAAAGAAGGTCGCAAGATTGAATGGGTAGACAAGCTGATTAGCTTCTGTCAAACCATGCCGTTTGGCAAGTTCAAGGTTGTGCTGATTGACGAAGCTGACTATCTAAACCCTAACTCAGTTCAGCCTGCCATGCGTAACTTGATGGAAGACTACAGTCAGAGTGTGCGTTTTATTCTAACTTGTAACTATCCCAACAAGATTATCCCGCCATTGCATTCACGTTGTCAAGGCTTTCACATTACCAAAACAGATCAAACAGAATTTACTGCTAGAGCTGCTACTGTGTTAGTAACAGAAGGCGTGGAGTTTGACTTAGATACACTAGACAGTTATGTCAAAGCAACTTATCCAGACTTGCGCAAGTGTTTGAATTTGATTCAACTTAACTCTCAGAGTAACAAACTAGTACCTCCCAGTGAAGCTGACCGAAGCACTCGTGACTGGAAACTGGACTGTGTGGACTTGTTCAAGCATGGTCGTGTGCTAGAAGCTCGCAAGTTATTGTGCCAAAGCGCAAGTCCCGAAGAAGCAGAAGATGTGTTCCGTTGGATGTACGACAACGTGAACTTGTTTGGTAAAACAACTGAACAACAAGACCAAGCTATTGTGATTATTCGCAATGGTTTAGTAAACAATACTATGGTTGCAGACCCCGAGATCAACCTTAGTGCAACATTAATTGAATTGAGCCAACTACAATGAGATATCTAGTAATCACTTATTATAAAAAAGCCAACGGTCAAATCGACGAAGCAATGGCTGTGTCAAAAAATCTAAAAACACGTGACATCCAAACTGCCAATGTTATTTTGGACTTTAAAAAGCTAGAAGTAACCAAAGCCTCAATGAGCGGATTGGATGTAGTCAAGAACTTTGATACTATTGTTGCTTACTATATGCAACACTACGAAAACATTATCACTCGATTGTTTAACGAAAACGGTTACGAAGTTAACTTGGAAAAAAATGAAAAATAAATTAATCTTAGTAGACGCGGACGGAGTGTGTTTGAATTGGGAGTATGCGTTTGCTATTTGGATGGAAGAGCACGGCTTCTCTAAAATAGAAGGCGGCCAATTCATCTACGATATTGGCGAACGTTACAACATCGACAAACCACAGGCCAAGAAGCTGATCCGTATGTTTAACGAATCAGCTGCAATTGGATTTCTTCCCCCGCACCGTGATGCAATGTATTACATCAAACGCTTGCATGAAGAGCATGGCTATGTGTTTCACTGTATCACAAGTCTGAGCCGAGATATTAATGCACAACGTCTGCGTGAAATGAACTTGAACAAGTTGTTTGGTGCTACTGCATTTGAGAAAATTGTGTGCTTGGATACCGGTGCAGACAAGAACTATGCACTAGAAGAGTATGCAGGATCAGGATGTTGGTGGTTTGAGGACAAGCCCGAAAATGCCGATGTTGGCCATGCAATGGGTTTACGGAGCGTATTAATGGAACACGGGCACAACATGAATCATGAGTGCCCGTATCCGGTAGTCAAAAATTGGCGCGAAGCCTATGACTTAATTACTGATACAACTTTAACACAGATCCAATGATCTTGTGCCGCTGAATATCACGGCCATCTAAGTGGCACACAGCAATTCCATTAACACCTCCCTTCTGCAACCTTTCGCAGAGGTCCATTAAGCCATTGTCGCCATTTTGGCGATCGGCCTGCTCCACGTCTCCGGTGATAATGATCTTGCTGTTTGATCCGATTCTTGTCATTAGCATTTTTACTTGTGCTGGTGTGGCGTTTTGCATTTCATCAGCGATAATCCATGAGTGTTTGAAAGTTCTTCCACGCATGAATGCTAGAGGTGCTATCTCTATTACTTGATCTTCGATCATTGCTGCAATTTCTTGCGGACGATAATACTCACGTAATACGTCTAGCAATGGTCTAGTCCAGGGCTCCATTTTTGCAACAAGGTTTCCGGGTAAGAATCCATGTTGCTCTCCTTCCACACCAACCGCTGGGCGTGTCAAGATAATTCTATCACAATCTCCTTCTTTAAGTGCTTTGACAGCGGCTTGCATTGCCAGGTACGTTTTACCTGTTCCTGCAGGGCCTGCTGTGATTACTATGTGCTGCGAAGCATCTCGTAGAGCCAATACCAAACTCTCCTGATTCTTCGAACGAGGAATCAAGTCTACAGGTTTATTTGCGACTTTGCGGGTTTGGAATTGTAGGACGTTGTTGTCTGTTTCTACTGGCATGCGACGACTTTGGGTTTGTTGTGCTTTTAAAGCGCGGTTTCTACTCAAGTGTTAACTCCGTTTCATGAGATTGACAGATGCCTCTGTCGCAAGTATTTAGACTCCAGCAACAAGATATTCTATGGGTGTTGATTTCTTGTTTCTACGGACTAAGTATTTGGCTTTGCTAGAAAAGTTTGGTAAAACTGAGACTTGACTATCATTCACGACGATGCTATACTATTAGCATAATAAGAGATTAGGTCTTTGGGCCTAATACAAAAGCTCTTAAACATTGTTAGTAAACTTTTAAGGAGGTTGAAATGACCACAGTACTACGATCTATCTCTCGTGATTCCGATCTGGAATACGCATCACCCCAGAAGAAATTTGAGGCCGAGCAGGCCGCCGAGCAGGCCCATATCGATCGCCTTCAGATTGAAATGGATAATATCTACGACATCACTGCTAACTTTGCCAGCGATTTAGACGGATCCAAAGGACTTGCTGTTTTTGGGCCACCTGGCATTGGCAAAACAGAAATGGTAACTAAAGCACTAACCGATGCCGGGGCAAGTGTAGAGTATCTCAAAGGTGCTGATATTAGTGCCGCAGGCTTTTATGGATTGCTTTGGTTTAATCGTCAAAAACATCGTGTGTTGGTGCTAGACGATGTGGACCTTACTAAAGGTGGATCTGAAGCAAAAGGTATTATTGCCTTACTAAAAGCAGCGACAGAAAATACATACAAGCCCCGAGAAGTTGCCTGGATCAAAGCTGCACCGAATAAAATGATGATCGAAAATAAAATAGATTCAAAATTTGAATATTGGGGTAATATTATTTGGATCACTAACGATCGTCCCGAAGACCTACTGAAGAAACCATCGACGGCAAGACACTTTGGTGCATTAGTTGGAGAAGGTGGTCGGTTCACTCCAGGTATCTTAGACTGGAACAAAAAAGACAAATATCTATGGACTAGGTATCTTATCCAAGAAAAAGGTATGCTAGCGGAAAACTGCCGAAGTAAAAAAGATGGATATGACGAAGAAGTTATCCAGGATGTGTTAAACTTCTTTGAAGAATATTATCCAAAATTAGTTGGCATTACTCCACGGTTTGCTACCAAAGTAGCACATAACAGATATCGCTTCCCAGACAAGTGGATACAGATGAGTTTGATTGCTAACTCCATTGAGGTTAAAGATGACAAACTTCAAAAGTAATCTACCTAGCGGGTGGGATCTTAATAAGCATTATAGTCCTGTTCTGACAGATCACGATAAAAAAGTCCGCAGTGATAAAGTAAAACAAATTGCCGCTGAACGTGATGACGAATACTACGAAAAACTTCACGCTGGTATTGCTAACAGGGATAATACTTACCAAGCAGAAGTAAATTCTCGTCCTGAAGTCAAGGCCAAACATAGTCAAAATCATAAAGGTAAACCAAAGTCTGACGCCCATAAAGCATCGCTAAAGGCCACTACGACAAATAAGCCCGGCGACCCAAATTGGGAGGCTGCACACAAAGCAGGGTTAGCTAAACGTGATAGACCTTTTCACGCAGGCGAGTATGGTGTGTTTACGAGCATAGCAGAAGCTGCTAGATATGTAGAAGAGAAAGGCTTATTAAAAAACGCCTACAAGAAGTTTAGTAAGTGGAAAAAAGACGGTGTCAAAGGATACTATTTTTTAGAAGAAACGAAATGAAAATAAACTTTTTTGAAAACAAACGAACTACATGGGGACAAAACTGGTTCTGGGAGATCGCAAATGCTATTAAACAAGAAGACTATCTAACCCAGAGTGCTATTAACAAACCCGCATTCGTTGATGCTTTACAGAAGCAAGGGTATGATGCAGAGTTAGACAACAAAATTATATGGGTGACCTTATCGGGTCCACAAGTGGATGCACTAATACAAAAACATCACACGGTATAATGTCTAATAGATTTTTGCCCACTTCGGTGGGTTTTTCTTTGCTCACGCTATGCCCGCACTTGGCTAAATAATAACATGGGACTACGAGACAAAGAACTTTTTAAAGATCATTCTGACTACTGGCAAGTAGCAGACAACATTCGCGACATTTATTTGAGCGAAGGTAGTTTGCTTACCTTACTAGACTTTGAGCGTGTGCTCGACGAACTAGATGTGTATGCATTTAAAAACTGGGAACTAGGCGAGCTAGTAGCCGGGCCAGAAATTGGCAAGTACAAAGTAAGCTGCACATTTATGTGGCCTGAAAAACTCATGCCCGATCCACGTGGCGGACGACGTTTGTTACCGTTTGATTGCGATGTGCTTTACAAACGAGTAAAGATGAAAATCCCAGTCAAGATCGAAGACCCTTCTGACTACGCACCTGGCACACACAAAGCTAAAATTATCGAAAAACCTGTGTGGCTAGTAGAGATTACTATTCCCAAAGCATTTATGAGCGACATTCGTACTGGTTCTATCGAACTAGAAGATCAAGACATTGACCTAGCAGACTTAGATGATGCATACGAACAAGATTTAGATAAAGAAGAGTATCAACAAGATGAACAAGCACAACAACAATCAGCCCAGCCTCCTGCCATTCCCGCTATTTGAGAGCTTGGAATACAAGGACCTAGACGGGCTAATGAAGCCTACTATTCACGTGGATGAATTCAGTTCCAAAATGGGCGATGATGACGATATCATTACCCTGAGCTTTTTTGTACGTGATAACCAAGCTGCAAAAGACCTAATGAACTGGTTCGAAAAAGGCTATGACTTTGTGCTAGATGCAGACAAATCACCTGGTGAGATCAAGCCCAATCGTTATCTAGTTTATATCGAAATGCGTAGACGAAGCACAGCCGGCGGCCACGTTGAAATGCTACTAGACGATCTCAGCACCCTAACAGAGTTTAAGCAAGACGACTGGACCATGCACTATCGTGACAAGTCCTATCCGTTCTCTCGTGACACATTTGATAGCATTGTGCCACTAAGCCCCAAAGAATATCGCAAGAAGTTTGAAGCCGACATGAACGAAATGCGTATTGCAGCAGGCTTAGAAACCAAACAAATTTACGAGCGCGACAATGTAATGAAAACGCTACAAAGCGCCGCAGGAATTATCTAATGCGAGCAACGGAATTCATTTCAGAAGAGTGGAGTGCAAAATACAAGCGCTCTATCAATTGTGCCAGTCCCAAAGGCTTTAGTCAAAAAGCTCACTGTGCTGGACGCAAAAAGAATGAAGATTTAACGGAATTTTCCCCAGGTGGCAGCAGTTCCGGCGGGAACTATTTAAAAGCACTAGCATCAGCTTGGTATAATGATACATTTAACACAGGCGATCTACATGCAGGCATCAAAAGCCAAGAAGATATAGAACGCATCTTAGAGCGTGGTATTCATTGTGGCGACGGCAAAGTACGCAAATACAGCATTGGCTACAATGCTAATTTTGACGGTGTAGAGATTCAAAGCGATGATCATTACGAATATAGTGATTACGACGATGCTGGTAATGATATTGACAGCCGCACTGGCAATCCATGGGGCCCGTATGATGTTGTTGCGTTTAGTGGCAATGAACTAGATGAATCACAATTAAACGAACTAACATTCCGCGGTTCGCAATGCACCAAGGACTGTTCAGGACACCGTGCAGGCTACGAATGGAGCCAACGCAAAGGCGGAGCAGATGCAGCAAGCTGGAGCAACAGCTTTAACAAAGGCGCCTGGTTACATAACAACGGTCACTAAAACTCGCTAAGTAATTTCGTTATGAAATTAAAGAGTTTTGGATGCAGTTTCATTTTCGGAACTGATTTACACGATGACAGTAGATATTTGGCCAAGGCCACATACAGCAACTACACATGGCCTGCACTGTTGGCCAAACAACACAACTGGGATTACACATGCTATGCCCGCCCCGGGGCTGGTAATTTAGAAATTACTGAGCGTGTGTTGAGTCAATTAACTGATGTAGAACCAGCTGTATATGTAATAGGCTGGAGCTGGATTGATAGGTTTAGTTTTACCACAACAGAAGAACACAAGTTGTGGAGATCACCTTGGCAAACAGTAATGCCAGTTGATACAGATCCTGCTGCCGAAACATACTACAAACATTATCATAGCGAATTGCGGGATAAAATCACCAGCTTGATCAATGTCAAAACTGCAATAGATTCGTTAAAGGCGTCGGGCAACAAGTTTATTATGACTTACATGGACGATCTAATGTTTGATGCTAGATGGAATACTACTCCTGCTGTGTCAGCACTGCAAGGCTATTGCGAACCTTACATGACACGCTTTGACAATAAAAACCTACTGGAGTGGAGCAAAGAAAATGGGTTTGAGATTAGTCAGACCCTGCATCCTTTAGAAGCTGCACACGATGCAGCATTCCGACTAATTGATAGTTACAACTTGGTGTAAACAAAATACAATCTATCGTTGGCGTCCTTTTTAAAGGTATCCAACTGTAAATTATATTTGTCCCCAAATTCCTTAACTACTTCAAACGTCCAGTTAAAGATTTCCACATACGGCCCTGTTTTGTGCGTGATACCAGGGTTGGCACGTAGATAAAATTTCCCACCTTTATCCAATACATCTACGCATTTTGCAAAGCGTGATTCTATTTCTGCACGATCATTAAAGTTAATTGATCCTAGAGCAATAACAACATCATGACTACCAACATAATCCAAAATATCAACCATGTAATCGGCACAATTGTTATAAGGATCAATGCCCACAAGATTATGAATACGACCTTTAAAAGGATGATAGCCACAGCCAACATCAAGAACACTGCGAGGATTGAGAGCGTTAATTTCATCTGTTAATTGCCAACCTGTGTAATCATAATCATTTGTTCTGGGTTTCCATATTTCCCCAAAGAATCTATGTATGTAGCGCTCGCTTAGATCGTGTGTTATAGAAGCCAGTGAGCCCACATAGTCACAGGGCAAGCTGAGTTCTGCTTCCACAGCGTCTTTGAACTTTCTATAACGTGCAGGGGTCCAGGGCAGGTCCTGCACCACAGTGTCTGGCGTGATAGAAATATTCGCATACTTGGGCAAATTAAATGCAGTCTGCAAATTTTTTGTTAAAAGGTTAAAAATTTTGGTGTTCATAGGAAATTTTGATATATACGTTAGATTTTCAATACTATTTAAGGAGACTAAACGATGATCAAAAAATTATTAATCGCTGCACTGCTTGTACCTGTGCTGGCATTTGCCTGGGAGCCCACTAAGCCTGTAACTGTGTACATTGGCAACACACCCGGTGCAGGCAATGAAATGGCCTTTAGAAAACTAGCAGAAATTGTGCAAAAAAAGAACCCCAACTTTGTGTATGTTGTGCAAAACATTCCCGGAGCTGACTCTGTTATTGCCAATAATAAATTCCTAGAAGCAGTTAATGATGGGCACACTATTAACTTGCCATCGCACATGTCAAGCTACGTAACAAATGATATTTGGGAAAAGAATTTAAAGAAATACCAATTTGATAGTTTCGTAGATGTACTAACCATGGGCAAATCACCCTTGGTGCTGGTCGCATCAGTCAAAAGCGATGTTAACACACCCGAACAATTTGTGCGTTTAATTCGCACTGCAACCAGTCCTATTAATGTAGCAATCGGCGGTGGCGCACATCGCACTGCATTTGAATACCTAATGGAAAAAGGCCGTGGTAATCGAGATCAAGTAAAGCCCATTAAGTTTAACGGTCCTATGCCAGCTGTGCAATCAGTTGCCAGCTACGATGGCAAGGTAGGCACAGAATTTGGTATCATGCCTATTGCAGTTGCCAAGGCACTGATCGACGCAGGTAAAGTAAAGCCAATTGGGTTTACAGGCACACAAAAGATGTCGCAGTTTCCCCGGGTTCCGTTGCTAAACACTGTGGCTCCAGGTATTAACGTGTATGCTGCATGGTCAATTCAATTGCCGCCAGGCACTAACAAAGATATTGTAGCATGGTATCAAAAGGAATTTGCAGCAGCAGTTCGTTCACCTGAGTATAAAGAATACACAGATGCCAACGTTATTTTCTACGCAGAAGATGAACTAACTCCTGCAGGCTTGTACAAGCACATGACAGAGCTACGTGCTGCATTTATTCCTGTGCTATCTAAAATTGACTTGACAAAAGAATGAAATACGTCTTTGTAGCAGGCGCACCGGGCTCTAAATGGAGCTCGGTTGTGAAAAACATTTATTACTCGTCGGACATTGACCGCTCGGACTATAGGGACGAGTGGACATATTATCACGACGCTTCGGGCACAAGAGAACTAATGCATTTGGGTGCTTATTTTGACCCAGGAATGATCAGCTCACTGCCCGAAGATTTAACCACGCTAAACAAAGCACAACTGGAGAACATCTTTGCTGTACCATTTCAATCTGCGGAACCGCAAGGTATACGAATTATTAAAAGCCATGTATTCTCAAATCACATCCACTATCTCAAAGAACTCTTTCCTGAAACTCCTGTTGTTATGGTACATCGCGGCGATGATGCTTGCTTGGGTTGGTGGGTAAAGTGCGGGCACTTTGATATCACATACCCGGACTATCACGAGTATTTTCAAGACTTCAAGACCATGGCTGGAATTATACATCGGCAAAATCAAAGTATTCAAAATGCCATCTGGGACTATAAATCCACAAGAAAACATCCAAGCAACAACCTAGAGTTATGCGATGCACTTGGGATTCAATACCCTGGCAGCGAATATAGACAAAACTACAACAAAAGCGACATAAAGGTAACTGTAATATGAAATCAAATTGGGAAACATTGCGAGCACAAAGTGATTATCACTTTAATTCAGGTAGAAAAGACAATCCAATGGATGTGGTACAGTATCTAGGGCATGTTACTCCTAACTGGGAAGCAGACTTGCCTGGCATTATTGCAAACGCTAAACCTGCTACCTGGGCCACACGTGGATACAAAGGTGAAGGAATCGAAGCACCTCCTGACGAATTAGCTGCTGAAGAATACGACATGAGCAGAGTAGGAATCCCTACTGACATGCTTATTACACATCTAAACTGGCAGATCCCAAACTCATTGCAAAAGCTGTCCGACAGCTTTGGGCTAGAGAACTGTATGAATCGTATACATGTGCAGTTGCCCGGGGAGTTATGGAACTTGCACATTGACAAGCTGTACAAATGGGCTCCTGAAGATCCTGACTCAGTCATGCGAATAATGATTCAATTGACAGACTGGCAACCTGGACAGTTTTGGGAATATGGAAATTATCATCACAATCAATGGCGTGCAGGAGAAATTACTACATTTGATTGGCAGAATATTCCGCACTGCACAGCCAATGCAGGATATGATCCCAGAGTAACATTTCAATTAACAGGAATTCGCACAGAAAAAACCGAACAGTTTATACAGTGGCTAAATTATAGATAATGAAAACACTATTAATTCTCACAGGTCCCCAAGGTTCCGGAAATCATTTATGGAGCAAGATATTTGCTTTGCATCGTCAAGTTCTAGGTTGGCGTGCTTTAAACTCTGACTACTGGATCGGCCACGATGAAGAGCCTTGGGCACACTACTGGCAAAACCCTGCTGATCTAAAGTCTGCTCCGTGGGGCGTAAGTGACTGGCACGTTACCTCAATGAGTGTGCCTTACATGAATAACGGCACGCCTACAGTGCCTGATTTCAAAGCATTTGTAACAGGTGTGCAGAACCTAGGACACAGAGTTAAATTCGCAGTGCTAGGGCGTGATCGTAATATTCTCAATTATCAAGAAACTCGTGTGCGCGGCGGTGTTACGTTAGATCAAGCAACAGCAGCATATTCAGAGTTTGCAATGCCTACCTTTTTAAGTTACGAACTGTTGCATTTATATGGGCGCCAGTATCTACAAAGAGTGGAAAAAGATTTAGAATTCCCCATCGATTATAACAATCCTTTAATTGATGAAATACTAAAAGAAGATACCAACGCCAAGTATTTTCACTCAGTGGCAGAACAACCATTAGATGCTGTGACTAAACACGCAAGTCGGAAAAAGAAATGACACAACGAATATTAGTAATGGGACTGCCAGGCGCTGGAAAAACATACCTGGCACAGTATGTTCTAGAGCGACTGCAAAACGCCAATCAAAAGATAGGCTGGCTCAATGCTGATATTGTGCGGGAAAAGTACAATGACTGGGATTTCAGTTACGAAGGGCGCATACGACAGTCACACAGAATGCGTGAACTAGCAGATGCAATGACTGATATGGACTATGTTATCTGCGACTTTGTTTGTCCACTGCCCGAAATGCGCACAAACTTTCATGCAGACTGGACTGTGTGGGTAGATACTATCCCGGCCGGGCGTTACGAAGATACCAATGCTATGTTTGTTCAGCCGGACCACTGGGACTTTAGAATCACAACACAACAAGCGCCTTACTGGTGCGAGCTAGTGGCACAAACTATCCTGGATTCCAAATGAGTGAAACCACTGCTAGAAGCATAGCCAAAACAGTAAGCTGGCGTGTGTGCGGATCTGGGGCTACATTTGCTATTAGCTATGCTATACTAGGAGATTTTGCAATAAGCAGCACTATTGCACTAATTCAATTGACGTTTAACACAGTTCTTTACTTTGGCCACGAGCGTGTGTGGAATTATATACAGTGGGGAAGAAATGATACAAAATGACATCACCTTGGGGTATTCCCCAGCATGTGGTGGATTTTTATTATTTCATTTGCTGCTGTTGACCCAACAGTATCATGCAGAATTTGTCAAGCCTGTTGATATCCCAACTGCAATAGCCAATCAATGGAATATCAAAAATCACACTGAGTGGAAGCACACTGAATACTGGCCCGATAATAATAAAACCAGCGGGTGTGATAATTCTGCAAATAAGATTTACTTTTATTGCGACCCCAACTTGGAAGAATTCACACAGAGATCTGCTAAAAAGATCATGCTGTACAGTGATGTCAACAGTCAGCTCACACTAGCTCAATATAAAAATGCTCACTGGTATTACAACCGTACACAATTTGGGCTCAATAGACACTTTTTGGCACTGTGGAACAGTCACTACACCGCTGTTAAAGCGCCAGATTGGCCACGGTGTAGCAGTCCTAGACATATCAACACACTACCACAGGGTATACAACAAGAACTACTGCTGGACCCATACACACAATCCTTTGTTGGGTGTAATTCCTGGCAGGATTATATTGTTGCCAATGATACAACAATATATCAAAAAACTCCTGTGTTGAATCATACATTTGATTTAATCAATGCTGCCGACGAGTGTGTTTCATTGCAAGAACTGGTTAATAGTCGTGGCAGCATACTTGTTGATAAAAATCTAATACCCACAGTTAATACAGCACAGACGAATCTCATTGAGCATTGGATACAACTACATCCAGTGCAGCTACTAGACCAAATTGGGGTGAAATATTAATAAATACCCGATAACAATTATTATCAGGAGCCCCAATGAACATCACAAAAGAACAACTACAAAGCTGTATTGGCAAAAACGCTTACTTAGATTACTGGGTACATGCCCTAAACGAAATTCTTCCAGAATACGAAATTGATACACCGCAGCGTGTGGCAGCTTTTATTGCACAAACTGCACACGAATCAGGCAACTATGTGTTCTTGAAAGAAAACCTAAACTACAAAGCAGCTAGTTTAAGAAAAGTATTCCCCAAGTATTTCCCCGACGATGCTACGGCTGCACAGTACGCCAACAAAGGCGAAAAGATTGCTAACAGAGTGTATGCCAATAGAATGGGCAATGGTCCCGAAGAGTCAGGTGACGGCTATCGCTACTGCGGACGTGGATTGATTCAGCTAACAGGCAAAAACAACTATCAAAACTTTGCTGACTCTATCGAAACAGCCGTGGAAGAAGTAAGTGAATACCTGGGAACATTTGAAGGCGCTGTGCAATCAGGCTGCTGGTTCTGGGAAACAAACAATCTAAACAAGTGGGCCGACGCAGGCGATATCAAAACAATGACCAAAGTCATCAATGGTGGCTACATTGGTTTAGAAGATCGTATCAAGCACTACGAACACGCCTTACACGTATTCGGAGCATAATCAATGTTTATTCTGCATCTACTTCCTGACTCTTTTCTAGCATTTGTAGTAGATGCAGTTCTCATTGCAGGTATACTAGCCACTGTGTTAACTTGCTTTTTACTAAAGCATGTGATCAGATTAATTCCCACACTGGCACCGCACATAAAGATTGCACAGGTAGTATCTGTAGTAGTTCTTTTATCGGGCGTTTATTTCCAAGGTGGATATAGTTCAGAAATGTCCTGGCGTGAACGTGTGCGTGAAATGGAAGCTCGAGTAGCACTGGCTGAACAACAATCACAAGCAGCTAACGAACAACTGGCTGCTAAGGGAAAAGAAAAGATTAAGATTATCCGAGAAAAAGGTGTCATAATTAAACAATATGTGGATCGAGAAGTTGCCCGATATGACAACAGTTGTGTTATACCCGGTGCAGTAGTAAAGGCACACAATGCTGCGGCAGAGAACAAGGAACTGAAATGAGATTCGACGAAATCAACGAAGACAAAGACCAGCGTAAACAAAACGCATTATGGGCACAAATTACTGCTCACGAAAAAGCTGCCAAGCAGAGCAAAGATATCAAACGTGATCATCATTTAAAAATGGCAGATCAGTTGCGCAGTCAGTTAAAAACAATTGACGAAGGCTTTGATTACACTGTAAAAGATTTGGGCAATGACTACTCAGGATTTCCGTCTAATCACAGCATGAAGCACAAGTTCCTAGCTAAGATTAAACCAGAAAAGCAACAGCTATACAAAGACAAAATGAATAACACCCATGACTGGGATAGTTTGTTTGCATTGTTTAAAGTTGCTAAAGCTCGCGGTGACATCATTGAGCAAGGTGTAGCGGAAGAAAAAGTTCGCTTGGATCCTGCTTGCTGGGACAACAAAAAAATTGGCAATCCCAAGACCAAAGTCAAGGGTGGGGTGCGAGTTAATAACTGTGTTCCAAAAGAATCTGTAGAGGAAGGCGAAGTTGTACAGTTTCCAAAGAAGCATCGCGGCGATATTTCCCACATGCACACATGCCCCAAGTGCGGCGGAGACTTACAAGGTGGCAAGTACCAGGGACATGCTGTTCAAGTATGCATGCCATGTAAGCAGGTATATCTTCCACCAAACTCGGGCATTGACCAACAAGGCAATAAGATCAAAGAAATGGACGGCGACGGTGCAGGACGTGACGGTAGCAATCGTAAGAGACATAGCACATACGGGTCAAGAGACAAGCACAATACAAGTAATGGTCCAGACATTCATATTGGTCCAGATAGTATGATGACTAGCAAAGCCATACAGGATCGTGCGCTGGACGCATTGAAGAAAACCATGAGCAAGCCTGAGAACATGGCTGTTCTCAAACGCTTAAAGACTAAAGAAGGTGTGGCGGAAGGCTTAAACGACGATGATGAAGAGCATGAGCGTATATACCAGAGACATCTGTTGCAAAAGCAATTACACGCAACTAACAATAGCACAGAACGCCAACGAATTAAAGATCAATTAGCGGCACTAGCAGAGCCACACCAAGAAAAAGACGGATTTACTAGAGACGAGCTTGCATTTTATGCGCGAGCTGCCCATGATCCAAAAACTGGGCTTGCAATAGATCGCACTGTGCCAGGTCGTACTACTGTTAAACTAAGCAACCGTGCGTTTAAATCGCCGCCAGCCATTGGACCCAAAAGAATACCAAGCAATGGGCGTAATATGACCCAAGGCGGTCAGGCAGGAAGAACTCAGCCAAGATTTGACAGCGACGGTGGGATCACAGAGCAAGGCGCAGCAGAAGACTACAATGCCGAGTACGATGACGAAGCAGGCATGGCACACGGCAGCTTGCACACACTAAAGAATGCTGTAGAAGGCTTGCAACAAGTGATCGACGATCGCGATAACTTGCCTGAATGGTGTCAAGAAAAGATCAGCCTGGCTGAAGATTATCTTGTGACAGTATGGGATTATCTACAAAGCGAAAAAGCACAAGGTATAGATCCTGAATTAACGGAAGAATTTGATTTAATTGAATCTTCTATTAACCGAATTGCAGATCATAATGGCGTAGATCCCGAAATGATTTGGGAAGATTTAGAATCTTTATCACACGATGAACTGTATGTGTTTGCCGTGACTTCTCAGTTGAACGAAGACTGGCAAAAAGCCAACAAGAGTGACAGAACAGACGGCATGAGTCGCAAGGCTGTAAAAGCATATCGCAGAGCAAATCCTGGATCAAAGCTGCAAACAGCAGTTACTACCAAGCCTTCTAAACTAAAGAAGGGCTCTAAAGCAAGCAAACGCAGAAAGAGCTACTGCTCACGCTCCAAAGGTCAAATGAACATGCACAATATTTCATGTGCTAAAACTCCAGACAAAGCAATTTGTAAAGCACGTAGACGTTGGAACTGCTAATATGAAAAATCAACAGGATCAACAAATTGTATCTAGTGTAATTATTTTTGCACTAGTTATCATGGTAATACTTGCTATTACTGGTTGTTCTACAACTGTTCCTGTCTCAGCAAAGTTTCCTGATGCTCCTAGACTAGGACTAGGTGAGTGCCCACAACTACAAACCGTCCCCAATGACGTGAAGCTAAGTGGACTAACGTCTACAGTAGTTACAAACTATTCAACCTATTACGAATGTGCTGTAAAAGTAGATCAGTGGCAGGAATGGTATGCGATACAGAAAAGAATATTCGAAGGTGTGAAATGAGATCTCACGAATTTTTAGACGAATATTCTGAAACAGACCAGTCTGTAATCAATGCCTTGAAAAAGAAAGGCTACAAGTACCTAGGTCAAGGCGTGGACCAAACTGCATTTATGGAACCCGGTACAGGGCATGTCTTAAAGATATTTGGCACAGGCGAAACAGCTCAGTTCAGCCAAGATCATAAAATGTTCTTTAGATGGTACAAGTTCTGCGAGAAGAATCAATCAAATCCGTTCTTGCCAAGATTTTATGGACACGAAAGTTTCTTTTGGCATCCCTGGGACGACGATGAAAAACATCGCTATCTAATGATTCGCACAGAGCCGCTAAAGGATTCAGGTTCAGTAGGTACTGTGTTATCGGGCATGGTGTCAGACGTAATAGACTACGATTCAATAAAGACTACTCTTAGACATGTTCAAGAAACAAACCCCAACACCTACGCCAAATTAATAAAGCAATTTGGTGTAGAGGGTATCACACAATTTTTAAAGACTGCTCGGAAACTTGAAGCTATAGGCGACCGTGCTGGCTACGCCTGGGATTTGCACGATGGCAACATCATGATGCGAGCCAATGGCACGCCTGTAATTAACGATCCTTGGGTGTTGTAATATGAGAGCACAAGAATTCCTAACAGAGTCCAGGGGATCATTATTTGCTTATGTCAAGCAACAGTTTCCCACCTGGCCTGATTACGTGTTAAAAGACTTTTTATACCAACAAGCAAAAGGTATTAGAAGCCAAGCTGAACTAGATGATTTTCTAAAAAGAAATAAACAAGACTTTGGTCAAGTACAATGGCGTTTACAAAAGCTACCTATCACACTAGACATTTTTACACCCAAAACACAACAAATGATTCACAGTCGCGAAGGCGGTTTGGCTAATCCATATAAAGTACCAAAAGATGCAGAACGTCACGCACAGCAATTAAAAATGATTCAACAAACCGGTGTAAGTGAAGAACCTATTATTGTTGCTAAATTAAATAATGGGTATGACTTGATTGAAGGTTGGCATCGTACTATACAACATCTTCAAGCATATCCCCAAGGATACACCGCACCTGCTTGGGTTGGCTATGGTGCAACTTATCAAAGCAATTAAATATTAATATGAGAGCAGCAGAATTCATTGTAGAATATAAAGAGCAACCCACTGAAGAGTTTAGTGGGCTTAGATTCAGAATAGTCGAGGGCGATGACGAAGTCATTGTAACTGTGTATGACCCATCTGGCCGTAGAGAGATCGGCCATGTTACTTTCGAAGTAACTGACATGTATGATTTAGAAGCGCAAGATTTGTTTATCAAAGACCAGTATCGTGGGCAAGGTGTTGCTCGAGTGATGTATGATTTCGTAAAAACTCACGGGTACCGTATCAACAGAAGTTTTGACCAAACTGATGCTGGATCGAATTTCTGGGACAAGCATCGCGGTGAAGAACGTGTGTGGGAAGAAGAACAATTAACAGAAGCAGCGTCGGCTATTTTGTATCACTATACAAATACCGCAGCAGCAGCACGTATCCTAACTTCTGGAGAGTTTCTACTAGCAAGCTCTACAGGAACACAAGCTGAAAAGGACTATGAGATTCCTGGCTATCCTTATTTCCTAAGCACCACAAGAACACGAGTAGGGGACTACCATAATCGTTATGTGGGCAGTTCAGCTGCGATGTTTGTGTTGAATGGCTCTTGGCTAAACAACAACTACAAAACAAGGCCCATTGATTATTGGAATCGTTCATGGCTGCACTCAGATGGCACACGTTCTAGAGAAGCAGAAGACCGTGTGTATAGTCGAACTCCTGCTATCCCTGCTAATGCAGAAAGCATTCGAGAAGTTCATGTGCTGTTAAAAGAACAAATGGAAAATCGTTCACCAGAAGTGCGCACAGTATTACTATCAGCAAAGAAACAAGGTATTCCTGCGTTCTTATACACAGACGAAACAGCTTGGAAACTACAGGATAAAAGAAAAGCAGTTAGCCCAGCTCAAGCAGGCGAGTTGCTAAAAGGTGCGCAGCCGGTTCGCAGATCATTTAGTCCGAGTCGTAACTATTTGGAAGACTGGCTGGAATTGATCTATAAAAAAGCCAAGACAGAACTAACTCCGTCGGCTCAGCGCAAACTAAAGAGTCTTATAGTGTACGGACAGGGCTATAGAAATGAAGACGACGGGTTAGGCGTTGATCTAAGCAATGCCCGCAAGCCCGGTAATGCAGACTACGCTAGTGCTGCAAAGATCAACAACTTCATGCGCCAAAACAACATAAAGACCCCAGTGGATCTAAAGAACTACCTAGTAGATAAATGGAAAGACCTGTATTGATTAACAGTCACAATTCATGGAGTCAACTGGAAGAAGTCTGGCTTGGAGATGTATACCCCAGTTCCTGGTACGATCATTTAGATCCTGCTGTGCGTGATGTATTTTATAAAATAACTGAAATAACAAAACAGGACCTGGCTGTAATACAAAGCAAATTAGAATCATTTGGTATCACAGTACGCCGTCCGGAATACCTCAACATAAATGATTTTGTTGACTCAAATGGTGTGTTAACTAAGCCTGAGATATGTCCTAGAGATACATTTCTAACAGTGGGCAACACATTACTAACGCCATACAACGCAGGCGCAGCGTGGCGTAGCACGTTAGCGTTATACAACAAACAAACTGCACCTGGTGCAAATCACGTTATCAATGGCGCCAATGTTGTGCGACTAGGCAAAGATATTGTTATTGATACTGATATATTTGACGCACCAGAGCTCAATTTAAATCTTTTTAAAGACTACAGAATCACCTGGGAAAAGAATGGCGGCCACATGGACGGCTGCTTTGCTATTCTCAAGCCAGGACTGATCATTGCTAACCATTACTATGATGGGTACGAACGTAATTTTCCAGGATGGGAATGTATCTTTTTAAGTGAATCCACATACTGGAATCACAGAACTACACCCCCTGTAGGCGGGGAATACAATGGTAAGTTTTATGCAGAAGGCGTTGAATTAAATCGCAGTTTCAACGAGCATGTTATCAAGCATGCTCAAGACTGGGTAGGCGATTACACAGAAACATTCTTCGAACTAAACTGTTTGGTAATAAACGAATCCACTGTAATGATGCTGGGCTATAATGGGGCACTAGAGCAGACACTAAGTGAACGCGGTATCACAGTGCATTGGGTACCATTCCGTTGTCGTGGATTTTGGGACGGCGGCATGCACTGCATTACAGTAGACATACGCAGGCAAAGTAGTATTGTAGACTATTTTCCAGAACGCGGTTAAATAATTCACAAGGAGGCCACAATGGCAGAAGAAAAGAAACCCCTCACACGTTCAGAACGTGAAGCACAAATCAAAGACAAAGCTGGTTTGGTAATTGTAGTCATGGCATTGTTCATGGGTATTACTACATACTTTGCAAACTCGCACTCAGGCGCTGTTATGAAGAATATGTTAAAGGCAACTGATACATACGCTTTCTTCCAAGCAAAGAGTATCAAAGGTTCTATTGCAGAAGGTCAACTGGAAGATGCTCGATCCAAAGGTGACAAGGCTCGTGCGGAAAAACTAGAAGCCAAGATTGAGCGTTACGAAAGCGACCCAAAGTCAGGCGAAGGCAAGAAAGAGTTACTAGCAAAAGCACAAGCGTTTGAAGCAGCTCGTGACGAGGCTGCAAAGCATTCACCATGGCTAACATTTGCTAGTATGGCATTCCAACTTGCTATTGTTTTGTTATCTGCAAGTATCATTGCTGTGAATAACACAATGTACAAGGTATCAGAAGTAGTAGCTGTGATCGGTGTGCTGTTACTAAGTCAAGGTATTTGGTTGTGGTTCTAATTTATTAAGCGACAGTTTAATCTAACGCAAAGGCCCTGTAAATAATACGGGGCTTTTTCACGAAAGCGATCCTAGAATAAGAAGAAGAATATGGATCCATTAACGCTGTTTGCGCTAGCGAACGGTGCGGTCAACGCCGTAAAAGCTGGCTGTAAGTTATATAAAGATATCAAGGGCGCGGCCGGGGAGGTCAAGGACGTCCTTAAAGACATGGACGAACAGTTTAAAAAGCTGCATCCTCCAGAAAAACCTGCGTCTATAGAAGCCAAGCAACAGTTCATTGAAGAAAAGAATCGTGTTAAGGAACTAAACAAAAAAGCCAACGAAGGCCAGCACGATGGCATCTACAGAGAAATTGGCGATCACCTGGGCGAGTACTACGACAACTTCTACAAGTGCATGGCTGTGTTTGATGAAGAAGAACGTCGTGCAGAAGAAGAAGTTTACACTGGAGATGCAAGTCTCGGTAAACGTGCTCTACAGCGTGTGCTAATGCGCAAGCAACTAGAACAGATGAGTGTAGACTTGCGTGAACTAATGGTGTATCAATCGCCTCCGGAACTGGGCGCACTATACACAGAAGTAGAAGCAATGATGAAACACATGGGAGAAACTCAACGTGTGCTTATTGCTCGCCAAATGGACAACCAACAAGCTACCCGTGCTAGAAGACGGCGTCGCCTAGAAAGACTCAGAGTGGAAATAGCACTGGGTATAACTGGGCTAGTAATGGCAGCAAGTGTAGGACTTTCATTTGCTTTGGTAGTAGAAGATAGAATACGAAAGTATCCACACCTTGGAGACGGGTGGATACCAATGACTGAAGAACAACGTAGAATTGCAGCATTACCCAAACAGTATACAGGACGATAACAATAATGATTAGAAGATTTTTAAATAGCTTTTTAGCTAATGGGGTATGGTTTGCTGCAATAATGCTTAATTTATTATCGGCTGCTATTACTACGCTGATTTTTTTAGTTGTTGCAATTGTAACCAAGTGGATCAATCTAAAACTCTAAAACGGTAAATACTCACATAATAATAACAACAAAGGAGTCTCCGTGTTTAATAACAAGAAAAAAGAAAAACCTCAGGCAGTGGAAACAATGACCAAGGGCGAATGGATGCAAAAATACTGGCGTCCGTGCGCAGCATTTATGTACATTACCTGCTGTTTGTCAGACTTTGCTATCTTCCCAATTATGTTTACAGTAGTTCAGTTCTGGGAAGAACAAGCATCAAATGATGCATTCCGTCAATGGGTGCCTATTACACTACAAGGTGGCGGATTATTCCATGTATCAATGTGTGCTGTGTTAGGCGTATCAGCTTACGGTAGAACACAAGAAAAACTAGCAGGACAAGCTGCAACCCCAGCAGGTTTGCCCAGCCCAGACTTAGGAGCAGCAAATGGCCAATCGTCAATCACTCAACAACCAGCACCTAGCGTTTCTGCGCCAGCAGGGAACTTCGGCGCTAGCACACCAAGTGCAGCACCTAGTGCGCCAGGATTCGGATCAGCAGCGCCAATCAGCCCTGCTCCAAGCAGCTTTGGAAGCGCACCTGCAACGCCAGCGTTCGCAGCGGTAACAACAAGTGCATCAGGCAAACCAGGTCCTGCACAACCCGATCACCCAGAAATTTAAAGGAAACAAAATGAAACAATTATTAATCGCACTATCACTTGCAACACTGTGTATTACAGCATCTGCAGAAGAACCACCAGTAGCCAAAACAACCAAAACAGTTTGTAAAGACGTGGTTGGCAAGGATGGCAAGCCTGCTAAAAATAAAGATGGCTCTGTGCGCCAAGCATGTAAGATTATCAAGATTCACAAAAAGCACGAAGGAACTGAAATTCCTCCAAAGAAATAAATATTCATTTGGCAAAACAAAAGGCTCTTCGGAGCCTTTTTTTGTCAGCGTAACCCTGGGCTAAGGCGTTGTATATACTATGCGAATAATTGTTGCTATCCTTTTTGTTGCTTTATCTTTTTCGGCTCTGGCCAAACCATCGCCTGTGAGTGACGCTAAACACACAGCCACAATTAAAAAGCCCAAACTACTTCGTAGCAACCCGCACAGATACACTGCTATTAACTTTGCTGGAGTTGATCCCTGGGACGCAGTAGACGACGAAGACATAATGCCGCAACGTCGTTATCGTTTTAAACTAGAGCCCAACGAATCAGATGAACTAAGTGACTATGTCAAGATTCGTTTACTCATTGCTAGATCCCGAGCACTCAAAAAATTTGTAGAAACCCATGGTCAAGTAGTATAATTACATTGCCAACATCACCCTGACTAAGGTAAGTTTGATAAATAACTTTATGTTAAAAGGTTATTACGTCTATGCTTACATCAGGAGCCAAAGCTCTAAGAATGGGTGTGCAGGTTCACCTTACTATATAGGTAAAGGCAAAGGAAGAAGACTATACGAAAAACATGGAATACGTATTCCAACGGATAGAAAATACATTGTTGTGCTAGAACAAAATTTGTCCGAAATAGGAGCACTAGCATTAGAACGAAGATTAATAAAATGGTGGGGAAGAATTAATACCAACACTGGAATACTACGAAATCTGACCGACGGCGGGGAAGGATCATCGGGGGCAAAAATAATACATTCGCCGGAAAGCAATGCAAAGCGGTCGGCTACGTTAAAGGGTAGGCAAAAAGGACCTAACAGTTCAGAACATAACAAAAACATCTCTAGATCAAAAAAAGGTAAAATAGGCAAGCCGCAAAGCGAGGAAAGTAAATTAAAAAACTCCTTGTCAAATAAAGGTAGAATAGTTTCTAAGGAAACAGGTAAGAAAATCTCATTAGCTAAAATAGGTAAGCCGTGCCTACAAAAGATAGTAGAATGTCCGCATTGTCAGAAAACAGGTGGCAATAGCAATATGAAACGATTCCACTTTGATAATTGTAAAAGTAAATGAAATACTATGAAACACTTGGGGTTGATAAGTCTGCAACTCCGGAACAAATAAAGCAGGCGTATAGACGGCTGGCATCAAAATTTCATCCGGACAAAGGCGGCGACACGGCCAAATTCCAAGAGCTTGAAGAAGCATATCGTGTACTGAGTGACCCAGAGCAACGTGCAGCACACGATACTCCGCGTCCCGACTTTGGTCAATTTGGTTTCCGTCAAGCAGGTGGGCAACCATTTGACTTTGACAACATCTTCAACATGTTTGGGGCACAGTTTAATCATAACCAACAACGACGGCCTGCCCAGGCTAGAATGAGTTTATGGATTCAGTTAAGTGATGTAGCTTCCGGTGGAAAACGAACTGTTAGTGTGGGCAGTCATTCCGGTAGTCAAATTGTAGAAATTGATATCCCGCCTGGCGTAGAAGATGGTGCGTCGGTAATGTACCCGGGGCTAGCACCTGGTGGTGTAGATCTAGTGGTCACATTTAGAATTCACCCAAATCCAAAATGGCAACGCGATGGGTACAACCTGTACACTGACCAAAAGGTTGATATTTGGACCATGATTGCAGGTGGTGACATCATGGTCAAGGATATCCTAAATCGTGAACTAAACGTTGCCATTCCGCCAATGACACAACCAGGTCAAATCCTTCGTTGTCGCGGGCGAGGTTTACCGGATCGATCCCGAAATCCCGGGGACATGATGATTCGATTACAAGCAGAAATTCCCCGAAACATACCCGAAGATCTATTAGCACTAATTCGGCAACAAACAGGTCGCTAAATATTTCAGGGTAGCGTATAATTAACACATAACTTTCAAACTGGAAAATATGCAAAACAATCCCGAAATTGAACAAATCATCGACTCAGCTATTAAATTAGCGCATGTTCGCAATCATGAATACATGCTTACAGAGCATTTGTTAATGGCTATGCTACAACATGCCCCGTTTAGAAAATGCCTAGATAAATTTGGCGTAGCAAGTGAGCAGTTTGAATCAGAGCTTGGTGCTTACCTGGATAGCTTGGTTAATCTAGTTAAAATGGACATTACAAAGCCCAAGAAGACTGAGGCTCTAGTGCGTGTTATTAATCGCGCATTTACACAAGTATCCTTTACCGGCCGAACTACATTAACTACTATCGACTTGTACTTGGCTATCATGGCCGAACACAATAGTCATGCACAATATTTCTTGCTCAAGTACGGTGTCAAGAGCCGTGAGTTTGTGGCATTCTGGCAAAAGCATTATGCACACGAAGAAGCTCAAAAGTTGAGCCCAGATCAAGCAAGTGAGATCTTGAGTGAGCACTGCACTAACTTAACCAAACTAGCTAAAGAAAATCGATTAGAGCCCATGATCGGTCGAAGCAAAGAGCTAGAAGAAATGATCACTGTGTTGGCTCGACGTTTTAAAGCAAACGTGCTTATGGTAGGCGATCCTGGTGTTGGTAAAACTGCTATCATTGAAGGTCTTGCGCAAGAAGTAAACAATAACAATGTACCTGAGTTCTTGAAGAATCACGAGGTGTGGAGTCTTGAGATTTCTGCATTGCTTGCAGGATCTAAATATCGCGGCGAGTTTGAAGAAAAGTTCCGTGCTGTGATCGGTGCGTTGGAAGCAAAGAAAAACTGCATCTTGTTCATCGACGAAGCTCACACCATGCAAGGTGCAGGTGCAGGCAATAACAGTTCGTTAGACTTTGCCAACATGCTCAAGCCAGCAATTACCAAAGGAAACCTAAAAGTTGTTGCATCTACTACATGGGAAGAATATTACGAGAGCTTTGAGAAAGATCGAGCCCTTATGCGTAGGTTCCATCGCGTGGCCATTGATGAGCCAACTCCTAGTACAACAGAACAGATTCTCATTGGGCTCTCTCCCCGACTCGAAACTTTTCATAATGTCCTCATCGAAACTGAAGCTATCACCGCCGCAGTGGAACTATCGGGCCGATATATTCATGATCGAAAGAATCCCGATAAGTCAATCGATCTCATCGATGGTGCGTGTGCTAGACAACGTGTTAAGGACCAAGGCAACGTTTCCGTTACCAAGAGCATGATCGAAGAGCAAGTTAGCAAGATCTTGGGTATTCCGTTAGACAAGTTGCAAAACGAGCGCTCTGCTAACATTGCGGAGCTCGAAACTAACATCAAGCAAAAGCTCTACGGACAAGACTCTGCTGTGGACACAGTGCTGGAACGTGTTTACATTAACTATTCAGGTATCGGTAACGACAAGAAACCTATTGCTAGCTTCTTGTTCCTGGGCCCAACAGGTACAGGTAAAACAGAACTTGCTAAGTTGTTGGCAGATAATCTGGACATGACACTGTTACGCTACGATATGAGTGAGTATCAAGAGCGTCACACAGTTAGTAGCTTGATTGGTGCTCCTCCGGGCTATGTGGGATTTGAAGACGGTAACGTAGGCGGTGGCAAGTTGATCAGTGACTTGACCAAGAACCCTTATGCTGTTATGTTGTTTGACGAAGTTGAAAAAGCACATCCTGATGTGGTCAACATCTTCTTGCAAATGCTAGACGAAGGTCGCATCACAAGTTCAAATGGTAAGACTGTGAGCTGTAAGAACACAATCATTATCATGACATCAAACTTGGGTGCCAAGGATAGTGAACGTCTAAACATTGGTTTTGGTGGGCAAGAGAAAACAGGCGAAGATGACAAAGCTCTCAAAGAGTTCTTCCGTCCAGAACTGCGTAACCGTATTGACAAGATCTGTAAGTTTGGCAAGTTGGATAAACTTGCTATCAAGAAGATTGTTGTTAAGTTTGTGGATGAACTGCAAACTAGCTTGAACACCAAGAACATCAAACTCACACTGAGCGAAAGTGTTGTTGACTATCTAGCAGACAAGGGTTACGATCCGCTGATGGGTGCTCGTCCACTGTCACGCAAGATTGATGAGTTGATCCGTGTGCCATTATCAAAGAAGATCTTGTTTGATAACCTGCGTGATTGCTCTGTAGTTGCTAACTTAGACGGTGACAATATTGCGTTTGAAACTGTAGAAACTTCCGTCGAGGGTTTGACAATTGTCCAACCTTAAAGTAAAACCCGTGGAAACCAATCAACCTTTCTTCGGGAAATACAGATACAGTGTTAGATTTGATTTGCGCGAGCTCGGGATTATCAGGGGACTGAACCCTGATAAGATCGATAAATTAGTACAGGAGCGTAATCGCTGGCGGACAGAACACAAACAGCTTTACGGCGGCAGCTTTCAAATGCATCGGATTGATTCAGGAATGCAACAGAACCTTGAGGAGTTGTGTCGCTTATTAGTTCGTCACAAAGAGCAACTAAAGTTTGTAGTTTCCTATGATCGTGGGTATGTTTATACCAATGACTTTGATTTAGTAAAAACACTGTATTACTTGCCAACTCTTGACAAGATACAAATACAGGAAGCACATCAAATTTGCCCAGTGGGCACAATTGCGTTATACGATCCAAAATGGACTCATAGGACTTATTTTAGATCCAAAGCAATCGACGATTCCCAACGTAATACACTAGTTGAATACTTGAAGGCACGTGAGAATGTACGTATGGGCCCGGGATTAAAAGACTGGGTCAACACTCCTACTAAGAATTGGTGGATAAACTGGACACATGCCCACTTCTTCATTGATCACAACAATGACGGCGAGCTGTTGTTCCTGAACATGGTTGTGCCTAATATCACACGGCAGACCAAGCAGATCGTGGCTAAATAATACACTATGGCAAAAATATACGAAGAAGCAGTTGTGATCAAACTCTCAAAACTGATCAAGGACAAAGAAGTTGATGCTGTTGCAAACAGCAGCACTGGCGATCTTATGGCTACCAATGACATCTGTGATGCGCTGCAATCAGTTGCAGAAGAGTTGCTAGGACAAGGTATTGTTGTGGAAGTTGTGAGAGCATAATGTCAGTTAATACTTTGACCATTTTAGGACTAACTCAATACGGAGTTCCTTCGGGCAACTACGATGGCTCCAGTACAGACTTTGACTCTGACGGTGTCAAAGGAGTGGGCTACTATCGCGGTCAGGGTGCAATACAAACAGTTTATCAACGCATCACTGGATTCCAGGGTGTGATTACTGTTCAAGCCACGCTTGATCAAAACTGGGAAGTAGCAAACTGGGTAGATGTAAACACATTCGGCGATGCATCTACTATTGTGTCAGGTGTTTACCCTGTGTCACTAACTGGCAACTATACTTGGCTGCGTGTTAAAATTACAGACTTTAGTGCCGGGCAAATTGATTCAATCACAGTCGTGTACTAATAGAAACCATGTAAACTAAATACTTGCTATGAAGCAAGTTATTATCATGCCAGGCGGATTTCATCCGTTCCACGCTGGCCATTACGCACTATACCAACAAGCACAAGATGCTTTCCCCGGCGCAGATGTCTATGTGGCTGCAACCAACGACACATCCGCTAGACCATTCCCGTTTGCTGTTAAAGAAAAACTTGCTAAACTAGCAGGCGTTAATCCTGGTAAATTCATACAAGTTAAGTCACCGTTTCAAGCACGAGAAGTTACAGATCACTTTGATCCCGAAACCACCCAATTAATTTTTGTACGTTCGGAAAAGGACGCAAACAAACCACCACAAGCAGGCGGCGTTAAAAAAGATGGCAACCCTGCATACTTGCAACCTTATGAAGGACAAGATGAACTTGCTCCGATGAATAAGCATGCTTACATGGCTTACTTGCCCACAGTGGAGTTTGGTCCTGGTATGACTAGTGCTACAGAAATACGCACAGCATGGCCCACATTGGATACTAGACGTAAGACAGCTCTTGTAATGAGTTTGTACCCAAAAACACAAATAAATCCTAAACTTGCTGCTACTGTTGTTAAAATGCTAGACGCAGCCATGGGTACCACGCTAGACGAAAGTAATATGCTAGGTTCTGTGATGTTTAGAAGCAAGCCACCTAAACTTAAAAAAATACAGCCAGCAGTGTCTAGAACCAAGGACTTCATGAAGAAGGACTTTAGCATGACTGAAGATGAAGAACTAAACGAATTTGCACCCGGCAGTGGTAACGACAGAGAAAATGACCCCGAAGATGTGTTACTTCGATTTGCTAAAATGTGGTATTCTGCCCCAGATGTAGCTACACAACGTCGAGTAGAACAAGCCTTAGCCAAAGTCGGTTGGGAAATTGGCGAGCTTGAAAGCGAGGAAGGCGGTGCGTATGTTATGCGTATCGGCGACGATGATAGTGATAGCTACATTGGCTGGAGTGAAGAACAACTAGCTGACCAACTAAACGAGTTCGCTCCAGGTAATGGCGATGATGGAGACAGATATGTGCCGCCAAACTTCGGCAAGCCATACAAATCAAGATATCTACGCAACAATCAATTTGACATATGGTGCGAGACTGTGCCAGGTACTCCGGCCAAAGACATACAACTAAAAGTAACAGTAGATAAATTTGGTTTAGACTGGGACGGAAGACGTTGGTACATAGACAGTCCTGGTGGTGTGCATATTAGATGGAAATATGGTGAAATACCTTTGCCCGGTGCATTAGACCAAGCAGGGAACTCCGGACACATCCACGATTTAATATCAGACTTTCTCAACAAGTACCGTCCTAGTGATTTACAAGATGTAGCGAAATATTATGGATTTAGTAGTGATGGTAAAATGAACGAAGCCCACTTAACCGAATTTGTTCCGGATGAAGGTGGTGGATCACGTAAGTTTATTCCATGGCCCGAATTCATTGAACAAGTAAAACAAATTGTAGCCAAAGACTTCGACTGTGTAGAAAACGTTGTAAAGACAACAATCAAAGCCCGCTTTGTTCCACACGACCCAATGGAGTATGGCCCAACAATGCTTTACTCATACTATGAGACTAGAGCGGGTGGACGTAACAAAGGTGCAGTAAGCACACGCGGTAGTATTCAAGTTGGCAAGTATACCGGAGGCGGCCTTACCGGACAAATAAAAGGTAAACTACTTACTACATTTAGTTTACTAAAAGGACATCCGTTTGAGCGTCACTTTGATTTGACGTTTGACAACATCTACAAGATTGCCAATATCATTATGGGCAATACACAAGGTGCTTTGGAATTCAAACCAGAACAAGTAGCAGAGGAAGCAGGACCAGTGGAAGCATATGGTTATGTTTACGACCGCCGTGACCAACGTGTGATGTGGCGCAAGACGTTCCCATCAGCTGAAGCTGCACACGCCTGGGCCGATAGTAAAAATGCAACCGTTTTGGGCACAAGCCCTGTGCAACAATCCGTTGACGAAGACTACGTAGACGAGAAAAAATAAGCCACTAGTAAATTCCTCTTAAATATTTCACTTAATACTTAAGAGGAAACAATGGCTGATAACCAACCCACAACCGAAGCCCCAGCAGCACCTGGGCAACAACAAATTCAAGTCAATGTAGATTATCTACGTACTACCCGTGTTCATATTTGTATGCCATGCTACGGCGGCATGCTTACTGAATCTACCTTTATGAGCTTTATTAAATGGAGTAACACCGCTCGTCAATTGGGTATCGAATGGACCATGGAAACAATGACAAACGAGTCGCTAATTACTCGTGCTCGTAATACACTAACAGCCAAGTTCTTAACAAACCCAGACTCAACTCACTTGATGTTTATTGATGCAGACATTGGCTGGGAACCATGGCACTTGTTGGTATTGTTGAATCGCGACGTTGATGTTATTGGTGGCTTATACCCAATGAAATCCTTGCCAATCAAATGGTGTGTTAACGGATTCGAAGGTGCAGAAGAAGGCCCAGAAGGCCTACAAGAAGTTACTAAAACAGGTACAGGTTTCTTGTTAATCAAGAAGCATGTGTTTGAAAAGATGAACTCGCATCCCAATGTTAAATCGTTCAAGAACGACATTGGATTGTCAGCAGACTTGGATCCTCATATGAAAACCTACTTTGACACAGGTGTGCGTGAAAATCGTTACTACTCAGAAGACTGGAGCTTCTGCGAAAACTGGCGCGATGTTGGTGGTAAAGTATGGGTAGACAAGCGTGTGTTATTGCGTCACACAGGCACTTATGTGTTTGACTATCAAGCACAAGAAAACGTGTATCGTGAATTGCATGCAATGGCCCTGGCTAATGCACCGGTTGCACCTGTAGATGCAGCAGGACAAGCAACAACTCAATATACGTTACCGGTTAATTCATCCCCTACGCCACAAGTGGTTGCCACAAGTGGTGCACCAGCAGAACCTCCTGCTCCTGTTAAAGGCAAGTCCTTGAAGAAGGAAGCATAACTAAAGCCCCGCAAGGGGCTTTTTTTTGACTTCAGCATCTATATCCTGTAAACTATGCTATGAATAAATACAAGTTGATATTCTAATATATACCTATGAACTTACAAGAACTTGATTCCTATAACCTTGCTGATGCAGTTAAATTCAACAAACAGTTGAACCCACGCCTGTGGCAAAAAGAACAGATGCGCCCTGAAGTACGTGACAAGTTACTTGAAATTGCTGCCGATTTCAAAGAGTTCCTGGGACTTTCTGATTTAGAAGTAAAAGACATAACTGTATCAGGATCAAATGCAGGCTACACATATACACCATATTCAGACATCGACTTACACCTAGTGGTTGATATTCCACAAGCAGACTCTGATGATGTTTATCGTGAATTGTTTGACGCAAAGAAATATCAATATAACGACTTGCACAATATCAAAATTGGCGGTTATGATGTAGAGTTGTATGTAGAAAATGCAAACAAGCCTCCAGTAAGCCAAGGTGTGTTCTCTGTACTAAACAACGACTGGATCAACATTCCTAGATATCGCAAGTCCACAGTAGATGACGATGCAGTTCGCAGCAAGTACGAAGATTTTAAGCACAGAATTGACGATGCTGTAAAAAGCAACGACATGGAGCGTATTGATAGTCTAGCTCGAAAGATCAAAACATATCGCCAAGCAGGCCTAGATGCACACGGAGAACTAGGCCCAGAGAATCTTGCTTACAAAATGTTGCGCACACAAGGTTACATCACAAAGTTATACGATGCAAAGGCCGCTGCAAGAGATGCTGAACTGAGTTTAGCAGAACAAAACAAAGTTAAAGTTAAAAAGCCTTTTATTTACGGATACAAGCACGTGGCCGAAGATGCCACTGCTACCCCAGACGGAGTCGGTGCTAGTACTAGAATGTTCTTGAGTGAGAAGCCTACCCCTACACAAGAAGAGATTATTAGAGATTTTTTAAACTTTGCTGTTGAAGAATTAGAAATCGACAATGTTCCAAAGTTGCGCCTCAAGAAAGATCCCGAGTGGTCAATTCGCAACAAGAGTTTTGGTCGTTACGATGCAGCTACAGGTGAATTAATAGTAGCTCTAGGCAACCGTCATATCATGGACATATTGCGCACCCTAGCACACGAACTTACTCATCGCAAACAAGACGAAACAGAATCTATGCCCCTGGATGCAGGCGAAACAGGTTCTGCCTATGAAAACGAAGCAAATGCCCGTGCTGGTGTGTTAATGCGTGACTATGCAGGCATGCACCCAGAATACTTCGAAGATGTAGCTGTTAACGAAGCATCAGGATATATTCCTACTCGAGCCCAAGCAAAAGATCCACGTTTCAATATGGCACTAACTGTGGATGTGCATCCTGGTCAAACAGGCAAAGAAGCCAACAAGATGGCTCTTAAAACAGACAAGCAAGGCAAGCCAGAGTTGTTGATCAAGTCAGCAAACTTACAGGAAGCCACTGCTAAAAAGAGTTATGGTTACAATTCAACTCCATTAAGTCAAGCACCCGGCGAGCAAGAAGACGAGCTCGGAAATCAAGAAGCTACGGGGCCAGAGTTTGAGCCACAGATGCCAGCAGGCACAACCAAAGTAGATGTTACCGACTTAACTGATTGGTATAGACTGGGCATGGATATTTCAGACATGGATGATGCTGATCCAAAGGACTACAATCAAGGGCCACCGCAAACAGTTATTACTTTTCCATCAGACGAAGCTGAACAAGGCTATCTAAAACAATTCAAACGTCTTGGATTAAAAACACATGATCTAGATCCTGATGTTGAAGGCGGGGAAGATGTTACAGGCAAGCATTTAAACAAGGCACTGGCTGAAGAGTTACAAGCATTCAAGGAACAAGACTTGTTTGAAGTCAAGATGACTTCTAAAAACTTGGCTAATCTAGCCAAAGATATCAAAGGTGCTAAAGTTGGTTTAGAGTTTGAAATGTATGTTCCCAACGTAAGCAACGATGAAGACCGCGACCAGGAACCTGACTACGATCAGGACGAGCGTGTTCGTGATATTGATGATGCTGTGAACTTTTTTGATGATGGTGATTACAACGGACGCAATGAAATCCGCAGACTTCGTGAGCAAATGGAATCTGATTACTTTGACTGGCAAACGGAACAAATAGATCAAGACTGGCACAACAACGGTTTTGAGTTCTTCCAGGAATACTTAGACCGTGAAGAACCTTTTGATCCTGAGGACTACCAAGAACGAGCCGAAGATGAAGTAAAGGCCGATTACCCTGATCTAGACCCTACATCAGAAGAGTTTGGAGAGTTAGTAGCAGAAAAGTTACGCGAAATCAACGCAGAATACTATGTAGAGACTTGGGAAGCACAAGGTCGCAGTTATGACTATGCCCAGGAAGAATTTGAAGCCGAAAAAAGAGACGAGTACTCTGAAAGTGACTGGCTAGACAGTATTAGCATTAGTTATGCGTCTGACGTCGAAGGCAATTACGGTAATGTGGTCTGGCCGTATTATACCAGCAGCAGTGACTCAGCAGGCGATATTGAAAATGTTGCGTTAGACTTTATGAATGCCATGGGCATGGATAGTGTAGCATACAGCTCTAACTACCACGGCTACGGCGGTGGCTATAAAAAGTGGGTGGGCAACGGGTGGGTATCGGTTGGCAGCAACAAGCCAGACGATTGCTTTACTATCGAACCGGACGGCAGTTTAGACACTCCTGATAACGAGGGCGACACTGGATTGGAATTTGTAAGTCCGCCTATCCCTCTAGAAGATATTGGCACAGTAATGAAAAAGGTACAAGCCTGGGCCGCTGACAATGGCGTGTATACCGGCAAGAACAACAAGACTAGTATGCACACAAACATTTCAATTCCAGGCTACGATCTTGACAAACTAGATTACTTAAAGGCTGCATTATTACTAGGCGACGAACACGTATTACGCCAGTTTGATCGTATTGGAAACTCATACGCTAAACCTGCTATTGAAAAAGTTAAGCAATTAGCAAGAGACAAGCCAGAAAAAGCCAAAGAGTTGTTAGACAAGATGAAGTCTCACCTTGACGCTGCGGCATCTAAGATATTACACTCTGGCGTCACAGACAAGTTCACCAGTATCAATACCAAGGACAATCGTATTGAGTTCCGTTCCCCGGGTGGCGACTACCTAACTGACATTGCCGAAAATCCTAAAAAGATGCAGGACACAATCAATCGTATGGTTGTGGCAATGGATGCTGCTATGGATCCTAACAAGTATAAGGAAGAGTATCAAAAGAAACTCTACAAAGTATTAACTGGTGACATAGGATCACGTAGAGGAAAGACTGGCGAAGTAGAATGGACTGTTACATCCAATGCTACTGTGTGGGACAAAGATACTCGCAGACAAATGCCTGCGTTCAAGACCAACGTTGAAGCAAAAACTGCCAAGGAAGCATGGGAAAAAGTTAAAGCAAACTTGCCAGCCGATTCAACTCAGTCTGAATATAGCATCACACCTAATAAGATCGCAACTCCGGGTGATAAAGACTTGTTGAATATCTTTAGTCGTTATGCTGCTGGCGAAATGCCCAAGGCTGCACTAAAGAGTTTCCTTAGACAAGCACAATTACAACGCAAAGTGGCCAAGGGCGAAAACACCGGCAAGATGTGGTGGAATGTAAAATACAACGGCCAGCGTATGGAAGTTGTTGCTGACAATGAAAGCGAAGCTAAAACAACAGCCGCACGAGAGTGGGGACTTGCACCAGGTCCTACTGCAATCAACAGCATGACTGCTGAGCCACTTCGTCCATACGAAGAGAAGCCACAGACGCAAGGCACAACAGTAGCAGGCCGTCCAAACAATCCCGATGGCGATTGGTATTTGAAGAATGGTGATACCAATGAGATCTTCTATAGATTTAATGCTTCTGATTATGCAGACGCATACGGCGTATTACAGCAATGGAAACAAGAGAACCCCAACAGCAACATCAATGCTATGTATGGACACGGTCGTGCTGAACCCACACCACAAGGTGGCGGGACTTACAGAATAACTACCACAGGCGGTGGACTGATTGCAGGTGATGAGTATGGCAATGATCAGACAGCATTGCAAAGAGCACAATATTGGGCACAACGCCGTGATGTTGATGTTGTTGTTAGAAACCCGCAAGGTCAAGAAGTTGGTAGAGTATCAGCATCCGGCGAAATTACACCAACTGCACAACCACCGGCACAACAAAATCAAGGCAACTGGGGTATTTGGATCAACGCAAACGACCGCTTTGCTAATCAGCCTGGCACATACTCAAGAGGTGAAACGCCACCATTGTATAGATTCCCAAGCCAAGAAGCTGCTGAATCTTGGATAGAACAACAACGTGCTGAGCGTCCTAACATGCGCACCGATATCGAAGTTCGCGAAATTGAACCTGCACAGCAATCGTCTGGAGTAAACAATTTAATCCCACATGGCCCGGGCCCGTGGGAACTTGCTAGTATGGCCAACAACCAAGTTTACTTTAATCCCACAAGCACAGATCGTCAAACAGCCGAAACCGAAGCAAGAGCTTGGATACAACAAACAGGGCTCGATCCTGCTGAATTTGTTGTAAGAACTCGCGAAAGTGTTTCACAACAAGCCCCTAACTGGGAAATTCGAGACGGCAGCACTAATCGTTTAGTGCATCAGTTTTATGCACCCGACCGCCAAGAAGCTGCTATCATAGCAGGCGATTTTTACGACGATAACGATTTTGTGGGTGATAACTATACAGTTCAATCAATTGGGTCTGGAGCCGATGCAGCACAAGGTGGCATCATTACTACAGCAAACGAACCTGCGACAGGTAGCCAGGTTGGGCAAACTTACAATCCATCGGGCACAGGATCATTTACTGGACAGTGGTTGATATTAAATCCCAACAATCAAGTGATTTATAGATTTGGCGGTATCGGCAATGCTCAAAGCGATGCTAACCGTATTGCAATGGCTTGGCTAACACAGAATCCACAACAACTAGTAGATGGTGTTACAGTAGTACCGGAGATGGGATAATACTATGAGAGCAAACGAGTTTGTTGTAGAAAATGTTCAACTGAATACGCTGCACGAGCCAGAGCGCATAGTCGATGCAATTGCCTATCTAACAGACTATTACGATTCCGAAAAAGAAGCACACCAAATACTGGATGCGTATATGGCTGCGGTAGATAAGTTAGTAGCACAAGGTGGTATAGTATATCGTGCTATCTGGGTAGTCCCTGGCCAGCAGCCAAATCTACAACAGCCCGGATTGCACTGGACTTTAACTCCAAAATCGGCTGAGGAATATTTGCAATCAGAAGCTGGTGAGTATGCGGCTATGGACATGGACTTAGATGAGCAGCCACACGCATACATATTGTCTGCCACTGTTGGTCCTAATAACATTACCAATCACGGTGTTAACTTTGCCCAGCAACATCACGAACAAGAAGTTAGAATTGTCGATCCTAGAAAAGCACAGATTAAGGTAGTTAAAAAAATATGAGAGCACACGAATTTACAGACCAAGGTGCCGCAGGCATTGTGCTCTACGCAGAAGACACGGGTCGTTATGGCTTGCAACAGCGTAGCAACGATATTAACGATCCCGGGCTATGGGCAGCATGGGGCGGTGGCAGAGAGCCTGGTGAATCACTGGAGCAATGCGCTCGCAGAGAACTAGCCGAAGAAGGTGGATACACTGGACCTATCAAGCTAAAGCGCATTGGCGAAAACGCCAAGTATGTTACATTCTTGGGTACGGTACCAAGTGAGTTTGAGCCACGTGCCAATCCAGAATGGCAAGACTATTGCTGGGTAGAAGCTGGCGATTGGCCTGCACCGATGCACCCAGGTGTCGCTGCTGCACTCAAGAACATACCCGTGAAACAAAGCGTAGACGAAGCATTTGATCAACCTTACAAATCCAAATGGGAAACGTCAGAGTACGGTGATGTTGATGCAAATACAAAACTACCAGACGGCACATATCTCAACATCATGTTCAATCAAGAATACGATGGCGAAGGTAATGAAGTTATACAGGTCGACTTTCATAGAAACAACAGCCAAGAAGTAACAGGCGAAGGTGACGCACAAAGAATATTTGCCACTGTATTAGCTGCTATACAAAAATACATTAAAAAATACAAACCCCAAAACTTAATCTTTTCAGCCAGTAAAGAAGTTGACCCAACTACATACTACGGACCCGACGATCCTGTTCCAAATCCAGAAAGTCGTGCTAAGTTATATAACAGACTAGTTCAACGATATGCGGCCGCTTGGGGATATAGTGCCCAGCACCAAGACGATGGTGATGCAGTTAGATACAAATTAACTAGAGCAAACTCAGTAGCAGAAAACTTTGCAGATGGAAAAGTCAAAGGCAAGAGTCGCCCCGGACGTGTAAAACGTGCAGGTGCTAGTTGCAATGGATCAGTTACAGATTTACGTCAACGTGCTAAAAATGCGTCAGGCGAAAAGGCTAGAATGTACCATTGGTGCGCGAACATGAAATCAGGGAAGAAAAAATGAGAAACTTTATTAATCTATTAGAAGCCATCGAAAAAGGCTGTCCACCTGCTACACAAAGCATTGAACTAAATTTAAAAAATCGTCAAAAGGCCATAGACGAATATCACTATGGCCCACTTAACCCCAACGAGCCCAACGACGAGTACTGGGCAGAACTTGCCGATAAATGGAACACAGATGATATTGAATCAGTAAAACAAAATCGTTGTGGCAATTGTGCAGCATTTGACATCTCTGAAGACATGCAAGATTGCATTGCCAAGGGCATTGGAGAAGAGCCTGGGTCGGATCCACACGATACTATAGATGCTGGGCAATTGGGATATTGCAAATTTTTAAAGTTTAAATGTGCTGCAAAACGAACATGCGATGCCTGGGTAGAAGGTGGCCCTGTAACATGAAAGCAAAAGAAGTTTTACCCAAGATAAAAAGCCTACTATGGACAGCATCTGTTCGTATTCAACACCCTAACTATGTTGGCCGTATAGACGTTACTGTTACTGCCAACAATGCCAATCAAGCACGACAACTAATGAAGGCACAGTACGGAGTAGAAGACTGGCATATAGGAAGTATCCGCCAAGTCAAGTAACTCACCGCCTTTGTCATAATAACTAAATATATTCATGACTAGGCATTTTGTTAAAGTTTTATTTGATGTGCATTGCGAGTGGGCAGGGCAAGCGCCCGACTATCGTGTTTTTGTCAACGACGAACTTTTTACAGAGCGCACATTTAATTTTACTGACGCATATCTAGAAGAAATGCTGCAAATCGAAGCGCCTGCAGGCAAATACGCAATTCGTTGTGAACTTGTACCACCTGCAATAGCTAGTTTGCGCATGGAAAACTTGCGTGTAGAATACGGCCCTGCTAATATCAAAGGCAGTAATTTACTAAGGATTAGAGATGAGATGGCGTGAAATTGTTGAATCTGCATCAGTTGGTGCCACTTGTGCTGGCGGCATGGCCCCAGTAGAGTCGTCGTTGGGCATAGTGTCAAGAAATGGCGCAAACTTAATGGCAGGTAAATATACTACAGATCCTACGCCTAACACGCCCAAGGAATATAAAAGGAATAAAAATGCTCGCGGACAGTTTAAAAACTCTATTAGCAACTGAATATGCATTCAGTATCAAGGCCCAGTTGTTTCACTGGAATGTAGAAGGGCCAGACTTTGCACAATTGCACGAGTTTTTCGGAGATCTCTACGAAGAAGTATATGACAACTCCATTGACCGCACAGCCGAATACATTCGTACACTAGATGACTATGCTCCTGGTAGTTTTGAACGATTCATGGAACTATCACGTATATCAGGTCAAACAAAGATTCCTCGCGCACGACTCATGATTGAAGAACTTTTGGCCAACAATGAACAAATGATCGAACTTCTAAACGAAACATTTGCCGTATCTGAACAAGAAAACCAACAAGGTATTGCTAACTTTATAGCAGAACGCATCGACGCACATGGCAAGCACGGCTGGATGTTGAGAAGTTTCTTGAAAGATCAGAGAGCATAATATGAATAACATGCACGACATAGTCAAAAGACTAGCTATTTTAGAAGGGCGTATTACTCCCGCTGAACCTAGTGGCAGTCAAAATGCACAACAAAAGTCAGTGCATCAATTGCCTGCTCTATTCAAGCCAGGCAAAGGTGGCCCTATACTAGGTGGCAATCCTGACAAGCCTGCTGTAACCAAAGGTTACTTTGTTGGCGCAGAGTCAGAAGAAAAAAACGAAGAATCAATCGAAGAGGCTGTGGCCAACGAAGAGAAGTTGTTAGATAAAGTTAAAAAATCTTTTATTGACTACTTGGATTCAGTCGAAGACACAGTTGCTAAAAAGAAAGATCGTGATATTGGAGACAAGCCCAAGAATCGTGACATCGGTAAAAAAGCTACGGACAAAGATATTATTTCTAAAAATCCCGATTTAGATGAAGAACAACTCGATGAGTTTTTGCCTGCACTAGGTGCTATAACTGGCAGAGCATTAGCAGGTGCCGGAGCAGGTGCAGTAACAAGAGGGCTAGCTGGCCTTGCAGGTCATGCTGCCGGTTCAGCAGTTCAAGACGAACTCGACGAAGATCCAACCGAGACAGAACCAGCTGCTGATACACCAGTTGCACCAATACAAGAACCCACATACGCTGCGGCAACAAGTGCCCCAGTAAAAACTATTGCACTAGAAGATGGTCGCATTTGTGAAATTCACGGCGACGAACGTTCAGGCTTTGAAATTCGCCACGGCAACAGACGTTTGCCTAGTCGCTTTAAAAACTTAGATCACGCTAGTATGGCCATGGAAATGTATATGGCACATTGTAAAAAAACAGACCAGTCAGCAGACTATATTGAGGAAGCATAATGATTATCACAAACTTGTATGAGAACACAAACCCAAGTCACCACTACTACGAACAAGTAGCAGAAAAATTAACAGCAGGATTGCAGTCCAATGATGATATTTTAGATGCAGCGTGGGAAATCGTTGTTAAAGATTTAGGTCGCACAGTAGCCCGTAATAAGTTCATAGATGATGATTTTGAAAGTGATTTAATCACTGCTTACAAGCAATTACACAAGCAAGGTATGTCAGAAGCCCGTGCTGCTTCAGCATCATTTAGATCCGGCAATAAAAAACGTGCTGAGCTAAATGACATGAGCGACGAAGAGCGTCGAGCCCACGACAAAGAACAACAAGAAAAGCAAAGCAAGCGTGACGATGCTAGGCTAGAAAAAGAGCGTCAAAAGAATGCTGCCAAGAAAAAAAGTGTAGCAGAAGGTGGCCCATACGACTTACCGGGAATCGATTATCCTCGTCCAGGTGATACGCCAGCCAAGCCAAGACATCGTGGCCAACAAACACCTGGTGTTAACCCAGACGATGAAGATTACTTCCGTGAAATCTTCCGCAAGAAGCGTGAAGCTGCTAAGAAAGCAGAACAAGAAAATAAAAAAAAAGTAAATGAAAGTGTCTTTCTTAAGGAAGACCGCCAACAGATCTACGAACAGTGGAATCGAGTAGGTACACAACTTGTTGAGTATCGTTTAACACCTCAGCAAATTCAAGACATTTTTTCACGAGTTGAACAATCAGCTACCCAAGCTGGCAACAACAGAACATTAGCTGGTCGTGGCGTTGATAAAGCATCAGAACTCAACGCAGCGTGGGAAGGCCTAAAAGACCAAATACAGAAATCTCATCCAGTTAAAGGATTTGATGATTTATACGACACTGCTGCTGCTAAATTAAAAACAGCAACTGGTGGTGACGAAGGTGTGATGCAATATGTCAACAAGTATCGTGACTTTGCTAAAAAACATCCTTATATTCAAAGCGCCGTATACGCTGCTCTAATTGCTGCCGCAGGGTTAAGTGGCGCAGGGCTAGGCGGAGCTGGCGCAATTGGACTGTTAAAAATGACAGATCGTTTGTTGCAAGGTGACAAAGCAAGTTCTGCTCTATACAAGGGCGCTAAAACTGGCGCATTGGCAATGGCAGCTCATTCAATTGCTGATTACTTCAAGAATCCGAATGCACAAATTCCTACTGGTACACCTGCTAAATTACCAGACGGCACTGATTATGTTGTGCAAAAGGGAGACACACTAAGTCAAATTGCTCAGAAGAATGGTGTTAGCGTAAAAGATTTAATGGCCGCCAACTCTGGTCAAACTGTTCCTACTGGTGATCGTATAACCTGGAACGATCCAAATGCATTCACTGACATTAACCCAATGGGCGATGCTGTTCCTCCGGGCACAGGATCTGAACCAACATATGATGTTCGCACAAAACTCACAAACCCCGATGTATTACAACCAGGACAAAAATTAAATGTGCCAGGCAGCTTGGGCCCAACACAAACTTATGCAGACGGTGTAGGCACAGCAGCCGACACATGGGATAAGGTTAAGAGTGGAGCATACACCCCAAGTGAGATTAGCCGCAATCAAGCTGCAAAATGGAACTTGCCTGGTGCAGGAGAATACAACGCACCTAGCGGGTCAAGTGGAACAGCAAGTGTTCCAACTAGTGGTAGAATTCCTGCTGATCAAGCTCCGATGTATGACCCAGATGGCGGAGAGAGACGTCCACAAGATCCTGCATTCGACGATGGTGCATCACTGCTAAAGCCCGATTCAGAATTTATGAAAATGGGCGGCAATGCTAGCGATAGACCAACAATAACACCAAAGGGCAACGAAGTTGATTATGCTTCTTCTAAAACCAATCCTTGGGATAGAGCCAATGCTAAGGTTGATGCAGACGTTGCTGCACAAAATGCAGAGATCAATACACAAAATGTCAAAGCATCAGCAGAGTATTCTGATTGGTTAGCAAAGAATCCTGGATCACCTGTGCCTTATGACCAAGACGGCAACTTAATGCCAGGATGGAAAGATGATCCCGAGAAGCCTGGGTTCTTGAAATTCAATGCACCTAAGTTAAAAGAAAGTCAAATTTATATGGTGTTTGACTCAGTGGTTGCTGGTCAAAAGAAACTCAATGAAGGCATGTGGGATTCAGTTAAGGGTGCTGCTGCCAAAGCAGGCAATTGGGCACAAACTAAAGGCCATAACTTAACAACTAAGATTACGTTAGACAAGTTGTTGCAAGCCTGGAACAAAGCAAGAAAACCAATGGACTCAGAAGGAGTCAGACAAGTATTAGTAGCCGCTGGTGTATCGCCAGAAGTTATTAATAGTGTGTATTCTTCTATGAAGATACCTACACAACAAACTGGCCCACAAGGTAGAGTCGAACCAACAATGACTGCAACACCTGCTGCCACTAGCCGCCCTGCTGCAAGCACAACATCTCCGTCGAGTGTCAAAAGTCAAATGCCGGCAAATGCAGCGGCCTGGAATTATAGCGGCGCAGCTAATGCATCGGGCATCCCTCAACCTACAAAACAGGCAGCACAACCAGCAGCTACACCAAGCTGGGCAGATCCCAAGAGCGGTGACTATGTTGGTCGTAGAGAAGTTGCACGTAGAATGGCCGCACAACCTGCGCCAGCGGCGAATATGGTACCACAACAAGGCGTAGTCGAAGCTGATAAAAAAGACGGCGAAGCAGAGCCCGATGTAAAAGACGTTGGCCTGCAACGAGCAATTAGTCGTGCTAAAGCCGATTTCCCTACAGCAGGCTCAGGGATTGAAGCACTTGCTAAAGATTTTATGCGCAGTCAAGATCAAGATCAGCAAGCGTTTGATCAAATGCGTCAAGCTGAACGCAAGCAAGATCAAATGCTAGCACAGATTGATCAAATTGACCAAGAACAAAACACTGAGATCAGCGACTTAGAAAATCAGAATTCAACACTGAGCTCACGACTACGACAACTTCAAAATGTTAATAGTCAGCTGGAAAAGAAACTTGCATCAATGTCTGGTCGTAAATCGGAGAAAAAATCTAGTGCTGCCGATGCTGATACATCTGTTGCCCCTACAACAGTGTCAACAACAACTGTTGAACCAGCAGCACCCAAGACAAAAAACAAGCCCACCCCCAAAGCTCAACCTGCTAAGTCCAGCATGAAATCTACCGCGACACAATTGGCAGCACCTAAAGCTGATCCGATGTCAGCAATGACACAACGAATTACCAAAGGCGATTCTTCTATTACAGATAAAGTGTCCGGACAACACGCATTATCGTTTGAACCAAGTGACAATGTACTAGAACCTGTTATTCCACAATCACAACAAAATCCTCGATTCGCTGCTGCTAGGGCAAATGCGAGTGATGCCGATCCACGCTACTATGCCGACTTAACATCTAAAATTGCAAAAAAAGCAATCCAAGATCCAGAAGCAGCACAATCAGCATACCGTGTTCACGAAGGCGACGACGAAGAGCAAGAAGCCAATTACAGCAACAAGTATCAAGACATGGTCAAACGTATGGGACAAAAAGCTAGAGAGCAAGAAAAGTCTAAGCCAGTTGATATTGCAGACCTAGCACGCCGCCTAGCTGCCATTGAGGCTAGTAAAAAAGATTAAGTAGTTGTAATGATACTCAACGAACTTTATGCAATAGCAGAGTCTAGTGGCCACAGCCTTAAAGGTAGTTTCACACACGACTTAACTAAAAGTAAAGTTTGGTTGATGCAAGAATTAGCAAAGGTGCAGCCAGAAATTTCTACAATGTACATATTAGGATCGTGGTATGGCAATCTTGCACTGTATATGACTCTCGATCCTGTAGTAAACGTTAACAAGTTTATTAACGTCGAAACTAACAAAGGCATGTTGGATCAAAGTCGTCGCATGATGGATCATATTAGTGCCCGAAATGTAGAATACATGAATCAGGACGCGAACAAACTTGATTATCGTCAAGTTGATACCGATAGCGTTGTGGTCAACAACAGCCTTACAGACATGTCTGGTACCGAATGGTTTGATAACATTCCCGATGATACTCTAGTAGTAATGCAAGCTCGCGACAATGTCGATCGCACACCGTTTTATAGCACACAAGATATATTAAAAAAGTTTCCGTTGAATGACGTATTGTATCAAGGGGAAATCGATTTACAAGACCCAGAAACCACGTACACAAGATATATGGTTATAGGTCGAAAATGAACACACCTTAGGACCGGTATTAAGTTACCGTAGTGTGGGGAGGCTACTGCCCTGGACGGCCCGATTCGCTACCGGGAATCCAAAAGTGTAGCACTTTCACCAAAGCTATTGCATTTGCAAACTATCTCTGTATAATAGTAATTTTACGGAGAACTCTATGAGCGAAAAAACTTTTAACGGCGATCAAAAGATCAAACTCACCCAAATCATCAACGAAGGTATGCAAGTCATGCACGAGATTGATACGTTACAAGGCGGCTTGAGTGACACTATCAAAGCTGTAGCAGAAGAACTCGAAATCAAGCCAGCTGTGCTTAAAAAGGCTATCAAGCTAGCACACAAAGCTGAGTTTGGCAAAGAAAAGCAAGATCACGAATTGCTCGAAACAATCCTCGAAACTGTCGGTAAAACTCTGTAAGGTTGAATATGGCATTAGTCCCAATGGTGCTGGAACAAACCAGCAAAGGCGAACGTAGCTACGATATCTATTCACGCTTGCTTCGTGATCGTGTTATTTTGCTAGAAGGCGAAGTGCATGATCAGATGGCAAACTTGATTGTTGCCCAGATGTTGTATCTCGAAAGCGAAGATCCAAAAAGCGATATCTACATGTATATCAATAGCCCAGGTGGTTCAGTAACTGCTGGCATGGCAATTTATGATACCATGCAGTTTATTCGTCCCGATGTGCAAACTATTGTAATGGGACAGGCCTGCTCAATGGGCTCACTGCTGGCACAAGCAGGTGCACCGGGCAAACGTAAAATGTTACCAAATGCACGACACATGATTCACCAACCCTCCGGTGGCGCACGTGGTATGCAAAGTGACATTGAAATTTCTTACAAAGAAATCACCTACTTGAAAAAGCGACTGACTGAAATCTATGTTAGCCATAACAGTGCAGGCAAGACTTATGCAGAGTTTGAGAAGGATATGGATCGTGATACATTCATGTCAGCTGAACAAGCACTAGCATACGGTTTGATCGACACTGTGATTAGTAAACGAGATGCATCATGATTGTAAATTATAATTCCGTAGTCACGTTACATACAAGGGCTATCTTGGCAATTTTATGAAAAACTCTTCGATGTTTTCGGCTGTAGTGTTTGGTGCAGGGAGAACTGGGTCTCATTTGATTAAGAATAATCTAGCGCATTATTTTAAATCTACTTGTGTAACACAAACACATAATCCTCTATTAGAGTTGCCCGATGAGAATACCATCCCTGTAATCAGTCGACGAAGAAGTATGTTTGATGCTATAATAAGCATGTTTGTAGCGTCTAAGCTAGACAAATTCCATTGGACCTCTGTGGATTCAAATATCAATGTTGACTCATTTGAAATTAATAATACAGAGTTTACAGATATGTTTATTTTTCAAACAGCATTTTACCAAGCCATAGAATCAAGACAATTTGGTAACTCAGTTGAAATTGTATATGAAGAGTTACTAGCTGATCCAAAATATCTTTTTTCTAAATTTGGTCACAACTACGATATTAAAAATTTATTAATAAAATCCCCGTATGATGCTAATTTATTCATTGCTAACATCGATCATTTGAGAGATTTGTATTCTGACCTTAGTACCAAAGGTATTACTGCTCAAGACTATGATTTTTTTATAAAAAATGTCGAGAGTGATTTGAAAAATATAAAAGAGAATCACCGTGGCAACCAATATAAATATCAATGAATCGCCCACGTTACGGGCATGTATCACGGCTTTCCAGCCACAAACGGAGTTAAATGAGTTACGTAGACGCACTATTTGATCGTGAGCACGATCGCATCCATGTTGTAGAACGCAAGAACGGCAAGAGAATCTATCAAGAGTTCCCTGCTAACTATGTGTTCTATTACGACGACCCACGCGGTAAATTTCAAAACATTTTTGGCAATCCAGTTGCTAGATTTAGTACACGTACTAACAAGGAATTCCGCAAAGAAGTTCGCATGCATTCCGGCAAGCAACTTTATGAATCAGACATCAATCCTATCTTTCGTTGTTTAGAAGACAACTTCAAAGGACAGGATGCTCCGAAACTGCAAACAGCATTTTTCGACATTGAGGTCGACTTTGATCCAGTAAAGGGTTACAGTCGACCTGACGATCCCTTTAACAAAATCACTGCTATCTCTGTATACCTTGACTGGCTCGAACAGCTAGTCACTTTGGTTATTCCACCTCGACACATGAGTATGGAAACAGCACAAGAAATTGCTAGCGAGTTTGAAAACACTCTGGTGTTTGAGAAGGAAGAGGATATGTTAAAAACATTCCTTGATCTAATCGAAGATGCAGATGCACTTAGTGGCTGGAACTCAGAAGGTTTCGATATTCCATACACTGTGATGCGTATTACTCGAATCTTGAGCAAGGACGACACTCGACGTTTTTGCTTGTGGGGGCAGTTACCTAAACAACGTATGTTTGAACGCTACGGCACAGAAAGTCTAACATTTGATCTAGTAGGTCGTGTGCATTTGGACTATATGCAACTGTATCGCAAATACACATACGAAGAGCGTCACAGTTATTCACTAGATGCTATCGGCGAGTACGAACTCGACGAGCGTAAGACGCAGTACGAAGGTACTCTGGATCAACTTTACAATCAGAACTTCAAAACGTTCATTGACTACAACCGTCAAGATACTGTGTTGTTAGCCAAGCTAGACAAGAAACTCAAGTTCCTTGACTTGGCCAATACACTGGCACACGAAAACACTGTGTTGCTACAAACCACAATGGGTGCTGTAGCAGTAACAGAGCAAGCAATCATTAACGAAGCCCACGAACGTGGCATGGTAGTTCCCAACCGTAAAGAAAGACTCAATGATGAAGACACACAAGCCGCAGGTGCCTATGTTGCTTATCCCAAAAAAGGAGTCCACGAGTATGTCGGGTCCATTGACATTAACTCGCTCTACCCGTCAACAATCCGTGCTCTTAACATGGGACCGGAAACGATTGTCGGACAGCTTAGACTCACAATGACAGATAGGCTCATTAAAGAGCGTATGGAAAAGCAGAAGATGAGCTTTGCTGCTGCCTGGGAAGGATTGTTTGCTACATTAGAGTATACTGCTGTAATGGAGCAACAACGAGGCACAGAGATCACAATCGACTGGGAAGGCGGAGAATCAACTGTTCACAGTGCTGCCGAAGTTTGGCACATGATCTTTGACTCAAACCAACCTTGGGGTATCAGTGCTAACGGTACTATCTTCACTTATGAAAAAGAAGGTGTTATCCCCGGCTTGTTAAAGCGTTGGTATGCCGAACGTAAGGAAATGCAGGCCAAGCTCAAACAGTGCGAGACTAAAGAAGATGAAGAATACTGGGACAAACGACAACTGGTTAAGAAAATTAACCTTAACTCACTTTATGGCGCCATCCTTAATGCGGGCTGTCGTTTCTTTGACAAGCGTATTGGTCAATCAACCACTCTTACTGGGCGTAGCATCGCGAAACACATGGATGCGTATGTCAACGAATGCATTACCGGCAAATATGATCATGTTGGTGACACGATCATCTACGGTGATACCGATTCGTGCTATTTCTCAGCCTGGCCAGTTCTCCAAAAGGAAGTTGAAGAAGGGCGCATGGCGTGGAGCAAAGATATTGCTATCCAGCTATATGACTCTATTGCAGATCAGGTTAATATTAGTTTTCCGGGCTTTATGGAACAAGCCTTCCACGTTCCACGGGAAATGGGATCAGTAATCAAGGGCGGGCGCGAAGTAGTTGCAAGTAAAGGTTTGTTTATTACTAAAAAGCGTTATGCTGTAATGATCATCGACAAAGAAGGCAAACGAGTCGACACAGACGGCAAGCCTGGCAAAGTAAAAGCCATGGGCTTGGACTTGAAACGTTCGGATACTCCCAAAGTTATTCAAGACTTCTTGAGTGGAATTTTGTATGACGTTCTAACCGGTGTGTCGCGAGACGATATCATTGAGAAAATTCGCAAATTCAAATACGAGTTCAAAGAGCGCCCAGGTTGGGAAAAGGGTTCTCCCAAGCGTGTAAACAACTTGACCAAGTACGGTGCAGAAGAAGCACGACTAGGACGAGCAAACATGCCAGGGCACGTTAGAGCTGCACTAAACTGGAATACGTTGCGCCGCATGAATAGCGACAACTATTCGATGCAAATTGTTGACGGCATGAAAACTATTGTATGTAAACTACGGGATAATCCACTAGGGTGGACTTCGATTGGTTATCCTACTGACGAGCAACGTCTACCACAATGGTTCTCTGAGTTGCCGTTTGATGATTCGCTAATGGAAGCTACTGTTATTGATGGCAAAGTTGATAACTTGCTGGGTGTGTTAGAGTGGGATCTTGCGTCTGCTACTAACACAGATAATACATTTACTTCTTTGTTTGATTTCACATGAAACTAAGTGAACTAGTTGCTTACCGCAATCAATTAAATCGTCTTCATGTCGAGGAAGCACGGTCTCAAGTTGATACAGATCTAAGTCAAATTAAACATCTTGTTAACAGCAAGGACTTTGATCCAACTAATCTTAAACAACAAATGGCCGATGTTCACCAATCGATGCATCACGAGTTTGATCGGTTTGTAGATCTTGTTGCGCAAGCTAAAGCAGAAGCACAGCAAGAAATCGATCTTAAAGAACAGTACTGGCTCGACGAAACGTATCGCTTGTATGATCAAGAAATGGTAAACGACACAGACGAGCATATACTCAATCGTAGACCTGTGTTAACAGCCGAGCACGATAGCATTATCCGAGCACGTATTAAAAATTTCAGTACAAATTTACATCCAGGTATGATCATACGTCCTGGACTAGAAACATTTGTTGAACATATGGTTAGTTTTGATCCGTTGTATCTAATAGATCGTAGCAATGACATGTTGTTTCCTTGTACCCTTGGGTTCCCGGATCAGTACCAGCGTCGATTGCGCCCTGTAATTGTTGACGATCGTGATCATTCAAGACCTATACTAGAACGGTTACCAGATTCGCAATTTGCAGTATGTGTTGCTTATAACTTTTTTGAGTTTACTCCTGTGCAAGTAATCGAAAGATGGTTACAAGAAATCTTTTCCAAACTAAAGCCTGGCGGTAGACTAATGATGACCTTCAATGACTGCGACAATGAAAAAGCAGTTAGGTTAGCAGAAAGTTACTATGCATGCTACACTCCGGGAAAACTAGTAAAGGATATTGCTCGTCAGATCGGATACGAAATTTATTTTATCTGGAATGACAATCTACCAACTACATGGATCGAGCTACAAAAGCCCGGTACATTAAGTAGCTTAAGAGGAGGACAAGCTCTTGCAAAAGTTGTCCATAAGACTTGAAAAATCTAAATACTTCGTGTATACTAATTAATAGGAGAAAATTATGAGAGATCATTTACTTGACTTAGTAAGTCACACATACGACCTAGGCTGTATTGACCTAGTTAAAATTGTCGGAGACGACACTACAACTACTATCGCTGGTCTTGCAGAAGATCGAAGTGTTGTTATCGAAGGGCAATATGCCGGACCTGTGCCAGAGTTTATTGGCACATTTGGTATGCCGAACTTGAACAAACTTAAAATCTTACTTAACATCCAAGAGTATAAAGAGAATGCCAAGTTAAGCATTACCAAGCGAGCAGATGCACAACCAGATGGTATCAACTTTGAAAATGCCGTAGGCGACTTCAAGAACAACTACCGTTTCATGTCTAGTGAAATTATCAATGAAAAGTTAAAAACTGTTAAGTTCAAAGGCGTTAACTGGCATATTGAATTCGAACCTAGTGCCGCTAGCATCATGCGTTTAAAAATGCAGGCCCAAGCTAACGCAGAAGAAACTGTGTTCCAAGCAAAAACAGAAAACGGCGACTTGAAGTTTAGCTTCGGCGACCATTCTACCCACTCAGGTAGTTTTGTGTTTGAACCTGGCGTTAAAGGCCAACTCAAACGTGCATGGTCATGGCCAATTAACACCGTTATCTCAATTTTGAGCTTAACAGGTGACAAGGTCATGAAAGTTAGTGACGATGGCGCTGCAATGATTACTGTTAACTCAGGCATTGCTACATACAACTTCATTCTTCCGGCACAAAGCAAGTGAATGTAACGCTCAAGGATCGCGGGTATGGGATGGCTTCTGGGTTGCTAAGTCCTAGCAAAACAAAATTCATACTTAACATTCCAAAAAATGCCAGTAGCTATGTACATAGCTGGGCAAGACAATATGAATGGATAACCGCAGAGTTAACCGGCGATAATTGGGCTAACGTTAATCAGATTAGCGTTATTTTAAGAGATCCAGTCGATCGCTGGATCAGCGGCATTGCACAATATTTAACAACGTATGTGTTATGCCCAATTGGTCCAAACGGCCCAATACTGCCCAATTCTCCCTGGGCAAACATCGATGCAAATGCTTCACTTTCAGCACAAGAATTTATTAATTTTTACAATCTGTCAACTGAGAGATTGATATTTGATAATATCTATAGATTCGATGATCATGTATGGCCACAGTATGCATTCATTCAAGATATTCGACCATATGTGGAAAGAAAGTATTTTATGCTAGATCAAAATTTTGACAAAAATTTTGCTCCACCCCATGGCCTTTTGCCCGGCGTCGACCTCGATCGCAATTATGGTGCAACAAATAACGAAACAAAAGTTCTCCAGGATTTTTTTAAAAAGTTATTGGATAGTAGACCCGATCTACTACTACGTGTTAAAGAAGCGTACAAAGAGGACTATAATTTAATCAACAAAGCATTTACCAAATGACACAAGATAACTTAACTGCCAAGCAGAATGACTACGCTGTTTTCTTACCAGCTATCTCTGGCTTCTACGGAACATTTATAGGCAAACAGAGAAATGAACAGTATGTGGATCCAGCAAGATTTCCGCAAGGCCTTACGGACATGGAACAGCTTAATTGGCTCAACTCAACTAAGGGACTCTTTCCATATAAGTGGTCACTCTACTCTGGAGGACATGCTAACCTCGATCTTGCCAAACAAGACTGGTCAGAGGATATGGTACGCTCCCGCGAACCAGGCACATTCATCTTAGGAGACTCGGGCGGTTTCCAGATCGCAAAAGGTCTTTGGGAAGGCGAGTGGCGAGATCCAGGAAGTAAAGAAGTTCAAGATAAACTTTCTGCGTTAAAAGCAGCTGGACCAATTGAGTCTGTTAATGCCAAAGGCAAAACAACCAAGAAAGATCCTGCGGCTGAGTATCAAAAACTAATCGACGCTGCTCAGAAAAAACGCGACGGTGTTCTTAAATGGTTAGACAACATTGCCGACTATGGCATGATCTTGGATATTCCTACATGGGTTATTCATGATAAAAAAGCATCTAACGCTTGTGGCATTACCACATTAGAAGAAGCTGTGGCTGCAACAAAGTACAATAACCTGTACTTTATGGCTCATCGTAAAGGTGTTGCCAATGGCGGTGCAAAATTCTTAAACGTGCTACAGGGCGATAATCACGGCTCTGCCGATGCATGGTATCACGAAATGAAAGAGTTTTGTGATCCTGTAAAGTATCCCGACACGCATTTTGATGGTTGGTCAATGGGAGGCCAGAACATGTGTGACGTACACTTGGTGTTAAAGCGCCTAGTAGCATTGCGTTACGATAACTTGTTACAAGAGGGCAAGCATGATTGGATGCACTTCTTGGGTACAAGTAAACTAGAGTGGGCAGTATTGCTCACTGTTATTCAGAGAGCTGTAAGAAAATATGTCAATCCTGCTTTTACTATTTCTTTTGATTGTGCCAGTCCGTTTCTGGCGACTGCGAATGGGCAGGTCTACTTCGAGAACGTATACGAACACGACGAAAAGTGGAGCTACAGAATGGCCCCATCAGCAGACGACAAAAAGTACGCAACAGACACACGCAAATGGTCGGACGGAGTAGTTGCAGATGGTGTGTATCCTCGTTGGGAAGATAGCCCAATTAGTGATATGCTCACAATGAAGGACATCTGTATCTACAAGCCCGGTGATCTAAATAAGAATGGCAAGGAAGGTAAAACTTCTTGGGATAGTTTTAGCTACGCATTACTAATGGGCCATAATGTTTGGATGCATCTGACTGCTGTACAAGAAGCCAATCGACGATTTGACGCCGGTCAACATCCAAAGATGATGCGACGCAGCACTGGCGATTATGCTCGCTTTCAAGACATTGTAGAAGCTATCTTTGCTGCACCAGATCGCGATAGTGCTGAAGCTATCATTGAAACATACTCGACATATTGGATGGAAATTGTAGGCACACGAGGCTTCAAAGGTAAAAAAGCTCTAAATGCCCGAACTCAATTTAATGCATTGTTTGATTTAGAAGAACCTGAGGTTGCAGAAACCACAGATGATACTGTACAATTAGATACAACAGCACTAGACAAAATGGAAGAGGATATACACAATGAATCGTGAAGGCCATGACAACGTTAACTTCTTTTTTGGTGAAGAGGTAGAGCGTACTCCTGCTTTTGGAAAACAAACTTTGTTCGTGGTTGGCGTACAGTCAATTGATGATATTGCGCATCACTTCGATATGAACCCTAGGGGAGTTGAACATATCTTCTTTGGTGCTAATCACAGCTTCCATCCCGAGAACGCACTAGAATGGCAACGCTGGGAAACCATGATTACCGCCTTCTTAGATCGCGGGTATATGTGCAGTCTAGACATTCCAATTACACACGTAGAAACGTTTAACGATTCTGGCTTGTGTGAATATAACAACTTCATCCCACAAATTCGTGTAAGTATCCCTTACGTTAAATTGTGGAACTACAACACAATGATCAAGATTGACGACAACGATTTCGATGCAACTAATCCTGGGGTATGGACACATAGTCTACACAGCTTGATGAGTCGTGAAACATTTACGTCATGGGATCAATACAGTAAAGACAGTCTATTATGATCAAATGGTTAAAACGCAAAGTATTGCACTGGGCTTGGTCAATTGACGAAGATCCAATTGAAGTAGGGCGTGATGGCAGAGTACTAGAATCAAACTCTATACGCATTGACGTGTACAAAGGTGCAGGTGGTGTTGCAATCGAAACAACCACATACAACAAAGTTAAAGACATGAGCTTTATCGGGTTTTACATTGTACACGACGATGCCAAGCTCGGCGAAGAACTTAGTAAAATTATCACAGCAGAAAGTATGAAAGCATTATGATACAAGCAGAACGAGAACAAATTGAAAGAATTAAGCAACATGCAGAACGAAAGATCTGGGTTACATTCCGCAAAGAAGGAATACACAAATATCCTGCCGCAGCTACTGATCCATTACTGGCGACCGGTGATGAGTATGATGTTAGTTTTCTTGGTGTGCCTCACCGCCATATATTCCATTTTCGAGTCTGGCTCGATGTATTCCACAACGATAGAGATGTCGAGTTCATCCAGTTTAAACGATGGCTTGAAAATCTTTACAGAGACGGAACTCTCCAACTCGACTTCAAGTCATGTGAAATGATGAGTGACGACTTGTATGTAAAGATTGCAGAACGTTTTCCTAATCGTGCAGTATGGATCGAAGTTGCCGAAGATGGCGAAAACGGCGCATTAATCAAATACGAACTAACACAGCCTGCTAACAATATCAAAATCTAATGACTGCACTTGTAATTGCCTACCCGCCAAGCGGCGGAGGTAATCATCTTAAAAATATACTGTGCCTTGATAAAAGTTTTGGCAACAGTAGTGATCTCAACATCGAAGTGTACACCTGTGGCGAACGTGAGGTTCATTCTACCTCGGGCAGAAACGTGCAACCGTTTCGAGTAGAAGCTGCGGCGCAAGATCCTCATCGTGAATACATTATACATGGTCATTTTGGAGAGTTAGCAACCCAAAGAGATCAGATTAACGCAATCGTTGATAAAAAATTTATTGTTGTAACTATTGATACCGCTCGAGATAGATATCTACTTAACATTCGACAAAATAGATTAGGCCAAATGAGCCATCCGTACTATCTTGACGAAGAGCAACTTTACCTTTATCAGCCTTACTTTTACCAAACGTACTTTACAGGACTACCAGAAAACATTTATACTATAGCATTAAATGACTTCTGGCATCCCAACTTAACCGCACATGATATTATTCCCGGTCTTAACACTTTTCTAAATAAGAATGTAGATCAGGAACAAGCACAAGTTTTACACAACCACTGGCATATCAATAACGACATTAATTACTACTGAAAGGAAAAACAATGTCCAAACCTCAAATCAAGCATAATGCTAAAGTCCAACAAATCCTCGAGGATTTAGATAACTTCCGAGAGTTTGTAGCCAGTTACGGCTACCGCTTCAACGAAGCAGACTTGTATAACTTTAAAAGTTATGCATGGCAACAGTATTCTAAATACACGTCAGGCAAGTACGCAAAGAACATGTGGGAAGAAGATGCCCGCAGACTTGGTCGCTTGATCTAATCATGAGTGCTGCAAGAGAGTCGGACCAGGCCGACTTTGACCTGGAACGCTTTATCGACATGTTCGATACTGCAATGACCAGTAGCGATCCTCGCGTGGTGGAAACACTACGCAAGTTAATGATGATTGTTGCGTTAACTGCTCCTGAATCATCAGGACGGCACGATCGCAATCATGGACCGTTGCGTAGAATGTTTGAGGACATGCATCATCTAAATCAACGTATGAGTCGCATGGATGAAGAGCTTCGTAATGTTACTAACAAACTATATGAACCGCGCCAGGCATATGATTGGAACGACAAATACACCATGACTGCTGCTCAAAACATGGCACAATCTATTGATCGAGATCTCGTGCGTGAGCTTTCGCAAAAAACTGCAATGTCATTCAACGGCGGCAAGTGGCCAAGAGGAACACTATAATGATACATGTATTTTATGATAGTGGTTCGTTCGGTAGCACAATCGAATATGTGTTACATAACTACACCAATCATAAAAACAAGATCGATGGCTATATTATGCCCAATGGCTCCATGCATTCGTTTAAAAAAGAATGCCATATATCTAGCCTTGCTGAGCTCGATTACTTTTTAGGTACTGATAGATCTACAGATGCGATCACAACTCCGACATATCCATTCAAAGAATGTAAACTACCGGAAATCATAAAATACTTTTCAACTATTCCAACTTGGAATACAGATAAAAAAATATTAATTTATCAACCCAACATTGAGCAAGCAGAATTAAATTTGTTGTTTAAGTATCATAAATTATGTGTTAACCCTATAGAAGGTAATAGCATCGAACTGATCATTGGTGATAACAGAAACAATCTGTCGGGATGGAATAGCAGTTATACACATTGGTCGCAAATGCAATCTTGGGAACTGCGTGAATGGTTTAGTATGTTCTATCCAGGGGTTGTTACTGAGTTTATTACTGCGCCGGATCATGTGTCAGGTCCTGAGTGGCTGGTGTTAACTAATGGTGAATTACTGTCTAACACATTAGACTCGTTTAACAAAATTATCAACTATTGCAACTTTACTTTGCAAGGCAATCTAATAGAGTTTGCCGAGCAATGGCGAGTAGCACAACAGTACATTGTAGATGAATTTAATTTATTATCCCAGATAGTTGACTGTTCAATTAACAATCAATCGTTAGCATGGGAACCGATTAACATCATTGCAGAAGCTATTGTACAGCAAAGACTAAGATCTCTTGGATACGAAATCCGCTGCGACAGTCTAAATACCTTCCCAACTGATTCTAAATTACTTCATCAGTTATTAGATAAAATTTAAAACTTTTACATGAGAGAACTTATATGAGAAAACTATTTTATATGGGCCTAGAGAGCTACGAAGCCCGTTATACGCTACAGCTAACAGAATGGAACAAGCGTGTGTTTGACTCACGTGGACTAGACGTTGTGTACGTTCCCGGCAACACACTAGATAACTCAAAGAGCATTGTTGTGGGCCAAGTGCTAGATGCACACGGTCGCTCATACTTTGGCATGAGTCAACTTATGAACTTGGTCAAGATGATGCGCGAAGGCGAAGTCACTAATGAAGATGTCATCTACTTCGAAGACATGTTTCAACCAGGTATTGAATCCTTGCCGTACATCATGGACCAAGTTCCTGCTAGTATGCGACCAAGGGTGTTTGTGCGTTGTTTGGCTCAAGCTATTGATCCAGACGATTTTGTCCATGTATGGGGCATGAGTAAATGGATGGGCTTGTATGAGCAGATGGTTAATGAACTGGTTAAAACATCCGGTGGTGCAGTTCTTGCTACCAACGAAGAGATGGTTGCCCATATGCGAATTGCTGGATGGACTGCTCCAATCTACAACATTTCCGGTCTTGCATTCGGAAAAGCAGAAGTTCTTGAGCGCATCGGCGGCGAAGCAAATAAAAAGCCGTTTGGAGAACGGTCTCTACGTGTTGGCTTTGCGGCCAGGTTCGACCAAGAAAAGCAACCTGGCTTCTTTATGGATCTTGCTGAAGCATATCAAGAAAGATTTCCTGGCGTGGAGTTTGCTATCTTTCAAGGTGGTGAGTTAAGATCTAACAATCCGGAGTATGTCTCAAGAGCAAGAACTTTAGCAGAGCAAGGTAAGATCAAGATCTACGACAACCTGAGCAAAAATGATTACTATAATCTACTCAATGATACCCGTGTGCTTTTTAATTGTGCTTTACAAGATTGGGTCTCTAACACAGTCTCAGAAGCTGACACTCTGGGAAGCAATGTTCTGTATCCTGCTTATCGCAGTTTCCCTGAAACATTTGCAAACTGCCCTGACCGTTTATATATCCCATGGAGTCAGTCAGACGCAATCAGAAAACTTGAAATGTTAATGTCAGGACTACACCCAGATGCTGGAAAGATTAGTGATTGGAACGACGGAACTGTTGGTCGCATTGTTGATATCATCACTGGTTACGGTACTCAATGGGATCGATCGGGCAACCGCTATCGTGACCACGTTGCTGGGGCAAAGTACTAAATGTCAACTGTAATTGTTACTGGCTCAGCCGGCTACATTGGCGGACAAACTGCCCTGTTGTTGAAAGACGCAGGGCACGTGGTGTACGGCATCGATCGTAGAGATCCGCCTAAGCATTTGTTAGGCGTGTGCGACGGATACTTGTACCAGGACTTTGCTAGCGATGTGGCTCTAAGCTGGATTATTGCAAAACAACCTGATGCTATTATTCACTGTGCTGGCACTAGTCTTGTTGGACCAAGTGTAAAAGATCCTAGTGAATACTACAACAACAATGTGGTTAAAACTCTAAAGTTGTTGGACATTGTTCGCAAGAGTTTACCTAAGACTAAATTTATTTTTAGTTCTTCAGCAGCTACATACGGCGAGCCAGTGCTGAATCCAATAGACGAATCGTTCCCGGAATTACCTATTAGTCCTTATGGCGAAAGCAAGTATATGATTGACATGATTCTAAAGTCATATCATCGAGCATATGGCTTGGACTACGTTAGCTTTCGTTATTTTAATGCCTGTGGTGCTGACCCAAAGGGCTGCCATGGACAAGAGCCAGGTGCTACTCATTTAATTGCTAAATTCTTAGAGGCTGCAAAGGATGGATCTACATTTGAGGTTTATGGGATGGATTACCCTACTGCTGACGGTACCTGCGTTCGTGATTATGTTCATGTTGAAGACATTGCTAGAGCACATGCTTTGGCGATCTATCACAAGATTCCTGCAGGTATCTATAATCTTGGATCAAATCATGGACACTCAGTTCAGCAGGTGATACTACGTGCAACAGAAATTACCGGTAAGCGTCCTAATATTCATATCAGTGCAGCACGGTCTGGAGATCCTGCAACGTTAACTGCTACTTCGGCTAAGTTCGATTTAGTAGCTGGAGCTTGGCGTCACCACGATTTAGATGCAATGATTCAACATGCATGGAATTGGTATAACAAATGACATTTGACGATATTAATCGATTTGAAATCGCACTAGCAGAATATACTGGCGCACCGTATGCAATCATGACCGATTGTTGCACTCACGCTATTGAGCTTTGTATGAGATATGACAAGGTTGAGTTTTGTGCGTTCACACCTTTTACTTACTTGAGTATTCCGATGCTAATGCACAAGTTGAAAATTCAATACTACTACGAAGGTAATGAACAGTGGGTAGGCGAATACAAGTTTAGAAAAACTCGAATTTGGGATTCAGCACGTAGACTAGAAAAGAACATGTATCGCGAAGGGCAAATGCAATGTTTGAGCTTTGGGCACACAAAGCCTTTACATATAGGCCGTGGTGGTGCTATACTGTTAGATGACAAAGCAGCGTATGATGTAATAATTCGTATGCGATACGACGGTCGCGATCTAAATATATCACCGTGGGAACAACAGAAAGAGTTTAGGGTTGGTTATCACTATAAACCTACACCAGAAGAAGCAGTCAAAGGAATTGCACTACTGCAAGGTATTAAAGAGTTTCCAGTTAAACCCAAGCTAGTTGAATACCCAGATTTAAGAACCATCACAATTAAGGACTAATATGACAGACAACAGTTTAAACCTATCACAAGTAATTCGCAAACGATTAACTGACGCAGACAAGCGTTACTGGGCAGGTGATAACATCAGTGACTTTATTACTGATAAAGAAAAAGACTTGCTAGTGGATGAGCTCACAGGCAAGTTTGAAGGTGTGCTAGACAGTTTGATTATTGATCGACAAAACGATCCAAACTCAATGGGTACAGCACGCCGTTTAGCAAAGATGTATGTATATGAAATCATGGCTGGCAGATACGAGGAGAGCCCTAATGCTACGGCTTTCCCCAATGATACAGAAGGAGCCTACGATGGTATGTTGGTTGTGCGTTCAGAGCTTAAGAGCATGTGTTCGCATCATCACCAGCCTGTTACGGGTGTGGCTTATATTGGCATTATTGCTGGACCAAAACTCATTGGCCTTTCGAAATACACTCGAATTGCGCAATGGTGTGCTCGACGAGGAACACTACAAGAAGAACTCTGTATGGACATCGCTCGTGAAATTGAATTTGCAACTGGATCCAAAGATGTTGCAGTTTATATCCAAGCTACCCATGGATGCTGTGAGAATCGTGGTATTATGGCTCACTCTAGTCTCACCCAGACGACAGTTCTTAATGGTGCATTTAAGACAGATGCTTCGGTAAAGAAAGAGTTCTTTGACAACATCAAACTTCAACAAGAGTTTGCACCACGTTAATTAATCTACTTGCGTAAGCACGGTTCGCCCGTGCTTTCACTTGACATTTAATACAGCTCCAAGGGTGGCGGGCCGATTGTAATACCGCTGGCGAATCCGTTCTGATGTGTGACGGCAACCAAATCCTACCGCTGTAGTAGGACTTCTATGCACTACCTCTAGCCTTGACTAGAGATGCCTTAAAATGTTGCCCCTGTGGGTTTTACGTTTGCGTAGTCGGAACAGGTTGAGTGTGGAGTAATCCAACTTATTGTTTAATACGCTCATGAGAACATTGGCACCGAGGTTCTCTTAAAAATCGTAGTAGGTGGGGTAAGGTACAGAGCCCAGAAGCGTGAACAACACAAATACCTATTGTCAGTGTGAGTGAAACACTCAGCGAATGTCTCAACATTCTTTTTACTGCGCCCTTTATCAGGGTGTCGTATGGATCAAGCATCTAGCGAAAATATCTCAACTTCGTTTGCTACAAAACTCTCTGAGTCAAAGACGAAAGAGAAGATGTCGCTTAGACATCTGATAGTGTAACATTGATACTTTTGGAATAGTTTGACCAATAAATCCCAAACTGTTATAATACATGCATGATCAAAAGTACTGTAACTATTATTCTGTTAACTTTAGTATTAACTGGCTGCGGAGGTGGTGGCGGAGGGTCATCGTCTTCCACTGGCGTTGTGCCAGCAGCTGGACTAAACACAGTATTGCGAACAACTAATACAGGCCTAAATCTTGTTAATACTTTAGCAGTAGGAGACTTAAACAACGACGGGCTTGATGACATTGTAGTAGGTGGATGGGTTAATGACGGCACTCACACTGCTCGCATCTATGTATTTTATCAAAACACAGATGGCTCGTTGACTGAAAAAACAACTGAGGTTCTTCCGTCGAACACTTACAGCGGTAGTCAACGTATTTTTATTGCAGACTTTGACAACGATGGCCGCAATGATATTTTCTTTCCAGCGTTTGACGACGGTGCTGGTCAACCGCTTGCTAACAGTGTGTTCTTCTGGAACAATTCAGGACAGTTTATTCGACAAGACTTGTCTGATCAAGTGTATGCACATGGTGCCTGCTACGACGATATTGACCGCGACGGCGATATTGACTTATTAGTAAGTGGCGCCAATGGTGGCTTATACGTTAATAATGGCAATCGTAACTTTACAATCCAAACAACAGTATTACCCAACGATCATTTTGCTACATGTAGTGTAGTTCACAATCAAAATAATACAATTTCTATCATAATGGGACAGTCAGGATTAGTTGCTGGCTATAAATCTTCCATTGTTAATTTGGACAACAATCTTGGTGTGCTATCTAACATAGGTATCACTGCACCAAATAATGGCGCCGAATTTGACTTGATTAATAGTCGGGCAATGGACATCAACAATGATGGACACACAGATTTTGTAGCGGTGTTTAACGATGTTGTTTCCGGCGTGCCTGGGGCGAAGCAAGTATTATTAGGTGACGGGCAAGGCAACTTCACAGCACAGGCTGCGTTTGACAACCAAAATAATAATGCTTATTATTCACATACTATCTTCACAGCTGGGCATACAACTGTATTGTTCGGCGCCGATAATGGCCATATGAAAATTTATCAAATTGTCAATGGTTCATGGGTTCCTTATAAACAAGACGTATTAGATGCAATGGCTGCAACAGCAGGGGCAGGTCGAGGAAGTTGGAACATTGGGCACGGCACAGTTTATCAAAACACTACTAACAACAAGGTCTATGTGCTACAATATCTTAATGGAAAATATTATACAAAGGAATTATAAACTATGAAATACAATACATTAGACAAGGCCGCACAAGCAGGTGTAGCGCCTTGGGATTTAAAAGTTCACGAACTTAGTGATCTACAAGTCGCAGTATTTCAAGATAGATTTCCTGTTGCTAAGGGACACTTGTTGTTTGTGCCTGTAACAAACAATGGCGCCACAATCGAACACTGTTTTAAACGTGCATTTTATCATGGCCAGAAACTAGTTGATGAAGGCATGTGTGATGCATTCAACGTTGGAATCAACATGGGCGAAGCTGCTGGCCAAACAGTAATGTATCCGCATGTGCATCTGATTCCTCGCAAAACCGGTGACTGTGCTAACCCAATCGGCGGTGTGCGTGGTGTTATTCACGGGCAAGCAAACTACAAAAGTGGCGGCTATCAGTTACCAAAATGATTGTGATAACAAACAAAACTGGAGAAATTCAGTTGCCAAACCAAGAAGGGTTATTGGAGTGGCTACAGGAACATTATCCGGCTTCTAAATACCATCTAGTGGAACTAGCATAAGTATTTCTCTAAGCGGCCTTTAGAGCATCATCCCGCTATACAAATTCTGCTGCCTATGCTAAAATTAACATAGGAGAAACAAGCATGACACCCATCCAATACAAATACACCTCTACAAAAGAGTATCACAACGCCTTCCCTGTTGCTTACAGACAATGGCGTGCTGATAGTCACTGTAACTTAATCCACGGCTACGCTTTTTCAATGAAGTTCTATTTTGGAACCAATGATCTAGACGTTCGTAACTGGGCCGCAGACTACGGCGGTCTCAAGGAACTAAAGAAGACACTGGAAGACCAATTCGACCATACGCTTATTGTTGCACAAGATGATCCAGAGTTGGAAACATTTAAACTGCTACAAGAGAAGAACATGGCCAAGATCGTTGTGCTACCTGCACTAGGTTGTGAAGCACTAAGCGACATGCTGTACAAGTATGTAAATGGTGTTTACATTCCTGAGATGTGGGGACCTGGCGAAGCAGATCGTTTATGGTGCTATCGTGTTGAAGTGCGCGAAACACAAAGCAACATGGCGTATCGAGAAGGCCACCGTGAATGGAACGAAGATCTATTTGCGTAAAAATTGCCGGTACTTCATTTTATAGATACATAATGATATGAAATATAGCATTGCAATTTTACTACCCACACGAGGACGCACAGATGCGCTAAGCCGCAGCGTAATGAGTTTAATTAACCGAGCAGTTGATTTAAACACAGTTCAACTATTACTAGGGTTCGATCACGATGATACACCTGGCATCGAACATTTCCAAAACGAATTGGAGCCGTGGTTAATTGAGAAAAAAGTCAACTATGATGCACAAGTTTTTGAAAGACTTGGATACAATAGATTAAACGAATATGTTAACGCTCTTGCAGTGTCGTCTGACGCTGATTGGTTAATGTTCTGGAACGACGATGCAATGATGGACACCGCTGGGTGGGACAAGGTTATTGCTAAACACACAGGGGAGTTTAAATGTTTGGCTGTTCATACACACAACGATCATCCATATTCAATTTTCCCTATCGTCCCTCGAGAATGGTTAGACCATTTGGGATATCTAAGTCCACATCAGATTTCTGATGCTTGGCTAAGTCAACAGGCTTACTTGTTGGATATTTTCGAAAGGGTTCCTGTTTGGGTCACACACGATCGTCATGATCTCACTGGCAATAACAATGATGACACTTACAAAAATCGTGTTATGTACGAAGGCAATCCATCAGACTCGAGAGATTTTCATCACGTGAGTTGGCACTTGCGTAGAATGCAAGACGTTGAAAAGCTATCTGATTACATGGCATCTAAGAACTTGGATATCACCTGGTGGGCAAACGTCAAGTCTGGTAAACAAGACCCGTGGATTAAACTACAAGAAAATGATACCAATAATCAATGCAAACAATTCCAAATACCAATGACAAAGATGGGTGCAGCATGAGTGACGAGTTAGAGGCACGAATTAAAAAATATTGGAATGCACAGCCTTGTAATATCAAACACGGCACAGCTGAGTTTGGAACACCAAAGTTTTTCCATCAAGTTAGCGAACGTCGATATCAAGTGGAGCCGCACATTCCAGAATTTGCTGGATTTCATTTGTGGCAAGGCAAACGTGTTTTAGAAGTTGGATGTGGTATTGCTAGCGACGGCGAAGAATTTGCCAAGCACGGTGCAGAATATGTAGGCATTGACTACAGTGACCAAAGTGTGGAAATTGCTCGACAACGTTTTGAAGTACTAGGGCTCGATGGAGAATTCCATAACATTGATGCAAGTAATAGCACCGACACTGCAAACCTGGGAAAATTTGATCTTGTTTACAGCTATGGTGTTATTCATCACTTTCCAGCAATCAATACTATAATCAACAATGTACACTCGTTGCTTAATCCTGGTGGAGAGTTCCGCTTCATGGTATACGCGAAGAATTCCTGGAAGCAAGCAATGATTTATAAAGGGCTTGACCAATACGAAGCACAAGCTGGTTGCCCGTATGCTAAAAGTTTCACCAAAGAAGAAATTCCTGAGTTGTTGGGTCCAGGCTGGCATATAGAACGTGTACGTCAGGATCATTGCTTTATGTATAATGTAGATGCGTATAAGGCAGGCCGCTATGAATTAGAGCCATGGTTTGCTGCTATGCCAGATGCAATGCGTGAAGCTGTTCGAGAATATCTCGGATGGCATTTATTAGTCAAAGCGAGAAAGATTTGAAGAAGATAGTTTATGTAACTGGATGCCTTGGGTTTATGGGGTCGCATGTGACTCACGAATTACTAGCTCGGGGTTGGTATGTTATAGGTGTAGATAAATGTACCTATGCTAGTAATGAACACTTCTTAGAAAAATTTAAAAAATACAAAACATTTAAGTTTATCAAGACTGATATCAATGAACTAGATCGGTTACACGATTGCGACTATGTTATTAACATGGCTGCAGAAACTCACGTTGATAATAGTATTATGAGCAGTGGAGTATTTTTGCACAGTAATGTAAATGGTGTGCATCATCTACTAGAACTAATCAAAGAACAGCCGCGACACAAGCAACCTGTATTTTTACATTTCTCAACAGACGAAGTTTACGGCGACATTGAAGCAGGTACTCATTCAGAAACAGATTTGTTAAAGCCTAGTAATCCATACTCAGCAAGTAAAGCTGCTGCCGACATGCTTATTACTGCGTGGGCTAGAACATATGGCTTAAAGTATGTTATTGTCCGACCAACCAATAACTATGGCACAGGACAGTATGTTGAAAAACTTATCCCTAAGTCAATCAAATACCTAACGCTAGGTAAGAAAATTGATCTTCACGATCAAGGAAAACCTGTGCGTACTTGGTTGCATGCTGCTGATACTGCTACTGCTGTTGTAACTATTATCAAATCAGGTGTTACTAATGAGATATACAATATTTCAGGAAATGCCGAAATGCCCAACCGAGAAGTTATCAAGAAGCTTCTAAAAATCTACAAAGGTGAAGATGCTTCGGATAATTGGGAAGATTATATTTTTGATAGTCAGCGTATGGGGCAAGATGTAAGGTACGCAATCGATGACTCGAAACTCAAGGGGCTGGGATGGTACCCGCAATCAGTCTTTGACACAGCCCTAGAAGAGATAGTACAATATTACATTGAGAACTTTGTATGGTAAAAAATTATCTAGTTTGCGCTGTCCGTCCAATTGAGGACGGATGGCTACATCAAAAACGAACTGATCTTTATACGTTCTACAGGCAAATGTATGACCTAAGTGTGGCTAGCTTTCAGAAGTTTGTTGAGGAGCCGTTTGAAGCAGTGCTTTGGACAGAACCTGTAAAAAACAACGATGAGTATACAGTAGCAAACTGGAATGCAATCAAGGAACTTTGGCACAAAGAGCCGTGTAATATTTTCTGGGCTGGTGCCGATACACTGATGACCCAACCTACTAAATTGTTTGATAGTAAGTTCAAGGAATATCGCTTATTCAATTACACGGACCCCAAATCATATAAAGAATTTACAAATTACTTTAATGATGACATTCAGTACTACCCTCATACTATGAGCCAGGATATTTGGGATCTAGGGGATCAGTTGTGGGAACAACGAGAAGGTCATCCTGATCAACACTGGGGGTTTGATCAACTACGACACAACACTATGTTCTGGAAACAAGACATACCGGACACTGATCGTTTACATCCGTGGCTGGCGTACCAGGCAATGAAACTCAGAACATTGTCTCCTGAAGAAGTTATTGAACACAATAACTGGAATGGGATCAATCTTAAAGACGCTCGTATCTTACACTTCCATGCTAGCCGTGGCAGTCAACAAGTTATCAATTTAATGCAATTTATCAGTAAAGAAGTAGGTATTATCTAATGGAAGAAATTCTTAAATTAGTGCAAGAGCACATTAAACAAAAGCAAGAAAATAAAACATGGGTAGCTGGCAAAGATTTTGTCAACTATGCCGGGTCATATTTTGACGAAAAAGAATTTGTAGCAGGGGTCGCAAGTTTGCTCAAGGGTTGGCTTGTTATGGGCGACGATGGCCTAAAGTTTGAACGTGAGTTTCCGAAGTATTTTGGTAAAGACAAAGGTATCTTAACAAACTCAGGATCATCTAGTAACTTATTAATGATGTCAGCGTTGACATCCAAGCGTGGCTACAACCTACCCAAGGGCACTAAAGTTCTAATGCCTATTGCTGGATTTCCAACAACGTTAAACCCAACATTGCAAGTTGGTTTTGAGCCAGTGTTTGTAGACATTGAACTTGATACACTTAACTTAGATTTAGATCAAGTTGAGTCAACCTTATTAGCTAACCCTGATATTCGTGTTATTACGTTTGCTCACGTGCTAGGTAATCCTCCAGTAATGGATCGATTAATGGAATTAGTGAAACAACACAATTTGATTCTTCTAGAAGATTGCTGTGATGCGTTAGGTAGCACATATGATGGCAAGCCATTGGGCAGTTACGGTTTAATGGCATCGTGCAGTTTCTATCCAGCACATCACATGACCATGGGCGAAGGTGGATACGTTGCAACTAACGATGCCAATACAGATGTTATCTTGCGTAGCTTCCGTGAATGGGGGCGTGGCTGCTATTGTGTTGGGCCAGAAGCAAACAAATTGAAGTGTGGTACTTGTGGCAATCGTTTTAATAACTGGATTCCTACTTTACCTGATGAAATTTTTGATCACAAATACGTATACGACGAAATTGGTTACAACATGAAACCAATTGAAGTTCAGTGTGCTATGGGTCTTGAACAGTTGAAAAAGTTACCAGAAATTCACGCATTGCGTCGACGTAACTATCAACTGCTGTTTGACATTTACAAGGACTATGAAGAGTTCTTCCACTTGCCAAGAGCAACTGCCAAGAGTGATCCCAGCTGGTTTGCGTTCCCGTTAACTATTAGAAAAGATGCACCGTTTACTCGCAGTGACATTGTGGATTACCTAGAAGAGAACTTGATCCAGACTCGTCCTTACTTTGCTGGCAATATTATGTTGCAGCCTGCTTATAGCCATTTAATGGACCCGCAGCTGGCCAAGGACAATTTCCCTAACGCAACACATGCTATGACCCATACTTACTTCCATGGTACTAGCCCTGTAATCACACCCGAACAAATTGCCTACATTGGTAAAATTGTTCGCGGTTTCTTAAGTTTATACAAATAAGGAGATACCATGAAAGGTAGTCAATACGTAGCTAAGTTTTTAAAAGCAATTGGTGCAAACAAAGTGTTCCAAGTGCAAGGTGGTGCAATCACATTCTTAATTGATCAAATTGCACTAGAGGAGGGCATGGATGTTATTTGCTTCCAGCACGAACAAGCCGCAGCAATGGCAGCTGATGCATTATGGCGTACCAATGGGCAACTAGGTGTGTCAATGGCAACATCAGGGCCAGGAGCATCTAACTTAATCACAGGTATTGCGTGTGGTTATTATGATTCTATTCCTAGCTTGCATATTACTGGACAAGTCAACTACGAAGAACAAAAGCTCTATCGTGGTGCTGCTGTGCGTCAAGCAGGTTTCCAACAAATGGATATTGTTAGCATGGTTAAACCTGTTTGCAAATATGCTGTTAACGTAACCACACATGACGATATGCGTCGTGAATTAAAACGTGCAGTAGAAGAAGCATATTCAGGTCGCATGGGCCCAGTGCTAGTTGACATTCCAATGAACTTGCAAAATGCAGAAATGGAAGATAGCACTATGTTATTGCCAGACTCTGATAAGTGGTTAGCAGTTGATACAGGTATCTCCCCTGAACAAGTAGGAAAAGTAATCCAACAATTCCTGGGAGGCGCACATCGCCCATTGATTATCTTTGGTGCAGGTGTTGGACTTGCTGGTCAACAAGTAGAACTCGAACGCTGGTTGCAATCAAATAAAATTCCGTTTGTTGCTACCTGGGCAGCACTCAACTACTTTAATCACGAAGCACCTAACTACATTGGTCACTTTGGTGTATATGGTAATCGTGGAGGCAATAATGCAATTCAAAACGCAGACAAGATCCTTGTGCTAGGATCACGTTTAGACAACCGTCAGCGTTCAGGTAACCCTGCAAACTTTGCACCCAATGCAGAAATATTGTGTGTTGATCTCGATCCTGCCGAGTTAGAAAAGCTAGATCCTGCAAACTATAAAGGATTACATTTTGATTTGCGCAATCTTTCGAAAGCCTTGCGTGGAGTAGAGAAGCCTAAGTTTGATGCTGACTGGCCAAAGTATTGTCAAGGACTTAAAGCAAAGTATTTTAACAAAGATACAAGTTCAAATAGCAAGCAATACGATACAATGAGTCCGTATCTTGTTGTTGAAAAATTACAAAAAGTAGCAGAACCCAATGCTGTTATTACTACGGATGCAGGTGCCAACCACTGTTGGGTTTACCAGTCTTTCCATCGCGACCAAGATCAGTTGTTAATGACAAGTTCCGGGCATTATGCAATGGGATATGCGTTGCCAGCATCAATTGGTGCAGCATTAGTAGCGCCAGACCGTCAACACATTTGTTCTAACGGTGACGGCGGCATTCAGATGAACTTGCAAGAATTGCAAACAGTCAAAGAATATGATCTAGACATTAAAGTCATTGTGTTTAACAACAATCGCCTAGGCATGATTTGTCAATTCCAAGATGCTTACATGGATGGGCGACACGCTGCTACAGAAAATGGTCCGGGGCGTCCTAACTTTAAGAAAATTGCTGAAGCATTCGACTTTGATTACAAACTAGTTACATCACTAGATCAAATTAACGCAGAATTGCTTGCACCTGGACGTAGGATCATCGAAATCAAGATTCACCCAGGTGTGCAAATTGAGCCCAAGCTAGAGAAAGGTCGCCCAATCAACGATCAATCACCACTAGTTAGCGACGAAGAATTTGCAGCTGGCAATCCTTACTTTAACTACGAAAGAATTCGTTGAAGGTTTTGATTACAGGGGCCGGGGGATTCCTCGGCTCGTACCTTGCTAGACATTTACAATACAATGTCGTTGCACTTACGCGACAGGAACTTGACTTGTCTGACGCAGAAGCAACACACAATCATTTTCAACATAATAGATATGATGCAGTAATCCATTGTGGTGCAGCTGGTCGCAACACACCATGGGCCGAAGATCGTAACATAGTTAATAGTAATCTTCTGTCTGTGATGAATCTCATGTCTAATAGTCGTGAGTTTGATACATTAATTAATATCGGCACAGGTGCAGAGTTTGATATTAGTCAGCCAATTGATTGTGCTAGAGAATCTAGCATATTCACTTGTTCACCGCAACAAAGTTACGGGATGAGTAAAAATCTTATATCTAGATGCTTGTGGACACATTCTATGTGTTATAATTTGCGATTGTTTGGGTGTTTCGACTCGTCTGAAGACAATGCTAGATTACTTAAAAAATTACATTCCTCTCTAGCGCAAGGCAATAAGTTCAGTATCACTGATAGAAAATTTGATATGATCAGCGCCGAAGATTTTACTACGGTCATTAATGCAGTACTCAATGGAAACATAATCGATCGAGACATTAACTGTGTGTATGCTGAAAAGTATACCCTTAGCGAGACATTAGGTATCTACTGCGACACACACAATCTAGACAAATCTCTTATCGAAGTTACTGAGCAAGGAATGAGTTACACAGGCAACGGTGACAAATTAGAAAAATATAAACTTCCGTTGCTAGGACTTAAAGAATCATTAGCGAGATACTAACCCTATATACGGGCGCAGTGCATTTTGGAAACTAGACTTATCAACTCTGTCTCCTTTACCAGTCCAGATGTAAGAGGTATCTTTCATTTTGAAATCTGTGTATCGTAAGTCCATTGCTTGTAGTTTGCCTGAGTCTAGCAGTTGATCGCATAGTCGTTGGTCTAATGCCCAGGTTAATCTAGAGTTGTTATATACCTCTAGTAATACATTTCTAACATCGTAGCGTCCGTTATCAGTCCCTAGACCTAACGCACTACACAAACTTCTAGTTTCTCTCTTTGGAGCAACTGGTACCCAGCTATGTTCAAGGTCTTTTAAAAATTGCTCTTGACTTAAACTAGAAACCATAATGCTATCGGCATCTAGGTTAATCACAGGAGTTGAATCAGTGTATATTTCAGTAGTTCGAATATATCTTGCAGCGCACCAATACACAACCTTGTCCTGGTGTGACTGGCAATAATCTAATGGGGTTGTTTCAAATGTATAACTACAATCTGCTGCCGACAACCAGGCTAAATCTTCCGCAGTTGGATCAAACACATGAAAATGTACGTGCGCCCAAGGTGCATGTTTCTTAATACTGAAGAACAAATACTTTGTCCATTTTTGAAAGTACACAGTATCGGCTGCTAACATGAAGCCTGGACTGTCAATAAGTTTTGGTAAATTTAATGGTTGCATAAAATCTATTTAACCATTATAATAGCATATAAAATATCTTGTCTAAATACACTATGAAATTAAAAATCAGTGAACTCTTTTACTCTGCCCAGGGCGAAGGACGCTTTGTTGGCGTTCCTTCAGTATTCTTACGAACCTTCGGATGTAACTTTACTTGTTCGGGCTTCGGTTGCAAGCCGGGCGAGACTTCGAAAGAGGCAGACGACGTGGCGAAGAACATCGAGATGTATAAGGATTTTACTAGTCTACCCCTTGTTAATACTGGATGCGACAGCTACGCAAGTTGGCATCCTGCGTTTAAAGAACTGAGTCCGATGGTTGAGACCAAAGACCTAGTGGATCAAATGTTGGCGTTGACTCCCAACAAACATTGGGTACAGGATAACGGCAACGATGTACATTTGGTTATCACAGGTGGCGAGCCTTTGTTAGGCTGGCAACGTGCTTACCAAGAGCTGCTGGATCATCCGGATATGGCAGACTTGAAGAATATTACATTTGAAACAAATGGCACACAAACTTTGCAACCTAAGTTCATTGACTACTTGTTAGACTGGGGTGATCGTCCTGGTAATGAAATTACATTTAGTGTTAGTGCTAAACTAAGTGCAAGTGGTGAACTGTGGGAAGAAGCTATTCGCCCAGAAATTGTACGCATGTATCAAGACTATGGTACAACGTATCTTAAGTTCGTTGTTGAAACAGAAGAACACTTTGCCGAAGTCGAACGTGCTGTGAAAGAATTTAGAGCAGGTGGCTTTACTGGGGTTGTATATGTAATGCCACAAGGCGGTGTTGTTACTCCTTATGCTGCTAACCGTGTTAAGGTTGCAGATTGGGCACTAAGCAAAGGTTACAACTACAGTCCACGACTACACGTCGACTTGTGGGGAAATGGTTGGGGGAAATAATGAAATTACACGCACAAATTACAAAATGGATCAAAGACTATGCCAAGAAGGCAAAGGTCACTACACTAGTTGTTGGTATCTCCGGCGGCATCGATAGCTCAGTTGTTAGCACTTTATGTGCCAAGACCGGGCTGAAAACTATTGTTGTGCAAATGCCAATTCGTCAGAATAAAAAGCTAGACAAACGTAGCTCATTGCATGCCGGTTGGCTAGTAGAGCGGTTTGACAACGTTACACACATGAGCATGGATTTAACTCCAGTGTTTTCTGCATTCGAAAAGAAAGTAGATCCTTTCTGTGGAATCGAGGATGACACATATGATACATACAAGCTAGCATCAGCAAACTCACGTGCTCGTTTACGTATGATGACGCTGTATCAAATTGCACAATGCCATAACGGTATTGTTGTAGGCACTGGCAATAAAGTAGAAGACTTTGGTGTTGGCTTCTTTACCAAGTATGGCGACGGCGGTGTAGACATCAGCCCAATTGGCGACTGCTTAAAAACTGAAGTGTGGGCTATAGCTCGAGAATTGGGCATCGAGCAAGAGATCATTAACGCACCGCCAACAGATGGGTTATGGGACGACGACCGCACAGACGAGTCACAGTTAGGAATGACTTACCCAGAGTTAGAACATGCAATGGCACTAGATCAAGCTGATAACTGTGTATGGGATCCACTAGCATTGACCAAGACAGAAAAAGCACAACTCAAGAAGTATCGAGAGATTCGTGCTCGCAACATACACAAGATGAATCCAATTCCTGTGTTTAAAAAGTAAGAGTAAATATAGTGTCCAATGTATCCAAGGGCAGAGAAAGTTTTGACATAACCAGTGGTAATACACTGGTTGCGTTTTTTAATAGAAATGTGTCGCCGTACCCTACGGAAGCAGGTAGTGTTAAATTTGATCTAGTTCCTGTTGAGCAGCAAAAAGATATCATGATCAATGTTGCTCGTATGCATGCCGAGCAAGAATACAACCGTATTATGGATCTAGTTTCTGTGTTACAAAAACAAGCAGACGATATTAAACATAGATTAGCTGTTACTGACATGGTACATGCAGCCAAATACGACTTTCAAATTGCGCATGGTAATATATACTGGCTAATATGCGATCATCGAAAGAATATTACTAGATTGAGCATCCTGGGTCCATCTGATTGGACCACCGGTATCCCTGAAGGTTATGAATACATAACCCGGGTTAAGTGGTTAGGTGATTACACCTGGCAAGAAATTAAGGAGAATGACAATGGGAATATTTGATAGATTTAAAAAGAAGAAGCCAGAGGCCAAAGTAGTTGACTTACCAAAGCCTAAAAAGAAAACAGAAAAAGAGTTGGCTAACGAACGTGGTGAACCATATGTAAGTATGGTTAGCATGGAAATCGATCCCGACAACTTACACCAAGGTGCGTTTGAGCTAGACTGGAATGATAAGTTTGTTAGCAATTTAGTTCGTGCCGGGTATCAAATGAAAGCAGACGATACCGAATCTGATATTGTTGATCGTTGGTTCCAGAATGTGTGTAGGCATGTTGTAATGGAAACATGGGAACAAGAAGAAGCTATGCGTAACTCGGGCATTTATGTTAGAACAACAGATTTAGGTAACGGTCGCAAAGAAGTTAGCTAATGCTAGTTTACGTCAATGGGATTATGCAGTGCCCTGGTGCGGATTATCACGCTACGCAGAACTCTATCAGCTTCTCAACACCGCCAGCCGCTGGTACTACTGTAAGTATTCGCGGTAGAAATGGTGTGTTAGCCAATATATGCAGCGACGGATCTACCTACTTGTTTCAGTTTATGAACGACTTTGAGCATGACACAGTCGGCATGCTAGAGGAAGCATTTAAACTTCGCCATGTGCCGGCAGTAGCAGATATGTTAGGACGCCTTGAAGTTGTTGTAAAATTAGCAAAACAAGAATGACAATACTATACGTCAATGGTGATAGCCACACTGCCGCAGCAGAAGCAATGAATAACCATGCGTTTGCAATGGACGATGGTGCATTATTTTATCTAGGACGAAGCCCACATCCTGCTAATCTAGCAGTTAGTTGGGGCAAAGTATTAAGCACGCCATTGAAAGCAAGTTTTCATTGCGGTGCTGAATCAGCAAGTTCTAATCATCGTATTCTACGTACCACACGCGAATGGTTAAATCATGCACGTAATCAAGATGCACTAGTTGTTATACAATGGAGCACATGGGAACGAGAAGAATGGCAAGACGAAAACGGTACGTATTTTCAAGTCAATGCATCAGGAATTGACGATGTTCCTGATAGCATGAAACTTCGTTATAAAAACTTTGTTGCCAACGTAGACTGGCATATTTGTACACAGCAGTGGCACAAGAATATCTGGGAGTTCCATCTTGAGTTAGAAGATCAAGGAATCCCGCACATTTTCTTTAACGGTAACAACGACTTTAGCACCATCTCAGATCAGCATGATTGGGGCACAAGTTACATTGATCCTTACAGCAGTGCAGGAACGTACACTTCTGTATTACAACAAAACGGGTTTCAAACTGTAGCGCCCGATTCTTGGCATTTTGGTAAAGACGCTCATTGCTTTTGGGCAAATTATATGCTACAATACATTGTTCGTAACCAGATAATCTAAGGCTTCTAATGAAATATGTGCTAATTGACACATCCAATATGTTTTTTCGTGCCCGTCATTCAGCGCACCGTGCTAGTGATACTTGGACTAAATTAGGGTTCTCGTTGCAAGTTACAATGATGAGCGCAAACAAAGTAGCTCGCAAGTTTGGCGCAGATCACATGGTTTTCGCACTGGAAGGGCGTAGCTGGCGCAAAGACGCATACAAGCCTTACAAAGCCAATCGCACAGTAGCACGCCAGGCAATGACAGAAACAGAAGCAGAAGAAGATACCCTGTTTTGGCAAACGTATGACGAGATGACTAAATACTTGTCTACAAAAACCAACTGTAGTGTTATTCGCTGTGCTACAGCAGAAGCTGATGACATCATTGCACGTTGGATTGCTTTACACCCTCAAGACGAACATGTTATTGTAAGTTCAGATTCTGATTTTGTGCAATTGGTTGCACCAAACGTCAGTCTCTATAATGGTATCACCGATCACTTGTTTACTGTCAACGGGGTAGAAGATGACAAGGGTCGTTCGTTGAAGTTTACAGTTAAGAGTGACAGCAAGATTAAAGTTGAAAAACATGATCCCAGCTTTGTGGCTCCCACAAACTGGCACAAATGGGCATTGTTCTTGAAATGTATCCGAGGTGATACTGGCGATAATGTATTTTCTGCTTACCCTGGTGCTCCTATCAAAGGTAGCAAGAATCGAGTAGGTCTTACAGAAGCGTTTGAAGATCGTGACAAGAAAGGATATTCTTGGAACAATCTCATGTTGCAACGCTGGACCGATCATAATGAACAAGAGCACAAAGTTCTCGACGACTACGAACGCAATCGAACCTTGATTGATTTAACAGCTCAACCCGACGACATCAAAGCAACTGTAGATGCAGCAATCTTAGAGCAAATTAGCCACAAAGATGTTGGGCAAGTGGGCATGCACTTTCTCAAGTTCTGTGGAAAATTCGAACTTAACAAGTTGAGTGAGTTTGCTGATCCAATTAGTCGCTGGATGAATGAAACATACAAAGGAGTATTAAATGATCGTAGCTAAACCAGTAATTGATAAACAGTTTTGGATTCTACAACAAGACGACAAAAAAATAGGCAATGTCGAAGCATGTCAAAGTGGCGGGTTTCAAGTTCGTTTAAACGATACTATTCAGCAGTACAAATCTATCAAGATGGTTACTCAACTACACAATATTGTGTTCGAGCAGCCTCCTAAAACAAAAAAGAAAACTGCGGTAGGTGACGTACACGGTTACGAAACTGCCGGTAGGATTTACAATCCAATTTGGGACGTTAAACATCGATTACCGTTGTTTACAAAATCTAACAAATCTAAATCATGGTTCGCTGCCGGGTGGTATACTATTCAACGAGGCAAGAATTGGAAAACAATTCAAAACCCAAAGTTGATTGCACTACAGCGTTACAAATACCATGGACCATTTCATACAAAGGAAGAAGCAAATGACCAATCCATTTAAGGACCAACAAAAATTTATGCAAGCATGTGGTCAATCCACTGCTGGCGAAAATATAGAGCAATATAAACTCTATTTTAATCTTATCAAAGAAGAAGTGCAGGAATTAGAAGATTCTGTTACCATGGAAGACGACTTGGATGCATTGATTGACATTTTAGTTGTTACTATTGGTGCTATACATTCAATGGGCGCAGACGCCGAAGGTGCCTGGAAAGAAGTTATGAAAACTAACTTTGCTAAAATTGACAGTGAAACAGGTATGGTACGCAAGCGCGAAGATGGTAAAGTACTCAAGCCGCTGGGCTGGGTAGCACCTGATCTTAAACCGTTTGTTAGAAAGCAATGATACACTTACAAAAGTTTATCGATAGGGTACAAGGTACGGAAGCTCGTGGACTACGAGACATGAGCATTCCGTTGTCTGATGCTAAGGCAATGTCAGCTGAAATCACAAGAATTTTGTTAGAGTTACAAAGTTACCGAGAGCAGATGGCTGCAAAGCCTGCAGAAGAAATAATACAAGTTTCCATAGAAGGCGGCACGTTTAAGTAAACTGCGCCGTTTTCTTGGATAAATATTGTTATGAGTAGACCTAAACCAAAAGTTCTTGTTGAACTAACAGACAAAGCAACATACAAATCTGAGCAGGTATTAGCCAGTGAGGGTGTATGGGCAGTGTTCTATGATAACAAGCCAATCAATCTTAAAACTTCTAATCTTTTGGTGCAATATCCAGGGCCGAAGTATAAGAAGGTATCATTCTCTAATCCAGGGCATGCTATTAACTTGGCCAAGAAGTTGAATACTCAATTCAAAACAGACAAGTTCACTGTAGTGTTACTAACACAAGGTGAACAAATCTACCCAGGTGCGCGATAAGGTAGAGCTCACCCGACAACTGGTGGAGAAACTGCCACCAGGTAGTTGGACTGTGGACCAAGCAAGGATAACTTGGTGGTACAACTTTAGAGAAAACGGTGGCATGCGTTTAACCAAACATGGGTACGATGCATTTGTTAAAGAGTTAGAGATAGAGTTCTACGAATTTGACATTCCGGCAAAGTCTAGATTTAACCAAAAAACTATTTTAGAGTTAGATCGTAGGCTGCAAATGCCATACTACATCAAAGTAGAAAAACAAAGAGTCGCTAAACTAATTTTCTTTAGCAGCCGTGAAGCTGTGTTAGTTAACTTATACGGCGATTTGGAAAAGTTTTTAGATAATTACAATTGACAATTATCTAGGATAGTTGTATAATACACATAAGCGACTGTAGCTCAGAGGAAGAGCAAGCGACTCATAATCGCTGGGTCGAGGTATCGTAATCCTCCAGTCGCACCATTTAACTTTCTTAGCTATATGAACTCAAGTCCCATTAAAGGTACCTTTCACAGCAAGTGTCGCATCGACGATGTAATAGCAGAAGGGCGCGATCCCAACACTGATGAAGAAGTTCGACAAACCATTGAGCGGGAGCGTGTGTGGAGTGATATGGTTAAGAAAAAAGAAGCCGAGCCCGAGTGGCAACAGAACAATTTGGAATATGATCTTCGTAGCACTGAGTGGATCTGCGACAAAGCTAAGTCTCGTGAAAGCTATGCACAAAATATCTATGCTGCCTTGTGCAATCAAGACTGGCAAAAGAATGATGTGTGGCCGCTGCTGAAAGGGCAAACTTACTCTTGCTCCTGGCGTTATGCCGGGGGTATTGTTGCTGACATGGTAGAGTCTGGGGACTACATTGATTGGTACTGCTCAGGAATTAAAGGCGAGCTTACTGAACAGCAGATAGCATCGGCTCTAGAGCAAGGCATGGACATTGTCAAGTATGTTAGTGAAAGCTGTGTCACAGATGAGATCCGAGAAGACTTTTTTAAATTAGGATGGGTTCCTGTAGAAGACACCAACAAGTAATTTGTCGTTTTTACTTGACTTAACGTAGCTACGAATATATAATGTAAAGTGACGCAAGTCATTTTAACTAAAAGGAAATTACATGAAAAAAATCTTCGCAATCTTGGCTTTGGCCATTTCTAGCTCTGCTTTTGCAGTAGACTTTGTATCAGTTGACGTTGAAAACGTACAAGGTCGCAAAGGTGCAACTGACAGCACAGCCCAATATATTCGTGCTGGAAAAGGCTTCGGTGACTACCAAGTCAACTTGCAATCTCGAACCGCACGTTTTAATGACGGCGTTGTTGTGAACAGTTTGGAAACTACTGTTGCTAACAACAAGGTTAACATCGCAGGTATTACTCCATTCATCGGTGCTGGTCATGACAATGGCTTCAACGGTGGCGCAAGTTTCAACTATGGCTTAGTTGGTGCAACTTATGGTCGCCCAGTCGGTCCAGGCTTCTTGTTGTTGGGTGCAAAGACTCGTGTAGGTTCAACTGAAGACGGCGCACGTACTAAGCAAACAGTTTCATTTGCAACATACTCTTTGCCAGTCGCAAAGAATGTTGCAGTTAACTTAAATGCAAGCCGTTCTGCTCAGGATATCAAAGAGAAAGCATTTGGTTTAGGTCTAAGTTTCGGCTTCTAATCTAAACTAGATTAACTATTAAGCCCACTTCGGTGGGCTTTTCTATTGACTTTTTAAAAGAAGTCATATATAATTGTTGTATTGCTGTAAAAACCGTAAGGAAAGAAGCAAAGAGAAAAGTGTTCTGGACGCGGGTTCGACTCCCGCCAGGTCCACCATAAAACACATTAGCTCTACGGAGCCCCAGTTATCGTTCTAGACGTGGGATAACGGAATAGTGTGTTTTATAATGGGCCTGCCATGGTTTCGACAGGGCAACAAGTAAACAAGTGGACAGCTCGGCAAAGCAGAAGCCGTAGGGTTGGGGGAACTCGGCCGTAGACGCAAAAAAACGTAAATGCAAACGCAAATACAAAAGGTGAAGTAGCTATCAACGCTCGCGGTGTAAAAATCGCTCGTCGTGCTGCTGTATTGGCTTAATAACCCATGCACCCGGGGTAGGACTTACCTTGTAACCTAAACAACCATGCCCGTTTCGGCGGGCATTCTTTTTTACCTTTTGTGTCAACGTAAGTAACTTGCAAGGCGTTGTATATAGTAGCCAAGGAGGCTATTATGATTTACACGCAATGTTCAGGCAATGATAAACCGGGTAAGAATGAAAAACCCATGTTTTTAAAAACATGGATGATCGCAAAAGATTGTCCACACTGTGATCGCAAGAGAATTAGTGTTTGCAATGATCCCAACTGTTCTAGACGAAAATCATAACATAATCAAACTAATTTTGCCAAAAGGCTAAATAAAAGCTCAACACTAGGTTGACAAGGTATAAATAAACACATATAATACTAACATGAACAACATACATTATTATTCGTTATCACTCCAGACACAGGCTAAAGGCTTGGGCACATGCCCCGCCGTATGGTTTGCATCAGGAATGAATAGTAATGATCGCACACCAGAGATTATCTTAGGGTCCGAGGGAGCAGGTTACGCTTAACAGCAAGTAACTTACAAACTAAAGGACCCTAGGACTAAAACTCCTAGGGTTTTTTGTTTTGTAAAACTAAAGTAGGAATTGACAATTAATGACAGACATAGTAAAATCCATACCCAACGATAAGAAGGATTGGTTGAGGACGCATACTTTAACTTCTGAGCAAAGACAAACGCTCATTACTCAGAAGCTAGAACGTGCAACAGCACAGTTTAAGGCTAGACGCAAGACTCCGGTCTTGGGTTAAGCAACAGTGGTTAGGCAACGCGAGCCGTAGAGTCACTATAAAAATCTAGAATGAGGGCGGCCTGGGGGATGAGAAGCACCTTTTGTGGTGTGTGAAAAAACCCAGCGTATTAAAGAGCATAGACATCTGTGCTTTTTAATACACGCATTGGCAACAGTGCGTTAAAAATTTGTTCGGGAATGGTGTAGAGGTAACACAACAGACTTTGACTCTGTCGTCCTAGGTTCGATCCCTAGTTCCCGTGCCAACAATTTATGGGCTGTTAGTGATAATGGTAGCACAGGGCGTTTGCAACGCTTTAGCAGGAGTTCGATTCTCCTACGGTCCACCAAAACAATCTGGGTATAAGATAGTGGTAGTCTCCGAGTCTTGGATACTTGATGCGGAAGTTCGATTCTTCCTACCCAGACCACAACATGGAAGGTTATCAGGGCTGGGCCCTGCACTGTCTTGAAAACAGATGGACTGCGAAAGCGGTTGGAGTTCGATTCTACCATCCTTCCTCCAAATATGCCTCCATAGCTCAGTTGGTTAGAGCATCCGCTTGATAAGCGGAAGGTCCGTGATTCGAGTTCACGTGGCGGCACCAAAATGTCTTTACAACACAGCAAGAGTGTTGTATAATAAGTAAAATATAATGCGGGTATAGCTCAGTTGGTAGAGCACTTCCTTGCCAAGGAAGATGTCGAGAGTTCGAGTCTCTTTGCCCGCTCCAAAGGACTTTAAAAATTATGGACATGGATCAAGCAGCGGTATTTTTAGCCGGGTCAGTATTGACAATGATGGGTTTTGTTGTAATCATTGTTGGGTTAGTTATAGTCAACAACATTATACACAAGTACTGGAAACCATTAGGTTGGTTTAAGTCGATGGGGCTAACATTTGACCATCCACCTACAAGATTTGCTGAGCCACATGAGCTTGACAAATCAAAAGAACCAAAAGTAAAATAATTTATCTCCGTATGGCGTAACCTGGTAGCGTCCATGCTTTGGGAGCATGTGGTGAAGGTTCAAATCCTTCTATGGAGACCATCTACAAACAAAAGTATTACATAACCCTACATTGCGTAGGGTTAATATTTTGTGGTAGACCACTTATCAAAAGAGTGTTATACTAGAGGCTAGTTAGGAAGTTAGGCAACTAACTGAATACCAAGTAACCCTACAAAGTGTAAGGACTTGCAACAAATAAATTGACTAGTATCGGCAATCATGTTATACTAGACACTTAGTTAGGCAACTAGCTAATGTTCATTAAAAATTTATTTTTGTATAGTGAATCCGGATTCAGTTCCGGACACTATACACAAACGCATTGGGTTACCGCCCCAGTAGGTAACAATAGCATCGCGATGTTGACAGCCGTGTCAGCCGTGCTATGTTACATGAAAGATGGAAATCGGCTTAGGCTTTGATCAGTAGTCACGCTGGACCAGGTAGGATTGTAATGTGTTTGACAGCCAGTCGCTAGACGATAGCGTGGTTAGCCTAGATAGGTTGTTGTCAATCATCCCAATGTGTTTATGTATAGTGTTTATTATGCTCCGGTCGTCTATCGGTTAGGACGCTGCCCTTTCAAGGCGGAAAGAGGAGTTCGATTCTCCTTCGGAGTACCATTATTGGTTAGTTTGCTAAATAAATGCAAGGAGAACTAACCAATGATTGGATTGTGTAAAAGTTGCAACACAGAATACAAGTATTTTGATTCGCAACAATCAGGGCATTTTTGTAGTAGAGAATGCACTCAAGATTATAGGATAAAAACTATAATGGAAAGTGGCAAAGCCAATAAAGGCAATGCTAAAACTTATCTAAAGAGATTTTCAGAGTATAAGTGCAGTTGTTGTGGTATTAGTGATTGGAATGGCAAGAAATTAGTTCTCCAGTTAGAACATATCGACGGCGATCCAAAAAACAATACCATTGACAATGTGACTTGGCTTTGTCCTAACTGTCATACACAAACAGACACATGGGGTAGCAGAAACGCTAGCCCAGAGGCAAAAGCAAATATGCTAAAAGGATTGCAAACTGGCTGGGGCAGTGGAAAAACTAACCGAGCCAGTTTGAGTATAAAAGATTTAGAAGACTTGTAGAGGGGTTCGACTCCCCTACGCTCTTCCAAGTTTATGGACTTACTGTCGTGATGCACTGATGCTGTGCTGAAACTTCCTAATAGCATAGGAGGGAGAAGTGGGTTAGATTCCCATTGTTGTCCACCAAGTTTCAGGCGATGACCCAAGCGTAAACACCCGGGTGTGAGAAGCTAAGAGGCGTAAGTGTGCAGATGGTTTCGCACCGCCAGAACAATTTATGGGACCGTGGTGTAATAGGTAGCCACAGCAGACTTAAAATCTGCCGCGTAATGCGTACCGGTTCGATTCCGGTCGGTCCTACCAAGAATTTGTCGTCATTCGTGTGAAGAAAGCACGTATCATTAGAAAGGCTAGATTTAACGTATCTAGTATATTATCGGGGCAGGTCCGGTCGGCAGAAGAATTATGGAGGTGTAGGAAAATGGTATCCCCAGTGGACTGTAAATCCGCCGCCCTTGTGCATTGTTGGTTCAAGTCCAGCCACCTCCACCATATAAGACACATTGCGTATACAAAAGCGTGTAGAGGTGACCAGAGAACCCCTTACAATGTGTTTTTCTTAATTTAGGTCTCAAGGTGTTCATGGACGCACACAGCACTGTCACTGCTGAGGAGGGGGATCGTTACCCCCTGGGACCGCCAATTTTATGTTCCTCCGTAAAGGATGACACAGCGAGCTCTCAGTGCTCTGCAAGGTGAAGTAGTAGTTGACAGGCATCGCTGCTTGGTCGCAGGTCAGATCTGAATACTAAACGCTTCGTAACTCCTGACAATAGGCCTAACCAGCTGCACGATAAGGAAGACTTGTAACGCTCTCGTTAGTGTAGCAGTAGTGAAAATCTACAAGGAACGCCAATTTTATTCCGTGAAATCCAAGCTAGGTGCAAGGACCTGACTGTTAATCAGTGACTAGGTGAGTTCGAATCTCACACACGGAGCCAACAATTTGCCCCATTAGTTAAATGGTAGAACACCGGTTTTGTAATCCGGGGATAGCAGTTCGATTCTGTTATGGGGCACCAATTTTTGAGATAGACGTAGAGGTTGAGTCCCTTGTGCGCTAGGTCCCTATTCTTGAGACTGACACACCAGTAGCAACACAAGGTAGTTTAAACTCCCTCATACGAGACAAGCCCGGCGAGTCCTTGAGAAAGATAGTTGGAACTCTCAAAAACCTATATCCCGGTTGTAGTGTAATGGTAACACGGTCCGTATACAACCAATGGAGGTTCGATTCCTCCCTCCGGGGCCTAACAATTTGCCTTTGTCGTATAATGGATAATACACTGGTCTACGAAGCCGGGAACTGAAGTTCGATTCTTTACAAAGGCTCCAGTAAAAAATTCGGGGGATTGATGTAGTGGTAGCCTGGGACCTTTGCAAGGTTTTCGCAACAGTTCGATTCTGTTATCCTCCACCAATTTTGTAAGTGTCAGCAAGAGAATGTCACGCTATTCAATATTCTTCGAAGGTGTTGTGTAGTAAAAGGCAAGCGGGTTCGACTCCCGGCTGATCCGAAAGGATCGGTGCAGTATGGTTGCCACGCTGGACTTAGTATCCCAAGTGTCATGCCGCCCCCTGTCCGGACTTGTATAATCAGGAAAAAAGTTGAGATAAAAGTGGCTCAACTACTTACAAATTCAACAATGTCGCATTAGACTTCTGGTGAGGTCATCACCCTTTCAAGGTGACCAGACGGGATCGTAACCCGTATGCGACTCCATTGATAAACACATTTAACTAATGACACGAGTGGTAGTCGTGTATCTTAGTGGACTAAAGAACTACTACGTCTAAGTGTGTTTTTCAATGGGAGTGTTGCTAATGTTGGCCTAAGGGCGGCCCTTATACAGCCGTAAGCACTGTCTAGATAAGGCAGTTAACGTGGGTTCAATTCCCACCGCTCCTACCATATCTGGCGTTAGTACAATGGATAGTACAATGAGCTTCTACCTCATGAATGTGGGTTCGATTCCTGCACGCCGGACCAATTAACTTAAAGGAACATATGAGTAACAGAGACAATTCAACCGACCTTGCTATCCAGGAGTTCTTAGCTCGTGGAGGCACTATTCAAAAAATTGAACCGAATGTAAGCGGTAGAGTAGAAGGTGCAAGTTACTCGGCATGGGGTAGACCTAAGAAACCTGTGGCTGCACCTGTAGTTGAAGAAGCAGAAGTTGTACTCGACGAAATCGATGAAGAAGACATCGATGCAGAAGATATTGTAGTAATCGACTCAGAAGAAGTCGACGAAGAATAAGCTCTCATAGTATAAAGGCATTACACTACATTGGTAATGTAGAAACCCAGGATCGATACCTGGTGAGAGCACCAAACAATTGCCGATGTAGCTCAGTTGGTAGAGCAGCGGATTGAAAATCCGTGTGTCACTGGTTCAAATCCATTCTTCGGCACCAAAATTTTTTATAAGGAAACTTTGATATGAAACGTTCAGGTAAACGTTAGTGTCATCCCTGTACCCTGTATGGTCCGGGATGGCACGTAAAAGACAATTTTTACAATCCATCCCTTTGAGATGTTAAGGCAGCATGCCGGACTCTTAATCCGTGACGTGTGGGTTCGACTCCCACCAGAGGGACCATATGGGGTTGAAGCTTTAAGGTGAAGCAACTGGCTTTTAACCAGTAGAACGGGGATCATTACCCCGCAGCCCTACCATATGCAAACACATTAACCAGTAATTGTGGCAATACTTGCTGGTGCCACGCGAAAACAGTGGGTTCGCGGCCCACAGCCAGGTTCGTTAGTGTGTTTACATATGGTAAGTGTTATCTGCAGGTAACACCCATGCTGGAGAGTAATTAACTCCAGGAGCTCGTAGTGATGGAATTGGTAGACATTGCCCCGTTATAGGGGCGACATTATCCGTAAGGACTGTGTGCAGGTTCGAGCCCTGCCTACAATGAGCTTGCTATATGTAAACATTCTGAACAACTACACTGGAGTTCATCGAGTAACCCTGAAGTCGACTATACAGGTAAAAGTTGCCAGGAAGATGGGTTGTCACTGTTTCAAGCACAACAGAATGTTTTCATATGGTATTTGTTAAGCTGTAGTTTAAATGAAAGCCTGAGTGATTACCGACGGGTATGAGCAAGGGACGCGATAAGTTGGTAGAGTAAGATAACAATGGGCCCTGCGTTGTTGGATGCTACTGATGATGACAATAGAACTCCGTCCGTGGAGGACGAGGGTGCTCAAAGTGAGCCGGCTTTACAAATGCCATATAGAAATGCATTCATCATTGATAGTAGACTTCGAGCAACTTGGTTAATAGTTGAGTCTCACTATGAAGCAGCCTAACCAGCGCGATGAAAAGACCCTTTACGTCAAGAATGTGTTTCTATATGGTATTAGAGATTGTTGATAAAGCGTAGAGCTCGATTGACGTTAGTGAAATAGCGCATGACAAGTTCACAATCGTAAGTGTCGTAAACTATAATGCAACACACGCCATCATCACTTAGACTCAATTGAAAGTCTAATCCGGCTGGTGTTTGACTGTAGTAAGTTTTCACAAAAATATTTATGGTGTTAGTAGTGTAGTGGTCTGCACATTGCTCTGTGAAAGCGATAGTATGGGATCGTTCCCCATCTAACACCCCATATAGAAGTATTCTTAGCATAAGTCAAAGCGGGAGAAGAGACCCTAGTGGATGCATACGCAAAGGTTTCAGAGCTTGACTCCTCCTAGGCCTGCATTTGAGAGTGCTTCTATATGGATGTATAGCAAAGTGGTAATGCAGCATCTTCATACGGTGCCTACCGCTAGTTCGAATCTAGCTACATCCACCATAAATGCCCCTGTGGACAAACTTGGTAAAGTCGCCTCTCTCAAACAGAGGAGTATAATATGTCAGTTCGAATCTGACCAGGGGTACCAAAATAGTTGACTGCACATGCAGTTGGATATATAATAGAATAATTGGAAGACGGGCAGGACGGTAATTCAAACAGATGCATCATCTGCTAAATAAACATAGCAGGAGATACACATGAATGTTAATGAAAAAGGCAACCTAGGACTTATTAAAGTTATAGGAGACTTATACACCAAAGGATTTACCGCGTTTACACCGTTTGATGACTATAATCCAGTTGACTGTATAGCAGTTGATTCAGAGGGTAGATTGTTTAGATTGCAAATAAAATATAGATCACCGGGAAGAGGTGATAGATATGAAATAGCAGCATCTTCTATGGTAAACGGGAAGGGTGTTGCTATTAATAGAGATTTAATCGACTGTTGGGCAGTTTATCTGTCAGACATAGATAGAGTAGTTTATATGCCTATAAGTATTATGGACGGTAAAAAAGTTCATTATATTACTAGGCAGCAGGTAGATGAACTAAGTTCGATACCTTGTTAAGTTTGGTGCGGTCCCATAATGGTATTGGAGCGGATTGCTAATCCGTCGAGTGGTGAAAGCCGCTTTAAGAGTTCGAGTCTCTTTCGCACCGCCAAAAAAATATTCCCCAGTAGCACAGCGGTAGTTGCACTTGACTGTTAATCAAGGTGTCCGTGGTTCGATCCCACGCTGGGGAGCCAGATTTAATGCGGGGTTAGTTTAGTGGTAAAACACCATCCTTCCAAGTTGAAGTTGCGGGTTCGATTCCCGCACCCCGCTCCAAACAATTTGCCTGGTTAGCTCAGGGGGAGAGCGGCTGCTTTACACGCAGCGGGTCGGCGGTTCGAAACCGTCACCAGGTACCAAACAAAAGTAGTACTAAGGTAGTACTTGACCAAAATCTCCTTTAGTGTTATAATAACGCATTAAAGGAGATTTTTTATGTGGATTCAAAATGTAAGCATGAGTGACATTCGTCAAGGGTTTCATATTACCCCCGGCATTAACTCTATGCTGATTCAGATTGTAGATCCAGCATACGAGTTTCCTGTTCCCAAGTATGAATTCCGTGAAGTTCATCAGTTTGAATTCTTGGATGCTGAGGACAAAGATAACTTTCCAGACGAATGCAAATGCACAGATGAACAGGCCAAGCAATTGGTTGACTTGTTGCTCAAAGCATACGGTCAACGCATGAACGTTATTGTTCATTGCCACGCAGGAGTGTGCCGTTCGGGTGCAGTTGCAGAAATTGGGGTAATGTTAGGCTTTGATGACACTGAAGCATTTCGTAGTCCTAACTTACTTGTCAAGCACAAGATGATGAAGGCGCTGGGTTGGACTTATGACGAAGCAGAGCCCCACACAATCAATGGCGTTGAGTGGGGATTAGAAGATAGTCCAACCCGCGAAGGCGATGTGTAATTAAGTACTACATTTTTTGGTTGACCAAAAATGCCCGATTTGCTATAATATACACATAACAAAGCAAAAGGATCTAGCATGATGATAGTAGCAAAGATGAAAGACAAAATCGTACAGATTGTCAAAGTCCAAAATACCGTCATGTTCTCAGAGGACAAGGGCTGGATCTTTATCTGTTTTGACTTTGACAAAATCAACCGTCGTCGAGAACAGTTCAAGTGGGTTAAAGCAGACGAAGCTCACTTTGATTGGGTTCGTGAATACATCGGAGAATAATAATGACAAAATGGATTACAAGTGACTTGCATTTTGGTCACGCAAACATTATGAAGTTTTGCCCAGTAACTCGGGCAGGCTTCACTGATGTGGCTGACATGCGAGAAAAGATGATTAAAGAATGGAACGCAAGTGTTGCGCCAGAAGATGAAACATTCATCTTGGGTGACTTTGCTTTCTTGCCAGCAAAAGACGCAGTGGATATCTTGCGCCGGTTGAATGGTAGTAAGATTTTGGTTGAAGGCAATCATGACCGCAAGTTGTTGAATGACCCTGCATTCCGTGCAGAGTTTAAGGAAGTGCATCAGTACTTGCGTTACAACCATGAAGGTCAAATTGTTATCATGTTGCACTACCCTATCTGGGAGTGGGACCAAATGCATCGTGGTAGTGTTCACTTCTACGGTCATGTACATGGTGCAAAGACTGGCATGGAAAAGTATCGTGCCCGTGATGTAGCTTTTGACGCAACAGGTCGTGTGGTTAGCAACATGGACGACATGATTGCAGACGCATTAAAAGGTGAGATTCGAGCTCACCACTAAGGAGTAATTATGCCAAAAGTTTACATGTTAATTGGTGTGCCAGGTTCAGGTAAGAGCACTTGGATCAAAGCACAAAATTGGACTGATGGTGTTCCGGTTATCTCTAGCGATCGTTTTATTGACGAGCATGCAGAACGTGTAGGTAAAACTTACAACGAAGTGTTCAAAGAATATGCGCCTATTGCAATGAAGTTGATGGACAATCAAGCACGAGTTTGCCACGCGAACCAAGTAGATTGTATTTGGGATCAAACTAATACTAGCGCAAAATCTCGCAAGTCTAAGTTGGCAATTTTGTCTAACTATGAAAAGATTGCTGTTGTGTTTCGTACTCCCGAAAAGGAAGAACACGAACGTCGATTAGCTAGCCGACCAGGTAAGGCAATTCCGGAGAACGTTATGCGTTCAATGATTAACAATTTTGAAATGCCAACTGAAGAAGAAGGCTTTAAGGAAATTTGGTATGTTTAAAGATGAGTTGAAGGAGTATGTAGCTACTTCTAACTTGGTTAACATGAAGGAAGCCGGCGACGGTATCTACGTGCTAAAGTACAAGAAGAAAGTGTTCTACGATAACCTGTGGAATGAATACATTGCTGAATGTCGTGGGTCTATTGTGGACAAGGATTTCAACCTAGTGTCATATCCATTCACAAAGATCTACAACTACGGTATCGAAAAGGAAGCACCAGTGCTGGCCGACGATACAGAAGTGCTAGCATATCGTAAGGTCAACGGCTTTATGGTTGCTATAACTTGGTATAACGGCGACGTGCTAGTTTCTACTACAGGTAGCACTGACAGCCCATACGTTGACCTGGCAAAAGAAATGATGTTGACTCATGGTTCTTTAGCTGATTGGCGTATAGCATTTTGTGACGATGAACTAGACGGTATGACTGTGATGTTCGAGTGTGTTCACCCAAGTGACCCTCATATCGTTCCAGAGAAGGCAGGCATGTATGTTTTAGGCTATCGCGAAAACGAGTTTGGATCTAAAGTGGGGCACGATCCATGTGTGTTGCAAGACTTAGCATTGTTGTTTAACTGTCACAAGCCAGAAAGTGTAACAACTTCAATGGCTGCATTGAAGAACTTAGCAAAGGAATGCAAGCACGAAGGTTTTGTATTCTACACTAACGAAGGTGTGAGTGCTAAAATCAAGTCACCATACTACTTGACTTCAAAGTGGGTTGCTCGCAATCCACGTACAGACAAGTTAGTAGACTTGAACAAAGACATCAAGCACCAACTAGACGAAGAATACTATCCACTAGTGGATGCTATCCGTGCTAACATTGTTGAGTATACTGCTATGGACGAGCAAGCTCGTTTAGAGTGGGTACGTAACTATATGGAAACAGTATGATTGACGAAAGTCATCTACCTGTTAGTGAACAAAGCCTAGTCTTTCGCTTGCGTAAGCGAGCAGAGATTAGGCGACAGATTCAAGGACGCAAGAGTGTAGAAGAGGGCAAGCCCGATCGCATTGCTGACTTACTTGAAGAAGCTGCCGATAAAATAGAGCAGTTAGAAGGTAATTAATTTTCGGTCCTTAGTTCAATGGATAGAATGCCATGCTTCGAACTTGGAGATGTGGGTTCGATTCCTGCAGGACCGGCCATGAAGGGAGGAGGAGATGAAACCCGTGACATTTGAGAATAAACTAAATCGCGAACGTGTTGTATGTGATAACACAAAACTCTCCCAGTGGATAGATGGGGTAGAGTATATTGCAGTGCATCAAGAGAATTCCCCAAGAATCTTTTTGATGCGAAAAGATATCCTGCAAAAGGTAAAAGTAAAATAGCCCGTTAGCTCAATGGTAGAGCACTCGACTGATAATCGAGCGACAGAGGATCGTAACCTCTACAGGCTACCAAAAATGGCTCCTTAGTTCAGTTGGCAGAACAGCGGTCTCCAAAGCCGCGTGTCGGTGGTTCGAATCCATCAGGGGTCGCCAAATAAAAGAGGAAATAATGACAAAATTTAACATCGATGAAATCCGTGACTTCATAGTAGAACAAAGTCTAGAAACTAAAATTTATATTGGTTGTGACTCTGAACGTACAAGAATCAACGGCGTATGGCATGCTGTTTATACAGCAGTCATTGTGGTTCATATCGATGGCAACCACGGTTGTAAGCTGTTTGGTGAAGTAACTCGCGAACGCGATTATGACCAACGTGCAAGCCGTCCTAGCACTCGCTTGATGACTGAAGTTTATAAAGTGTCAGCATTGTATTTGAAGTTAGCCGATGTGTTAGAAGGTCGCGATGTCGAAGTTCACTTGGATATTAACCCTAACGAAATGCACGGTTCAAGCTGTGTTGTTAGCCAAGCTATCGGTTACATACGTGGCGTATGCAACGTTGAACCCTTAGTTAAGCCACAAGCGTTTGCAGCTTCTTATGCAGCTGATCGCTTCCGTAGCTTAGGCAATGCTCGCGGGCATGCTCAAGTAGCGTAACAGGAAAAGTTCAAAAGTATTCACTCATCCATAGATATATAGGTGTAAAGAATTCGAGTTGAACTTTTCCGTTAAACCCTATATAATCGTATAACTCATCTTGAATTATTGGCCCATTGGGAATGTTCGATGAGTGATAGTAGCACTGTCTGCCTTGGCAGAACACTGGCTTCATGTCTATGTCTTCGATTTGTAGCGTTTCTATTATAAATGCTACATCAGATACAATGTTGCCCTGTGCATCGACTTCTGTATGTTTTTCTGTTTTCCCAGATATGCAGATCTCTACCACATGAGCAGCAGGGTTTTCTGGCAATACTAGTTCGGTTATAAATTCGTCAAGTTGAGATGTGCGTTGAGCAATTAATTTTTGATTTACAAAAACCTCAACACAAACATCATTACATTCTGCTGTGCCCCTAAGTCCTAGTAATAGTTTCATTGAGACACCCAGTATGGTTTGAGCATTTCCCACCATTCGGGGAATGTTTCGGCAAAACTTTGGTTGCGTATGGCATCTAACTCATCAGTTACTTTACAGAATTTTGGCCACTCAATGTCGCAACCTGGTATAGTTTGTTTTAGAAAATTGTTCACCGAGCTATCGTTAATATTATTAATTAGAAAGTCCTTAACTGGAATCGGTAAGTGACGTATGTCGTATTCTGGTGTAGTTACTATGTTTACATCTATTTTAGGTAATTCTAATAGTTCGCTAATAAGTTCTTTATCTTGATCCACATGGAACACATTCAACGGCGTAAGTGTGTATGTTACTCCAAAATTTAAATTTTTATGTTGATCAAAAAATGTTTTGAATAATTTTGCATTAGCTATTGTTTTATCAAAGTTTCCTTGATGCCGTATGTAATCGTTTTTCTTCGGATCACTTGAATCAATACTTACTTTACAGGTAACTTTTTTGTACTGACTTAAAATATCAAGATAATGTTGATTCATGATTGATGCATTTGTATGCAGTTGCAAAGAAACTTCTTTTGCAGCACCTATGTTAACTCCGTGCTCTAGTAGATCAAACAATGCAGGAGCTAAGAATGGTTCTCCGCCGTAAATGTCAATGTACTTTATAGTTGGCAACCACTGTTTGAAGGTATTCCAAAAATTTTCATTATCACGGTTAAAACTGTTTCGTATAGTTTCAAACTTACGAGTGTATTCGGAAAAGGGCAAAGTAGATTTTTCTAATTTGTATGCATCCGAATACCAGCTTGAGCTAGTTTCAGGATTGCACATTCGGCATGCAAAATTACAAGTATTTCCGGGTTTTATAATTATAATCTGCGGTTGGTCGTTGAGTAACTCAACATCAACAAACATATTATTCAATGTCATACGTTGACTTATGCTACCAGCAGCCTCAATGTCCCAACACTTCTGGCACGAATGATGTTGTTGCCCATTATCTAATACTTCTCTTATTATTTTACGAGAATAGCTGTTCCAGGCTTGTTTGGGAGAGTGTTCGTTTACACGCATGACTTGGTGGTCATTTGTTTTCCAACTTTCTTTGTTGGCGTTGCAACAACAGTAGTCAACTTCGTTTTGTACTGCCATACAAACATGAGTGGCTATACAAAAAGTTTTAGATTTATTCATAGTGGAATATTTATATAACACTTTACCCAAAATGCAAAAAAGTAGTTGACAAGTATATCGTAATTTGCTATAATAGATACTTAGACAGTAACAAAGTCTTTAAACACATGCACATAAAGGCGTAGGCCACGCTGATATGGTTGGATTCATAGCTAGGGCTATTGCCCTGGTCGTCAGGTTCGAGTCCTGTAAGTGTGCAGTTGTTTACAGATTTGGTAATGTTGATGGTTGACAAGTGCAGCAATCAATGTTATAATAGAATATAAGGGCAGCTTAATGTCCTACTAGGTAGCTTGCTATCTAGTGAAGAATAACTGTGGTGACACAGCCAAAGGAGGTATGCCTACATAACTCCGCTACTAAAAATAGTTCACTTAGGCAAGCCTGCTCACTCCTGCAAGGGAGCGATCACTGATAAGACCGGTGGTTGTAACAATGACGCTGGATGTTGTGGAAAGAACGTTTGCTTACAAGCCTGAGATTGCATCAAGGGGAACTTGAGTAGATGGAAAGTAACAGGTGGTGCTGACTTCACAACGAAACCAGTCCAGTTAATTGGTATGAGAAAGGGTAGTGTATTTGTCCGAGGGGTTGCACCCTAGGGCTCGTATGCAGTTTGAGTGGTAAGTGGAGGTACGCGAAAGCCGAGACCCGACACATATCGCAAAAGACGTCTGAGTAGTTCGCAAGACAAAAGGAACGTGGTGTGTTGTATTTTGTATTCCAAAAGAGTATGAAGCAACTGAGTCAGCACATCGCAGTAGGTTGTTATAGGCTAATGGTAGGCCAACTCCCTGTTAAGGAGTCGACTGCGGGTTCAACTCCCGCTAACGATTAAAATGCAAAGACTGACTCGGTCATGTGTGAAAAGTATCTAATGCTGTAGCCGCAAGGCAATACAGTCAGACGTAACTCGCAAGGTGAAATCTGTTTATACTGGAAGTTTCGTAGCTGTTTAGCGACAGTGAATGGCTCTAAAGGTCAACGGGATAGATGGTGTAGAGTAGCATGTGACGACAAGACTACTGCCTGTCTTTAAAAACGGCGATACTGGTAACAGACTAGAATACATAGCAATATGGTTTTAGTGGAAGTCGGAAGAAAGCAGACTCGCAAGGTTTGTAATAATGTCCGAGGTGTTACTAGGTTAGGATGTATTCTCAGTCCGCCACTTTATATGCAAACACATTATACCAACTGACAATACCGTAACTGGGAAACTAAGGTCGCGTTTTAGTGTGTTTACATATAAAGAATATGTCTCGGTACCAGAGCGACTTAATGGCGTGGATTGCAAATCCATCGATTCGTAGGTTTGAATCCTACCCGGGACTCCAAAGTTTTTGCCTGTTTCTTAAAACAGGACTGTGATGTGTATGGAGATGAGAGATTGCACCTCTAGTTAGCACTTGAAATGCTTACTGGAATTACCAATCGTGATCCAGTGATCCGAGATTATACTGGCTGTTATAGTCGCTGTTTGTTGATGCTCGGAAATATTGGTATCCTCTGTCTCTTGTATTTTGCTTTAGTAAAGTGATAACCTGAAAAATTATCATTCGCTAATGTCTCTTGCACATTGTCCGGCGATTGACTTGCCATACGCTCACTGCTACTAATTCAAATAGAAAGGAACTCGAATATGAAGATTACACTTCGCAAAGCAAACGCCCTGCAAAACACAATTCAGGATCACATCAAAACCATTGATGTAAAAACATCGATCTCCCTAAACGAGTTCCAGACCGTTGAAGGTGAGATCGCTGTTGCACGTGGTGCATTAGTTGAAAGCGACCTTCGTCGTGCAAAGTTGACCAAGGTGTTGTATGGCATCCGTGCCCGTGTTGGTCGTGCTAACGTAGAAAGTGGCGTAAGCGATTTGCTTGCTGAAGCTGCGTTTGTTGACAAGCGTCTAGGACACCTGAAAGGCCTGACAGAGAGCAAGGCTGCTGAGTCTTACGTTGTTCTCAACGGCAAGTTAGAAAAACTTCGCAACACAGACAACAAGAACCGTGTTTACGGTTACAACGACAACGTCGACACTGGCGTGTTAGACAACCTTCAAATCGAAGCCTACAAAGCCGACATGCGAAGCCTCAAGAAAGAAAAGCAAAGCATCAATGACAAAGTGTTAGAACTCAACGTTCGCACCGAAATCGAATTGGATGCCGACACAGTTGCTTTGCTCCAAGCAGAACAATTGGTATAAGTAATTACGCGGGAAGGGTGGCCACCACACCGGTCTCATAAGCCAGGTGCATCGGCAGTTCGAATCTGTCTCCCGCATCCAACAACTAACTTAGATATTTTATGAAAATTCTCACTGAAAGTCGCGGAACTCAAATTGATACAGACGCTTGTGTTGAACAAATTGGCAACAGATTCGATTTAGTAATCGCAGCATCTGCTAGAGTGCGTGAACTTATTGTCAGGCATAAACGATCAGAAAATCCTGGTCAGTTGAATGCTTCAGTTACTGCATTACTTGAAGTGCAAGCCGGCAAAGTCGGTCCAGAGTATCTTAAAAAAGTTAGATAAAAAATTGCGGACGTGGTGTAATGGTAGCCACGCTGGTCTTAGAAGCCAGTGCCTAGTGCGTGTGAGTTCGAGTCTCACCGTCCGCACCAATAACACAGTAGGACAAAACGGTTAGATGTTTCCGCTAACGCCGAACTCTAAACGCCTACTGTTAGAAGCCTCTCCCTTGCATGCGGAGTATAATGAGACAAGTAGTATGCACACAACATCCGCAGTAGGGCAAGCCACTCAGTTCATTCTGTTTGCAGTAACCCTACTGCTTTTTTTGCGCGATTAGCTCAGTGGTAGAGCGCTGTTCTGACTCGACAGATGTCGGGAGTTCGAATCTCTCATCGCGCACCAATCAGGAGACTGCAATGAAAATTACAGAAGATCAATTTCGTTACGAGTGGTTCTCTGGAACAGGCAAAGGTGGGCAACATCGTAACAAGCATCAAAATTGTTGCCGATGCATTCATGAGCCCACTGGCATTCAAGCGAACGGCACTAACAGCCGTAGCCGCGAAGATAACAAACGTGCAGCCTACATTACCTGCTTGTCACGCATTCAGGCACACTTCCACAAAGACAAGGAACGCAACCTAGCAGGTAGCGAGCGAGTTAGGACCTACCACGAACCTGACAATCGTGTGGTAGATCATGCTAGCGAATTTGTAGACACCTACACCAATGTCATTGTTAAAGGCAATGTTGATGATGTTATTCACGCTAGAGCAAAAGCAATAAGATAAGCCCAGGTGGTGTAATGGTAGCCACGCTATCTTGAGGTGGTAGTGGAGAAATCCGTGCGAGTTCGAGTCTCGCCCTGGGCACCAATAAATAAAGTATGTCAGACCACGACGAAGAAAATCTACAACTACTTCGTGCAACCACAAGTGGGTTGCCATACAATCCTGCAACCTACACTTGCATCACAGAGTTCACAGATAGCTTTCCGCAAAAGACAGCACCTGCATTTGTGCAACATTACTTTCCTGCCGCCGAGACAGCGTGGCAACCGGAAGCTCCCTATCCCAAAATCTACACCAAGCACTATAGAAAATCTATATTGTCGACATTGCGATAAACAATAGGAAAAACCTATTTTTTCGTAGACTTCATTGCTATATACTATTATAATAACAACATGTCAACAAGACATATACTTTCATTTTTTAATAGGAGAACCCAATGAAAACAATCGGTGATAAACTAACAGCGTTCGCAGTCACAGGAGTTAAGCCAGGCCAACCAGAAGACGCATACTTCACAATTACAGACCAAAGCTTCGAAGGCAAATGGAAAGTAATCGTGTTCTATCCAAAAGACTTCACATTCGTTTGCCCAACTGAAATTGTGGCCTACGATAAGTTGACTGGTGACTTTGCTGATCGCGATGCAGTATTGCTAACAGGTTCAACAGACAACGAGTTCTGTAAGACAGCATGGCAAATGGCACACAGTGATTTGAAGAAAATTACTCACACTCAGTTTGCTGATACACAGCGTGGTGAGTTGAGCTTGGTCGAACAACTAGGTGTGTTCTATGCGCCAGCAGGTGCGGCACTTCGCGCAACATTCATCGTTGACCCGGACAACGTTATCCAACACGTTACTGTCAACAACTTGGACGTTGGCCGTAGCCCAGAAGAAACTCTGCGTATTCTTGACGCATTGCAGACTGGCGAACTTTGCGCTTGTAACCGTACAGTAGGCGGGGAGACTCTGTAATGACTGCATGGGTAGACCAACTTAAAGAAGGTCTTCCTGAGTATGCTAAGGACACCAAGTTAAATCTTGACGCTGTGATCAAACGCAGTACCTTGGCACCAGAGGAAGCAGAAGCAATTGCACTGGCTGCGGCCTTTGCAACAGGTAACGGCAAACTGATTACTTTTATTAGTAGCAGCATTGTTGACACAAAAGAGCGTGATGCTGCACTAACAGCCGGCTCGATCATGGCACAAAACAACATCTGGTACCCCTATGTCGAAATGGCCGATGACGAGAACTTAAAAGGTTTGCCGGCCCAGTTACGCATGAACGCTATTAGTTCACATGGCGGCACAACTAAAGCTCGATTCGAAGCATACAGCTTGGCAGCGAGTATTGTAGGCAAGTGCCATTTTTGTGTAAAGGCTCACTACGAGACTTTAAAACAAGAAGGTTACACAGTTGAGCAGTTGCGCGATATCGGGCGGATTGCTAGTGTAATCACTAGTGTTGCTCGTGTTCTAAACAGTTGATTTTAAGGGGTAGAACTTTTATAATTAGTTCTACCCAACTTAAATAACTGTATGAGCAACGAAACAGCAAAATTCTTAAATTCCCGCCGTCGTCATAAGACAGATGTGTTTATTGCAAGACAACTTAAAATTGCCAAACAAAGCAGCAGCCATAACACAAAACTAGACAAGGAACCACATCGTCTAGCCAAGCGCCATGCTATGGATTGTGGTACACCAGGATGCACACTTTGCGGCAACCCTCGTAGAAATGCCTGGACTAAGAAAGAACGGTTAACAACGCAAGAACGCAGACTGATGCAAGATGTGGAACGGCAGACAGACAAGCACTCAAACGGTATTACACCTGAAGAATAATTTTCTTCGGGTATCAGATAATAAATAATATTGCAACGCCGGAGTTCTTTCCGACGTCGGAATCAAATCGACGCCTAGAGTACTTTACTCTTTTACTAGCATAATATGCCTATAACGCCGTCCGTGAGTAGAGGTCTTCTACTAGCTCTTAAGTTATTCTTATTTAGGAGATTTAAAATTGAAAAAACTTTTTTTTACATTATTACTTCTTGGCTCGGCAGTTGTTAACGCTAGCGAAGTTATCAAAATTTATTCGCCGTATTCACCAAGCCATAGTGCAACGCCTGCCTTGTATAAAATCATTGATGCAGCAAATTCATCTCAAACCGCCTATACCTTTATACTAGAGTTTAAACCAGGTGGTAATCAAACAATTGCAGTAACATCACTAACTACAGAAAATAGTCTAGCTATTATAGCACCGGCGTATGTTGATAATATTGCTACTGGCAAACTTAAAGAAGAAAACTACGTGCCAGTGTATGCATTAGGAAATGCATGTTGGGCTGTTGTGACTAACAAGGATTTTAAAAATCAAACTGAGTTTACACTCGGGGGAGTAGGATACGGCAATGCTTCACATCTAACCGGTCTAATGCTTGCAGAAAAGTATAAGTTTAAAACTCGTTATATTGTGTTCAAATCTAATAATGATGCGTTAATCAACATGGCCGGCAATAATGGTGTTGAGTTTGTTATCGATCGTTACGAATCCTATGCAGCTCTAAAGACAAAAAATTCAAATTTAAAAATGGTAGCAGCAAGTTGTCAAACTCGTTTGCCGCAAGAGCCCAAAGTAAAAACTCTTAAAGAACTTGGTATGGACGCACCATATGTTTTTAATATTATCGTTGCTTCTAAAAGCATGAACGAAACTCGCAGGAAAGCTATTGGTATTATCTTGAACAATGCCACAAAATTCGTAGGACCAGAAGAAATCTACAAGCTATCTGCTGTTAGACCTCCAGTGTTTGATAATGTTACTGTAGAAGAGTTTTATGCAACATCTATGAACACTGTTAGAATCAAACAAGAACAATTTAAGCAACAAATTAATAACGCTCGCCAATGACATATCTGTATCATAATAAAGGGATTTACTGTGCAAACGGTAAACCTTTTTTAAACAAACTAGAAGCCATATTAGAAGTCAACGCTAATCCAGGTTCGTGGATTGAGTGGGACTATCACGACGCTATCTTCGGAGCGCACAAGTGGGATCTCGAACCAACTGTAGAGCTAGAAGAGCTATACAAACAGCGAGCATTACAACTTCGCGAAGCATATGACCATTTAGTGTTGTTCTATTCAGGCGGAGTTGATAGTTGGAATATCCTCAATGCGTTTATTAAAAATAATATCCGCATAGATGAGATCTACATGTTCGGTGCATTCGAAGCCGAAGAGAAAGAATACTCTCGATTGGGATTTGGTCGTGACCCCGGTTACTACACTAGAGAAATTCAACAGGCCCTGCCCGCTCTTAAAAAACTTGTAGCGGATAAAAAAATCAAAGTTAACGTGTTTGATTGGACCAAGCACATAGTAGAAGCTGCTAACGACCCTGATTGGATTTGGTCAGCCGGAGTTAGATTCGATCCTACTTGCATGGTTCGTAGCAAGTTTCACAAAGTATTCCGAGAGCACAACGAGTTAGTGCATCGCGGAAAACGTGTTGGGTTTGTTTACGGGGTAGATAAGCCAAGACTGCTTCGTGATGACAATAACATCTACTTTGCATTTTTAGATGTTATTATGACCACTGGCACCTTGCCAACTAATGACATACTTGGCGAGTACTGGGAGAACGACGAGTACTTTTATTGGTCTCCGAACATGCCCGAACTAGCAATCAAGCAAAGTCATGTGGTTGTAAACTGGCTTCGTGCCAACAACAAACTCAATCTAATCAAACACATGAGTAATGTTGCTAGCTTCCACGACGAAAGTTATTACAAAGAAGTAAACTTCAGTATCTATGCAGACTGGAATCATAACACATGGCAGATTAAAAAGCCAACTGGTGCTATCTACAACGAACTGTCCAAGTGGTTTTTGGATGGGCAGTTAGAAGCGAGACTCAAGTGGGAAGGTAGCCTGTGGGAACTAGAACGCCAATGCGGCAAAAAATGGTTCAATAACAACACAGTCAACGAAGGATTAAAAGGGCATCTAAGCCCGTTGTATAAAGTTGCTAGTGTGTAATACTCAAGTACTACTTTTTAAACCCTACACTGTGTAGGGTTTTTTATTGACCATTAATTCTGTTTTTGCTATACTATGTACATAGTAAGAAACAAGGAGTTGCAAATGAGCAAGATGAGTGATTTATCAATAATGATCCAAGAGCGCCTTGAGCGTGGCGAAGAACCAGTTGACATTGCTTATGCGCTTGATATTCCAATTTCTTGGATCTTCGAAGAGCAAGAACAGTTGCATGAAAACAACAGTCCGTTTGCAACAATCAACAGCTAATAGTTGACCAATAAATCAACTTTTGCTATAATAGAGTTTCAGTAGTTAATTTTTAAACAGAAAGGCACAGCCCATGTCAGTATCAGATGCACGTACCGTTACCGCAGTCCAAGCCCGTAAATCCATTTTGCAGGCTTTCAAAGTTAAACGCCCAATCTTCTTGTGGGGCCCTCCTGGTATCGGTAAGTCAGAGCTTGTTGAAGGTATTACCAAGGACCTCGGTGGTATCATGTATGACTTGCGTTTAGGTCAGATGGAGCCCACAGACATTCGTGGTATCCCATTCTACAACAAAGACAATGGCAAAATGGACTGGGCAGCTCCAGTTGACTTGCCCGACGCAGAAACTGCCGCACAATACCCAGTTGTGGTGTTGTTCTTGGACGAAATGAACTCGGCTGCACCTTCTGTGCAATCTGCGGCTTATCAGTTGATTTTGAACCGTCGTATTGGCAAGTATATGTTGCCAGACAACGTGGTTATGGTTGCCGCAGGTAACCGTGAGTCAGACAAAGGTGTGACATATCGTATGCCAACTCCGTTGAGCAACCGTTTTGTTCACCAAGAAATGCGTGTTGACTTCCCAAGCTGGCAAGAATGGGCCGTTAACGCCAACATCAACAAAGACGTTGTGGGTTACTTGAGCTTTGCCAAGCAAGACTTGTATGACTTTGATGCAAAATCTGCAAGCCGGGCGTTCGCTACTCCACGTTCATGGACCTTTGTGAGCCAGCTGTTGGATGACGAAACTGTAGATGACGAAACAGCAACCAACTTGATTGCAGGTACTGTTGGCGAAGGTCTTGCTGTGAAGTTTATGGCTCACCGTAAGATTGCAGGTCGCATGCCCAAGCCAGAAGACATTTTGTCAGGCAAGGTCATGGACTTGAATGTCAAGGAAGTGTCAGCGATGTACTCACTGGTGATTTCCATGTGCTACGAATTGAAGGGTGCAGTGGAAGCAAAAGTGGATTCTAAGAAGTTCCACGAAATGGCAGATAACTTCTTCTCATACATGATGAAGAACTTTGAAACTGAGTTGGTTGTGATGGGTGCTCGTATTGCGCTTACCACATACAACTTGCCATTCCAGCCTACCAAGTTGAAGAACTTTGATCAGTTCCACGACAAGTACGGCAAGTACATTTTGCAGGCTTCGGCCTAAACTAGAAGGCAGTGGGGGTTGCACAGGCTGTGTCCCCCACAGCCTTTTTCTTTATTATGAGATACGAAGTAACTAAATTAGATCGTCGACATAGCTGGTGTGCTCAATTTGCTTATATGCTAGAGTTTTCTAAAAGCACCTGGAAAGGCACTGGCGTATTAGACTTTGATCGTTCTAGACGTTGGATGACTACTAATTGGGGTTGGTCACAAGACGTGGAGACTCGTTCCAACTTGTTACAACGCAGAATGGATCCAATTAATACTGTGGTACAAGATGAAGACATCAACCAGCATTGGGCTTACTCTGTGCAATACAATGACTATCGAATCTACTTGGCCAGTGAAAAAGAACTTGGTTGGTTCCAGTTGTCTCACCCAATTGATATAACAAATGTCTAGAGGATATCATTTACCATACAAAGTGTCAAATCCCCGGAGTGTGCGCGGTGCTGTCAAACGTGGCTGGACTGTGCTAGAGCCTGGAGACGAACATACTGCGGCAACAAGTTGGATGGGACTCACTATTTGGTGCAATAGCCGGTGTAGTGGACATTGGGTTGGAAGTTTTGCAATGCGTAAATTTGCATTTGAAAAAAGTTCGGACGCTATGATCTTTAAATTAAAGTGGGGTTGATCAATTGAAGTCTACAAGAATTAGTGTACTAGCAGAAGAACAAGGCAACGGATGGTGGACTCGTAAAGATTATGACGAGCATGTGTTTAATGCTCTAATACTTGCACAAAATTTATTTGGCAAAGGTGGCACTAGAAAAGGCACATGGTTTCATCGGACACGATATGAATGGCTTGACTCTGCTCCTGCTGTTATTAAACGCAAATGGTGCGACATATACTTTAAAGCACACAAGGATGCAACATGGTTTCAACTCAAGAGAGATTCATTGTCGTCCCTTGCGTGTTAACTGACGCCGAACAAATGGTTATACTGTCAGACTTCCATTACTGGGCAGATCATGAAACTGAATTGCGAAACTGGTGCTGGGACAACGGTTCTGCATTTGTTGGAATGACTGTGGTATTCCCCAATACGTCAACTCTGACTGCATTTTGTTTGAGGTGGAGTTAATGGAAAAGTTCTACGGTGGCGGCGGCCGATCAAACCCAGACTTTCGCTACAAGGTGCGGCTGCGCCGTGATGCTTGTGAAGGCGCATATGAATGGTGTGAAGCGTACCCAGTAACTGGTACAGGCTACTTTCAGCGTTGGTACTTAGACACTAGAGAGTTTGACAATGGATATGTCACATATCAGTTCGAGTGGGAACAGCCTGCTATAATGTTTGCATTAAAATTTGGAACAGCATGATTACATACACTTACCCTTGGAAAGAACATCCAACTTTTAAAGTGCCAAAATTGCACAGAGCAACTTACAACCCCAAATATAACTGGGGCGAAATTCATTACTGGTGCAAACAGAATTGCCAGGCGCCGTCCTATATGGCACCCGATTGGGCTGGCAAATTTGTTGAGTTTGAAGACGACGAGGATGCTACAATATTTGCGCTGAAGTTTTCATGAGACAATTTGAGATCAACGAAGGTCGAGTATTTGGTGCAAGGTACTGGACTGTGAAGCCAGTGCCCAACTGGGATCCAGCCGGTGACTGGGGCGGGATTGACACTTGGAATAACATGGTTGCGTGGTGTGTAGAAACATTTGGTCCCACTCCTAAAGATGGTGTGTTTACACCTAGCTGTCGTTGGTATGTAAACAATGCTAAGTTTTGGTTTAGAAATGAAGCAGACCGTGATTGGTTTTTGTTACGATGGAAATAAAACAAATTATTACCGATGGAGCAGATTGTTATCCTTGGACCAAGACATTTGTTATGTGGCCACGCAAGACAATTACAGGACAACGTATTGGCTGGCAGCAGGCATATAAGCGTAAGGTATGGATAGTTTGGGGTTCAGGGTTTCACATGGAACCCGAAACACAATACGCAACACTTTTTGAAATCTTATTAGATGACCACAGCAACAGGATGGCGTAAAGGCCAAATTACTACACTAATGGCTGCTCAACAAACGGGCAAAAGCACATACATGGACATAGCGAACCCGCCAGCAATTCGCATTTTGGATCAAGCCCAAGTTGACGGAGAAACCTGGTATACAGTACAATGTAAGCCTAGCCTAGTTAGTGGCTGGGTGCAAGAACAAGATCCCGACATGTGGCACAGACACGAGCATATAGATAAGCAGTGGTACATGCACTTCAATGTGTTTGACATGCACGAAAAACTTTACACCATGTTGATGTTAAAATGGAAGTAACAGAACGTTTTGTTTTAAAAGACTTGCCTGATAATCACTGGTCAGTGAGCTGGCCTGGATTTGAAATGGTTGTTGTAAACAATGCAAACAAAGCCAAAAACTTGTTGGCAATCTTGTTTGATGACATTGGTGTTGTTGAGGCCATACTCGGCGTGCATGAATACAACAAGCCGGACCAATTTGAAACTATGTATCTCAACGAAGCTGCATGGTTCCAAGATCAAGAAGGCGCCGCGCGATACGTATCAGATCATCATGTGGTTATTGGCTGCAAATTTATCAAAGAAGATGAAGCACGTAAGTTCAAATTAATAATGGAACAACGGCTGGCCTGGAAACGGCTAGGCGGTGGATGGTCGTGAGCAAAGTCACTGTTAAAAAACATCTAATCATCTTTCACAATCCTGGAGAGTGGTCAGACATCTATGCAAGCATCCTCCGGGACTTTGGCATGGGCATGGCAGTGCGACCGCGAATGAAACGTGAGCTTGGGTTTACATATCGCTACCACCAAGGGCTCGTACCAAACGAACACAAGACTAATAATGGTACCAACATGCACTACGAAGACCAAGTACATCTAGATTTCTTTGACGACAAAGCACAAAGCTGGTTCCAGCTAAAGTACTTGAATTTGTAATACTCTAGTACTACTTTTTAAGTTACACTTTTTGGTTGACCAATAATGCCCGATTTGCTATAATATACACATAGACAGCAACAAAACAGGAGTTTGAGATGGCATTTGTATCCCAGGAAATGAAAGCAAAATTGGCACCAGCTATCAAAGCAATCTGCAAAAAGTACGGTGTCAAAGCTAGCCTTGCAGTTCGTCATCACTCCAGCCTTGTGCTTAACATCCAGCAAGGTGGCATCGACTTCATTGGCAATTACAACCAAGTATGCGGTGCAAAATCTCGCCCAGAACACTTGCCATTTCAACCTGCTACTAACTCTATCGATGTCAACACATACTGGTATCACGAGCACTTCAGCGGTGTTGCTAAAACGTTTTTGACTGAGATTGTTGCGGCAATGAAAGGCCCAGACTACTTTGATCACAGCGACATCCAAACAGATTACTTTCATCGCTCGCACTACATTGACATCAACATTGGCCGCTGGGATAAACCCTACGCATTAGTCAAGTAATACGTTGACCAGTAAATTGTGATCTGCTATACTAACACATAACACAACAAAGGATACCTATGCAATATTTTAACCCAGACGTACTGCATGCTACTGCTGGCACTACTGCCGACAGCAAAGAGTCAGCTAAGTTTAAAGATCTTATCGGCCCTACAGACCCAGCACTGGATCGCAAAGTTCGCGAAAAACTGATCACTGCCCGCGTGGGCTTGCTGTTGAAAGCCAGCTTCTTTGGTAACTTGGCCACTCGTTTGAAGTTGATCAATGCCGATGAATGGTGCGGTACTGCGGCAACTGACGGCCGTAATTTTTATTACAACACTCGTTTCGTTGAAATGCTTCGTCCAAAGGAAATTGAATTCTTGTTTGGACACGAAGTGTTACACTGCGTTTATGATCACTTTGGTCGCCGTGGCGATCGTGATCCAAAAATCTGGAACTTTGCCAACGACTTCTGTGTTAACGCAGACTTGAAAAAGCACAACGTGGGCGAAATGATTACTACTGTGCCTTGCTTGTATGACAAAAAATACGAAGGCATGAGCTCAGAAGAAGTTTATGACGACTTGATGCAAAACGCTCAAAAGATCAACATGAGTGACTTGTTGGACAAAATGATCGACGAGCATTTGGATGGCGAAGGTGACGGCGACGGCGACGGCGACCAAGAAGGCAAAGGTCGTCCAAAGTTGAGCCAGGCTGATCGCGACGCTATCAAGGACGAGATCAAAGAAGCTATGTTGGCAGCGGCAAGTGCCACACAAGATGCAGGCAATATCCCAGCTGGCGTCAAACGCATGATCAATGACTTGACTGAGCCAAAGATGAACTGGCGTGAACTGTTGCGTATGCAATTGGAATCTACTATCAAGTCCGACTACACATGGATGCGCTCAAGCCGCAAAGGCTGGCACATGGATGCAGTTATGCCTGGCATGAAACTGGACCCAATGATTGACATTGCTGTGGCATTGGACGCATCTGGTTCTATTTCAGAAAGCATGCTAAAGGACTTCTTGAGTGAGATCCAAGGCATCATGGACTCGTTCCCTGCTTACAAGATTCACGTTGTGACGTTTGATACTGAAGCATACAATCCTGCTCAGTACGATTCAGAAAACTTAGATTCAATCTGTGACTACGAAGTCAAAGGTGGCGGTGGCACAGACTTTGACTGTGTTTACAACTACTTGAAGGCAGAAGAAATTGAACCCAAGCGTTTGATTATGTTTACTGACGGTTACCCATTTGGTAGCTGGGGCGACGAGAACTACACTGACACAGTGTTTATCTTGCACGGAACTACTACCATTGTTCCACCATGGGGACAATACGCCTACTACGACGAAGAAAAGAAAGGTCGCTAAATGATAGAGATGCGGTGGCTAGCCCGGGAGGAGGAAGAATACATTGTTCCTCCTGCGCACGAAATCCAATTTGGTAAGGAGTTTGACAAACACACAGTGGTTAAGCAGAAGCTACAGTATCGTCAAATGGTTGACGTTACAATTCGTGCTGCGGCTGCAGGCATGTGGGACAATGAAAGTCTTGCAAAAACTGCTAACATGCAGTGGAGTGCCTGGAAAGACGTTCCGGAGGTAACAAATGAGTGATAAGTGGATCGTTGGTATGTTCATGGGGTTTATCGTAATAATGTTTTCACCCTTGGTGATCATCGAATACGGTAACAATCAATGTCGCATCGAGGCTATCAAAGCCGGCGTCGAAGCAGACAAAATCAAAACGGCTTGTGGGATCAAATAATGTTTACAATTGTATTTTTCTTTATTCTTGCAGTAGTTGCATCTGCGGCTATTGCAGTTTTCCTCCAGCAAAAAGTGCTGGCTAATGTAGCAGGTATTGTAATCTTTGCTATTGGTGTAATCTATAGCTCATTCACTATTGTGCCTGCTGGTCACGTGGGTGTGCAGATTACAATGGGCGAAGTTAATCAAACTGTGCTAACCGAAGGCGCTCAGTTTGTTAATCCAATTAGTAATGTCAAGTATGTTGACGTTCGACTTGCTCGTGCTAACTTGAATAACGCAAGTGCCGGCACCAAAGATATTCAACAAGTGCATACTGATATTGTTATCAACTATCGCTTGACGCCAAACAAAGTGCCGCACATCTACAAAGAGTTTGGACTGGACGTAGACACAAAGGTGCTAGGACCGGCTATTAACGAATCGTTTAAGTCAGCAGTTGGTCACTATACCAGTGAAGAACTGATCACCAAACGCGATGCAGTTAACTTAGACATTATGGCTCGACTGAGCGAAAAGTTGGCACCATTCAACATTGTTGTGAACAACGTGAGCTTGGTTAACTTTGGATTCAGCAAAGCATATCAAGATGCTATTGAGCAAAAGGTTATTGCTACACAGGCCAAATTGCGAGCTGATCAAGACTACGAACGTATTCAAGTTGAAGCTAAGAGCCGTATTGCACAAGCTAAAGGTGAAGCCGAAGCTATTGCGATCCAAGCAAGTGCCATTCAACATCAAGGCGGCGCGGCATACGTACAATTGCAAGCAATCGAAAAGTGGAACGGTCAACTGCCCAACACTGTGCTTGGCAACAATGTCCCGTTTATTAACGTAAGCAAATAACAAAAACTAGCCCCTACAAAAGGTAATACGAAAGTGTTACCTTTTTTCACGGTTGACCAATAATGCCCGATTTGCTATAATATACACATAGACAGCAACAAACAGGAGTAGAACATGGACTTTCTTACAGCATACGCAATCTACGCAACAGGCGTTATCCTACTCGTTGGTGCATTTGCCGCTCGTGTACCGCACGAAGATGTAAGCGTTGTGTTCTTGCTGGGCGTCCTGTGGCCCTTGAGCATCCTTGCTATCTTGTTCATGGCTGGCATGACCCTTGTGGGTTGGGAGATGGACTTGGCTAAAGGCGCCAAGATGTTTGGCGTGCGCAAGAGCACTAATCCAGCTGTCAAAGGCGTTGCTTTTACAGTCCTGTTCCAAGAGTTCCAATTCTTTAAGGTACGCTAATTAGTTGACTAAAAACTATTGATTTGCTATAATATACACATAGACAGCATCAAAAGGACACTATGAAGCATTTGTTTATTATCGGACTGTTGGTGCTAGCTGGATGCAGTCCTGATGCACGAGTTAAAAACTATCCAGTTCTACCCGACGAATTAAAGGACTGCAAGTTCTTTCGTTTAACAGACGGAGATGGTGCAAGCATTACAGTGGCACGATGCCCAAACAGCACAACCGCAGTTCGTCAAAGTGACAAATCCGGAACTACTTCGGTTATCATTGACGGCAAAGAGTATTCACCTAAGTAAGGACAAGTATGAAAAAGTTTCTAGTAGCAGTAGCGTTTGGTTTGATGGCAATTGCCGCACAAGCTGAAGCGTCATTTGATCAGATCCAAACACTGATCCAACAACATCAATACCAAGCTGCCGCAAGTGGGTTGGAAACAATTATCCAAAACCATCCCAAGTCAGCCAAAGCATTTTATGCAATGGCACAAGCACAAGCGGGCATGGGTAACTTGGAAAAAGCACAAAAAGCTCTTAACATTGCAACAGGGTTGAACCCGACGTTGGACTTTGCACCTGCATCAAGTGTGCAAAGTTTAAAGGATGCAATTACTCCGCAAGTTTCAAAGATTGAGAGCATCGAGGAAACGCACTTTTGGCGCAACACTATTATGGCGTTGATCCTAGCAAGTGCAATTGGTTTTGCATTCATGCTGTATATGCGTAAAGAACAAGAAGCCGAAGCAAAAGCAGAAGCAGAACGTGAAGCAGAATTGGATCGCATCCGCGCAGAACGTGATGCAAAGCGTAAGCAGGAACATATGGACATGCTTGCCAAACAAGATGCCGAACGCAAAGCTGAACTGGCTGCTGAAGCTGCTCTCAAAGCTCATAAGAACTACGGACACGAACGTTTCGATCCAGAGAATCCTGACAAGTTGAAATCGGTTAAGCAGGTTAAAGAAGAAGCGGCAGAAAAGCAACGCCTGTTCCTTGAAGCACAAGAGCGCCGTGAAGCACAAGCCCGTGCAGATGCCGCAGAAGCCAGCGCACGAATGTACCGCACTTCGGCACAAGCAGTGCAGCCAACTCAGACTGTAGTGCATACTAACTCAGGTAGCAACGACATGCTGACTGGTGTGTTGATTGGTAACATGTTGAGTGGGTCGCACCACTCGCACGATACTGAGCGCACTGTGGTTCGTGAAACTGTACGTGAAGTACCTGCCCCAAGTCGAGACAGCTCCTGGGACGATGCTCCTGCTAAGTCTAGCTCACGTAGCTCTAGCTGGGACGACGACAGCTCTAGTTCAAGCAAGTCAAGCTCTAGTTGGAGTAGCAGTTCAGATAGCTCATCTAGCTCAAGTAGCTGGGACAGTGGCTCTAGCTCAAGCGACAGTTCTTCATCAAGCTCATCTAGCTGGGATTAATTATGTTTTTTGCTGACCTTTTTATGATTACAATGACGTTTGTAATGTTGATTGGGCTGTTCTTTATGTTTGATGAAGTCATCCTTAAAGGTTATTTTGCAACTAAACTTCGCAAACGTTTTAATGTAGAGGACTTAAAATGATTGTGCTAGTAGAATTTTTAATGGCAGTAGGCATTGTAGCTGTTGTTGGTAGTCTAATCTACACAGGTTATCGTGCAGGCAAAGCTAGCAAGGAAACAGAAAAATGACATACGAACAAGCATACAAACGTCTAGACGACGAGCACCTCGACGCAGTAGATGCGGCTGTGTTTAGTGGAGACGTATTCCACGACGAAGACAACCGCAAAGAGTTTCGCAAGTTACTTGAACGTTGGACCCGCGAGATGGATGCTCTTGACGCATCTGGATTTGGATTGAACCCATGACTAGCTTTAAAGAAGCAGTTGAAATGTTTGCCTGGGGATTTGTAGCAGGATATCTATGGCATCCTATTTGGACTATAATCAAGAAGATTGTAAGCGAAGCACGTAAAGCAAAGGATGAATGGTAATGACTAATCGATTTGATTTAGAGCAACAGATACTAGAGTGTTGGAAAGTAACAGAAGACATCACAATGATGGCAAAACAAAATGCCAGCACCGATAGTCTCAACGCACTAAGTACCTACTACGAACACAAGTTTAATCAACTGTGGGGCACATTTGAAATCATGTGTGCAGAAAGACAATTTAATGAATCCAATACTAAAGAACTTTAGTCTCCAAGCAGGCGGTAGCCACTACCCCAGTATCAATCCCAACATGCAGGAAGCATTTGCAAAATTGATTGTTGATAAATGTATCCAGTTAGCGGAACAAGAAGAAGACAGGTATCTCGAAATGGGAGAAACTGATCTTGCATACGCAATGGCAAACTATCAAGCATTGATCAAACAACATTTTGGAGTAGACAATGGACGCGAAACAAGTAATTAATCGCATTGGCAAACTTCAAGAGTTCGAAGTTCAAGTTACCATGCCCAAGCGTTTCCAATTTAACGGAAGTGTGCCATATGACATGGAGATACTCGGAGACCATGCGTTTATTACTTTGTTAGCGGAGTCTATTGAAGAAGCCACTCAACGTGCCAACGACTATATCAAGAGCTTGGAAGTATGAGCAATGTAGCAAATTACTTTGAGGCTAATCGTTATCATAGCAAATGGAACATCGGCGATCGTGTAACTGGCAAGTGGAACAAGATTCCGTTTGTAGGAAGTGTAGGCAATGATCGTCAGCTCAATGATCGCGACGGTCCTGAAGTTACCATACACTTAGACCTGCCTATTAAGTATCAAGGTAACATCCATAATATTATTGTTGTTAAACACAAAGACATCAAGGCATACAAATGAATAAAATGTTTCGCCCAATGGAATCAAGCAAGAAGGCAACTATTAAGTTGCGCCGCATGGGCTACGATAACGCATGGATTAACTACAACTTTCCAACTCGTGCCAAATGGTTTCTAGCAGGCTGGGGAGTTAATAAGCGCACCATCGGCAGTATTCACAGTCGCTTACACCACCTCGCTTGCCACTCACCGGAGCCTATTCAAAAGAAGTGGCGTGTGACTTATAACAATTTTATGATCAAACATTTCGGCGCAGCTGGCAAAGGTAGTATGCGTTATCTCAACAACTGGAGCGCTCATTCATGGCTGTAAAAGAACCTATCAAACATAACGATCTGTTTGGGCAACCACTTGAAATAGGCGATTGTATTGTGTACCCTCGTTCCAACATGATGCACGTGGGCACAGTAGTCAAACTCAATCCCAAGATGGTTGGTGTTAAAGCGGTGGGTGCCAGAAGCTGGGGATCTTGCAACAAGTATCCAACTGAATTAGTTAAAGTTAGTGGCGCAGAAGTCACAATGTATCTTCTCAAGCAGAAAAACAGCTAATCAATCTTACCGAAATACCCCGTAAAGGGGTATTTTTTACGTTCAAAAACTATTCCCGTGAACAATACAACATTAAATATTGTCATGGAAACAAATATCTCAATCAGCGATCTTGTTAGCATTCGCAATGTTATTAACCTAGCCGCAGAACGCGGTGCGTATAAAGCAGAAGAAATGTTAGAAGTAGGAACAGTCTATACCAAGCTGTCAAACTTCTTAGAAGCCGTTATTGCACAGTCACAAGCGCAAGAACAATCAGCAGATGATGCTGAACAACCCCAAGGAGAATAAAATGAAAATTATGAAACATATTGGTCGCCACGGTGATCGCAAAGTAGCTGTGCTATTCCGTGAGGTGCCGCAAGAAGGTCACATGTGCTTGGTCATTTATCCAGACACACTACCAGCACCTTGGGAATCGGCTATCATGAAGGTAATCGAAAGCGACATGGGGCAGCAAGCAGAAAACTTTGCCGACGCATTACATCGCAGCCTATTACCCGACGGTCGCGTGATCCTTGAAACTCTCCATAAAGAGAACATGATCAAGAAAGTTCGAACTGCCGATGTGTTAGTTACACCTCGGCCTGATAGTTCAATTCGTCTAGACGAACTCAACAACATGTTAAACGAGATGAAGACTGGCGAAGAAGCTATTCGACGCATGGCACAAAACGATGCTGCCCGTGGCATGGTTGCACCAGAAATTAAACGTGCTGCCGAAGCTGCGTACAAAAATAGTCAGAACCCGCAGGCACCTGTTCAGTCAAGTGACGATGCACTAAGTGATCGTGCAATTGCGCAAAACATGCTTACTCAGGCTACCCGAATGGAAGCAGAGGCCAAAGGTTTAATTGCCGAAGCTGCTAGAATGAAAAAGGATGCGGAGCGCATGGATCCAACTGTTGTTGCACCTGCTCCAATTCCTACTAATGTTCCGCTAACTTCTAAAGAGTCAGTAAAGCCAAAGCGCGGTCGCCCTTCTAACGCTAGCAAGGTTACTGCTACTAATGCCGCTTGATAATCGAACACTGCAACACTGGGAAAGATTAATTAGCGAAGTAACTGCCACCGAAGTTCCATTAGAATGTATTAAAAAAGTTCTAATAAAACTTAAAGGTGGCAAGCAACGCACAATTAATCTACATAATCTCAAACGTCAAGGTCTCGACTTTGACGAAATCGAAACAGCGGTAATTCGCACTATCGGTGATTACGGCGATCAAGTCCGCGATCTCGAATATGTGATTGACGCTGCAATGGTAGCAGAAATGCTCCAGCCCAAAACAGACGAACTACTACAAAAATTATCATGAAACAATACTTAGACCTACTGCAAGATATATTAGACAATGGCGAGGCCAAGGACGATAGAACTGGCACCGGCACTATTAGTGTATTTGGCCGTAGTCTTCGTTTTGATTTGCGTAAGGGCTTTCCTGCTGTGACTACAAAGAAGCTAGCTTGGAAAGCCTGTAGTGGTGAGCTACTTTGGTTCATCGAAGGAAGCAACGATGAGCGCAGACTTGCAGAAATTACACACGGTACCGCAGAAGGAAAAGTCACAATTTGGACCCCCAATGCTCAAGCGCCTTATTGGAAACCACGAGCACAGTTTGATGGTGACTTGGGTAGAGTATATGGTGTGCAGTGGAGACACTGGAACAAGTATCGTGTTGAAAAAGATCTGGGTGCTGCACATAAAGGCGGAACAAGACTAGCTGTAGATCAAATTGAAGTTGATCAACTTGCAAATCTTATTGCAGGATTAAAGTCAGATCCAAACGGGCGTAGACACATTCTAAGTGCATGGAATGTAGGCGAACTGGATCAAATGGGCTTGCCACCTTGTCATGTTATGAGTCAGTTCTATGTAAACAAGAACCGTGAACTCAGTTGCCACATGTACCAACGAAGTGTTGATGTGTTCTTGGGGTTGCCGTTTAACATTGCTAGTTACGCATTGTTAACACACCTGATCGCTCAAGTGTGCGACTTAAAGGTAGGAGAGCTTGTTATCTCTACAGGCGACACACATATCTATCAAGATCATATCGAGCAAGTTAAAGAACAGTTAACACGCACACCAACAGAGCTTCCGCAGCTTTGGCTAGATGCTAACATACACGAAATTGATAAATTTACAATGGATAGTATGCGTCTAGAAAACTATGCACCAATGGACTCAATCAAAGCCAAAATGGCTGTGTAGTAGTTGATTAGTACTAGCAGGTATGCTATACTAATATATGGCAATAACACGAAACGAACAAGCCGAATACAAGCACTGGCAACCTGAATTTACAAAAGTAATAGACGGGAAGGCAGTGCGTTTTCGCGATGTATGTGTGCATGAAATAACAATGGGTGATGTAGAAGATCCAGACTTGTGGGTCGCTAGTCCAATTTACGATTGGCAGCAGACCGAAGCTGGCAAGTTTGTAATGGAGCATGCCGAAGAAAAACCTTACTGGATCAGTGGCATGGACTACAATAGCTGGGGCACCAAGTATCAAATAATGGCCCGCCTTAGTGAACAAAACGAAACATTCTGGAGGCTGCTATGTGGGAACAAAAAATAGAATACATTGATGTAGAAGTCACACTTCCGCCTCCAGTAAAGAAACAAGTTTGGGATAACGATACAAAAACATTTATCCCAATGACGTTACACAAAAGCAAGGGCATTCCAACTAGTGATCAAATACAATGGCTAAAAGAAACATATGGATGGCCGGGCGTTTATAAAAACGGAAGATACTGGCAGTATAGCATAGGTGGAGACTTTACAGTAATGGACGAAAAAGTCTACACATGGTATCAAATGAAATGGATGAATAAATGAAAATATTAGTAACAGGCGGGTACGGCCTAATCGGTCACAACGTTATCAAACGCTTGAAAGATTTAAAACATCACACAAGTATTGTCGACAACAAAACAACCTACGGCATCATTCCGCAAAGCGAAATTGATTACTTAATGCATCAACGTGGTGATAAGATTGGGTACCACTTGCATTACAGTACTAATATTGCAGACAAAGACAATATTGATTTTGTTGTAAAATCTACCAAGCCAGAAGTGTTGATACACATGGCCAGCTTTCCTAGACAGAAAGTTGTAAACGCAAACCCACAAGCAGGTGCGGATGTAATGATGCGTGGCTTGATCAACTTGCTAGAAAGTGCTAAAGCACACGGAGTTAGACGTTTTGTTTATATCTCCAGTTCAATGGTGTATGGTGACTTTCAAGATCAAGTCACAGAAGATGCAGTATGCAACCCACAGGGACAATACGGCATTATGAAACTTGCAGGAGAATGGCTTGTCAAAGATTACGCACGACGAACAGGAATGGAGTATGTTATCATACGTCCATCGGCAGTATACGGGCCTCTGGACGTGGAAGATAGAGTTGTTGCAAAGTTTATGCTTACAGCCATGCGTGGTGAAACCCTTAAGGTTAACGGAGCGTCGGAGACACTGGACTTTACCTATGTCGATGACGCTGCGGATGGAATTGTGGCGGCTGCACTGGAAGTGGGTGCTGCGAACGATACTTACAACATTACTAAATCTCATTCAGTCTCACTCCTCCAAGCCGCCCAAATGGTGGTTAGTATTGTGGGCAAAGGCTCAATAGAAGTAAAAGACAAAGACGCAGACTTTCCAAGTCGTGGCGCACTAAACATTGACAAGGCTAGAGCTAAACTAGGTTTTGACCCCAAGATTGACGTAGAACAAGGATTCCATGAATACTACAAATGGCTTAACAATTCCGTTTACTGGAATCCAAAGGCAGTATAACAATCTCAGAGAAGAAATCCTGGATGCAACTGATCGAGTGTTGCGTTCAGGTAACCTCATGAGCGGGGAACAAACTACACTGTTCGAAGAATGGCTTGCTAACAAGAATCGTCAACGACATGCAGTAACCTGCCACTCTGGCACACAAGCATTAGAAATTATTGCTGCGTATTATGCCGAAGAACAAAGTATACACCCTCCGCGTGTGATACTCCCTGCACTAACATTCCCTGCTACTGCCAACGCATGGAGTCGTGCAGGTTGGGAAATAGATCTTATTGACACAGATGCTTACGGACAAATAGACTACAACAAGATCGATCGCAGTCGTAGTCGTCAAGCCGTATGCGTAGTTGGGTTATACGGACAGGCACTTGCTGATGATACTGCGTATTACTATTCAGACTACGTAATCGAGGATGGTGCCCAGCATTGGCTTGCAGATAAATGTAGACGTCGCAGTAAAGCCACTGCTATTAGTTTCGATCCCACAAAGAATCTAGCAAACTATGGCAACGGCGGCGCTATTGTAACAGATGATTCGTTACTGGCTTCGTTTGCTAGAGACTGGACCACACACGGAAAACATCACAAACATCACATGGCAGGATCTAACTCTCGCATGAGTGAAATAGACTGTGCCCAAATGATGGTCAAGACTCGCGCTATTGATTACTGGCAACATCGTAGACGAGTTATTGCACAAGACTGGATGACTCGTTTAGAAAATAGCCCTGTGCGTAGTTTAATAGATAAAACAAACTTTGACAAGCATTGCTATCACAAGTTTGTTATTGCACTAGACAACCGAGATCAAGTGGCCGCTAAACTTAAAGAACGTGGCATTGAAACAAAAGTGCATTACACAGAGCCTTTGTGGAGTTTACCAGCATATAGTAATTGCTACCACAGCGAACGTTTCTTTAGTGGCGCAGAAGCTCTAAGCAGACGTTGTTTGAGCTTGCCTATCTATCCTGAGCTAACAGATTCAGAAGTTGAATATGTTATTGACCAGGTACTAGACTGCGTTTAACGAACGCATAGCTTGCTAGCCATTCCCATTCATAGCTCTTTTTAAGAGCATCGAAGTCTCCGTCCACTTCATCGTAGTACTCAACTGCATCTTGTGCGCCCAACTGGCTCCACTTATCAATATCTCCAAAGTTAGGGAGTAGCCAGCGACTAATACGATACTCTGCTTCTACATCAGGAAGACTTGCTTTGAGCTTTAGAACTTCGCGAAACGCTGTGCGCCAGCACTGCCACGCACTATCATTATAATAGGCTGTGCCTGTAAGGATAGGAACAACCTCGTGTGGGCTATCTAGTGTGAAGTCTAGTCCTACCCCAGGATTGTTTAATACCAATTGCTTGTTGTAAGCAATCATTGCCTGATGGCCATACTCTAATCCATTAACAGGATTACGAGCGTGGAAGATGTAGTGCTTGGCTTCCTGCATGCGATCAGGTTGCCACTCCCAATCAAATCTTAAATCGATTGCTAACTTGCCAAACACTGCAAAGAACCAAGGTGTAGTACTTGCTCTAGCAGCGGCATGATAAGCAGCAGCTCGACCGTTGACTCTATCTACTCTGTGTAGTTTGTTTGGTTCCAACAACAAGATCCTGTTTTCCAACATCATCCAGTTGTCTTCTGCATTTGATTCACCGTTGCTGATAAACACAATGTCTAGAGGTTGATCGCTAGCACGCCTAGTATTAGTTTTATCTATGTAAGGGTAATCGTATAGCTGTGTTTTGATATATGGCACTGCTGTTTTAGGAACAATTACAGAACTTGCGCCCTTACTCAACGGCATGATTGTTTTTGTTTCTTGTCTCCATAAAGACACTGCGGGGATAGTCATTGGCAATCCGTCCACTGTAAACAATGCCAATGGCCCTGCCCAGTCGGTGCTTTTGATTGCTTCTGCTTGACTGTCACTGGTGTGTTCTATCACAGGTAATCGACGTCTAGGTACTACTGTATCAATAAAGTTTACATCATACCAGTCTAGTAATTTAAACTGTTCTGCTCGATACGCAAAGGTAGGCACATGCATAAAGAATGTATCGCCAAACTTTTGATCATTGCTGGGGAATACATGAAGCATTGTTGCTTGCCACTGCTCTGGGTGCCACGAAAAGTCAAACCCTTCGTAGTCGCAGATGCTAGAACATATCCAAGCAAATTCGTGTTGCCCGTTTAATTTTTTTGCAATACGAATCAGCGTATCTCTGTAGTTGTCAAAGTATCTTGCTCTATCAGTAGCACCGGGTATGTGTCCTGCATTACCGTCCAAGTGATCAATTTCTACAATAGCTGTAGCAACCCTATCAACTTTGACCTTGTATTGGTCTACAAACTTGATTTCTGTTGCGCCCGGAATAATATATTGTGGGCCACCTGTGCGTTGGTGCTGTGTACCAAACTGATAAATGTACGGTGGCTCACTGTAGTCTGGGTGCCACGAATAGTCAAAGTTATAATTAACACCGCTCCAGTTGTCGACACCTGATAGTCTAGTTACAGCAGGGCTAGTATGGTAGTGTGTGTCAGTTCCATTCCAGGTCTTGGGAACAAGATATACGCCTGCGTCTTTTTGATGTTGGCTGGGCCATGCATGTCTAAAGTGACTTTGCCACGGACTTGGTTCCCAAAGAAAATCCCAACTGCCCAGATCCGCTAAGTAATTTATTACCCAACAATATCTAGTTCTGCTGAGTTCTTGTGCTTGCTTTATGCTATCAACTGGCTGCTCGTGGGCAAAAAGATTTGGCTTCTGGCCAATATAAAAAATATCAAACATGTTTAGAATAGACGAAATATATCAAAATACATTTTGGCCGTGGTTTAAGAAAAATTTACCAGGCCATAGAATACAATTTTGCGATCCATTCGGTAGAAGCGATCCTGATAGTATACTTAATTATGGACTAAATGACATACCCGAGTATAATTATACACTATTTTTTGATCAAGAGCCAATTCATTTGGGTATACACTTACCTACGTTTGATCGAGTTAGAGATTACCACAATTACGACATTCACTGGAACGCTGAGAATTTACCCAAATTTGAAGGTTACAAAAAGTGGCCCGGTAGCATTGTAACCAGTGAACGTGATAGCGATGCTGTGGATGAATTGTGTGCATCTTTTGGCTGGCGCAGTTATTACTATTTCTTTCACGGTTGGGCAGCACTAGACTGGTATAGAGGATATAATAAAACATTCCTAATTACACCTATTGCTAAACGTGCTCCTACTCGAACGTTTATAGCACCTAACCGTATTATTGCAGGCGAACGCAAACACAGATTGGAAATGCTTTATCACATATTCAAGAACAATCTAACAGACAATCACATTTCGTGCCCTGCTGTGTGCCCTGCTGAGAACATAAGCATAGTAGATGCTGCTGAGCCATTGTTAGGAATCTACCCAGATATACAGGATGTGTTTGCTGCACAGCAGTTGCCTATTAACTTTGAGAACGAAACTGATCACCCCATGCATTCATGCTGGCTCAGTTTGTTTGACCAAGCAGCAGATAGTCTGCTATACTTAGTAACCGAAACTGTTGCAGATGGTCGCAGACATCATTTAACAGAGAAAACATTTAAACCTATTGCATTAGGTATGCCGTTTGTGCTAGTAGCAACACAAGGCAGTTTGGAGTATTTGCGTAGTTATGGATTTAAGACTTTTGGGCATATATGGGATGAGACCTACGACACAATTGCGGATCCTCATGAGCGTATCGCAGCGATTGCCAGCTTGCTTAAAACTCTTTGTGACCTTTCCGTTGAAGAAAGAATTGCACTATTCCACCTTTGTCGTGAGACGGTCGAGCATAATTGGAAACACTTCTATAATGGTGGTTTTGAAGAGATTCTGTGGGACGAGCTACAATCTATGTTAAAGGATATTCATGCTGAATCTCGTTTATGATCGAACAGGCTCTGCAGGGCCTTACCCTAATCTAGCACCCTGGACAGACACACGCACAGGATACAGTGACATAGGTGACGAGTATCCATTTATTTGTCCCATACGCATATTCTACTATGCAGCGGATCACGGCTTTCCTATTAACATCAGCTACATCAACGAGTCATTGCCGCCCAATGCGTTCTACCCTATTGGTATCAGTTGGTTTGACTTTTCACTAGACTTCTTTGGCCTAATGAGCGAGCAAGTTAGAAGCTATCTGCGTAGTGGCAAATTACGTGCGTTATTCTATTATCACGAAGGCGACAATCCGCATCACGAAAAAGCACGACTAGATCAACTGTGTGCGGAGCATAACTTGCCAGTAGACTGCTATCGCTTTATATCCGGTAACACAGAAGCAGACAGTATAGATAACTTTGTTTACTTTGCTGATCACGAATTGTTTTACTGGCGCAATAGTGTAGTATGGAATGATATTCCGCAAATTGGGTGTGAGCCTCACCTGTTCAAGCGCAATAGAGAGTTTACACTATTAAGTCGTGTACACAAATGGTGGCGCTCAACTATTGTGAGTCATTTGTATAATAATCAGTTGCTGGGCAATAGCTACTGGAGTTACGGCAATGTGGACATTGGCGATCGTTACGAAGACAACCCAATTCAAGTGCATCAATTTGCCAGGCTAGATACCAGCATGGCTGAGTTTTTAGCAGCAGGGCCTTACAAGTGCGACGAACAAAACGCCACAGAACATAACAGTCACTGGATGTTTGTACCTGAGCACTATGCTGATAGCTATTGTCATTTAGTACTAGAAACGTTCTTTGATGCAGACGGCAGCAACGGTTGTTTCATTAGTGAAAAGGTGTTTAAACCTATTCGTCACGGACAACCATTTGTGGTATTCGGTACTCCACATACATTAAAGACTTTGCGTAAATTAGGGTACAGAACCTATGACTATGCAATTGACAACAGTTATGACGAAGTGGAAGATAACACTGAGCGTTTTAAACTATGTGTGGAAGCTGTAAAGAAAATAAAAAACCTGGACATGCACGCCTGGTATATGAGTATGTGGGAAGATATGCAGTATAATCGTCAGCTATATCTCAGCAGCTTGGATAAGAAACTAAAGCTAGCAGAGCTGGTTAAGAACATACTCTAACCCCATACTCTCGTTCAAAGCGGTCAGCGTCTGCTCGATCGTTAACCATAGGCTCCCCACGTATGTTTAAACTTGTGTTAAGCAACATGGGGCAGTCAGTCATTACGTACCATTTTTCAAGCAGTTCTCTAATGCCTGATCCATCTTTCGGCACTGTCTGAACACGACTAGTGCCGTCAGCGTGAACGATAGCAGGAAATAACTCAGGTACCCTACAACGAGCGACTGACTGCATATACCTACTATTACTGAAGCCACGAGGCATATCAAAGTAAGTATCAGCCAGTTCCTCCAAAATAACGGGCGCAAATGGTCTGAATTGTTGTCTACGTTTAATGTCATTTACTTTCTCCTTAATCTCGCTGCCTCTAGGATCTGCAAGCAGGCTTCTGTTTCCAAGTGCTCTTGGACCGAACTCGGCTCTCCCGGAAGCCACTCCCACAATCTTCCGAACAAGTAGCTCATCAAGTATGTCGTTAACAGGATAAGCACCAGGAATATCATGCCCGAGATAAGCGTTGCTCCAGTTAATTTTACGCCCATGAGCCAAAGCGGCAGCGCCAAGACTACTGCCAGCATCGCCAGGATTAGGCATAATCCATATATTATCGAAATAATTTCCAATTCTCCTATTAGCAGAGCAATTAAGAGCAACACCGCCCATGTAGACTAAATTACTGCTCCACTTGAACTTTCTTGCTCGAACCATAACGTTGAGTATCAGGTCTTCTACCAAGTCTTGTGCGCCGGCAGCAATATCAAAGTCTGAATAATCGCTTAGATATTTAACTGACAGTCCTAGATGCAAGTTCTCCTTGAAACGTATTTCCCATTCGTCGTCTATTAGATCATAACGCATGCGATTACTAACGTCGTTACTGCCGTATGCTGCCATTCCCATTAGAATGTATTCTTCGTCTAGTGGGCGTAGGCCAACCCGCTGAGTAACTCCAGTGTAAAAGAGTCCAATTGAATGTGGGTAATGTTGTTGCCAAAGTTTCTTATACTTTGCACGACCGTGTTTATCATATTCTGCTCCCCATATAGTAATGGTTTCAAACTCGCCTACTGCATCAATCACAACTACAGTAGCACGATCAAACGAGCTGGTTTGAAAGCCTGCGGCTGCATGACACAAGTGATGATTGTAGCTTTTTAGCTTGCGATTGCCAATTCTGTTGTAGCCCAACTGTTGTTCTAATACTTGTCGAGTAGTTAGCTTATCCCACTCAATCCCTTGTCCGGAATAAAATTGACGTAGTTGTTTAACTAAAGGACGCTCGTAGTACGCAATGGTATCTACAGTACTCATATCTATTTCGTTTAACATTTCTAACGAAATATCTGAGTCACTCTTTTGTTTACTATAACGTTCAGAATGACTGGCAAACAGTATGTTACCGTCGCGGTCAATTACAGACGCTGCTGCATCATGAAACCCTGCTGATATGCCTAGTGTATTCATTTGTAGATAAATGGGTCGCGTTTACGTAGTTCTTTTAGTTTTTTACGATAACGTATTTCTAACGTGATCCTTGCCCATAGATTTTTAATCCATTTCATTTTAAATACCTTTGTTGTTGTTTAGCATAATCGATATCCGACCATCTGTAATCATATATAGCTTCAGCAGATGATGTGCGTATTTTATACACATCCAGCTTAGTGGATAGCTGGCGCCATATCTCTCGATAGTCAGTTGACCCAAACGACCTGTTGAGATCCACTTGTCCCACTTGCGGGTGCCCGATTGTAAGGTGCTTATCGTCTGGGTCGAACCCGTTATTTGTAAGCCACTCTTTAAACTCACCCAGTTGTTTGATCTGCCAGTGAAACGCTCCAGGGTCACGGGCCCATTCAATATCAAAGTCCCCAGCGGCTTGAGTTTGCGAACGTAAGGAACTAGTAACCAGCTCACCAATTCTACTATCTCTGCCTTCGTCACAGAACACTTCCCAATGATGTTTGCCCACTGCTTTATTAACTCCCACATACACACCACCGAGACTACGATTAATAGTATCAACCCCAAAGAGCTCATAATCTTCTTCCTCTAATTCATAACGTGGAGCATTTAGCCAACACATTAATTGACTAGGGCGCTTCCATTCTGGTGCTGTTGAGTCTTTGCGTATGCTTAACACAAGGCTTTCTAGCTCGTGGCACAGGAGATTTAATTGACGTATATGCCAGCGTGTTTCTGTGTCTGCACTGTTATAGTGGTTTGAGATACTGCCAGACCATCCTTGCAGGTCTTCAAACCAACGATGCAGCAGATTCATGCGCTCGTGGTTTACACCTAGCTTTTCATCTACTACATTAGCAGAGGTAAATGGATCTGTAGCTATGTAATAGTCTAATGCGCTGCGGTTAATATGCTCAACACTACGGTTAATGTTTTGACACAATAAATCAACTGATCTTTCTGTCCCTGTCCACCCTAGCCAGCAGTAATTCTTTTCTAAATGATAATCATTTGCAATTAAATGATTTAATGCACCCAGCCATTTACGGCTTAGACTGTTGTTATCTATGTCTATGTAAACAGTTAACTCACTGTCTTTGCCACGCAGGGTGATTTCAATTTCATCAAGTTTCAATGTTCATCCACCATTCTAATACATCTTTACGCTGACTCAATATGTCAGTCATGGTTACTTTTTGTGTGCGTATTTGTTCTAATTTTAACACACGAGCCCGGCCTCGAGCAAGAGCTGCTTGGTACTCATTTGGCCATTGTTCATCAAACGTAGGGCGGTTCTTTAGCTGTGTTAATACATCACGCATGCTGTCTTGAGTACATTCTGCAATCAATTCATCTAGCCAAGGATGCAGTATGTGCCGGGGCAGAGCCAGCGGACTCATTATGATATCTGGACTAAAGCTAAAGATTACCTTGCTTAGTAGTTCCACGCCCCAGTACTGAGCCAGGCGTTGTATCGCACCAGTCTCGAACATCCCGGGTAGTGTGAGGGTAAAGTCAATACGCATTTGTCTGCGGTGCTTTGCATGTTGTAATCCGTATTCAAAATTATCAAAGAACTGTTTGTAATCCAGTCCTGTACGAATATATTCACCGATTTCGTTAGTTCCATCCAAGCTAGCACATATCTGCCAATCCCGTACATGAGCGAGGATATCCCTATAAAGAGATATACCCCGATAGCTAATTCTAGACAAATTAGTATTGTATCTAGCGTATAGTTTAGGTCCATCACCCAGCTCCACAATTCTTTTCATATAGCGCCAATGCTGTTCGTACATCAGCGGTTCTCCACCTACCCAGTATATTTCTTCTACTGAATGATTTTCTACAGCCGCACTAAATTCGGCCTCAATCTCACCATCCTGAAATTGTGATATCTCTTTGCGAATTTCGGGTACCATCCAATTGTTTTTGCTGTCGTGCCAATTAACCATGCTATGAGTCTTCTGCTCTGATTCCCAGGCTGATGATAGCATATCTCCGCAGGTCCTGCACTTGAAGTTACATAAGTTACTGAACCTATAATCCCACGATACAGGAGCCATAGTCGTGAAACCATCCTCCAGCGTTGTAGCGTAAACTTCGGGGAGTTTGTGCTGAAATAAATGATCGAAGTAGGTGCGGTATACTGAAGTGTTAAGGAGTCGGTCATTGCATACTTCACATTCTGGGAGAGTTTCCCCGTTCATCATTCTTTTACGCACACTCTTCATGTGGTCACTATTCCAGTGCTGCTCCAGTGTTAAAGGAATGTATTTCCCGGTACCGGCGCCAGTGTCTATATACTGGGTAAAGTTCTGTGCAGGTTCGCGACTCGCACAGCACATTCTACGCTCTGTTTGCGGGCTTAGATATGTATGCACCCACGGCGCTAAACACATTGTGTCAGGTTTGTTCATATGGTTTTAATTCTGGGAATACATCAAATATGTTATTGCCGCGATGGCGATCATGTGCTTGATACCATTCTAGTGCGCGAGTGAATTCATCAGCAGTGGAGGTTTGATTGCTACAAATCCCTATACATGTATCAATACATTCCACAATGCGATCTCCAGCGTGTTTGTGTTTTTCTCTCAATTCAGTATATGTCAATAACAGTTGTTGCTTTAGCTCTGCAGGTAGCACATGTGGTTGCATGTGTACAGGGTTACGAAGTGTTAATACCACTAGATCTTCAATGTTGTTATCAACACACCAATTGATAAGATCATGAAATCTAATCACGCTTAGATTACTCAATACGCTGGTTACTAACACAGCAGTAATGCGTGGGTATTCTTTGAGCATTGCTAAGTTTGCTGCAATTTCATCCCAGTTACTGGGGTAACGCAAATAATCATTAACTGCGCCTACTCCATCCAAGCTGGCCTTGATCATGGTTGATTTAAAGTTACTGTTAAGATACTCTAACCAGTCACGTGTTATCATTGTGCAGTTTGAATTTAGTCTTAGATCAATCACAGTGCTGCGGCCCGCATGCACAAGTTTGTCCAGCACTTCTCTAGTACTATCAACAAATGGCTCGCCACCAGATATTGTTAATGATTTAATGGGGTAATTTATTAGCGCATCAATATCTAATGTATGAGTAAAATGTCCTGGTGACTTGGCGGCTAGACCCATTTTTGTTAATTCTAAGCCACGAACAAAACTGCTATTACCCGTGCAGCTAGTGCATTTTAGATTGCATGTATTGCTAGTAACAATAGACACATTTTCAAATTCATACACAGGATCATTATTTTCAAATCGATTTGAAAGAGTTCTATGACTGTGTCCAGAAATCTTTTCTTCGTGAACACAGTTCTTGCACTCCCGAGGAGCTACCCCTTGCGACAGTTGCTGTCTAATAGACTTTAGTTCTGCGCTGTTGATATATTCGTCAAGACTAGCTGGCGGTGGACCTACCCTTGAAAAATTGCAACAAGGAGCGATCATACCTGTTACAATGTGCAGAGCCTGCCAGGGTAGTTTACATTTAAATGTCATAACCAATTAATCCTGCCAGCTCTGGCATTACGTGTGATAAGTTCTGATTTCTACGTTGATCCAATTGTTTCATTGCTGCTAACATAGCAGAGCCATCTGATGATTCGCCGTTGTTCATAAAATCAATAATCTTTTTAAACTCTCCCACAAACTCAGTGGGAATAGCACAGGAGTTTAAATGTGTTTCTAGCACTGTTTTTACTGTGTGGGGCAATCGACTGATAGAGAAGTACCAAATTTCGTGTAACATATTCCAGTATACAAAATCAAAGGATTCTCTATTGTTAGCAATCCAATCTGCAACTTGATCTATATAGTACACATTAAACACATTTACAGTGGTGCATATCTGTAGCTTGATATTGGCATGTGTTTCTTTTAAGTCGCGGAATCGATCTAGGTTAGCACATACTTCTGCCCACACAGCGTTAGAGCGTTGGTATTCAAAGCGTGTGTCTAGATCATCAATTGAAAATGCAATTTCCACGGTTTTAAAGTGCTTCCAGATCTGCTCGGCTTGCTCAGGGTATTGAGTGCCATTTGTATTGTAATGTATTTCTACATTGTGCGCAATACCACGATCCACAATGCCTTGCAGCATATCAAAGTGTTCTTGTATTAGAAATGGCTCCCCACCAGTGAATTCAATGTAACGAATATCTGTTAATGCATTATCTATTTCTGTCCAAAATGATTCGTTTTCCCTGGGCCATGCACCGTCTCGAAGCATTTGATAATGGAATGAATTCTTTTTGTCAGACACAAACTTTAGTTCTTCTGACGCAAACTGTGAGCTTGACCATGACCCGCATATACGGCACTTTAGGTTACAGATGTTGCCCAGCTTTAGGTCCAAGAACATTAAAGGCTTGGCATCTGTAGTCCAGTCCCCTGTAATGCCCATGTGCTTTAGTCTATCTAGTGTGTGCATACGCTTTGATGTACGTCCGGCATCTTCTTCGGCCCAGCACTTTTCGCATGTGGCAGGCTTTGTGCCTTCTAGGAACTGTTCGCGCAACGAGCGCATTTCTGTAGAGTTCTGTATGCCAGTAAACTTAGCTGTGGCTAGATTAAACTTGCTGCCATCATTGTCGTACAGTTCATATTTTGCCAAACAGCATGGGCGCACAGTACCAATGGGTGATGCTTCTAAGCTGATCCAAGGTAGTACGCAAAATTTATCGTGTGGAATATTCATTTAATTAATCCGTATTTGTTAAACTCATTAACAAGCCAGGGGAATGTGGTTGACCAATTGGTATTTCTTCTTTGGTCTATAGTATTTAAAAAATTAAACAACTTGCTGATTTCTTTTATGTTTGCACCTGCGTGTGCAGACTGTGCTGCAATGCCTTGTAGATAATTCTTACTAGCAACTTCTTCGGGGGTAGTTGCGGGTTTTAGTGCAACAGCACGATCAAAATCATTTCTAAATATATCCCCAAATATATCAATGAACAAATAGCTAGGGCTGTTTACAGAGTTCTGATAATGATACACAGGCCTAGTCTTGTTCCATGTTTGAATTTTTAACAGCAGCTCAGGTAGAGTTTTAATAGTTAAAGGAGTAACTGTTGAGCTAACAATTAAATTGATCCAGCGTTGACTCAGCAGGTATTCAAAATTACGTTCCCAAACTGCTAAGTCTAATGGGTATCTCACATACTCCTGCTGCTCTCCCCAACAGTCAAGACTAGCAGTAACTTCAAACTCCCTAATACACCCGCTATCTATTAGCGAGTTTACACGTTCTACTATCTTTTGTACATGTAACAATTTGGCATTTAGATTGGTAAAGATTTGTAGCTTTAGGTCCGGCGCAGGGTATTGTTCAAACAAGTCTAAACACTGCTCCAACTCGCGCTGATACAATGGTTCACCGCCTAGTATATTAAACACACCGAGATGCTGTCGGTTTAACTTTAGCCAGTCAAACAGCTTTTGTTTATTTTGTTCAATGTTTGCACTTTTATTGAATGCTGGGATACCTGCTCGTACGTTTTCAGCGTCCCACAAACTACTAAAGTGCGGGCCGCAATACAAGCATTTTAAGTTGCAGGTATTGTCAAAATACACTTCTAGTATCCTGGGCGTTACATTAACAGCAGTAGGGTCTTGATCTAATTCAACAGGTGCATGCATGCCCGGGAAATCTAAATTGGTAATACGATCACTGGCGCCGCCTGCGTCTTCTATATTCTTACAGTAGTCACAGCCTGCCTGGGGCCATTTACCTTGCAGCATTTGTTCACGATCATCCAGCTTGGAAGGAGTATTGTGAAAATCAAACAAGCCTGTGTCAAACTTGTGATGATTTGTTCTGTGACAACTGGCAGTTTCTTCAGACGTTAAGAACACAGTACTCCAATTCCATTTTAATTGGCAAGCAGTTTCAGTCTTTATAGGAAATACTCGATTGGGCAACTTACTGTGGGTTGCAAAGTGGCCAGGCTCATAGCCAAATACTTCACAACACTCTTGCTGTATGTGCTGCGGCAAGGTTTTAAAGTCAGTTTCACTGTTACAATCCGGCCATGAAGGATCGCGAATACTGTTGTAAAACTCTGCCCAGGCGCTCATTTTAGCGCCTTTAATTCAGGTATGATATCCAAGCATGTTTCATTTCTTAAAGCATCCAACTGCTCAGTCTTTTCCCAGAACTTGGGAATTAACGTGCTGTTGTCCGTTGCATTCATTAACTTAATAGCTGATTCAAATCCTGTAGTAGCACGGCCAAGATGATCACCGTGTTGTTCAATCCAGAACAAGTGTTCGCGATACAGTGCAGCTATTTCTTCTTTGTACTGTTCTGATGCAATGTCAATTCGATAGTACGAAGGATCTAATAGAATGTTTACGTTAAAGTCCTGAGTTTTAATAAGTCCACGCTCCACCCAGTTTTTATGAAAGTCCGGCAGGTGTTTGGCATTTAGAATGCTCAGGGTTGCACTAATATAAAAATCAACACCCGGGCAAATTTCAAGCATCTTTTCTCTGTTGCGTTCAACTTGCGCCCAGTTTGTGCCTTTTCTAATATACTCGCCACGTGGGCCCATTGCGTCTAAACTTGCACCTACGCTAACACTATCAAACTTTTTCCAGTATTCAAACACATACTTGTCCTTTAACTTAGTGTGCGTAAAGTTTGTATTGTATATCAATCGAACATCTGTGCGGCCACGCTTGAGTAATTCTTCAAGAATGTTATAGTGTTCTTCCATTAGTAATGGCTCACCGCCCGCGAAATAAATCTGCTCCACGTACTCTAAATGGGGTTCTAATTGTTCCCACATATCTGTTTCGGTGCGCCCTGCATAATTCAACACTTGATTGTTAATTGCCCAGGCGGGCCCTGCTAGCTTGGCCTGATCTTGATACCATTGACTACTGTAAATGTGCCCACAGCTACGGCACCGTAAATTACACAAGTTACTAAATCGAATATCCCAGTACACCATTTTAAATTGGTCCAGGCTACCGTCGGGGTTGGTTTCTAGTACCTTGCTAATATGATGTCCGTGGTGCTTGTTTGCACTGATTCTGCCAGAAACAAAGCCCGACTTTTCTTGTTCGTAACAGCGGCTACATCCTTCAATGGGCGTTTCGTTTAGCATGTCTAAGCGCACCTGCTTCATTGGGTCATTGTTCCATATAGTAGCCAGAGTATCTTTTTTAGTGTCCCCCACAGAACATTTAAAATCAGTCATGCAGCACGGGTACGCCTGTCCGTCTGGACCTGCATTTAAATGTGTCCAAGGGTATATGCAAAATACTTTACTTTTGGTAAGCAATGACCTCTCGCGATCACTTAAATCATTAATTGACATCTTTAATGGGTTAACAGAATCATAATCGTACAACTCCCTAATAGAGCTAGGGTACTTGTTGACAATTTTTTTGTTCCAAGGCGCATCAACTACTACACCGTCAATTGCTATATCTAGTTCACTCATTGCTTGCACTAGCTTTAGTTCTGCTAGCAACGTTGGGTTTGTGCTAACCACTGTGATAAATGCAGTACTAATATCAACTGCAAGTATGGATATTTGTAAATTGCGAATCAATAACCCAATCTTATCATCATTTACATACGTGTCTGTTGAGTAAGTAAAAATAATTTTGTCGCCTGGGTTGAACTCTGGCGCATACAAGGATTGACACTGATTACGCAGCCAATCTTGCATGTCTGAATAACTCATGCTAGCAGTTTGGTCTAAATCGACCACTGCTAGCACATTGTATTGTTCACGCAATGTTGTTAAAGTCTGGGTTATAGACATAAATTATACCAATATCCAATAATAGGGAATGTTTCTTTTAAATTCTTTTTCCTACGCAGGTCGTATTGCTCGTAGAAATGTTTAAAGTCATTCAGTAACTTGGGCATGTCAAACGTATCCGAGTGCGGTGTTTTAACAATGTCCAAGTAATCAATTAATCGTTGTGTGTGATTAACTTCGTGTTCGTGCAATAAAGGGCTGTTGCCGTTGGCGTTTAGCCATGACTGCAACGCCAATTTAAAATAGGTGCGATCATCTGGATCCAGTACTAGAGCACTTTGAAATGACGGAAAGCGTAGAATATTTAATGTAAAATTAACACGATCACGCCCGTATAATTCTTTCAAGGTCAGCAAGTAATTTAAATGATCTGTTAGAGTTTCCAAACAAAGAGCATTAATGGTTGCCATAAAGTGTACTGTAACACCTGCGTTTAACAGCTTATCTACGTTTGCTTGCCAGTCTGCATATACAAGTCCGTCGCGAATGTATTCAGCTTGCGCACCTACAGCTTCCATGCTAGTGTATATTTCTACGTCTAGACCCTGCGTGGATTCCAGTAAACGTGTGACGTCGACCTCAGTCCCGAGGTTACTATTGATAGCCAAGCGTGTATTACTCTTGCCCGAATTTGTTTTGAACCAATCAATGAGCTTCCATGTGTGGGCGGACATGAGGGGCTCTCCTCCTGTGATTCGTAGCTCTTGAAGTGTTCTATGTAAGCTCGATTCCCACCAGTCAAAAAATGCCTCAACATACGGATTGGTTTCCCCGTAGCGATATAGCTGACTAGACTCATGAGTATGAGTGAAGTGATTCCTACCATCGCTAACCAAGTTAGTGTAGGGTCCGTTACGTTTAATATCATTAACCCATGTAGAACTAAATGCTGGGTTGCAATAGCTACAAGCAAACTGACAAGTACGATCAAAAGCAATCTCCAAAGTACGGAGATCCACGTCATGTGCAGCAGGTGTCGAGTATGCGTCATTTAAAGCCTTTATGGGATATATCTTGGATTTGTACACACGATCGCTAACTGCATCTACTCCCATGTCTTCAATTTTCCAACAGTATTCGCAACCTGAGGGTCTTTCCCCATTTTGCATCATTAAACGATCAATTTTCTTTTGTTTGGTATTGTGCAATGCAGCAGGGTTTGTTTTAACTGCTTCTGCATCTATGGCATGTGCAGGAGGGTGATGGCAACTGGTTGTTTGCCCTGAGCCCAGCCATATAGTAGCATTGTACCATTTGGCAGCACAAAAGCTAGGTGAAAGTTTATCCAGTACTTGCTGGCGGTATTCTAGATCGTTCATTGATAAATTGGAAAAAGCGTTCGGGAAATTCTTTTCGGACCTTTGCGGCCATTTCCCTGTGATGTTGCTGATTGTATTTACTAGTATTATAGCACTCTTGCAAGAAAGCCGCAAGGTCTTGACTGCATAAATCTTTTACTATATCGACTATTCTATCCAATCTGTCTGTATTATTTTCAATACTGTCAAAGGATTCGTCTATTAGATGCGAGTATGTTTGGAAGCCTAGGTTGCGCATGTCTCTATAAAAGCCTGCGTTGGCCACTGCTATCCAAGGATGACCCATAACAATGGGTTTCCAAATCTTTTCTGTGCGGAAACTATAAGGAATATCAAATACTGTTTCTGTTATCAAACTAAAATAGGTATCAATATAAGGCGCAGGTTCTAAATAGATTTCTCCCCATTCATTATTAAACAATTCGAACTTGACATAGTGATCAGTTGTGGCATTGTTTCTATAGCGAGGAACTTCGTAAGCTGGGTGCAGTGTTTGCACAGCACCATTTCCTGAGTCTAGATTGGTCCACAAGCTGTTGTTTAGCAATGATCTGGTAGCGAGCTTGCGAATTAAGTCTGCCCTATGTGGGCGAGCTCTGCCATTTAGAAAAAGAAACTGGTATGGCTTAGATGTTTTGTTGTATATTGCAAGAGTAGAGTCTGCTGCTATCAAGTTTTCTTCGTAGTCCAGTATTTCGGGCAGGAACTTATCGTAGAGTATGTAGTCCCAGTCTGCAGGCATGTTGCCCCCGCCTATTAGCTTGATGTTGGCGTTCTTGAACCCCAGACGTGTCATTTGCCCTGCTAGTGTTTGCGAACCTTCGTGCGGGTTGCTTATAACTAGCTGTATAGTGTTGTTATTTGCTAACTCTAGTAAACGCTCGCGATGATCTATACATTGCTTGCGCCCTACAACATACGTGGCGCCCGGGATAATATCGTGCTGTGACAAATCCCAGAATTCGTCATCAGCATAAGGCTTTAGTAGATTGTATACTTCTGAGAATGTGTCTAACACTAGCTTAGGAGTTTTTGGCATGGTACTCACATTCCTGCCAGAATGATTTCATTTCAGGGAATATTAAATTGAAGTCTGTGCCGCGACGTCGATCGTGCTCCGAAAAGAAACGATAGAAGTCTGCTTTGCGCTTGTTTAATTCCACAGGGTCCATTTTCTGCCCTTCACGCATCCACGCTATGTCACGATCTAATCTAGCAAGCTCATAGTCCTTGAACACATGCAGCGGATTAGGCTCAGACACATCTTTACAGGGATTTACCATCCATGCCCAGGTTGTTTCCAAACGGTCAGCATAGCTTTCAGGTAGTATTTGTAAACTTTGCCACGCAGGATCGCGAAGCACAGGGGTGTCGAACCACACACGTTGATACGTTTTAGAATATATCTGACGCAACCCAAATATGCCCGACATCAAGCTGCTGAATGAATTCACGCTTAGATTATTCATTGTTACAATAAATGTCAAACTAGAATACTCAGGAACTTCTGTTAAGAATTGATTTACTCTGTCCCACAGTAATCTAAAGTCAAGCCCGTGTCTAATGTATTCTGCTTGCGATCCAAAGCCATCTAAACTCACATACTGCATAAAGTGTTCGATGCGGCCGTCGCAAATGCGCTTGACTTTGTCTAGATACTTTTGCCACAGTACTTCTTCTACTGAAAAGTTTGAAGTTACGTTCAAGTGCAGTTGCGGGCTGGGGTTAGCTATAACGTAATCTAATACACGGTGTGTATTCTTATCCATTAGTGGCTCGCCGCCAGTCATTCTAAAATGTTTTAGATTAGGGTAAAGCTCCGGCCACCACTCCCAAAACGCATCAACGTATGGATTAGCTTCCCTAGACGGGATAGGTCTCCTACTGCCACTAAAATATTCAGGTGCGTTATGAGGTACGCTAGTAGGATATGCGCCGTGCCTATTGGACTCATCGGCCCAGCTAGAACTATACTGAGGAGAGCAATAAGAGCAACGTAGATTGCAAGCATTATTAAAGTTAACCTCCACGTATGAAGGTGTAACGTCCCGTTCGAGTCCAGTTGAGTTTTTGATTGTGTCATAGTGTTCTGCTGCCCAAGGTTCGCCTGATCTGTAGTGCCTATCGCTTGTTTTGCCCAGGTCTTCCATGTTCCAGCAGTAGGAACATTCTGAAGGGCGTTCGTTCTTTAGCATTATCACACGTTGCTGTTTTTTATGCTCAGTGTTATGCAATCCAGACGGATTATTTTCTATGTCACTCAGTTCAATTTTGTGCAACGGAGGATGATAGCATGAATTGGTGTGCCCTGTAGTTAAGTGTAAACTGGTTTGTTGCCATTTAGCAAGGCACATTGCAGGACCTAACTTGCTTTGCATTTCATCTGCTGAGCTTTGAAAAACGCTTTTGGTCATTAACTGTTACCAGCCTTCTTGTTGTCTAATAACATCAATCTCTCTAACCATTATGCCACGGTTGTGCCAGTTAGAAAGGTAGTGTTTCTTAAAGAAAGCACTTTGTTCAGATTCTAAAATAATCATTGGTAAGTCTAGTTGTGCGTTTAACTCTGTAGCGATTCTAAGCGCAACATGTCTTGGATTATCATCTTTAACAGTGTCCCATAACTTCTCTAACTCGTCAAAGTTCTGTACCGCAGTATAATCCCATGCTGTTAACATAGTCATATAAGTGCCCATACGTGACCCTGCAATTGCCCACTCACCGTATTCTACATCTGCACCCACGTTGTGCCAGATAGTTAAGTTATCCAAGTTCTTGCTGTGAACACGGCTTTGGAACTCCGCAACAGATGGCTTTGCACCCCGGTTAAGACACATTTTAACACCCTCGCGAAATCCTGCACGCCAGGCATGGAACGCACTCCCATTGGGATAGGTGGTAGAATAACAATCGTGCATAGCCCAATAAAGGGGATCGAAACAGAACTCGACCTGGGTTTCGGTGCGTCCGTCGGAAGCTTCATGAGTCTGCATATTATGGACAAACTCCTTGGTCCACGAAGATAAACCACCATTGCCATACATTAGTCCATTGATATTGTTACGTGCCCGCCAGCGGAAAACAGCGTTCTCGTATTCTTCTGTAGGAAGAACAAGCGTTTGATTAAAAAACGACGGGTCGGGGAGATTGTCGCCATCAATGAGAATGAATCTATCAGTGTTACTGGCCTGTGCCGCTGCTTTGTGAGCAGCATCGCTGCCCTTAACGCCATCGACCCTTCGTGCCCAAGGCACCATGTTCTTAATCTTGACCCAATGCTCTTCTTTTTGTGGTTCATCATACGATAGGTAAATGCAGTCTAAGTCTGCGATGTCAATTTGTTTCATTTGTTTTTAATCTCCAGCACTGGTGCTGTTCAGTTGTTGGAACAACAATGCTAACATCAGAGAGATAGCAAGGAGTTCCTGTTGTACTAGGCATCAACTTGCGTGTACGTTTAGTTGACAGCTCTACTAACTTCCTGTTAACTACCTTAACTTGCATGCTAGCACGTTGGTATTGCTCAGGCGTTACATCAATGTAATTACCTGGTTTATCTTCCTGGGTGTAAAACAATGGCTCTCCTACTTCACCGTAATGCAATCTCCAAAATACAACAGGCGGTTGCCAGGGCGCTAAGTTGGCAAATACATCCAGTAAGTTTTGTGTAGTTTCATTCATCTATACGATCCTTTACATGTAAATGCACGAAGCCCCATTGCGCCACAGTTTGGATACGTAGCGGATTCATTTCCCAAACTAATTCATCAGTCCAATGTGGCGCAGAGAACGGACTCATACCAGTCTTCATATGCACAATCTGTGGACCTAGCCCTGGAGGTAATGTCACTTGTTCTGGTCCCAATATTTGTGCAGCCATTGCATACACTACATCAGTGGACGGTACTTCCTCGGGAAACTTTAATAAAATCTTGTAGCTTTCCCAATTTGTAAAGATTTTCCTTACAAGTTTAAAGAAATCTGTGGCAGTTTTGCTTACTCGCCAATATGTTATAGCGTTGTACACATCGGGCAAGTTGTTGTTATCAAACAGTTTGCGATACTTTCTACTTGTAGCAGGTTGATCGTAAAAGTCCCTACTGCCTCGACTAACAACAACATCACGATGTTCAAACAGTGTCCACCAATGGTCAACTGCACTAGCAACCATCATGTCTGCTTCTAGTTTAATTGTTTGCCTAAACGGTGTGTGACTAAACACCAGTGTGTCATTCGCATAAGGGTTCGCAGTATCAATGTCTTCTACTATGTGCGTGTAAGCAAACAAGTGATGATCAGTCGCCGACTTGTCGTTGGTTAACAAACAGATTCTAGCATCAGGATGATGCAGCAACAGCGTTTTTGCTAACGATCTAGCACAGTCAACATAGTCAATCTTACCAACATTAAATGCAGGGATAATGTATCCGCGTTCTTCAACTGGCGTCAATTATTGCCTCCAAATACTTTTTACCCATTGCATGAAAGTCTTGCCCTGCAATGCTAACACTTTTAGGCTTTCCGTCACGGCCTGCATACTTCATGATCCAGGCTTCGGCACTGCCATACGTGTCTCTTGTTAATTCTGTATCAGGCATAGCACTCATCAATGGCCAAGGAATCGAATCTACTTTTAGTGTGTGCCCACTCACAATACCCAATGCAATGCTTAGTGCATAGTCGTTACGGTAATGGTGTTCTGTTATTCCGTATAAGTTTCTGTAGTGCTGCCAATTGTGTTTGATCATTTCCATACAATCAAAAATGTATTGTGCTGTAGGGCTTTTACGAAACATCATTACTGTGGCCCACCACATGGGAAATTTGTTGCGCCCGAATGTGTCTAAAAAAGGTTCTTCGGGGCGAGCAACATTAAATGCTGCTCTATGTGCTAGAAAGTCCTGCGGAGCGTTTAAGACTTGCTGTAATTGATCACCGCAGACCACGTAATCGGAATCGAGTACAAGGGTTTGCTCAAATGGAGATAAGTTATAAGCGTCAGTTCTTCCGGCGTTGTGCCACGACACAGAGTCTGCATAATCTTCAAAGTATCTAGAACCCCCGGTTTGCGCTCCTGCGTTAATGACATGATCAAATTGTTGATGTAATCCACTGTTTGTGTTATCTGTGACGATTGCAACCGGAATGTCGAGGTGCGCACGAATCCTTTTAGCACACCAAGTGGCCATCTTAACGTAATCAGTTTTTTCATTGTTGAACGCAAATATCAGTGCGCCTGTGGTCATCGTTTGTTGCTCATTTCTGTATACTCTACATGCCAAGCATTCATTTGTTCATGGTAGTGTTGCTGCAACTTTACTAGGAATACTTGTTTGTCTACTTCAATTGGGTTGTTATACAAGTCTGCAATATACAGTTCGGCAATAGGCCAGCTTTGCACAAATGCAAGCAGTTCAGGAGTTGCTCTAAACATGCCGCCGTTGTGGGCAAATATCAGTTTGGCCTGGTATTTTTCTTTAAGTACTCGTTTTGCACTCTCGTGATCAAACCGAGCTCGTGCGTGTGCAACAATGTTTTCAGTATTCATTTAAACAGTATACAGGAAGGATGAATAAAAGTAAAGGGCCCTAAGGCCCTTTTGGTTAACCTAAATTAGGTTACGCTACTCCGGTAGTAGCAGAAATACTAATTGCGCCCCAAGTGTTAGCGATATAAGTTGTTTCAGGTGCAATATAGTTAACAACTGTAGTTGGTCCAGTACCAGCAGCGCCGCCTGTAATAATTTCAGTAGAACCTGGTGTAGCTGAACTAGCGTTGATCCATGCTGTAGTTAAAGTCAATACTGTTGGATTTGTATTATCGTTAACTGTGCCTTGTATTCTAATATGGTCACTGGTGTAAGGAGAACTATCTGCAAATTGGTCGTACAAAGTAGTTGCCACAGTGGTTAAGTTGTAGAACCCAACTGTGGTGTTTAACGTAGTAGGAGTTCCTGTTCCGCCCGACTTGGTAGTTCCAGTGTATGCAGTACCATTAATTGTATGCGAAGTGTTAGCGCCGCTGAGGTAAATGTCCCCTACTAGCGTTTGCGCTAGATCGTTCCATTCTGTATCAGCTTCTGTACCAGTAGATGTTTTTGCAACGTCCCATTTAATCAAGCCACCGGAGTTAAAGAAATAACGTGCCGCTGCTGCGTTAGCGAATGTAATTGTATGGGTTGTTGTGATTGTCCAAGCAGCGTTTGGAGTATTTGTCGCCTGCCACCAAGTTCCAGTAGCCGGGGTAATAGTACTGCCCGAGCTAACTGCATTGTTACGGTTAGTAAAACAAGTAGACAAGTCAGTTGCAACTGCATTTAGAATTGCAATTGTATTACCAGCCACTGGTGCGGTACGTGCAGTTATTGTTGTGCCTTGGTGACTTGCAATAGAACTAATTCTATTAACCAAGTCGGCCCATTGTGTTGCGGTTACAGTACCACCAGCTGCTACTGTTGACAAAGTGGTTGACTGACCGTAACCGTAAGTACCAGCACCTGTTCCCCAAATACTATTAACGTTGCCGCTAGCGGTAGTGCTAGCAAACCCGTTATAATCTGTTGCTTGTATTAATCCACCTACTGAATAAGTCATTATTGATTCCTAATTATTTGATCGTTACAATCGCTTCAACTGTGCCTAGACTTGAGTCTGCCTTGGCAGTTAGGCTACGACCGATAACGTTGAAAGCTGTTGCTTCGCCTGGTTGTGCAGCTCTTGCAATACCGTTACCTGCTGATACTAAACGATCACCTTTGTTAATTTGTCCAATGACTTTAACTGGAACACGACCGGTCATAGCAACTGGAGGATGAGTTTCATCATTACCAGCGGCGCTGTTCATTAGATAAGCTGCTCTAGTACTTATGACACCAAATACTTTATCGCTTAGGTCCGAAGTAACTCTTGTAATTTCATTAGCGCCACCGAGCTCAACAACAGTACCTGCTTCGTATACTTCGTCTGCTGCAAAACGTTCTGCAACGTCGGCATAGTTAGCATTAATTTGATTACCACTTACTGTACCGTTTGCACCGTAGATTGTCAATGCAGTAGTTGGGGTTCCGCCAACGTTAACAGAGAATGTCATATTTTGGCCGCTTGTTTGGTTAGCAAGTGTAACAACACCTGCGCCAGAAACGCTCAACTTAGCATCGCTATCTTGACCAACTGATAGACCAGAATCATTCAAGATACCTAGTGTACCAGTTGTAGTATCGTTACTAGTTGCGCTCAAAAAGCCTGTAGAATCAATACCGTCGAGCAATTGTGAATCTGTTGCAGTTCCTTGGAACAATGGAGTTTGGCCGCCAACTGTTGTTGCCATTGTCATGCCTGGACGAACTGTTGTAAATCCTGTAATAGACGACTGTGGAGTAAAGGTAGCATCTTTGCTCATAATTGCTACAACGCTATCTTCAACATAGAATTTAATAACAACGTGGCTAACAGCAACGTTATCAACAATAGTGTCAACAATCGCGCCTGTGGTTCCAGTGCCAGCAGTAAACGCTGGGCCAACTAATAACCAAGCAGCTCCAGTATAAACTTTCAACTGTGCGTTGGTTGAATCATACCACAAGTCGCCCTGCTCGCTTGTTGCGCCACTCGGAGCACTTGCGCTTGCAGTTGCACCACCGATACGTTTCCAGGCAGAGCCGTTGTAAACGTTTAAAATTCCATTGCCGGAATCCCACCAGATCTGACCAGTTAGTGGTGCGCCCGGGGCTGTTGTGTTTGATGAATTTTCTAGCAAGTGGATGAAGTTTTCGTCTATAAACTCGCCGTAGCCAGCGTAGTTCTTACCTACTAAAATCATTGAACTAGATGTGTTGATAGTGCCGTCTGCAATAGTAGCAAAGATTGCGCCATCAGTTAGATTGATTGTATATGCCATTTGGGTTACTCCGTGTCCTTAATTTATTTATTTACCGATAATCTATACATATTACGCTTGACTTAAATTAGTCAAAGTTTGGATTCGTAATGTATAATCAATTTGAATCTGACGGTTCAAACTCTTTTGTACTGGGTGAAAAATTACGTGTGTAATCAATCTTAGATTGTCTACTGCACCATTCCAGCACTTTAGTCCTAATTCGTCAAATACATATTCACCGTTGAAGTTTGTTGAATTATCAAACGCTTGTTGCCCTGGTGGCTCGCCGTAATCTAACAAACATGTTACAAGAATATCAGTATAAACTTTACCAGTTGTATGTAGTACTGTCATTTTGTTGTTGGTGGCATCAGTGTTTGCGCTTGAATTATCATCAACTACTTTTGCATACGTTTCGTTATACAAATCAGCGTTCTGGCCAGTAGTGTTCGGTGGCAAATACGTAATAACTCCAGTTGGGTCAACTGAACTTCCGCCATTACCAAACGCCATAGTGTATATCCAGCCCAGATCTCTATTGCTCAAAGTCTGAGCCATTGCAATACTAATGTTTTCGTAATGAATAGCGTTCTTTTTGTCAACAAATACTTCTTTGCTAACAGGGTCGTGAATTTTTACAAACCCTTCAATTTTAGCCAAACCAGGCTGAATCATGCTCGTTTCTCCACAAATTTTTCTTTTGTATTTGGATCAAAAATACTTACAAAGCCTTCAACACTAATACTCCCAGTTTCATTTGGGCGCTTTTTAGGAGACTGCTGTTCCACAGTCTCCTTGGGTTGTTGTGCATTGCTATCTTTTTGATCCATGAACTATTTACCTAGTTTTACAGCCCGCGTAAGAACCTTGCCGCAGGAGTGTTAGTATCTTGCAACGCAACACCATCACTTGGGGTATTCACACCAGGTTGATACCAATTTACACCGCGACGTACCAAAATAGTAATCCCGGTACCGGCTGCGGGTGCAATATCAAATTCGACACCAACTGGGTTAGACCCCGTAATAGTGTACCCACTTGTTACTCTAGAACCTCCTACCCAAACTTCAACTGCATCAACTTCTAATGTACTATCAGTATCGCTGAATGTAATATTAGTTGCTTCAAATGACACAGTAGACCCGTTGCCCAAGAAGTAGTTGCTGTCAATATAGTTCTGGAATTCAGTAGGCATAGCCTCACCACGACCCATTGCATACACAACTGTGCTTGCTTCATGTGATGTAATAGCAGTGCCAGCAGTGCCACGACGTAGGCTGCTAACAGTGTTATTAACAATATCTCTATTTCGGTACATAATTCTTTCGCCACCGATAGTCAATACTCCCCAGATATTAGATGTAATTTCTGGTTCGTCTAAAGCTGACGCATCATCAACATAAATCACATCATCATTCTCCCCGAGGGTCTGCGCCAACGCAGTAGTAGAGTTAGGTGTAATTTTGAAAGTTACTTGGACGCCACGCATGTCCTGGAATATACGGAACGCAATAGCATCTGGGCTGATACTATTTGTAAACTCAGTAATCATTACAACGTCATTGGTATTAATAACACCTCTAGCTAAAATAATCTCGTCGTTTACAATAGTATAATCTTCACCAAAGAACAATATTCTACCGTTTAACGATACCCACAAACGATCTGGGTTTGTAACAGGTCGTGGCAGATATAGCTCGTTGTTAGTAACAATAATACCAGCAGTGTAATCAAAACTTCCCGGAGTACTATTCAATGTAGCTGGAGAATAATCTGTAGTGTCAAAACCTTCTGTTACAGTAGCTCCCGATTGCACTGGCCCAACATATACAGTAGTAACAATGTCTTGCTGACGAGTGTCATTCCAGGTAGTAACTGTAATTATATCGCCCGCAACTGGAATCAATCCTTGCGATGGATCAAAATACAAGTTAGTACCGCTGTCAATACGTGCCTGAGTATTTGTTGTAACTGCAATCAAAATTCTCTCACCGTCGGCTGGTGCTGTGTTAAACACAACATGTCGATGATCACCAGTGTATGGTTCTACAATAAAGTCAGACCCAAGTGTTTGAGGAATATCATTGATATAAACTAATACTTCGTTGTCAGCAACCATCGAATCGCTAAATCCCAATCGTTCAGGTAGCAAGTATGCAGAACTACCGTCAGCATAATATTCAACTCCGCCGGCAGTTCTTGCTCTAACACCATTTACAGTAACAACCATGTTAGCAGGGTTTGTATAATCTGTACTGTTGTCAAGATCAAATATCAACGATGATCCGTTAGCCACAATATATTGTGTTACAGGAGCACTCCAACTGTAGTTTACCTGAGTGCCGTTAAGCGTTGTTGGTCCTAGCACATATACAACCACTGAGTCGCTGCTAGTAAACGTGTTCCCAAACGATACATTAGTTGTATTATTTGTACCTGCGGTGTAAGTTACATTAGTGTAAGGTGCACCGTTTACCCACACATCAACTTCTTGAATTTGTGTAAACAATACTGGAACATTAACTGTGTTAGAAACAATCTCGTTGCCAACATAATTGTTACGGTACAATTGATTGCCGCCGCCTGCGCTGTATGCTGTGCCAACTAGTGAGTCGCCAACATTACAACCTGAAGTGATAGTAAACTCTTTTGCACCCCAGTTAACAGTAAAGTTAATGCCTTGTAGCATTTCAACCCCGGTTGTTTGGTTTGTTAACAACCCAGTTACTAGATACGGAACATAAGTGTACCACGATTCAAAATTGTAAGTCTGCGGAAGCTCACTTACTTCAATTGCAAACGAATACGAATTAAACCCGTGTCCGTCCGCTGCCCAATCTGAGCCAGGGCGTGTGTAGATGCGCATATCAAGCGTATCAAACTCTGCGCCAGGAACTAATTCTTCAGGAGCAAAGCTCGAGAATGTATCAACGTATGCTCCGCCGTCAACATTAACGTCTGTAGCACGAGTGCCAAGGAACGGGTCTAAGTATGGACTTTCATAAATTGCATCAAGGATAGCAGGATCATATGTAGGGCGTCCTTCTGGACCGTATGACAAGTTATCGTATGGGTTGATGTCAAAGTTTCCAATGTCAAAACCAGTATTCTGATTAAAGTCTGGACCTGTAACTTGCACCCCAGGATATTCTACTCCGTCGATTACTAATGGAAGTTGCACACCTGGCTGATTAACAGTAGGCGCATAGTAACCTTGTACACGATCAGCTGCACCTAATATATTAGCCGGGACTTGTGTCCAAAAATCTGGATCAAATGTTGCGGTTGTAATACTAGAATCTGCTTCCCAAACTTGGTCTTCGTAACGTACTAAACTACCGGCAGCATAAGTTGTGTTCGCTTCCCAGTTAACAATAGTCGAAGTATACTCGCAACGATCATATTTGATAGTAGTCTTAATAGATCTTACCAGTTGGTTGCCCATAACTGCATAAGCTCTTGCACCGACTCCGTTACCTTCAGTAATGGTAATCACTGCTGTAGTTGAATAACCAACACCCGGTTCGATGACATTGATTGCAACAACTGCTCCGGCACTGTTAATCACTGCTTCCAGCTCAGCCGGTACCTCGCACTCACCAGTCACAGTAACTAACGGTGGTTCTGTGTATCCTGTGCCGCCGGCAATCATGTTAACACTTTCAATGCTTAACAGATAATTTGTATACCATTGACTCCAAGGCCAACGTGTCCAAACTTCAGCGTCGCTATATGCATCAGAATCCCCGTTTGGAGTTCCTGTTCCTACTGCGCCACTCTTTGTGTATGGCAATAATACTGGACTAATGTAACGAGGAATATCAAGCAAGCGATCATAATATGCAGGCACATCAAAGTCAGTCATTTGCCCATCATATAAGTCCTGGCCATTGTATGTTAAATTAAATTCTCTAATTTGTACATGGTAAGGTTTAACTTCTTGAATGTAATCAAGCACAAAGTCTTGGTTATCTTGTCGGAAGATTTGGAACGGCAACAACTCACGAATCTTGTGATTTACATCGATCAGACTGGTCTTAGTTAACCACTCAGGTGCTTCAAACTCACTCAGCATGTAGTTAAATGCCAAGATCAATGCTTTGTTACGATAAATTGCTAAATCGTCAATGAACAATTCTTCGTTAATTGCTTGGATGATTTTTCTAGTTTCAATAACTGGCTCCGAGTCAAAGTATTGCACATCAAAAACTTCAACGTCAAATCCAAATCGTCCAGCAGCATAATCCCATAACACATCACTAAACGCAATTGTGCCATCTTCTAAACCAACACGAGTCCATCCGTCAACAATTCGTTGATAGATCTCCCACTTGTTTTGTGCGTTGGCAGTAACTTTTACGCTAGCGCCAACTGGGGTGGTTAATTCTATTGTAACCAAGTCTGCGTAAATTGGAACTTCGGCGACTAAAACTTGTGTATTGTTGTATCCAGTTTCGAACCAATTGATATAACTCCAATATTTTCTTGTATCATAGTTTTGCACTCTTGATAGTTGAGTATAACGAGGTGCGCCAATTAAGTCAGTACCCTGGACCACTGTGTAGATAGTCCATAAGCCGCCGTTACTACTGTCTGAATCTATTAGATATTTGTAACCGATGTTAACTTCTGACAAGTTTTGATATGACAATTCTTGAATGTTGTTTAATCTCTTATTCCATTCTCCGCTAGCAGCAGTCGGCTCAGGTTCCAAACTATTCAACAAGATGAATGAGCGAGTTTCAGTAATTGGGAACTTCGCTAACACTGAGTTAGAATATGTTAGGTAATTGTTAAGAGCATTAAATCTGTCCACAAACATGCTTTGTCGAGGACGGAACTGAACACCATAACGTTCGGCTGGGCTCAACGTAACGTCTGGCACAAGGGCACCGGCAGCATTCACTCCACAGAAACTATCTTGCAACTTTTTATACAAATTATCACTCAAGAAGCTATCTGGACTATCCTGTGCAATCAATTCATATTCAGTATGAATATTATCATCGTTACGTTCCCTATCAAACCCAATGTTAATAATAGTATCTGATGCGCTTAGGTATTCTATCGAATTATACAAAGCGATTGTGCTAGAATTAATTGGTGCAATGTAAGAGATTCCTGAGCTACGAGGATTTTCAATATATCTTGCGATGCCTGTTGTGCTTAATGTTTTACCGGCGTTGGTATTAATGATATCAATACCTGACACCCAGAAGTAATAGCTAGTGACAAACACACCTTGTTGGTTCAAGTTTGTTCTAACTGTATAACTAGTGACATTTAATGGAGTACCTTGTCCAGAATATGATGCTGGAGGAACAGCACTTTCAACCCATTGATAAATGTCAACTGTGCTTCCTGGGAATAGTTGGCCCCATCGACGGCTTGTATAGACAATGTCATTCTGACTTGGATCAATGAATCTAGCAGATCTAATATCCCACCAAATTTTTCCTACATTTTCTTCTGCCCAGAAATTACCATTGTTATTCATTGGACCTGCATTATATTTTGCAGGGTCGTCTGATCCGATAAAATCAATGTTCTGTCTTGCGGCTCCAAGAATTTTACCTTGTAACGGATTGATATAATCAAGGAAGTATGTCTTACTTGATTGCAGCTTATTATACATGTAGACATTGTTAAACAACGTCACATCTGCTGTGGGCTCTTGAACATGTATAGGATACCATGCTGGTCGATTTGTTGTATTTTCAAATACACCTACCTTGCCGTAGTTCACTGAGCTATCGCCAAGGTCACTGCCCGGTGCGCCCACTAACAATCTACCGCTAACATAACTAACCGCAGTGCCCCATTGGTCAAGTGGCTCTACTCCGCTGTTATAAATTTGTTGTCCAAACACAAATTTAACAGGATTTGCAATGCTCGAGTTTGCACTCTGTAACATATCATATGAATACACTACACCGCCTTCAATTACTGATGAGAAGAACGCTGTACTTCTATCATCGAATACAGTAGTGTTGTCGTCAAATGTAACAGGCTCATAAGTGTTACCGCCCGGTGCACCTACAATCAATGTCAATGCATCAGATGATATTGCCAAAGATGTGCCAAAATTTGCATTCACAGATGGATAAGGGCTTGTGATTGTTTGTGTATGTACATAAACGTCGAACCCTACATCATCAAACAGTGTAGACGTAATGCCCGGTAGCACTGATAGTTTATTAAATTCTGTTGCAGCGTCTGAGTTAATAACACTGATTGTCATTAGACCGTTTCTAACCGACGATGTAATATTTGGCAAACTTGCAGAATTAATGTCTGACGATAGTAGCTCAATCCAACTACTTGCTTTCCAGTAATCTGTATTAGTGATTTGTGTAGGGACAGGAACAGTTCGAATAGCTTCGTAAATATCACCATTGGTAATAACAAAATCACCTTTTGCGTATTCTACTAGCGAGTCCCATGTCTCGGGAGTTGATAATGTAACTTCAAAGCCGCTAACAAGAATAGTCCCGCCTGGTACTAGGGTTGGATACTCATTAGTAGATGTTATCACTCCGTATAATCTAGATTGGTTTACATATCGATCTACTGATCCTGCTCGAGCTTGCACTGAGCTATCAGTTGGCGATCCGATGTAAAGACTACAATTAGTTGGGCAAATATCCAATGAGCTACCAAACTTAGCATTGTCAGATGGAGTCCCAGCTGCTACAGTTTGAATTAGATGGAAAATATTATTTTCTATCTCAATCACATCACCAACATTCAATACTACAGAACTGTTAAGGATTACATCTGTTCCAACAATTGAATATTGTCCGTTGATATACTGTGCAGAATTAGTTAGATACTGTCCGTTGAGGATCACTGCCGCAGGACTGTTAAACGCTGCTGGCAATTCAAATGTTGTTTGAGACGCATCATCAATAATGTACTTGATAAATCCTCGGCTGAACACATAGCTAGCACCGCTCTTATTAGCAGTAGTGTTTGCATCGGATGCTCCAACAACAACAAATCTTCCGCCGTCTGTTTGTGCGAGACTTGTACCAAATCTATCTATCGGAGATAGCCCTGTTACAGAAAGTGTATCAACAAATGTAAATTGCGTCTTTGCTGTAACTGCGATATTTGTACCAGCGGCTGGCACGGTGTTAAACACAATGTCGAACGCCTCTGCACTGTCGGTATTAAAGTCGTAGTCAATAAACGGTCTTTGTAAAATTCCGTTGACTGTTACAGACATTGACCAAATATTTTCAATTCCATATAGATATGGATTAATAGGGAAAATATAATTGTTTGTTATACCGTTTCCGCTAATAGTAAATGCAGTAATTCCACCGTTGTCGTCGACACCAGTTACTGTTAACACTAAATCGTTTGCAGGAGTAGTTGGAGTACTAGGTAAAGAATTTTCTGTTCCCAGGGTTGATCCATCAAATGTTACAGTATCGCTGACAACATAGTCTTCACCTAGGGAAGAAATTGTTACAAAATATTCTCCTCGTGTGTTTGTAATTGTAAACACTGCGCCGGTACCAGCACCTGATGTGCTATCTTGACTTAAATCATAATACGTTTGAGTATCTAGTATCTGACCTTGTTTACGTTGAATAATAACTAGCTGATCAGCTGGAGGTAATGTAGTCAATACAACACTAGTTCCAGTTACAGAATAGTCAACACCATATGTTAACAATTTGTTGTTATAAACTACAGAAAGTTGTTCAGGATATTCAGGATCAATAACAATTTCGTTAGTGAATGAATAAATTTTTGTAACTCCATTAGTAGTGTGACGAGATACTTGTAATTCTACATCCCGACGTGCAAATGCATAAACTTTGTTGTTGCCCGGAGCGCCAACATACATCCATTGCTCGTCTTTGCTAACTGATACAGAGTAACCAAATTCACCGCTACCAAAATCCTGGTCTGGAGCAACTAGAAGCTGTCGTTGTTCAAACGAATTGCTATCTTCTGCTCGGTATACTGCCGAAGCATACCCCATATTATTGTTAGATGCACTTGCGCCTGCTGCCAGCCAACTTTGATAACCAATGTCAACTGCATTGCCGTAACCAAGAGTGCCAGTTGTTCCTAAATTAAGTATAGTATTCTCAGCATATCTATTTGAATTATCTCTTAGATAAGGATACACTGCACCAATTGGGGTTGACTCTTCGTAAGGAGTTCTATACCCAGGTGCGCCCACAGCAGCAATAATATTCTGATTACCCTGTGCCACGGAACTACCAAATTGTGCGCCGTATACAGGTGTATCCAATGGAAGAGAATCAACTGTTGTCTGAGAGAACGGGGTTTGCTTTTCGAGCACTTGCCATAAGCCACTGCCGTTGTCGTCTACCCATGCTTTAGCACCAGCAGTAAGCTCATTGGCATAACTTAAATTAATAACGTCACTGGCTTGAGAAACACGCATGGTTCTAAGAACAACTGCAACGCCGCTGCCTATAACATTTCTTGTTATCGGTGCTTCAATTACTACTGTATTAGCAGATGGCACTGATAACACTCGATGAACTCCGTCAACGCTGCTAGCAAAGTTTTGAATCACAATAATATCATTTAATGCTAAATTGTGTTTACCAGTGAATGTAACAATCGCAGTAGAATTCAAATTAGAAGTTACTTGTTGCACTGATCCAGGAACTGGCATACAACGGTACACCCCCCAATCATATGCATTAATTTTTGCAGCCCAGATGGTTGTACCTGCTCCAATAGAATTTAATACACCTGGTGCTAATGCTAAATTAGCATCCAACGAGAACACCGTAATGTCAACGTCGTCAAGATTAACATAGCCGGCAGTAGGCAATGAAGAATCTTGTATTGGTGTTGTGGTTGTTGGGAATACATCCGTTGTTGGGATCTTGTAACTTTGTCTCCACAAATCGCTTAATAAAATTTGCTGGTCTGCCTGGCTTTCTTGTCCAACATTAACAATTTGAATTGTTGCAGGATCTGCTAACAATAATGCTTCGTTTAGTCTTAACTCAATGAAGCTCTTATTTGCAGTGGCACCGTATGCTCCGCGAAGGATTGCCCAGTTTTCGTAAAGGCTGTATTCTGCAACTTCTTTGTCTGCCTTGGCGTTGCCAATCAGTTGTATGCTTCGAATTGTTCCTTTATCCTTAAGGAATTGTTTGTACACGTTAACTTGACTAACGTCGTCAAGGTTCAGTGCAGACATGTATTCTCTAGGACGGAATCCAATCAACCCAAATGATACTAAATCTTGATCTGTTTCCAAGTTAGCACTATTTGTGTTATAAGAATTGGCCAATTGATCACTTAGGTTCGGTAAGTTTTGCAGCAATCCCTTTTGAATTTTTGTATAGTCGCTCTTGACCCAATCGCTGTAATCAAATTCTAACTTAGGTTGCACAATAGTTTGCGCTGCCCAGTAGTTGTTCTTATAGGTAACAATTTCGCCCTTGGCATATTTTTTCAACGAAGACCATGGCTCAATGGTTGCACTGTTATTGAAAATAAATCCTTGTGCATCTAATTGACCGTTCCAGTCAGAATTAATAATAGCAGTGACGTTAATTCTGCTTTGGCGTGCGCCTGTTACAGGTTCGTAAATTAAATCATTGAAGACACTAATATTATCTAATACAACAATACTTTCGTAATTTGTAAATTTAAGATCTAGATAGCTAATAGTTTGTTCATTTAATGTCGACACCTTGAAGACATTTTCGTTACGATCTACTACTAAGTTGCGCACAGGCACAGTAGATCTATTTTGGTCAAGTATACTGTTCTCAGGAGTTTGTGCCACAATGCTATCAATAATAGCTTGTGGCTGAATAGCAGTTAAGCTAAATGCAGTTGGATTAAGGTTAATAACTGCGCCTGGCTCCCATCCTTGATTAGCCCAATATAAAAATTCCTGAGCCATCTGATTCCAGTTGAGAGTGTATCCATTTTCTCTGTCGCTGAACACTACACCTTGTTGTTCGAGTAACGCACCGTAACTTAACAAGAAGTCAATCACTACAGTTTTGTTAGTAAACACATATCCGTACGGCACCTGCACAACTTCATCTGTGTACTGAGTAGGAACAGTTATACTTTGGCCGCCTGCACTAATTGTAGTTTTTGTGCCGTAAGTTTTACTAACCAATGTATTAAAATATGGCGCAGTAATGCTATAACCGTAAACTGCATAACCATTTTCTACCATTTGGAAAATAACAGAACTGTATATTATGCGTTCAAACGGTTGATTTTTGTATAGCATCAAGCTATAACTTTCGTCTGGCAGCAACAAGCTAGAATTCAAACTATTCGGACTAGACTTCTCTGTGTAAATCTTTAAGTATTGTTTATCAGTAAACGCACCAACACGATAGCACAAGCGAACGTCAAGGCTTGCAAGATCTTTTGTTAAATTTTCAGAAGTGTGTACTCCTGTTTGCTGGTTATAGTCAACAATCCAGTTAATAAAACTAGCTTTACTTGTACCCAGGCCATATACCTGAACACCGTTAGCATCAAGTCTATAACGTCCATTATAAAGATACTGGTTGTAATCAGTATCAAACTTATAAAGATCTCTGTCAGCAAACAATGAGAAGAATTCTGCAGGACGAGTTAGTGCCAACAAACGCATTACTGCAAATGGATAGCTAGAACTTCTTCTCCATGAGTACTCAACTGGACCTTCGTCGCCAACTGCCCAAGATTTTTGGAATTGACTTGAATCATAAGTGCCGACTACACTGTCGAACGGGCTTAACAATTCGCCCTCGGTTCCAGTTGGGATAACTTCAGTTAAACGTGGGCGAGCATACTGCGGCAAGTAATACTCGCCAGAAGGATCTGCAACTTTACCGGCTGCAAGGTCATCCCATAGAACTAAGTTGTCGCTAGTGTATGGTGCTGCACCATATACGTCTTCCCACCATGTTGGCTCAATACTGAATCCAAGCATTTCCCAAGGTGTAGTGTTTGGGCTAGTGGTATCGTAGAAGAATTGATACAACCCTCTCCATGCGCCAACTGGCACAGGAACTTCATTCGGTCCAGTTAATTTGTTACCGCATGCACTATAATTCCATGTAAACTCATTTGTTGAAACGTAATCTTGTGACTGGTAGTTAAGTTTGTTCCAGCCAATCCAACTCAAGAAGTCAGTTGACAAGATAGTATTAATTTCGTTTAGTGTATAATCAGTTGTTCTAAATTGTCCAGGAATAACATCAACTGCGGTTACTGGAATCTTACTATGGACTTTTAAGTTATTAAAAATACGAGTTTCGAACTCCAACAACAGTTCGTCACGGAAATCACCAAACGCAACAGTTAGACTGCCGTCGTGTCCTAGAATCATTGTTTGAGGATTTACGTAGTTTGTGTCTACATAAATGCGTGGTCTGTACGCAGGATACAATCCCATTTTCGTCGGAGTGTTTGGAACAAAATTACCATTGGTAGTAGGATACTCTCTAATAGTAACAGTATTACCAACAGCTAATGTAGCTGTGATAGTTAATTGAGGACTATCCGAAGATACAGTGTAATCTTTGTCGATCGTTAGCAGCGTATCGTTCAAGTAAACTAACAATCCTTTGTAATTCGAACTTGTAAAGTCGTAAGTGGTCGACAAATCAAACACATTTGTACTGATAGGAGTAATTTTTACAACATTCTGGCTGTAGATAGAACTAGCTGGCAACATGTCTGACCAGTAAAATGGCGATGTTTCAATCTTGCCAGTATTAATGTCATTGATTGCTGCTGTAAGCATGTTAGGAATAGTGTAGTTCGTGTAATCGTTACGAGTTACAGTATCTAACAACTGTGCTTTAAATTTTTCATATTCGCGGCTGTTGTATTCGAGCGAGGCAAAAATATTATATTCTTGGCTACGCATAAAATAGCCAGCTAAAGTCATTGGCGAACTTTGTTGCAAGATATTTTCGCCGTAGGGAATAATATTGCCTAGGTCACGGCTGTTGTTAGCACCGTTGATCTTGCCTGTCAGCCCTTTAAGGTTTTCGCCAATAGACTCATAGTGAGATCTAACTGTACCTAGTGTGAATGTTTTACTGTTCCCGTTTAATGGGTTGTTTTCTAAGTTAACAGGGACTTGATAGAATCCATATTTGCTTGTTAGATTGCTTAATGCATCAACTTCAATGTTACTACCGATGCCACCAAACTCGTCAACAGTATTGATTACAATAGTTGTAGTATCGTTGGTCACAGTGTAGGTATAATCGTTAGGGTCAATAAAAATACCGCTTACATAAATTTGAAGTGCCGGGAACACAGAAGTTGTATCAACTGGAATGTCTAACACTAACGGACTGCCGTCATATGTAAAGCTAAACTGTTGTCTAGCTGCACTTTTTGCTGCGGCCGGTTGCCAGCCAATTTCTTTTACATACGCTATTCTTGTGCTGTATTCTCTTACGCTACCTTGACTAATAAACTCAGTATTTGACACACTGTCTTTGGTGTAGGTGAACTGGTCCGAGTATAAGTTGTTATCAAATACAATATCTCCAACGTTACTCAAGCTCAAATACTTTAGCGGGAAACCTAACACAGTATCATCTGTGCCGGTGCCTACTGCGTACGAGAATAGTCTACTACCAACAAAGTTAGTTGATGGATATGTAATACGGTCACCGAGACTAACACCGTTAATGTCATACACATTAAACAACGGTGCCTGGTTGGTTTGAGTCTTTTGTTGTGATTCTAACCACTCAACGCCATCAAAGTAGAAACTCTTACCTTGTTGAATAATGCCAGACAAACATACTACAGTTTGTTCTGCTTTAATGTCTGCGTCAGACGCTGGCACAAGATTGATAATTGGCTCTGCAATTAGAGGTGCAACTGTGTCTGGCGTAATAAATTCAACTACGTAAATTTTATTACGAACTGCTGGGTCAGCATCTGCTGCAAAAATAACTCTAGAGCCATTGATAAACGAATACCCGTCGATACTATAACCCACACTACCGTTAATTGTGCTTAACGCATCTGTAGCAGCAAAATCAATAATGTCAACTGGTTCTTTACCTTCTGTGCCGAAATCAAATAATCGTGTGCCAGCGCGGAATTCAATAATAGGGCGTTTTGCTCTAAAATTATTATCCAGGACCGGAACAGTATTGTTGTATTCTGCAGACGCATTAATAACATCAATGTGGAACCAACGGTTAGATCGTGTCCACGGGTTAAGATCAAGGCTTGCTCTATTGATAGTAAGATAGTCTGGGACCAACGGCTGGTTTAAACTTGCATCAAAGTTACCAACATCGTATGCACTGCTATCGTAAGGAATAGTTGCGCTTTGTGTATATGTTTCTGGAGTTACAAAATTTCCAACTGGTAGCAGTTTAATTGCTGTACCAACACCTTCGATGTAATAGCTGTTGTTTTGATAGCTTGCCGGCTCAACATTACCAATGAAAGTAATTTTTAATCCGTTGGTGAACACTACACCATTTGGGCTAGTATAATTTTTCTTGCCAATGATTTCGTTAACATCCAACGTTCCTGCATTTTGCTCGTCAACAATTTGAATTCTACCAAAAATTTCTGGATCTGTGGCGTCTTGATAGTACAAGGTTGTTTTAACCGCAGTTAGTAGTGGAACTTGCTCAAACACGCCAACTGAATTTTTAAACCACTCAGTGCTTGAGTATGCAGTCCCAGATAAAATTGAAAACTTTTCGAGATTGTTTACTGCAATTACAGGATTCAATTTAAGATATTTGTTGCCGCCTTCGGTAGTAACATAGCTTATTTGCCACACACTATAACGTTGTGCCGGATTGATAATTGTAGTCTGATCAAACAATGTTGTATCGTATGATCCTAGACGACCGTTGTTGTCTGAAGATTCAACTAGTGGATCAAATTGTGTAGTAACTTCCCAGCCACCGGCCTCGGCGTCAGATTGTTGTTCTAAGAATATAACTGTTTTGCCGTCTAAGTTTGTAATGCCATCGATGCCTGTTGGGTTCTGAATTAAGAACTGATCAACAAAAACATTGTTAATTTGGTTAAACTTTAAAGAAGTAACTAGGTCAACACCGTTGGTTGTTAGACTACTGTTAATATTAGTTAAACTGTAATAGAAATTTTGATCAGTTGCTAGCGGCACATTAAAAGTTACAGTGCCTAGGTCTTCGCCGTTGTTAACAACACCAAACACATCCCTGCTGCTAATGTTAGGTGTAGAAATTAATTTACCATCAACTCCTGGGTCAACTTGAATCCAGAATCCTGGTCCTGTTCCTGGAACTGCGTCGACAATGTTTAACGTACCTTTGAGATTTCGTTGAACGTCATTGCAGTAATACAATGTATCTGGAGCGTCTTGCGGCACAGTAAATGTAACTCGTCCATTGACAGAACCGTTGTTTGTTACTCCACTGGTATATTGATTTGTTGTACCTAACGTATCATCTGTTTTGATATAAAACGCATATTCATTTCTTGTTAGATTGAATACATAGGTATTGCCTCTGACTAATGTCAGTGTTGGGTTATTTTGATAATCAATTACAAAAGAAGATATACCATCATTGGTTACACGATAGTTAACTGTTTCTTTAGAATTTTGTGCTACATTAAAATTGTATGAGCCACCGCGCACCAAGCGAATAACTGGGTTGTCTCCACTTATGCCGCCAAATGTATAAACACCGTTTTCTCTAACAACATCAAATGTGTCAGTTAATGGCAGCTGGCCTGCAAAAACATCCACTGAGTTAGGGCCAGCTGGAATCCAATAGTATTGACTAAAGTTCGAAAACTTGTCAAGATCAATAAACGGATCCCAAGTATAATAGTCGCTGGTGTATAATCTATCTGAGTTGTCTGTGAAACCGCCTGCTAGCCCCATAGCGTCAGTGATACCAGGATATGTAATAACATCCCTGACTTCGTTTGTGTCGTACTTCTTGATTACAACACCAGGCTCAAGTTGATAATTTGTTCTTACATCAGTTTCTTCCTTGATGTATTCGTCGCTGGGATTAACTCCAGGTCCAACCCGACGACCAACAAACCCTTGTATTTTAGTAAACGCTGGTTCTTGTACTAGTTGATCTAACGTTGCTGCAAGAAATTGTTTATTTGTGGAAGTTTGAAAAATCTCAGGTAAAAATTCTACTGTTCTAACTCGTGCCATCTTATATTACTCCACTGCCCGGTGCTGTACGAAGGTTCGTACTTGTGAGGGCTTCAATCACATCAATGTTATTTACTGTCGCTGCATTCACGAAGATTTGGCTCGGTGTCGATCTAATCTCGTATAAATCACCAAAACTCTTCTGAGAGTCTAGCGGCACTAACACTATTGAGCTAACTACGCCTGCTAAGTTATCGTGTAGATATGCAGCCAGTTCCGAGAAGTAGAATGTGTTTCCAAAATCCCATTTGTCAATACTAAAGTATTCATTCATATATGTAACTACTAAATTTTTAATTTCACTAACACTTGCTGTACTGTTAGACGCCTTGATAACTTTGATAGTTGCTCTCAAACTTTGGTCGGCTTTTTCGCCAAACAATGGTTTAAACTCAACTGAATTTAAAATTACAGTATCAGAGATCATCTTGAAATCTTGTAGACCTTGGTAAGCTGTTGTTAGCTCGTTGATTGTTGGTTGAGTCGGCTCAGGGACTGTACCAGTTACATCACGAATATAATTTTGGTAAGCTGTATAATACTGAGAGGTTACAACATATAAATCAATAATGTTAGTTGTACCCGGATCGATTCTAGATGTCAACGGACTGTTGTGTCTATACTGGAACGATAAGTTTTGTCTACCAGTGCGAGCTATCCAACTTTCGCTAACATTAGACAATGTTCTAATACCAGTAACAACACTTACTGCTAATTCATAAAATTCTTTTTCAGTAGTAGCATAAAACACTTGACCGTTTGCATATTGTTCTTTAACAAGCTCAATAGAATCTTGTGTGCTGTACTCAGAATTTACACGACCGCTTTCTACCAATAGGTATCTTTCTAGATTATCAAAATCAACTGTCTTTTCTAAGAAAACTAACTTTGTTGTTGGATCTACGCTTGGTGCAACAATGTCGTTGAAGAAGTCGGGATTATCCGGAACCCCGTCGGCATCACTATCTTTAAAACTTACTAGCACTTGGAAGTCATCAACAAACCCATCGCTAAGAACAGGTTGATCAACAATATCAAGTTTAATATCTTCTGCTAATGGCAAAGCACTATCAGGCTTGCTGTTTGTCTTTAACACGTTAACAAAATCTTTAATCACTGTGCCAGTTCTGCTATCATATACTTGTTCAGCACCGTAAAAGAAGAAACGGTTTTGCAAGACAGAACCAAAGAAATATTCAAGTGCTCGCGAACTTACAGTGTATGTGCTACCGTCTGTA